ACCATTGACCGTAAAATTGAACTGCTCCTTTGTGCCTACATTTTATACATCTAACATTTTTATTAATTTCATATAATCTAATTTTAGAGTAATTTTTCATAGTAACTCCTTTTAAATAAATTTTGTATTTTAAAGCAATTTTCCTTCTGTTACTATTCTAGTAGGCGGAGGAACTGGCTCTTTAGGCACTTGAACATCTAACTTTATAAAACAATCTACATCAAAAGTATTGCACCCGCATTTGTCGCATTTATTATCTTCAAAGACCATGTTTTCAAAAGTTGAAGTAATGGTATCTTTAGATGAATCTTCTTTCTCTTCAAATTTTGCATTTCTGCATTTTATACAAAATAACTCATAAGCAACCATTTTGGCATTTAATTTAAGTTCTATATTTTTACTCATATTTTTCTCCTTTTATTTTACATAAACAAAATCCTGTCTTCAAAAATTTCTTTCAGTGTTCTAATCAGCTCTTCATTCTCAATTTCATGAGAATCAGTTATTACTACACTTTTCGGATTTTGTGAAATTAAAACACTAATTAATAAATCATCATAATTTATGTCATTCACTGGAACTATTCCAACATATTCATTCATGAACTCATCAGTAATATTTTCACCGCTATCATCATAATATCCATACATTCCATTACCACAAACAATAGTCATCATTTCATGTTTTGATTCTTGAATATTGGTAAGATGTTTAAGTAAGCCAACAAATTCTTGATATTCTTGTTTAATTAATTCAGCATCTTTTTTCTTACTGTATTCTTGAAAATCAATAATCTTTGCACTCATATTAAACTACCCATACCCTTCTTTGGTATTCTCCAATTGAAACTATATCGTTTTCTTTTAGTTCCAAATTATAATGTTCATCAAATTTTATAGGAACAGAATTAACATAAATCTTCCCCATACAGACTAATCTTCTAAATTCTGAACGACCATTTAACGCACCATTTTTATGTAAAAACCAGAATAAATCCATATTAACCTCCTAAATTGCTTTAAAACAACGGTTTTATTGAAATTCGTAATCAATATATAGTATATTAATTAATTGTGTTGTCTATATATTGTATGCGATTTAATAGTAGGAGAAATAATCTCCCTACTATTAACTATTTAACTCATTAAACATATTTGTAAGTTCCTCTAGCGACTTATTCTGTAAGCTTTCATCTTGTTTTGCCGCCATTATCTCCAATATTTTCTGCTTTTGTTCTTTTCTTGCTCTAGCTTTAAGTTTTGAATTTTCTTCTTCTAGCTTAACTTTAACTATATACTTTACAATTTCAATTTTTGTATCAAGTTCCTTGTCTTGTTTAGTTCTTGTATCAAGTAAACTTTCTTCTTTTACTTGCTTTAGCTGAGAATTTAGAGATTTAAAAATTGAATCTAGACTTTCAACTGACAAATCCCACAAATCTTCGGCAGATACTAACCCTTTAAATGGAAACCTCATCTTGCCCCTTACTGCACTTTCAAACATATTTTCGCTCATCTTATTTTCTCCTTTTATATTATATTTTTATTTTAATTACTCTTTCTGATTGTCCTTTTACCTTAACTAATAGTTCATTTCTTTTGGTTGATGAAAACCCAAGTCCTGATAGTTGATCCTCAACATCTTTTACTGCCATCTTACCTCCAAGTGCCTCAAATACCCTTCTGTGCTGCATTAAATCTTCTTTTAAAAACTCATTGTAAAAGCCATTCGGCTGCTCTGGATTAATACAGTTCTTTAGCATAAATAAATAATGTCTATGCCCAATATTATCTTGCTCATCCCAATAATTTGGCGAATAACAAACAACTGATACTGGAACAAATTGATTTGTTTTCAAATTCCATACTTCTTTTGATGATACATTTGATGGCAGTTTTTCTTTGATGGTAAATCCTATGTTTTTATCAAACGTAACTTCTGCAGCTTGAACCTTTTCATTATTTTTTAATTCTTTATTGTATTTAAAAGAATATATCTGACCATCAAATTCAATTTCAGCCTTAAATCCACTTTTCCCACCTCTATGTGTATAATTGTGAACAAAAAATTTATAAGTACCTTCTTGCATTTTATTTTTATCCGTCCAAGTAATATTCTCAACGGCAGGTTTATTTCTTGTCGGATTGATTATATCAATATCTAATTGTCCAGTAGTATATCGGTTAATTTTATTACTATAACAAATCTCATTACCACGAGGTTCAATACAGTGAGCGTCTAAATCATTGCCGTCATATTCATTATCATTCCATTGTATTGAAAATCTCAACACTCCTTCTACGTTACCACCTGCGGATTTAACATTTTCTTTCATTGAACTATCAGTTATGTTTCCAGAATAAGCCCAACTAAATCCATTGTTCCATTTAAACATAGTCTTACTATCTTTATTTTCTGGAGCTATTAACGATACCATATTGCTAGAGTGTTTATTATCTAAGAATGCTTCAATTTCTTTTGTTGTTGGTAATACATTTTTTACAAAATCGTCTATTGAAATTTCCTCAACCTTAGAAAACTTTTTAGGATTAGTTGCAATTTCACTAGACATTTCTTCAAATATGTCTGACCCGCTTATTCTTTTTGCAGAATCTTTGTTTGAGAACAATATATTGTTTACGGTTATATCATCCAATGTTGCATATCTTCTGTTCAAGGACTCCATATAGCCAAGTTCTTCTATTGTTTTTTTAGCGTCTTCAAGCATTTTCTTAGTATAGATTGCTTTAGGTCTTTTATAATTTTCAGGAGCGACTATTGCCTCATACTTTCTTACTGCTGTATCCAAATCCATACCTTCGCTTATATTAATAAGCAATGTTCCTATACTGTGATTTTTTATTCTTCCAATAGCACCACCAACTTTCACAGATTGTTCCCAAGTATAATTTTCTTTTTCTTTTGTTGTCTGCAACTTATCGTATTCTTTCTTATATATTAGAAATTCAATTAATACTACTTTCCATTCTTCGCCTTTATATAGAGAATTTTGAGATATTAGCTCCAATACAGTTAGTAAACTTTCTTCGGTTATTTCATCTAGAGATCTTTTAAATACGTTTCTTGTATCCCTATAAGTGCCTTTAATATCTCCTTCTGACTTACCACTTTTGTCAACAAATTTGTCTGGCAATTCTAAATAAAAGTGCTGCCATTCAGTTACTTTTCCATTTTCTAATTCTTCAAAATTTCTATCAGTGCCTATCTTTTTAAATTTGCTTATCCAAACATCTGAAACAGCTTTTGACTTTACGTATTCAGATAGAGCATTAATAACTGGCTGAAATGTTGTGCTACCAGTTTCAAAATCCCAGATAGTTTTTATTTCGTTATCCTTAATAATAACTGCATTTCCAATGTTCTTTACGAAATGCCTACAACAACTACAATCATGCTCTCTTCTTTCTCTGTAAATTTCGTTAGTTCCTTCTGGGTAACTATCTAAATACAGATTCCACATCTCGTCTTTGTCTAAATTTACCTCAAATAAGCGACTTGCATCTTTTGATATCTGATTGAAGTTTTCTTGTAGTAGATTCTTAAATTCCTTAAATTCCATTTCGCACTCTCCTTTTTATATTTTAGTTATATTTTAATAAAAAATACCTTTTATATTATATTTCACATTCTTTTAATTTCTTTTCAGCTTCTTCTTTTGTATTAAATTTCCACTGCTCTATAAATTCAATAGGCTTAAACCATTTATCTATGTTATCTTCTACGTTTTGAAAATGAATACATGTAGTGCCATCAATATTTTCTATGTCTATTATTTCGACTTCAATCGCTCTCGTATTTGAAGTATATGCAATCGTAAAAAATCTATCTCCAATATTCATTTCTAAATCTCCTCCTAAATCTAATTGAAATATACTTTTTATCTAAACTTCAATCTTATTATCCATACAATATTTCACACATCTTAATATGTAATGAGCATATTCTTCATTCCATATTACTCCAATATTCTCTTCACAAAGTTCTTTTGTCCAGAGATAAGATATTTTATCATTGCGTACTTCAATCGGTTTTAACATATTGACTCCTTTTTATATTTTAATCAATCTTCTGACCACAGTGCTTACATAATTTTAATTCTTCAGCACATTTATCACAAAGAATATCTACACAAGTGCTACCAAATGTCTTTTCTTCATCACAGTTTGCACATTCTACTGTGGTCATAGCTGCACCACCAAATCTAGACATTACATAATTACAATATTTGCACAGATGTTTCTCTTTGAGTCTTATTTTCTTTTCTGGATCTGAATAATATAACAAGAGTTTCTTTGTCATTTCATCAATGTGAGATTTGTTTCTAAATTTGGTATTAAGTTTATGGCTTTCGTCCAAATTCATTTTTCTAACTTCCATACTATTCTCCTTTTATATTTTATATTTTATTTCAAAATCTTCTATTTCTGTAACTTCATCTATATCATCAATTTCCATATCCCCATTAAGGCTTTCGTTAATCCAAACTGTCATTTCTTCATATTATTCTCCTTTCGATAAATGCCAAATTTTATTAAGCTATACAAATACTACAAGCACAACCAAAACATTCTTTTTCTCCATCAGATTCTTCACATTCATCCATATCATGTTCCATTTGCTTTGTAAGTTTTTTAACTGCATATCCATTTTCCCCTAAGTAATTTAATTGCTTCATCTATCTTATCTTCCATAAGCCCTCCTTAAAATACCATTTTTATTGAAATATTTATCCAAAGTTTTCCTTCCTCATTAAATATACCATTGCTTAATTCGATTGTCAATATATTTTATATTTTAGATTATTAAATTTTTAGTAATTCGTTTAAAAATGTATCTCTATTAAAATTAGCTTTTAATTTGATTGCTCTGTTAACAGTATTTATACTTCCAATGTGATAACATTTTTCTTTTGCTCTGGTTTGCCCAACATATATTAGATTAGAGTTTAACATAAACGTATGAGCTTTTGGAGTTAATAATATAACTACTTTTGCCTGACCTCCTTGTGATTTATGAGTTGATATTGAATAAGCTAATTTCAATTGCGCCGCCATGTACTTATCGTAGATTATTTGCTTATCATCAAAGTCTATTATCATATTAGTTTTGTTTATTCTTACTATCCTACCAATTTCACCATTAGGAACAAAAGTTTCATTATCCTCCGAGTCATCTAAAAAGCCATCCGTATACAGCGGAGCTTTGTAATTATTAACGGTTTGTATTACTAAATCATTTACATAGTAAGAAGTATCTCCTATTTTTAATCCATCTCCATAACAGCTTGGGTTCGCTATTTTTTGTAACCTCAAATTTAATTCAACAGTTCCATAGTCACCTTTATTGTAAGATGACAGAACAAGTATATCTTCTGGTTTATATCCTTTAGTTAATAGTTTTTTATATAATGAAATAGTATTATACACTAACTTTTCTTGATCAGATGGAATGAATATATATCCTTTATCATCTCCAAAAAATGTTACGCCTTTTATGTCATTTGTCAAAAATTCCTCACTAAATCTAGTCTTAGTTGCTACGGTCATTAATCCGCCAGCTCCATATCTAAAAACCTGTGTTAAAGTGGTTATAGGTATCAATCCTGAATTAACTAAGTCGTGTAACACATTTCCTGCACTTACAGATGGAATTTGAGCAGAGTCACCAATTATCAATATTTTTGTTGTTTGAAAATTAATTGCTTCTAACACTTTCTTCATAATAAAAATATCTACCATTGAAAACTCATCAATTATTAAAACATCACAAAATAATTTATCATTTTCATTATAACCCCACTCATTAGGAGGCATATATCCTAAACCTCTATGAATAGTTGACGCTATTTCATTTGTAAATCCAGATAATACTTTACTAGCTCTGCCAGTAGGCGCAAATAATTTAAACGACTTTTTATTATCTCTTAGCATTCTAATAATTGAATTTGTTGTTTGCGATTTTCCGCAACCTGCAAAGCCATTTAAAATTGAAATATTATATTTACATATATTCTTTAAAGCGTCTGTCTGTTGATCGGTTAGTGTGATATTATCCACGGTTTTATACTTTTCAACATCAAATTCCCATTTGGTATTATATCCTAAGCCATCTTTAATTCTCATTGATATATAAAATTCTGTATCATAGGTGTTTTTAAGGGCTACATCTTTAGTTTTATTATCTAAATATATATCTTTATCATTTTTTATAATATCAACAAAATGTGATATGCAAGCTATGGCTAGTTTTTCGCATTGTTTCTTTAACTTAACGGCACTCATCTTTGTATGACCGCCTTCGGTTTCATTTTCTTCTAATAAATACATAATACACGCTTTGCATCTTTGTGCTGACGTTTTTAAATCATATCCAAAATCTATTATAGGTTTTATGTTTTTTGATATATTGTCTTTTGAAGTTTTATCCACGTCTAACAATATACTATCAGCAGTTTTAAATCCTATTCTCGACAATCCACACAAACACTTATAAGGATTATCTCTTAATTCTTTTTTTATCTTTGGTATTGATAGATATTTTTCAAACAACTTTTTTAAAACTGAAATAGAAATCATACCTTGATATTCGTCCACCAGTTCAACTAGCCCAAAGTTCTCAATTATCTTGTTTTTTATAATATTAAATGTATATTCTTTAATATTATAAGTTTTACTTAAATCAATATCGTCTAATCTATTGTTGATTACCCTATCAACTATATCAGGATAGGCTTCTAAAAGCGTATTAACCTGATTTGATGTAAGTATTTCAGACAAAAATATCTTCATTGATTGAGAATCCCTTGGTTTTTCACGCTTAATATTAATTACTTTATATTGATAACCATAACCTTGCTTACTCATTTGTTCTTCAGCTTTAACAAGATATTCAATATCATATCCTAAATCAAACATATCACCTAAAATAGTTGTGTTTTGATATTTATTTGGTTTAATTTCGGGATACTTATTAAAATCTACATCTACACTATATATCTTATAATCAGGACTATTAAACGTCTGAAATTTAGGTGTGCATATAAATTCTTTTATATTTTCTGTCATTAAAATACCTCCCAATCATTTAGTATGTCTTCGAGTTCGTCTGTTTTTCTCCATACTCCACCGACACATTTAGTCTTAAATTGTTGTTTAAAATTATTTACTTTAAGCACATCGTATAGTTTAAATGGATTCTCCACGAACAATTGTGGTTCTTTAACTTTAGTTTTTAAATCCTCTCCAGTTTTTATATTTCTTAAAGTTACGTATGGCTTTCTTTTATCATTATAGGTTTTATATTCTATAACAATATGAAATTTTTCATGTACTTCAGGGTTCATATAAATAACATACTCTAAATAATCCATTTCAAATTTAACTTGTTCTTTAACCGACATTGATTTATCTTCTAGTTTAGAAGTTGACATACTAATTAATCCTATTGTATCTAATTCTTTATATAAAGCGTCAGTTTCTTTGTTGCTATATTTTTTAATTAATGCTTCTGTTAGATTGTATTTGGTTAATTCTACCTTTTTAATCTGTTTCCTGCCGTTAAAACTATTGAATATATCTATGTATTGTAATAATTTCTTATTTTTACCATACTTTTTAAAGAAATTTAACCCAGTTAGTATTTTAAGTTGTCTGGCATCTACTGAAGTTTTTATATTGATGTCCATAAGTAATTCAGTGAAACTATTATATTTATTATCTCTGAGTGCATATAATTCATGAGCTATATTCATATTGCAATATTTTATACTTTTTATGCCTTTGTAAATTGTATTTGTATTTTTATTAAAGGTGTATTCATCTATTGATTCACCGAACTCAATTGATTTAATAGTGATACCCTTTTCTTTTGCTAACTCAGTACCCATTTGTATATCTTCTTTGTTTGCAGCGTTGTTTAGGTAAGCAGTAATAAACTCAATAGGATAATAAGTTCTCAATCTGACGCAAGCATATCCATCCATACTATATCCAGTGCTATGATTATACCCGAATTGATACTCACTTGAATCAGATATAATTTGGATAAACGCCTTTGCTTCTTCTTCTGCAATCTCTCTTGGTTTTTTAGAAATATTACAGTACCCTTCAAGTATTTTAGGTAATTGTAAGTTTAATAACTCTAAGTCCTTTTTACCAATTGCACGTCTAGTGGTATCAGCCAAAGAACCATTAAATCCACATATTTCAGTCAAAAATTTAATTGTATCCTCTTGATAAACCAAAAAACCATTATTTTGAACTAGCAATTCATTAATTTCTGATGATGGATTCTGATTAAATTCTCTAGCTATAAGTTTGTCTCTATAGCTTTTTCCCGAAGGTCTTAAACTTGCATTAACTAATGACATATCATTAATTTTTCTCGGTTTAAATTCTTTTAATAACGCAAATGCAAAATCCCCTTCAAATTGAAAAACTCCAATTTTAGATTTAATCATATCGTCCCATACATTTTTATCTTCCCAATCAATTTCATGTGATTTAAGGTAATGTGAATTTATATATTTATAAGTATCTTTCATTATTCCAACAGTTTTTAACCCTAATATATCAAACTTAACATAATTTAAAGAGTCTACAGCTTTCATTGCACATGTTGATACAGGGAAGCTTTCATCACCCCCACTATAAAACACTCCTAAGTTATCTTGTAGTGTAATAGGAGAACCTATCATACCACTAGGATGATGTCCTTTTGATATTATTGTACCTTTTAGCCCATCAAAATAATAAAACAAGTCTTGATTGTTATTTTTTAAATCTATAAAACTTTGATATAATTTATTAGCTCTTGTAATTGCTTTAGGGTTTCTGATTTGATTTACATATATATCATGATTATCAAAATCAACTGTTGTTTTTTCTAAGTTTAATTCATCTATATTAACTTCTGATTGGATTATCTCGTTATACTCATTGAATATTTTTTCATATTGGTCTTTAATAATAGCTACTTCATCTAAGTTTGCATAATCCAACCCTTTAGTTAAAACATCAATTGTACCTCTATCTTGCAATGTTCCAAATTGTGCTATATAAGATGTTTTAGATGCTCCGAATTTATTAATTATAAACTCATAAACTTTAGCCCTATCATTTGGAGCAAAATCAATATCTATATCAGCAAGACTAACTCTATCAGCGTTACAAAATCTTGAAAATACAGTATCCCACTTTATAGGATCAACATCAATAATATCTAATATATAAGCTATTGTGCTACCGCCAACCGAACCTCTACAAAACCCATAGGGAATATTATTTGCATTACAATAGTCAACTAACTCAGACATGAATAATAAGAAACTTTCCATGCCCTGAGTTTTAAAAGCCGTGAACTCTTCTTTTATATGCTTTTTATATTTAGGATTATTATCAATAATTTTTTTATTTATTTTATCTTGATATTTTTGCGTTATTTTATTTTTAAATAGCACAGAAACATCCTTACCATAAAGATTAGGATATTTAAATGTTTTGTCAAGATTAAAATCTTCTACTAAATCTGCGAATTTATTTGTATTTTCAATAGCTTCTAAATATACTTCTTTAGGCAATTCATTTTGAATTTCAAACATATTAATTAATTCATCTAATGTTTTCCATGTTAAATCAAAATCTTCTTCGTAAGCGTTTTCACTTTCATTTATACCATCTTCTGTTTTTTTATTTGAATAATCACTATTTTTAGATTTTTGCAAAATTTTTCTACACGCTGCTTTATATTCATTTGATGAATGAGTATCTGTCCCTGCTATAAGTGGAATATTATATTCTTTGCTCCAATCCCATAATAATTTATTATAATCTTTTTGATCCTTATAATTATGGTATTGAATTTCTAAAAAACATCTATTATTATTTTTAGCCAACCAGTTTAACAACATCTGAACATAACTATCATCATCATTTCTCTTTTTCCATAACATAGAAGCTAGACACGCTGTAGTGACTAGGATGTTTGAGCTTGTATTCATTAGCTCTTCTAGTGATATTCTTGGATTATAATAAAAATGCCTATCACTCTTATCTTCATTTTTGCCTTTTGATGTAGCTAAAGACATCAAAGAATTTAATTCTTTAACGCCATCAATATTTTTTGCATATAATCCGATATGATATCCTCTTTCATCGGCTTCTAATTTTGTACACACGTATAATTCTACACCATGTATATATTTTATTTTGGCTTTATCACAATCTTGTTTTTTCTTTACCCAATCGTAAGTTCCTCCGTGATTTGAGAAAGCCAAAGCCTTTGTTTTATCTCTTTTGGCAAGTTTTATATATTCTTTATAATTTGTACATGAATCAGAGTAACCATTACAGTTACTCGTATCATCATGAACATGATATCTTATATAATCATTCATTATGTGTCTCCTTATTTAAATTTCATCTAACCAGCTTAAATCATTTTCATTACTACTTTCAGTTTGATTTCTATATTTATTTAGCTCATCTAAATAAGCACCATATGGTTTATGTAACTTTGCTGAAAATCCACTTAAATTAGCAAAATAGTATGACTGGTTGTTCGTTACTTCTTCCCACCAAATATTTTCGTCTTTTGTTTTAGCATAGTTAGATTCTTTTTTCGAAATGTCGGCTATAGTATCAACTATATCTGTTTTTAAATTATCTATTTCTTCTTGGTTAAAAGGTATATTCACATAACAGTCTTTTATTTTATATTTTAGTTGTATATTTTCAGGTAAATTTTTTATATCATTTGTTAGTTTAAGTAAATCTAAATAGTTCTCAATCTGTTCATCCGTGTATATTTTTTCTTTTTTTAGCCACATTTTTGCGTTAGCGGTAAGGCTTTCACCAATTTCATTTCTAGCTATATGCCTCTCTTTCGTTTCACCATTGGCTTGCTCTACCTCAATAGTAACATACTTCAAGAAATTCCACAATACTTTTATATTTTCGATTTTAATTCCTAGTTGTCTAAGTCCTTCCGCATATAATATTAACTGTCCTTTCTCTTTATCAATTTTCTTACCAGTATATATAGATGATGTTTTCCAGTCTACAATAACCACGTCTTCACCGTCTTTAAAAATAAAATCTATGTATCCATGAAACATAAAATTATTTATTTTTATAAGAATAAATCGTTCTATTTCAACTTTTTTATTAATTATGTTGTGACTCTGAAAGAAATGCCTTAAACAATATTCGTATTTCTGTGCTATTAGCTTGTTTTTTTCTTCATTAGTTCTATCATATTTTAGTTCCGCCATATTAAATTTAAACAATTCATCTTCGTATTTAGGCAACATTTCATCATAGGTTATTTCTTTGCTATAAAATTTTTCTAATATATTATGTGCTGCGTTTCCACTAATACCATATATACCATCACTTCTGTCTTCAGGTGTTTTTGTAATATATTTAAGGTAATATTCAAAACAACTGTTTTTATATGTATTGTATCTACTCCATGAATACAGTGTTGCAACATTATATTTTTCTTTTATTTTTTCTAATTCTTGTCTTGTTTTTCTCATATAATCTCCTTTATTTTATATTTTAAATCATTAAAGCTTTTTAAATACAAATCCTCTATGCGATTTTTGTATACCAGTATGGACTGCACTAATACCACAATGAGTAAAATTATATTCAGGGTATTTTTCTACTAACCTTATTATAATATCTGTATCTATTACCTCGTTATTTTTTATCATTTGAATTATTACATTATTTCTAGAATTTCTTTGATTTTCAGTTTTAGTAACAATTCTTAAATTCCCTTTTTCATAATTACTATTATTATTTATTCTATCAATATCAAATAATTTAGAATTACTTAAAAGTTTATCATAATTTTTTAAAGAAGAAATATATTCAACATAAGATTCAAAACATAATAATTCATTATCAATAGTTATACCTCTTCCTCCATAATCTTTATATGCTCTATTATTTTTATCTAAAATTCTTCTTAACATCCCTTCCCATCTTTTATATAGAATATGATATTGTGAAATTTTACCAATACATGCCACTCCAAAAATATATGGATAATAAGGATTTTTAACTATTTTAGTACCTATCGCTCCACCATAAGCAATTATTTGTGTCCCATCTTCAAATTCAATTAAATAATGTGATCTATTAATTTTACCGACTATTTTAAAATCTCCGAAATTATTTGAACTCCAAACTGTACCATTTTTATATTTTTTACTTTTATTTTCTTTTAATTTTATATCTATTACTTTTTGCATAATACTATTTTAATCCTTTCAGATATTCATTGTGTTCTTTTTCGTTGTACAAAGTTTTATATTTTAACAAATAATTAAAAATTTTATTATTTGCATCGGCAGGACTATCTTTATCTTTTAGTAAATCATACTTATCATAGATGTAATAAATATTTCTTGTTTGATAAAAACGTTCGCACTCAGAACGGATATAATTTAAAGGTATATCTTTGTCGTATGCAATAATTATTGAAACGTCCAACCCTATTAATATTTTAACTTGTTCATCACTTAGAGAATGTGAACCTATTGCAACTCCCGTTTCGTCTTTTCTGCTATGTCTTTTTAAGACCGATTTTTCCGCTTCGTACACAATACAGTATTGATTTTCTTGTATTGATTTATAATTTTCTTGTAATCCATAAATATTAATTGATTTAGAATAAGGTTTTAATGGAAAGTATTTAGGAATATCAAATATAGAATATTCAGGAACAGTCGTTCTACCAATAATGCCTAAATATTCATTTTCTTCTCCGCACCAATGCCTAATTGGGATAACTATTCTTTTTTTTTCTGTACTATAACCAATATTAAATTTTTCACAAGTCCAAGGCATAATTCCATCTCTAATCCAGTCTATATGGGGTAGCTGAACATAATCTCTCAATATATCATCTGAATATAACTCAATATCATTTACATTAAATAAGTTGTTTCTTGTCTTTACTTTTTTAAATATACGTAAAGGATCTATTTCTGTTTTTACACTTTCTTTTTGTTTGATAAATTTATATTCTAAGCCTAATAAATTGTGTATTTGTTTATTAGATTCAGGAAATGAGATGTTTAATATATGCATACATAAGGTTAATACATCTCCTCTGATGACAGTATTATTAGGCTGAAATATTTTTACTTTTGTCGTAGTTTTATTAATAGCTATTGCTGTTTTATTTGAATGTTCTGGTAAACCTGCTCTGTATTCTTTCCCAAATTCTTTAATGTGATGGCAATTTAACGATTCTAATATATGTATAATTTCATCATTCTCAATAATATAATCTTTTAATTCGTGTGTAAGCATAAATATCAAACACCTCCTTTACCAATCTATAGGAACTACTGTATAACCAACCTCTTTATAAACATTTCTAGAGAGATCATGTTCCACAACCACTTGAAATACGTTTGTGCTTCCTTCTCTATTTTTAACAATAAATATTATTTGATAATTTTTTCCCTTTTTTAGTTTGACTGGTATTTCAGATTCTATATTTCCATTTCGTTTTTCTTTTCTATAAACATATAACTCATGTTTGCCATTTTCGTATTCATCATCAAATACCTGTCTGACCATTAAACAAGTTGATGCTACGTCTACAATATTTTTAGCCATTCCTATATTATCTTGGCAATAATGTCTTTGTCTTGCACTTCCTTTTCCTAATTGAAATGTAATCCATATATGAACATTTTTACTTTCTGGTTTTATAACATCGTTGATTTCAACCATATTTTGTTGCATACTAAACCAAAAAGCCTCGCTGCTAGAAGTTTTAGCATCTGCCTTGTATGTATCAAGCATAAAATACTTGACTCCCATACTTGCGTACTTTTTAATCGTCTTGATAGCTTTAGAAGTAGTGTATTGACTAAATGGTTTTAAGATAATAGTGTTTTTATGTTGTTTTGCCCATTCAGAACATTTTGTTAATAATTCTTTTACTTCTTTTTTATATTTTCCATCTCTGACTATATATTTTTGCAAATCTTCTTTAAATATATTGTTGGCTATCCAAACAAGGTATTCACGCTGCCATTTCTTCTTTCCTTCTTCATTAATCATTATTACAATTTTTTCATTGCAATCAACAATACTAGGAAGCTTTAACACCCTGCTTAGTGCTGTTTTACCAACCCCACTCAAACCACCTACGAGAGTAACGTTTCCTTCTAAACAACCACCAATCTCTTTGTTTAACATTGGTGAATTATATAATGGCATACCCACCGCTATACCACCATCAAGCTCTTCTATTAATTCATCTAAACCATCTGTGATATCGTGGGTAACGTCTTCTCCCTCAACATTAATGAAGATGTGATTTAAATTTGCTTCCCATTCTTCGTATATTTCTTCAACTGTCATATCTGCAAAGTCTTTAATTCTATCATAAACAGGAAATTTTCTTTTTAACATATCTAAAACCACGTTCCATTTATAAAGTTCATTGATATAACCATTAATATTTTCAACTTTAACATAAGCTTTTGCATTATCAATAGTCTCATAACCTTTATATTTTTCATATTGTGCTTTCAATTTTAAATGTTTTTCAAGATATAACCCTATAGTAATTTCATCTAATACTTGTTTTCTTTCTTTAATAATAATGTCGTAACCTATTTGAAAATAAACTTTCCAGCAATTATTATGAAAACTTTTAATGTTTAATTTATCATATGTATAATACATATCTGGAACAGCCCAACAAATAGCTACAATATTAGCCTCACATGCTAGTTTATATTCCATTACTTTTTTTGAAGCTTTTAGTAATTCTTCGTCAAACACTGATAATTGAACCTTTTTATCGTTACTCTTTGCTTTATTTGTTTGTGTGATATGTATCAACTCCTACCATAAATTATTTAGCCTTTCATTTATCCTTTTTCGGTCACGCTTAAATCCAGCATCTTCGTGATAAATATTATCAACTGTGATATTTTCCGCTTTTTCTTTTGATTGTTTTGCATTTTGAAGTCTAATAACCATATCATTAATGTTCTTCTCCACAATAACCATTGCGTAGTTAAATTTGTGCTGCTCGTCATTGAACTTAGTCATATTTGCTTTAAAACCAGATATAATATCCATTTTACACATTTTGAAAGTGTATAATATAGTTTTAAACTCATAACTTGCATTAGGCTTTTGATTTCTATTTGCTAAAAATTGTCCCCTTGCTAACCCTTTTAATCGCATTAGCATGTATTGAGGAAGTTTTAGATCTTTTGAATATCCCATAATATCCCTTTTTAAATATTCATATAGCTCGCACCATTCAGCCCATCTTTTTTCAGCTTCTATATCTGCCAAACGTTTAATTTCTTTTTTTACTTCTCGTTGTTTTTTCGCTTCTAATTTTTCCTGTTTATCTTTTTCAATTTCTTCTTTACTTCTTCTTTTCATAAGAGATTATCTCCTTTTAGATAATAAAGGGAGGGGATAATTATCCCCTATTATCAAGCTTTACTATTTACTACTTTTAAAAGTTCTTTTGCATCTTCTAGATTTTCAACTTTTGTTGGGTTGATAAGTCCTAACTTCTTTGTTTTAGTTAGTAGAGGCTTTAACTTATCAGTATTTGCCTTATTCGCTTTTATAAAACTAGTTAGCTTTATGATAATTTCCTCAACTTCTTTTACTTCAAGCTCTGCCTTTTTTAAATTAGAATTCTTTTCAATATTTATTTCACTTTCTTTTGCTTGATCTTTTTTTGTCTCTTCTATAGATTTATTTCCTGATTGCTTTTCATGTTCTATTTTTATCGCATCTTCAACTGCTTTAATAAATCCATCTGCGTCCAAGGGTATTGTATCAATAATTTCAGAAAATCTTGATTTTGAATCTATATTAAAATTATCATCTCTAAAAGTAATTAATCTTGTTTCATTCTCAATACTACCTTTAATTTCATCTTTTTTATCTTTGCCCTTACCAATTTTTTTACCTGTTTTAGTTTGCGTAATCTGCCTATTAATCGAAGCGACGCCTAATACATGTAATTTTGTTTTCATTGCGTTAAAATATCTATGTGACATATTTGTAGTTAACATATCGTATTCTATTCCCGTAGGAACATCTGTCATTGTCCTCTTTTTTGTATGACCTAGAACAAACATGCTAATACCTATTCTTTTTAATTCCCATATTTTTTCAAGAATAAGTTCAATAGCTTTATCTTCTCCCGCCATATACCCGCCAAATGCAGCTTTTATAGATTTTACTGGCTTTTCAGGATTCTCCTTATTGTGAAGCCTAATAACTTCTGGTTCTACTATTGAAAATAATTCGTCAAGAGTATCATAAACAATAACTTTTAAATTCTTGTAATCCGTAAGTCTATTTTCTAGAATATCATCTGTAACTTCTTCAAATGTATCCCAGTCTGGGATATTCTCAAACATTGCTCCCGCAATTGCATCTACTCCATCTTCCATACCACAATTGAATATCATATATCCTTCTTCTCCCACTAGCTTCTCACATACCTCTTTTGCGAGAGTTGTTTTACCAATACCACTTTCACCTATCAAACCCAAATTATAAGCCAATGGATCAATTTTAATTACATTTTTCTTGCCATATTTTCTATCTGTCAATTTAAATACCACCTTTCGTAAAATTAGGATTACAAGGAGAGAATATTCTCTCCTTATTTTATATTTTAGTTTATTCTTCGTCTAATGCATCTAACCAACTTGTATCGTCATCGCTATCTGTATCCAAATCAGTTTCTACATCATCATCATCTTTGTCAGCTTCTATCATAAAATCAAACACTAAATCTTCGTCTTTATATTGATTTTCAACTTTCATAATTATTGGCTTTTTATCATCTTCTTCGCCAACAAGTTTAATAGAAGGTCTACGAATAACCATTCTCTTTTCTCTGCTACCACCAACTGCAAGCTTATTTACGACATCTTCCATTGTATAAGCACCAATATCAAGTAACTCTTTAATATCTTCTGGAATATCATCTTCAGTAATATTAACTAAAGTTTGACCTTCGACTATATCACCTTCTAAAGTTATTTCAGTAATATCTTTCTTTACTTTTAGAATCTTTTCAATGAACTTTTTAGTATTTTCGGGCTTAATTTTATCTACTTCAAGTTCAAATATTTTACTAAATGTAATATTTTGTTTTACTTCTTTACCATTGTACTCTTTAACATAATCAACAATTCTTACACTTATAGGATAAACAGCCTTTTCTCTGTCTAGTTTACCAACGCTATCTTTATCTAGAAGTACGGTTTGAGTAAACATAGCTTTATATTTAGTTACATCTTCTGCTTTTGATAAAAATATGCTCTTAATTTCCTTTTTTGCTTGAGTGATATCATTATATGTTGTGTATTTAAACGAACCTTTTGCATTTACGACCATACCATTTTCTAAATGTTCTTTAATATATTCTATAGCATCGTAAGCAGATAAAAATTTCTTAGCAAAAACTTTATCTTTTGCGTCCTTTTCAATTCCGATAGTTATGAAACATTGATCTCCTATTGTTTCAAGAATATCTTCGTCAAATCTATCTTCCCATGCTACTTTAAATTGATTTTCAAAATCATCAACTTGCTTATTTTTATCATTTTCCTTTTTACCATGTACGTAAATTTCATTATCTCTGTGTGCGCCATATCCGCCCATCATTTCAGCGTAAACGGTATTTCCACCACCACAATCAACTCCCAAATTTAGTTGATTCCATACCCAATCTGACTTTTTTGATGTTTCATTCATTTTAAAGGTAAAATCATTAATCTTTGCTTCACCAATTAAAACAAATAATGACTGACCTTTTTTTAGTGGTTTCTTTTCAACTTGTTTTGCCATAAGATTAGTCTCCTTTTATTCTTTAATTTTTATATTTTATATTTAAACCCTTTCGGGATTACTTAAAGTAAATCTATGTAAATTTAAAACTATCTATATCAACCTCCGCCTCCACTCCAACCTCCACTAAACTTAAAAATCAAATTGCTCATACTCATTTTCTGGCTCTTTTAGAATATCAATCCCCAATATATCTTTAAATCCTTCAATCCTGTATTCTCTAAGCACAGTATCGCCTTTTAATGGTTGTGCGGAATACTTACATTTAAACAACTTAAACATTGCATCTAATATTTCTCTATACGCATAGAATGAAAATTTGTAATCCTTATAATTTTCATCTTTCCTCAAACCAATCATATCGTGCGTTAAATCTCTTATTTCCACATCCATCTTATTGATTAGAGAAGTATAAAAATCAGGACTGTGATCAAAATTGTAAAGCAAATGTGCATATTCTTTTATCAATCCATGTAATATTTTTATTTGTTTTAGATATACTTCAAAATGTTTTCTAGTTCTAACCATCCCTAGCTGACTCATTAAACCAAATATTTCAACCCTCAGAAAGAATACCGTTTTGTATTTAAATATAATATCTTGCGTCATTATAAGTATCCTTTCGGGCTATAATATTGATTCTGCCTCTGCTTCAACTTCTTCTGGCAATAGTTCCTCTTTGACTTCTTCAATTTTATCTACTATATATTTAGCGTTTTCATGCTTACCGTCTTTATTAATTTTGGTTACACCCATAAATATTCTAACTGCTGATAATTCATTTAATGCTTCAACCAAAGTTGTTCTAGTCATTGGATTATACCTAGTTTTTTCTGTGTAAGTGATGTTAAATTTCATATTCTTCTCCTTTAAGTTTTATATTTTTTGTTTCAACATGAAATGAAAATTTTATTGAAATATTGATTTTTGTAAGCCTACTCCTGCAAGGGTTTCACTTTTCACAATTATTTCTAGTATGCGATTTTGAGCAATTTTATAGTAATTTTCATCTAATTCAAACCCTATGTAATTTCTGCTTGTATTTAAGGCGGCAATAGCAGTTGTTCCTGAACCTATACAATTATCTAAAACCGTTTCACCTTTGTTTGTGTAGGTGTTAATTAGCCATTCGCACAACTCTACTGGCTTTTGAGTAGGGTGCAAAGATATTGATGGATGAGGTTTTGAAAACTCTAATATAGATGTCGGGAATTTCATATCTCCTTTAGTTTCAACACATTTGAAATCTCCATAATTATTATTTTGCAAAACAGCATCATTCATCTTGCCCACAACACTACCTTTTTTATGACACGGATTACCTTTAATCTTTTGTGGATTATATATTGGTTGTTTTTTATAAAATACCATTATGTCCTCATGTTCCCTTAATGGCTGTTTATTAGCGTTTAAAAATCCACTTGATAAAACTTTCTTCCATATCAAATTATATCTATGTATTTTTTTGTTTGACAACATTGTCTCTGCAGTAAATTTATCTTGACCAAATAAAACTATTGCTCCATTATCTTTAATAATCCTTTCATACTGCTCCCATAGTAGTTGATAAGAAATTATTGTATCCCACTTGTTTTTTGTAGTTACTCCATAAGGTAAGTCACAAAGAATCATATCTATTGATTTATCGTCTATAAGTTTCATACCTTCTAAACAATCTTGTTTATATATCTTGTTTAACTTAATCATTTATGCCTCACTATTTTATATTTTAGTTCATTAAGATAAAACGAGAATTTTGTGTTAATCTATAGTAATAAAAGCCATTGCCGACATTAAAAATGCTACTCCAATTTCAACTTTATTAGGGTTATACCCAAAAAACAATGCAGTAAATAATCCTAGCCAATATACAATAAAAAATACATTTAAAAATTTTCTCATTTCTTTCTCCTTTCTATAAAAATCCGATTTCATTGAGATTTCTAATTTTCAAACCTTACTCCCACAAGGGTTTCAAATTCGGTAGTAATTTTAATTTTCACAATTTCATACAAATATGCTACATCTATATTATTTCTATAATCCAATGCGTCTTCATAATTATTATAAAAATATGCTTTATTTATATTTGTTGTTGGACAGCCATACTCATTTAGATATTCATTTTCGCCAATATATTTAATAGCATATTTTACTTCTTCTGATTTTTCTTTCATTATTTTCTCCTTCGTTTAGCAGGTTACTTTTGTAGTATAAGCATTTAGGTCATTTGGCGTTTTATAATAAATGTTGTCTTGGTATGGGAATGTCGGATAATTTGGGTAACTTAGATAAAATGGGTATATGACATTTTTATTATCTTCAAATTCCTCTGTTGTCGTTGTTTCTCTTATTAATTTCCCTTCGTTATCATATTCTTTAATGTTGGTTACTTTTTTCATAGCTTCCTCCTTTTATATTTAATTTAAACGAAAGTCTTATTTTATTAACCGTTTCTACCTGCACCATATCCTGAATCAATATCTGCAAATCCATTATCCACATTTACAGCATTTATGGCTTCAATTATTCCATCAGAAAAATCACTATAATCAACATCATAATCAGGTTCACCATCTGACTCATCAATATCATCACCATCACCAAAAAATATAAAATCAGAATCAATATTTTCTTTAACATAATTTTCTGATGGCGTAAGATCCACTCCTGCCCAATCATATTCAAATAATCTACTACTTTTTATCTCTGATAAAAGCTCTTCTCCTGTATATGTGTCATATCCATATTTATCTATTATTGGTTGTGCCTTTTCTTTATCTTTGACCCTTGCAAATACAGCTATAAAACTACTAGAGCTTGAATTTGTTACAAAATCTGTGCGTATTTTCATATGTTTGTTCTCCTTTTATATTTCATAAATTTATGCCAATTAGTAAATTTACTTCTTATTTCATCCATGATTTTATCTTCACTTAAATCAAATTTGTTAAAAACATATTGTATATATTCGCTATCATATAACTTCCTTCTGCGCTTGTTAGCCTTTTTAACTTCCGCAAACACTTCATCTCTTGTGATTTCTCTGGTTTTTAATAAATAGTCTGCCATTTCGCTTTGAGAATACATTGTAAAATTACAAATTGGACAACTTTCTTCTGCTATAAAATAACTATCTTCTTCATCATTTTTATAATTTTCCAGCAAATGCTCTTCGCAAAACGAGTGTTCGTTTACACATCTTCTTAACCACTCTGGAAAATCCCATGTTGTTTCTTCATCTCCGCATATTTCACAAATATAACTCGAACTACTGGAATTTGTAACAAAATCTTTTCTGAATTTCATTATTCGTCCTCCAAAATTATAAAATTCTCTTTATCTTCGGCAAGTTCATGTATCATATTTGAACAATATGTATCATTATGATCTACGCTTTTCCTTAAAATTGTAAACCCATCTTCGATATATTTGCTTGCATTATTATATAGTTTTGATAAATACTCATCGTCTTTTATTATTTTTTCAACTGTGTCGCAGTTTCTCCATCCATAATAATCAATAAAGTACTTATTCCACTCTTCTTTTGTTGAAATTTTTTCTCCTGCTGTTGTATCATTATCTCCCTCTGTAAACAAAACCTTTTCAATCAATCTTGAATAATTATTCAAAAACGGATATTTTTTAATTGTTTCTTCATCAATTTGTGGTAATTCTTTATACGCAACCACGAAACTACTTGAACTACTATTAGTCACGAAATCACTTCTTATTTTCATAGTTACCTCCTCTGATCACAATAACCGAAAGTATATGGTATTTTATATTTATTTTCAAAAACATCTTCAACTAAAGACCAATTAAATCTACAACAAGTATTATTATCAATTACATAAAATTGTTGTTCTTCTGGAAGATTTGTGTCTCCATAATTATCTTTATTAATTTCTTTGCCTGTTTTTACAAACAATGAACAGCCAATATCTTCATTGTTTAATATCCTTGAAATATTAAAATCCTCATCAATCTCTTCTTTGGTAAGCCAATCATATGTTTTGTAATAAAAATCTTTAAATGCTCCATTAAATAAATCTTCTAAACTAATATTTTTAGCGGATATAATAAAACTACTTGATGATGAATTAGTTACAAAATCCTGCCTAATCTTCATATAACCCTTTCTCCTCTCTATCACTAAATTTAAATGTCCACCCTTTATGTTGTTTTCTTTTACCTTTTAAACAATCAGATACATTAGAATTAATTAAGTCATTTTGCCTACAAAATTCTCTAACATTTGTAAATGTAAAACTTTCATTACTTGGAGATATGGCGATTATTTCTTTTAATTTATTGGTAAAATTACAATTTATATAGTTTGTAACCCATATACATGTATCTTTACTATAAACTTTGTTATTACTACCCATTTGTTTGATATCTTTATCTAGTTGTAATAGATGTTCATTAAAGAGTTTTTCATTATATTCTTCTATTTGTTTTATATCTTTAATAAAATTCTCAAAACATAACCACTCTTGACAAACAGTTACTCCTTTTTCGCCATATCTTTCATAAGTTGGATGGATTTTATTGTAACATCTTGTAAGCATTGATTTCCAAATAGAATATTCATGAGGATAATCTTTTTTATTATGACATCCTAGATAACCCACTCCTACTACTGTGGGATAATTTTTATCAACAATATGCCCTTTATTTATTTGAGTAGAATTTGCATACGCTTTATATTTTGTTTTTATAAATTCTACTTCATAAATAAGATTCCTGTTTTTATCTTTATCTATTATTTGTAACACAATAAATTCTCCACTTCTATTGCTTGAATATACTTTTCCAACTTCAACCATTATAAAAATTCCTCTCTATTCTATTACATAATGTAATCTCATTTACAAATGGGCATCCTCCACCACAACTATTTCTATCTACACATTTTTTGCATGAATATCTCAAACTATTTCTAAATCCTTCAAAAATACCGCTATTCCATGCTTCTTTAATCGTATATTTATTTAAGTCTACAAGCCATTTGCTATCTTGATTACCAAAAGAACAAGGCATCATATTCATTTGTGCATCTATGTAGGCTGAATATCTCGCTCCTTCACAAAAATCCATGCTATCCCTATTAATTTTTTCTGTGAAATTAATAATTCCACTACAAGAGCAGCTATCAAAACCAATTTTAAAGTCTACATTATTATCATCTATGAGTCTAAAAAATTCTTTTACTCGCTCATCTCCTACTTTTAATACATTTTCTTGACTTCCTAGCCCAACAGGCTTATGCATTAGGAATATAACTGCATTAATGCCTTTGTCAAAACTATTATTTCTTAATTTATTTATTGCTTCGTTTATTGTATTACTTCCTAGCACATAATGAATATTGACCTTCATCCCAGAATCTATAAACATTTTGATTGCTTTTCTTGTGTACTCACTACGATATTCACTTACAGCCACAGCCCCACAATATTGTTTAGTGATTCTTACTTCTTCATCAGTTAACCCCAATCCAGAAGTAGTATAATTAGGAATAATATTATTTTCTCTGCAATATTTTACGAACTCTTCAAATTGTTCATGCTTATTAACATCTCCTCTACCACCGAGAGCCACCTGAAATGAATGTCCTTTTAATTGGTTAATGATAGTTTTGAAATTTTCTAATGTCATATTGGGTTTTTGAATATGTAATCCATCTTGATAGCACTCAATACCACTTTTAACACACAATCCTGATAATCCATGTATACACGTTGACATGATTCCAATATCCACTAATTCAGGCAGATAGCTCATAAAAGGATCAATTCCAGTATCCTCACCTTTTTCATTTATGACACCAGACCTCATATAGAATCCAGTTTTCGGATTAAACATTGATATAAATTTATTTTTCTTATCAATTTTTTTAATCATTTATATCTCCTCTTTTTTATATTTTTGATAAAAAGCACATTTGATTTAATTTAATTAGTATATTCATAATGAGAAACATCACAATATCCATGTATTAGTATTTCATTAAAACTCTTATCTGCATTTTCTGGCGTGATCATATGTGCGGTATATACTCCATTACTTGTTGTAAATAATAATAATTTGCTTCCTTTGGGATGCGTAACTTTTATACAAGAATAAATTTGTTCGTTAAACTTAACTCTCATATCCTCTCCTTTCTATCAAATACATGTTTTAAATTATATTGTTAATCTTACCTTCCACGCTAAAACAATTTCTATCATGCTCGTTTGGAGAAATTGTACAATTATCTAAGTTCATATGTATTGGAACTTGAATTTCCTTATATCCATATCTCTTTGACCATTTTTTATTTATTCTTTTAGATTTGTGTTTTTTAGCCTGAACCATAACTACTCTTGTTCCGTTAGCTTCAATATTATAACCTCTTTGATTATTTCCAAGTAATTTTTCTAGATCTTCGGGAGAGAATCTGCAACTTCCCATAGTCATTGTAAAACTTGGTTTCCAATCAACAGACATATTCGTTTCAATTGATGGATTGATAACTTCAACAGATTCCAATACCTTTTCTCCTGTTGCTAGATTTATTAAACTAAGAGTGCCGTTTTTAATTCCAAACAATTTTTATTCTCCTTTCCGTAAAAGAGTTATTTTAAAGCAATTATTCTTGTGGCATTTCATAAATTACAACTAACTGACAGTAATCAGCGGGGCATATGTCTGACAATGTTTCTTGTATTTCATCTACTACTTCTAATGCTCTTTTTTCTGTCTTATATTCACCAAGCAATATGGAAAATTCTCCATCTTTAAGTGTTCCTATTTTAAGACCATTATCGGTAATAGCTACCGAATTTACATTTAGTAAAGCCTTTCTGTTTTTAGTTCTTATCCACATTATTGCTCCTCCTTCCGTAAATGACGATTTTATCTAAGTTCAAAACAATAATAATCACATATAATTTTTATATTTTCACTGATTGCTTCTGTTTCATCATAACAATCAATTGACCAATGAATATCAGAGCAAAATTCTTTTAAGTCCTCAAACATATATTCATAAGCAAATAATATTTCTTTAACATCAAAGTCAGCCAATAGCTCTTTATATGATTGAGTTATTCCCATTAGTGATTTAATAGCATCAATAATTTGTCTTTCATCGGTGACAGACATATTTTCTGTGTCTATTTTGAAATTACTATAATCTTCATAATTTCGGAACATTAAAACTCTCATAATACATCCTTTCTAAGTCAAATAGCTTTTCACTGAACTTCAATTTCCTCAATAGATAAACTAGCAACATCAGATCTAAGTGCTTCATTTTCGATATAACTCAAAGCCTTTTCTAAACTATCATAAATTGCAAGTATTTGACCATATTCCCAAACTAAATAAACTTTCAAGGCGAATTCTCCTTATAAAATATGCGTTTCATCGTGTTTCTTAAATTTGTAACCCTTGTGGCTGTAGGGCTGTAGCATTAGCCATCTTTTATATTTTCACTATATTAACAATTTGTGTAGCATAATATTTATATTTTAAGTTTGTACCCTCATTCAATCTTTCTACTAGAGATTCTTGGATTTTTTCAATTAAATCGCTGGTTATTTCTTCATCTATATAGATGATCGTATTAAACAAATCTGGATTCTCATCACCATACGCTGCATAGGCTATAAAATATTTCTGTTCCATACCTACTCCTTTCAATGATATCTCTAATTTATTGTAATTTTTACCGCACATTGGACAAAAGTTAATTTTAATATCTGATAATTCTAACTCATCGTCGGCAATTAAATTACCATTTCCATCAATATAAACACCTTCACTGCCGTTGCCCATTAAATAATCTCTTGAATCTACATCTACGCTACAATATACACATATATCTTCCATAAAATATCTCCTTTCCATAAAATGCAAGTTTCAAAGTATTAAATCATCAATAACTCCGCCAGTAAGCTCAAATCTATCGCAATTATTTAAGTTGGAGCAGCATATTTTATACATAAGATCATCTTCCAAACTACTTTTTGCATGTTTGCATCTAAAACTAGGGTATACTGGACAAGGCAATTCTTCAAAAACTAGTTTCACTGGCTTGCTATCTGAAGGTTCATATATAATGTAAGTCATATTTTCATCCATTAACAAACCTAAATCCTTGTCTTTCATATCTCTCTCCTTCCAATAAATCACAATTTTTATATAATTATTTGCCTACCATTTGTGATAATTGTTGTAATATATTTTGTATAGCAAAGTATTGCGGGTTCACAAAAGCAGTTATTGTATCTTGAAGATTGATTAAAATTACTACTGTTGGAGCTATTACCCCTATAAATGGAAGCAAACAAATTATCAGATACTCTGGATCACCCTCTCCTTCTTTCCATACCTTTATAGTTAATTTCCAAGATATAATGGCAACAATTACTCCAAAAACCATCAATAATATATTTGTAATTCCGACAACATAAGATTGTTTCACAAACAATGGATATAAATTATCAACCGTAGTTCCTAACTTTATCGCAAGTTCTTTTAACATTTCTAAAAATTTATCCATTTCTTTCTCCCTTATCTTATTATATTTTTAATTATTAACATTTCTTTATCTTCAAATTCCACAATAACTTGATGTTCGCACTCATCACATTCATGTAAATCTTCTGAAAACTTACCTTTATACGGGCAATACTGCTTCCAATTCTTCTTTGTCATAACTATTTCGCATAAATGACTGTGTGGTATGTATTCCATTACAAGCACCTCTCAATAAAACCAATTTTTTAACGTAAATTTTCTATCTCAAATCTCTTTAGTTCTTCTAGCAGTTCATTATCTTCAAAATAAAATGGGTCTCTTTCTAACCCGCCTAACCAATTATTAATAAATTGTCCAAATCTCCAGTCAGGTACTTTTCTCCAAACTCTTTCAATTTCACCCAAGAATGGCATTATTCTATTTGGATCTCTCACAAAATTACCTCCAATCATTTTATATTTTAGATTATAGGCTATATATAAACTCATTACAAGTCATTTTTAAAAGAATGGGGGTAAATTATTACCCCAAAATAATCAAATTTTACGAATGCCCTAATTGCTCCCAATAATCAGCGTCTATTTTTTCTTTCTGTTGAATACTAAAGCCTTTGATATCATTGAAATTGAATACTATAACCATATAGCCATTGACTTCTTCTAAAGCTTTTTTATTTGCAGATAATAGAACGCATAAAGCTTCCACCGCATCATCAATTTGCTGAGTGTTAACTAACAAAGAACAATTCGTTCTAAACATTTTTTAACCTCCTTTTAATTAAACGTCATTTCAATATGGCAGTGGTTATCACTAAGCGAAGACACTAAAATAGTTGAATTTCCAAACTTTATTCGCTTGCAATCTCCGTTAATAACCTCTACTTTCTTTAATTCATCAATTGTCCCCACAATTTTGATTAATTGTCTGGCTAATTTTCTTTCAACAACATCTTTTTCAATCATTCCATCACCTCCTCGAAGTTAATAAACTCCAATTATTTTAAACGACTCACTTAAAGTGTATTTTATATTCAAAGGCTTTCGCCTGTTGCTTTTATTGTGACCAGTATGATCCTCTTAGCCTTTTCATTGTTGAAATGTAATTTTCTATGTATTTTTTGTAATTATAAGGCTCTTTCGATGGATTTATGTATACTGTGAACTACCACCACCTTAGAGGTGGATGGCTTCCTGCTCAATAATGCTAATGCACTAAGTATCAACAGGCTATCCCCGTAATCCCTACGGGTTTTTATATATTTACGCTACTAAACTTAATATCCTAATTCCTTCTTCTCGTATATTCTTAGCTGCATTGTAATCTCTGTCTATAATAATCCCACATGATTTACATATCCACTCTCTATCAGATAATTGCAATTCGTGATTTATTTCTCCGCAATCATTGCATGTTTTGCTAGAAGGATACCATTTATCAACCTTAACTAAATATTTACCTTCGTTCTCTAATTTATATTTAAGCATTGTGGTGAACATGCCCCATCCATTATCTGCAACACTCTTACCTAAATTCAAACACTGACTCATTGCTCTCATATTCAAATCTTCAATTACAATTACATTATACTGATTAACTAATTCTCTTGATTTCTTATGAAGAAAATCTTTCCTACAATTAGCAACCTTTTCATGTAACTTAGCAACTTTAATTCTTTGTTTATTTCGGTTATTACTTCCTTTTTGCATTTTAGATAATTTGCGTTGTTCTTTTGCTAGTTGTTCTAATGTTTGACGATAGAATATTGGATATTCTGCCCTTATACCTTGATTGTCAGTATAAAGATTCTTCATATCCATATCTAATCCTATAACATTGTTTTTCTCTTTAGGTTGAACATACTGCTCAAATTCAACTAATATACTTATATAATATTTTCCAGAAGGTGTTTTAGATATTGAACAAGACTTAATTTCTTGATTACTTGGAATTTCTCTATGTTGTACAATGTTGACCCAGCCAAGTTTAGGTAGTTTGACTTTCTTATTTTTAATTCTGATGTTTCCACCTTGATTATTTGTAGTATAAGAGTTTCTATCTTTATGCTTACTTTTGAATTTAGGAAAGCCAACATTTTTGCATCTAAAGAAATTGACGTATGCTGTTTGTAAATTCATTTGGGCATTAGCTAGAGCCAAACTATCCACTTCTTTAAGCCATTCAAATTCTGCCTTATATTTAGCAGGAGTAGGATTCTTGTGTTTTTTTAATTCTTCTTTATTATCTTTATATTGTTCATATATATCTTTACGCTCTGCTAACATTTTATTATATACAAATCTAACACATCCAAAAGTTTTGCTAAATAATATTTCTTGTTCTTCATTAGGATATAGCCTAAATTTATAAGCTTTGTTCATATCTTTTCACCTCCTTGATTTTCAATATATTTTTTAATTACATCAATAGGTACACCACCTGTAGTTATCAAACAAAAACTTCTTGACCAAAAATACTCTTTCCATAATTGCTTTCTTATTTGAGGGTATTCCTTCTTAATTAATCTACTACTTGCACTTTTATAAGTATTAATAAATTTCGATATTTCAGTATTTGGATGTGCTTTGAACAATCTAGTTTAGGTTAAACGGACTTTCACTCCATATTTCTTCAAATTTTCTTTTCATTTTTAACCTCACTATTTTATATTTTAGTTTATTGGATTATTTGTAAAATTTGATTTACTGCATCCTCTACGTTAATATTTCTTAGCTGTGCTTTTTTCTTCTGGATTTTTAAAGCTTTTACTCCACCGTCAGCATAGGAAGCATTAATGCTATTATTTTTCTTTAGTTTTTTAAGCCAATTTGGTTTATAAGTTAGTCTTCTACTCATATATTTTCTCCAATATTACTTTAAAATTCTTCTTTGAACTAAACTGATAAATCTACATTTAAACACTTTAATTTTCTCTGAAGTTCAACAATAACAGACTCTACGTCTTTTATGCTTTCTGGATTAATAGATACATTTATAGTTATGTTTGCTGATTCTTTCTTATTAAAATAACCACTATCTTCCGCAACTACAATCATATCATTTAAATAATCTCTTATTTTAACAGCATTTTCTATTGAAAAAATTGTATTACAACCATCTGTTGATGAATTCATTAAGTAAAAACTACGTCCTTCACTAAGATTGTTGATATATGCCTCTTTGCTTTTAAAATTACAAGTCAATTCATATTTTTTATTATTTATTTCAATAAATGCACCGCTATCTTCTTTCCACATAATAATCTCCTTTGTGTTTTATTTTTGTTTCAAACTGCTATTTTATGGTAATTTCATATCCTTTGTTCTACGCTTTAAATTTCTTAGTGACAAAGAATCAAATTTGTCACAATCCATTCTGGAGTTTCGTGTTGATTCCCAAAAAAACTCGAAGGAAGGTGTAGTCTTAACTGAATCCTATCTGCATTTCAGACTAAGTTACTTTACTAGCTTTGTCATCTGCCCTAATGGGTTGCGTTTAAAGTGTAGAGTAAAAGATATGAAATTTCATTAAAATATTGTTTTGATTGTAATTCCCTCCCCTTACAACCATGATTGGTTAGCAGAGTTGCGAAACCAATCATTCCCTCGTCTAACTTAGTTAACATACTCGGACTCTGCTGTACCTAGTTAACATCATTAGACATGCCGTTTTACTACAATATCATTGTTTTATTAAATTCTGGGGTGGGAAGGATTTGAACCTTCCTCAACGTAAAAAGCTTTTTACGTTTCGTACGCTGACCTACCGACAAGGACACCCCATAAAACTCATCGTTTAAATTAATTATGCGGGTAAGAAATTTCATCTTACATGACTAACATCTTCGTCTAGTTACACAACCACACAGGCTGCACAAAGTTCGTCAAGCTCCATAGCGTCTTATTCCGCCACCGCATAAAACTATTATTTTATATTCTATTTCTTATTGCCTACTTTACAAACCCCACTAAGATGATCTACTTCATGACATATTATTCTAGCTTGCAATCCTTCGGCTTCTATTTCAGTTTCTTCACCATTCGGAAGATTAAATTTTACTTTAATGATTTCTGGTCTTTTTATTTTTCTATTTAATTTTGGATAACTTAAACATCCTTCAAATCCTTCAATTGAGCCTTCTCTATATATAATTATTGGATTTATTAAAGGTAGAATCGTTTCTGATTTTATATCAGTCACAATAATTACTCTTTTAGTTACTCCAATTTGAGGTGCAGCAAGACCAATCCCATCATTTTTCTTCATTGTATCTTCCATGTCTTGAATTATGACTAACAATTCTTCATTATATTCGGTTATATCTTCACATTTTTGCTTTAATATTGGATTGTTAAACATACACAATGGTCGTACTGACATGATATTTTCTCCTTTGCATGAAACCTGTCATTTATTTGCATTTCTTATACTACTTCAAAACAATTTATCATTAAATAATCTTCATATCCAAAAGGCATTCCACATAATTGATATCTTCCTTCTTTATTAATTCCCATGAACATATATTGAACGCTTTTTCCTTCTCTTTTTTTATAAACCATTGTTTTTCGAGGCTCTAATTTATTCAATTGGTCTCTTGTCATAGTTATTTCCTTTCATAGTTACCTTAAAATCTGCCCTTTAATCAAACTTATTTTTTAATATTTGCTAAGTCTATATCTATATTTTGTTTTATACTATTTGGTGGAATGTGAAATTTCCAATCATAAATATCTGCTAATTTAGTTTCATTGCATATTGATACCGCATATGGCTTTTCTATATTGACATCTTCATAAAAAAATATGTTTTTATATGGTAATTTAATAAGGGATGTCGCTCCAGTGCTGTCTCTTACATAAGCATAATAGTATATTTCTTCTTTTATTGTTGCTGACCAAATAAAGAATATACCTCCAGCAGAGGCTCCAATATTTGAATTATTTTCAAGAGCTATTAAATCATATCTGTTTTCAGTCGGCGACTCACATCCAAGTAGTTGTGTAGATAATATTATTATAAGTATTAATATCATTAATTTTTTCATAATTTCTCCTTTTCTATAAATTAAGCATTTCGTGGGAATTTGGAGACTCTAGTAGGACTTGAACCTACGATGATAGTTTTGCAGACTATCGCCTTACCATCTTGGCTATAGAGTCATATTAAATTGTGGCTGGCGGGATTGGCTACCCGCAATTGATGGTACTGTGGCTCTAATAATCTACACTAACGCTGCAATACGTTACACCTTTCGCCTAGGACTCTTGCCACCATGTGGGTACATTCAGGATGTTCTCACGCCTCGATTATTAGTTTAACCACGCTTTCCACATCGGATTATTGTCTTGACCGCCTTTAAATTTGGCTACAGCCACGTATTTCCAACCCTATAAACCCCATACTTTGTTCAAGCAGCTTCCGCAAACTTAGGTTAGTAAAATTAAGGAGGATTCGCACTTGTCGAGCGTTGATCCAATTTCTCACCTTAATTTAAGTTTTTATCTGTGCTGTCTAACGTTGACAAGTTCCAATATTTCACCACACAGATTTTTAGAGGGAATATAATTTACCTACAAATCCCGACATCTAAACACATTAGCAATTTCCACTATCCAATGCCAAACTCAGTCAAGTGTTTCGCTTTCACAGTGGTTTGTGTCAGCTAGTTTAAGCAAAACTATCTTTTATCTTGATATTAAAAACTTATTAACTGCTTCCTCCACCTTATCTAATCCTTCTTCAACTGGTATATAAGCATCAAAGTTATAATAATCTAAATCTGTCTCACTTATATGATTCTGCTGTTCTTTTGATAATGGACTTACTAATCCTTTTCTAACTACTCTTACAGACATTTCTTCAAAATCTGGAGAATTCATTATATTAACTTCATTCCTAAATCTTGTATCTGGAATGATAATCACATCATATTCTCTACCGAAAGTTTTAATAAACTCTCTTATAACATTAACCCAAACATCTAGATTTACATTTCTACCTTTGTCTGTACCAATTTCTTGCCACTTTGATCTATTTTCACTAGTCTTTTCACGTGTAGCTCCGAAATAATTTACACAACAGTCTTTTACGTAATCCGCATAATGTACTATTAATACCTTTTTACCTTCTTGTTCTAGACTATTTTTAATCATCATTGCAATTGTGTCTTTCCCTGACGTTGCCTTTCCCGAAATCTGCATTATTAACGTCACCTTAACTAACCTCCACTTTTATATTTTATCTTTCAAAACGTAAACATCTAGTTTCCTTACTCCAAAATCCATAGCATCTGATTTATTATTCATATACACATCAATACAATTATTCTTTATTGCTCCTCCTCTATCTTCAGTTATAAATATTCCTTCATTCGGGTAATCTTTAAAGTATGGTATGTACACTTTAGTTCCAAACGGTATTTGTTTACCTGTTGCTATTGTTCTCCATTGCTTAACATATTTACCACTTGCAGTTACTCCAAACGCAGGATCTGAAGGTTCTTTATCACATTCATAAGCTGTATAAGCAGTAACTTTCATTCTTGATTTTTCAATTATATCAAATCTATCAAAGCTACCTCTCGATGCTAATTTTACTTCTTTCTCTTTTATATTTTGCTTTATTGGTGTAACTATTGGTTCTTTTGCTTTTGGAATATCTAAGGATTCCTTAACTTCAATATTTAATTTAGGTGCTGGATTAACTACTTTTTCGATACCATTCTTGATACTTTGGAAAACTAGCAACGATGCTGCTGTCAATATGATTGCTATAATAAATGAGAATCTTTTTAAGTCACGTATTCTTATTCCGTATTTTCGATTTGTTTTTAGAGATTTGAATATTAGTTTTTTGAACATTACTTTTATCCCCTCCCTTCATTTAAGATTATACATGAATCATTTGCCAGTGTCAATAACTATTTTATATTTTAGTTCTATTATTTTTAAATTATTACTCTCTCAAAGTCCAATGTCTCAGTATCTATCATCCAACCTCTTAATTCATTTCTTTCGTACCTACAGGCACAATTAAATATCATTGTCTCATCTATTTTATCAACTCCAAATGCCTCATGAATATGCCCGCATAACCATATTTTAGGTTGCTTTTCTACTATTATTTCCCTTACGCTCTTACTACCAACTTCTCTACCATCATTGCACTTGTCCAAACATTTATATGGAGGATCATGAGCAACTACAATTGATTGATTATCTATCTGCAATTTACTTAATTCATAGAATATTTTATTTTCATTAGCTTCTCTATTAGTTGTAAATGGCGTAATATGCACTAATTCAAATGGTACTAAAAATTGTTTTGTGTAGTGACAATTTGGCAAATAACTTAAATCATAACTGTCTGCTTCAAGCCAATCATCGTTCCCCAAAATATAGTATGTTCGATATTTATCTGATTGCAATATATTTAATATATCGTATAAGTCTTGTTTTTGTTTTTTACCAAATTCTAATAATGTTCCTCCCCAATTTTTCCCACCAATATCTCCACAAATTATTAATTCTTCAATATCTGATGTGTTTAAAAATTCTTTAAGGCTATGTGCAATTGTATGATTGCCGTGTATATCACTAGTTGCAAAGATTTTCATTTTTTATACCCCGTTATTACTCAAATTTTGATTTTCTTAATAAATCGTATTCCTTTTCAGGTATCTCTATCGCTTCAGTTAAAACTATATTATCAACATTATAAGTTTTAATTTTATCTTTATAATCATGTAAAAATTTAATGTCCCTGTATTGACAGCTGCATATTCCTATTAATTCCCTATTTTCCTTTACTTCTTTAAAATATTTATGCATAATTTTTACCTTTCTATTAAAATTGCCGTTTTATATAATTATTTTATTTACTTCGTACTGATTAAAAATTGACGAATCAATATCAAAAATTTCATTAGAACAATCACCAATCCAACCATGATGACAGTCTGACCACCTCACTGTAAATGTAGCATCGTTCCCATCAATTGTTTTACCAAATAATTTGTCACCATCATAAATTAATTTTTCATTTTTATCATAATAACCTGTAGCTTTTCTATCCATATCTCTCTCCTTTATATGAAACCGAGATTTTATTTACTTTCTTTTATTCTTACAAAATATTCTTTACACAATTTTTCTTCACAAGGAATAGTTTCAATTATTTTAAGCCATTCATTATTGTCATTCACCTTATCTTTATACTCTTTAATTAGATCATAAATAAAGTAAAATCCCTGTGCCATCCCAAGCATATAATATTTATGATCAGATGATTCTTGAAATATTTCTCTATGTATTTTTTCTGCTTCAGTACGTTTATAATAGTTTTTCATTTGCATCATTGGCTCTATATTCATTCTTAATAATCCTCTCTATAATATCAGTCTTTTATATATTCATTTACACATCCCTTACAAGTTGACCTGCTACATTCACCACAAAAATTCCTTGAGGATTCCATCCCACTCCGCCGCCATGACATCCACCTACTTCATCAACAATATCTAATTCTTGTTCAAATATTTCATTTTCCATATTATCTCCTTAAATATGCTCAAAATAATACCATTCTACAAGCCATTTTAAGCCACTTTTATTTGGTAGGCTGTATGATTTAACCTGCTGAAATTATGTGAATCATTCAACGTTAATAATAATCTCACTTTTACAATTGCAAAGTTCTATATAATTTATAATATCAAACGATTCTTCAGGCGTAGCAATTAATATATGTTGGTCTGGCAATTCTAATAATTTTCTAGCCAATTCATGTGAATCCATTTATATTTTCCTTTCCTTAATGTAATGTTTGATTCAAATTATTTGCAGTACTTTAATAAAATCAGTTCTATTAACAGATACCTCTCTATCTCCAATTTTTAACCATACAATGTCTTTATCTTTTGTAGTTTGTATTATTAATTTGCTAGTAGAAAGAACATTATAGCTATCACTCTCTAATTTTAGTTCCATTTTAATATTCATATTTGATTCTCCTTTCTACAAAAGAAATATTTTAATTAGTTTTTAACCAAGGTGTCGGTATTTTATTTAACTTATCAAAATTTGGTTCATATGTTGATAAAGTAATTTCTTTCATTTTAGGTAAATAATTTTTATCCATATATTCTGAAATTATTTGACAAGCTGTAGCCATTATTTCTTCTTCATCCATATCGTTTACATATGTTTCTACCATAGGCAGTAAAGCACATTGTAATCGAAATAAGAAAAATTGATATTTATTTTTAAATTCGTCCATATAATCCTCCTTGATTTGAATCAGACTATCTTTTATTTACAATCTTCACAATATACTTCACCATTCTTTTCTATTAGTGCTTCATTTTTGCATATGTAGCTCCCACATTTGCTACAAATAACTACTGATGCTTCTAATGATTTTACTGCATCTAGCGGATCATCATAAATGCCCTCAGTAATACTCTCTGGATAAGCACAAAAATTTGCTTTATATCCCTCTGATGAAGAATCTGAATAATAAGTCAACTCTACTCTCATGTCAGATTCTTCATTTATTCGTAAGATTAATTCATGTAAGTTTCCCATAATTCCTCCCTAGATACTATTTCTTGTCATGTTTTACTCGCTTTCTCAAAATCCTCAATTGCTTGTATAGCTTCTTCTTTAGTACAATGATATTCTTCCATATAATACATAACTGAAATCATAAAATCATTATATTCTGGTGAATATTCTTTCAACATTGATTCATTCATATAATTTCTCCTCTACTTAAAACTATCATTTATTGTTTTTATATTTTTCATATGTAAATGATTTTTTATTATCCCAATCTTCAATTAAATCAGTTCTCATCTGCATCATAGTTCCTTGTCCCCAAGCGATTCTACATAATATATTCATATCCTCATATTTCAAACAAAAATGATAATTTTCAAATGGGTTATCTTCATCTATGAGACACTTGTGTTTATCAATAGCGTATTCATAGACATCTCTAAACAACAAAGTGAAATCTGCTTCTGAAAACTGATAATTTTTAGGAAAGTATAATATTTCTTCATTATCAATGAAGTTGTTTTGTTTTAAATGGTTATAAATACTATTCATAATATTGTCTCTTTTTTGTGATAAACACAGCTTATCATTTTCGAGTTGCTCTATTATTTTATTCATAGTCTTTATTATTTCTTCACCCGCCAGTTTTTTCATATTTGCCCTACTTTCTTTAAAATTACTATTTTATCATAAATTTCGTTTTTGAACGCCTACTCTCGTAAGGGTTACAAAGTTGAAAAAGTCTAACATTTCATTATTGTATATATTTTATGGGAGCTACCATTAATTCTCGATGTATAATGTCATAAACTTTAGAGTGAGTGATTGATAAAAGGATTCCAATGAGAATGTCAATTATTTCAACTTCCATATAAGCTTTCTTAGTATCAATAGTGGCATAAAATATAATTTTATTAGTCTTAATTTCATATCTATTTATATCAATAGTGCTGCATATATGTATAAACGCACAATTCCTTATAAATAATTTTTGATAATCATCTTCAAAATCTTCAATATACATAGATATAACTTCATCTATAAATGCTTTATAATTCATTTCCATAAACACAAACATACCTAGATTTTCGTCTTCACATTTTTTAGCCTCTAAATACTTTTTGTATTTGGGATTATTTTTGGCAATCATATCTGCTAACATTTGTAGCTCACTTACAGTGAGTTCATTACTTCGGTCAACATTCTCTTTCATTTCTTTCATATTAATTTTCATTCTTGTTCTCCTTAATTTTTATTTGAAATGATGCTTTTATATAAACATTACGCCATCCTCTTTGTGAATAACAAAGTCGTCATTTAACATATTGAACCATTCTTCCTTTGTGGCTTTATAACTAGCAAATGTAGTTGCGTTTTCTTCACACCATTCACACAATTCTTCAAGTGTTTCAAATACTGGTGACGACGGGCTACCTTCACTCGTTGTTTCCCAAAGTTGATAACCTTCGCCTACAGGTGGTTCAAATTCTTTCCAGTCATCATGAAGTTTTTTTATTTCATCAGATTGCCAAAGTACACCTGTGCCACCACAACATTGACATTCACCATGTATCCCTAATCTTTTTGCTCTTGCTTCAGCGCATACCCAATGATTTATACTATCATGCCCCATTGTCTTTCTTGCCCATGTGTTTATTTCTTCTGCGGTTGGAATATATCCATTGTTAAAAGGTAGCCAACTATTTCCGCCATCCTCTATTTTTTTCTTAACAATTTCTCTTTGTTCATCATTAACTGGCACTCTCGTAAAATCCATAAGTCTTCCAGCATCAAGCAGAGCTTGAACATCTTCTTGTTCTAATTGATACATCCATCCTTCTTTTCCATCTGTTCGTAAATGCGTATACCAATCATCACTTAATCTTTTTGTTTCTGGATTTTGTCCTGACCCTTTACAGGATTTACACTCCATAGACCTGTATGGATTTATATATCCTTTCCATACTTGCCTTAATGGATAATCAAAATTCAAAGGCACTCTTTTTAATTCTCTTCCCATTTTACTCTCCTTAAATTTATTTAAAATCTACATATTATATAAATTCCTCAATATAACTCCTATCCTGCGTGAATATTGGAATATCTTTATCAACTACCCATTCCTTTCTTTCAATTTGACCTTCAAAATATAAATTGCTTTCTTTTCCACCAATCATAAGTGGCTTCTCATTTTCTTTTATGATTGTCTTTTTAATAATACATGCTCCACGTTTTTGATATGTAGGCAAGTCATTAAAATTTATTTCCTTTTCTTGAAATAACATTTCTTGAATTTGATTGCAATTCAGATTCTGAAGCTGTTTATGTGAAAAATTAGCCTGACCAACCATCTGAATAGCATTTCTAGTTGCGTCTTGTTGTCTCCAAATAAAAGCGTTACACACTTCTTCTTTTGGAATATTATAGACTCTACTATCAAATAGTGCAGCATTAATTCTTTTTGAGTAAGTCATAGACTGAGTAACAGTGTCATTATTAACTTCATTGTCTAAAATATAACTATCAAGCTTATTTTTAAATGAATTATTAAAAGCCAATGTAGCCATACTTGCAGATACAGAACACATTTTTTGTACGTTTTTATCAAACCATGCCTCGGTTGTAATATTATCATAATCAGTAAGCAATAACTGTATTTCATCGCTTTGAGTATAAGCTATTTTACAACCCATGATATTTTCACAAAGATATCTCGCTGTTTCCCACATTGTTTGCATTAGTATCATATCAAAAGGCTTCTGAAAACCCCTTGTAAAAGAACTAAAGCACTTCCCATCAATTCTAATGAGTGTTGGCGTCCTTCTAGTTAAATATCTCCGTTCAATATTTTCATAATCTTTCATGCGGTCTCCCAATAAATCATTTTTCATACAATCCTCCTTTATGGTGATATTTTACTACCCCAATTTTTATGTTCTTTCTTATGACATTTTCTACATAAAGTAATTCCATTTTTAAATTCAATATCAATAATTTCAGGCTGTTTAATTAGCCACATATATTTTTCATCGTTATTTACAAATGATAAATTTGTTTCTTTTAATAGTTCTTTTATCAATGTTACAATTGGTATAATATGATGTGCGTCAATTTTTTCTATACTTCCACATTTTATACATTTATAATTATCTCGTTTATAAACATTCTTGTACCAATTTACATTTCTATGTATATAACCTTTTACTCTTTTTGTTAATGAAGTAACGCCACCTTTCCATCCAGTAGCATTTATACCAATTTTATTTTTTCTACTAATAGACATTTTATTTTTTGTTTCAATAGAATGTTTTTTCTTATACATTCCATTATTTTCTTTGCTTATATCTCTATCCTTAATTGCTTGTTTGTATTTATTACTGTTTTTTATTTTATTACTTAATTCTATTTTTTTATTTTTATCCCAATACTCTTTTGTTTGTTGAGGTTTCTGAGATATTTTACAAGCACATGAAGTACAATAATCTTTATCTTTGGATTTTAAACGTTTTCTTGACCTTTTTACATTTTTAAACGTTCTTTCAAATTCTGTAAGGCAATTATCACATATACAGTTTAAAATATCCAATTCTCCATAATTTTTAATATTATTTTGCGAAATCATATTTTCCTTTCATACGATCACCTAAATTATCTTTACTCATTTTATTTCTCCCTTCGTTAAATATATGTTTTATTTAATTCAATCTCTTGCAGCAATTCTTCTTTTACATCATTTCTTATTAAGTCTAATTCATCATGGTCAGAATAATGAGTTAGCACTCTTATTATATCGCCACTTCTCGTAAATAATTTTTGAGTACCATTAAATTTACACCAATACAAACCGAATGTTTTTCCAAAATCATTAGTGAACTCTTGAAGTATTGTTAAATCAGTTATTCTTTTCATTATTTATCCTTTCATTGAAATTAATCATATAATCCTATATTTTTATGTATAGCATCTCCTACAATTGTATATATTTCTACAAGTTTTTCGACTATCTCATGCCCTGTAATAGCTTCATCTGGTCTGTACTTAGCAATTCCAGAATCTAATCCATGAGTTTGAAGAATTTCTATTACATTATTTGGCGAATACAATGCATTTAAATCAACACCTTTTAACTTCTCAATAATTTCCTCTGTGTCCTTTTTTATATATTCATTTCTAGTCATAATTCACCTATTTTTTATTAATTTATCGTATTTTTCTTTGCTATACACCTACAACCGTAAGGTCTACAAATTTTATTTCCATTGCCTACGGTTTTAGCAATATCTTTTCCCGTAAGAATACAACATTGTTTAAACCCATAATCATACTTTTTTAGAAACTTACAACATCCTCCATGCCAAATGTCATCACAATATTTAATTTCATAATCTGGTAATTCTATTTCCACCATCACTTTAGCCATAGCGATTCTCCCTAAAACATTCATTTTATTAAAATTCATACCTTCCACATCTAATTTCTTTATACATAATATCTTTATCATTATTATTGTTTGTATAAAATTCTTTAGTCTTTTTAAATGCAGCCAAAGAATAAAAATTATCTGTTTTACAAAACCAAACGTCGAAATAAGTATCGCATTTATACACTACGGAAATATCTGTTGATATATAAAATGTCTGAGTCTCTTCATCAGGAAATTTTATCAATACCCCATCATCTACTTCTAAAATCAATAACTGACTCAGTAATTCCTCAAATTCTTCATTGGTTTTATATGGCTTATCATCAATATCAAAGCCCGAAAATCCATACATTACATCATCAGTATCTTTCTTTATATTCCTTAAAGCATTTCTCCATACCTCGGCTAGTTCTTCTGTTTCACATATAATTACCGTATTTTTGGTTAACTGTGGAGCTTTGATTTCTAAATTTCCAATATTAAAATCTATTTGTTCTAACATAATTTCACCTCTTTTAATTTAATTACTTGCAACTTGATTTATTAGATAAGTCATTCTATCTAGATGCTTATCTGGTCTTATTTTAGTCTCAGTTTTATTAACTTTATTAAGTTGAGATACATTGCCCCATTTATTTAATACTTTTGGAGTATATTTTCTGTGTATTTGCCTATCATTTAATTGCCTGACGCTATATTTTAACTCAGATATCTTTGGCTTTATTGCCGTAAGATGATTTATGAAATTCAAAGCCTCAATTTCATTTTTAACTTTTCTTCTTTCAATCATTATTTCTTGGATTTGTTTTGAATATTTATATCCACTACAAGCATCCATTCCAATATGATTTTCAATAAAATGCTCAACATCAGATCTTTTTCTATCACAAATACTCAACTGCTCACGTAAATCTAAGATGTTTACATTAATATTTTCTGAAAGTTCTTCAATTCTTTGAGACAACCTATCTAATACTCCAATAGCAATACACATTTTAATCACTCCTTTTATATTTTAGTTTATCATTGGTACTTAAAACCTTAATTTTATTTTCTTTTAAACTTAATATTTACTTTTACCTTTTTTTTATTTATGTTTTCGACAATATCGTCTATCAATGTTTCTACTGCTTCTTCTTCATCTGCACAAATATCTGGAATACAGAGTCCATCATCCATTTTATATAATAAGCATTCAGCCATTAATAATTTACTGTCTTCGTCTGACAATAGATAATGTTTGCATTCAACTCCTGTGTAGTCAATTATAATTATCTTTATAACTTCATCTGGATAATAGCACAATTCATATTTCTCTGTTTCATATATGGTCATCACCATCTTGGTTTCCATTTCTGAATATTCTTGCTCATTAATTTGTTTTGTCATCTTTTTGTTCTCCTTTTATATTTTCATTAAAAATTTTGCACCTGTATATTTCTTTATTATGTCTTTCACATTTTCAAAATAACATTTTACACAATTTTTATAAGCAGTATCATATAAAACTATATCTTGTATTATATTCTCGTCATCTACTTCTATATACCCCCTAGTCGCTCCTAGATATCTAATTGCATAATTGTTTTTACAATTGCCACTACATAAATAAGTACCACCACTGGGTTTTAAATGTTCAGTATGATTGGGCAATAAATAACCGTCCATCTCTCTAGTTAACTCATTTATCAATTCATCACAATTTTCATATTTCTTAATTGTAATAAGTTCCATCATTCTTTCTCCTTAATTTCCATAAAGATTCTATTTCATTTTAAAATCTATTAATAACTTCCTTTAAATCCTTCATATCATCTTCTGTCAATATAATTTCTTGAAATCTATGAGTTCCATGTCTTAATATATACCATATAGTTTTAAACCTATTTTTAAGTTTCGAGAAGAAACCATGTTGTTCAGAATAAAAGGCATCAATGCTAATATCAATATAATATTCTTTTGGTTCCTCACCATCAAAAAGCTTTCCAATTCCTATAGATTCTGTTCCACAATCACACTGTATTACTATTTTAGTATTGTTTTTGTCTGTTAATATCATCGTTTCTCTCCTTTTTAGATAAGTCTTAGATTTTAATTAAATTTGGATTATCATGTATATTTCCAATTATTTCTGTTTGTTCTCTTGTAAAGCTATTATTTTGTATATCTCCCAATGCAGTTCTAAATTGATGAAATGGTGCTGAAAAATAATCAATATCTCTAACTACTACAAATCCTCCATTGACATCTATTACAATCCATTTTCTTTGCTGTTCATCTTGTAGTATATCTCCAGTGTATATCTTATTTTCTTTCTTATCTTTAAGCCTTACATACTGTCCTACTGTTTCAGAGTCTACTTCATTCCAAATAAAACTATCTTTTCCTAATACTTCGACAATATAATATTTTTCTTCCACTTCTACTAAGTTTCCAAATACCATTTTGTTAGAATTAATTGTGCCTTTATCTATGCAAATGCCTCTAAACTTTATCTTTCTCATATGCCCTCCAATCTCAATAATACTCGTATTTGATTTAAATTTCACTACTGAATGAAAAATCAGCTTCCCATTTCTCGTCACAGTCATCACATTCAAATTGGCACTTCATACTATCCTCAGACCATTCATACTCTCTATGATTGTCGCTTCCGCATTTTGGACATGGAGCTATTTGCATATTGTATATCTCCTCATAGAATTCTCCGCTACTGAAACCGTCTGAAAGATCTGGACTATATTTGCTTATGAAATTTAAACATCTATTGCATAAATAATAGTTATTAAATTCCCCTTCATACATTCCAGATTCATTATTGCAGCTCTCGCCAATTTCAATTTTTCTACCACAATACTCACAAATATGAACTTTTCTAGTCTTTTTAATATTTTTACTATTCCAAAAACTCATATCTTTACCTCACTTTTATATTTCACTTTCTTTCTAGTATTATATTACCAAACTTTGGTTTTGGTGTCAACATATATTTTATATTTTAGTTAATTGAATTTGAGATGATTAATCAATCATCTCAATAAACTCTGCCTCGGTCAGAACAGGAACTCCATCCTTTTTAGCCTTATCAACTTTTGAAGAAGATTCTAAACTTCCTTCAATCAAATAATTAAGAGATTTTGCATATCCAGAAGCAAACTCAGCACCTAAACTCTCAAGCAATGACTTAATCTGATCCTTTTTGTAATTAGCAAACTTCCCTGTGGCGTATATTTTCTTACCCTTAAAAGGATTATCTGATGCAATGGCTTTAACTTCTTCTTTGTTAATTGTAATATTATCCAGTAAGAAAACAGTGTGAATATAGTTTTTCTTACATTTAAAGTATTCAATAACTGATTGAGCAGTTATATCTCCAAAATCTTCAATCTTAGTTAAATCATAATTATTATTTATAGCACTTAAAAGCTCATCAATATCATTATTAAAGTGTTTTGATAATCTCTTTGCTCCGCCAAGTCCAATTTGACTAATCCCTAATGCATATAAAAAGTTACACATATCGATTTTCCTTGATTTATCAATGGCAACAATTAGATTATTATAAGATTTAACTCCAAAGCCATCCATTGTGACTATTTCTTTCTTATATTGTTCTAGTTTAAAAATATCAGTGAAGTTTATTAAATATCCTTTATCAATAAACTTTTCCAATGTGGCTTCAGACAATCCTTCAATATTCATAGCATCTCTAGAAACAAAATGGACAAACTTCTTTAATAATTTAGCATAACAATCATCGTTTGTACAATACAATACCTTACTTTCGTTTAATTGCTCTATAATGGTAATACCACCACATACAGGACAATGTTGAGGAATTTTTAACGTATTACTTCTAGTCAGATTTTCTTCTATCTGTGGTATTATCATATTTGCTTTATATACAGTAATAATATCTCCGACACCTAATTCTAATTCTTCCAGTATGCTTAAATTATGTACGCTTGCTTTAGTTACAGAAGTTCCATCTATTTCAACAGGTTCAAAATTTGCTACAGGTGTTATTGTTCCCGTTCTGCCAACTTGCCAGTCAATATTAATCAATGTAGTTTCTTGTAATAAATCCTCAAATTTATAAGCTATACTGTGTAAGGGATGGTGAGAAGTTTCTCCTAATGAATTTGAATAAGATACTGAATCAAAACTTCCTACTACTCCATCTATTGGTAAATATAACTCTTCGGCAGTAGATTTCATTAAATCAACATAATATTTACTAAATGAATCCGCTACTCCAGATATCTTTTTGCTAATTATAATTTGAAACCCTAAATTACTTAACCAGTCAAATCTAGCATCTTTAGAATCAGATAATTGTTCATCACATTCAAGAATATTGAAACCATAAAAATAAACTTGTCTTTCTGAACACATTTTACTATCAAGCTGCCTTACTGATCCTGCTACAAGATTTCTAGGTGTTTTGTATTTTTCACCTTCTGGCAATTTTGAATTAATATCATCAAAATCATTTTTATGTATTATAGCTTCTCCAGTTATTTTCAATTTACCTTTAAACGATATGGTAAGTGGTAAGTTTTTAAACACTTTAGCATTATGCGTGACTATTTCTCCAACTTCTCCATTCCCTCTAGTAGATGCTTCAATCAAAGTACCATTGTCATAATCCAATTCAATAGTTAAACCATCCGCTTTGAGCATTAAAATTATATCTCTATTTTTTCTCCAGTTATTTAATTCATCTATGGACTTAGTTTTATCTAGTGACTTTAAAGGAATAAGATGTCTAACCTTCTGGAGTTTAGATATAACTTCATATCCTGCTCTTTGTGTTGGGCTATTTGATAATATCAACCCCGATTCTAACTCTAGAGACTTTAATTCATCAAACAGCTTGTCGTACGTCTTATCCGTAAGAGTTGGCTTATTAAGATTATAATAAGCATTACAAGCTTCATTTAGTAATTTTACCAATTCATTAATTCTTTCAATTTTATTCATATTGACCTCCATTTTTATATTTTTATTAAATTTAAAACTTAAACTACCGTAATACCCTTAAACATTGATAAATTGCCAGTAATCTTTTCGCCAACCCTTAAAAACAACCCCGATGGCTCATTATTAATTAAAAACGAACCAATTAATAATTTTCCTTTGTAAACTCCGTCCCAAGTATTAATTTCTTCATCTGGCATTTCTATATATTGCTGATATATTTTCTTTTGATTATAGTAATAAGATGTATCATCTTCTATCAATTCGCCATCATTGATAATTGACACTCCTCCTCCCTCTCTGCCAAAAATAGGTTTTGAAACATAGCCATCATTGAATTTATCCGAAGTAAAGTATGTTGGTAAGAAATGTCTTTTAATAATAATTAATTCTTCTTTCGAGAATACCGAATTTTTGCTTTCATACAATTCCCATATAATTGCCATAATAGCTTTAGATTGCATAATAAAAGCCGATGGAGGATTGATAATTTTAATATTACCATTAATTATATGATCAATAAACATTTGTCCTATCTTTTTACCATTTTCATTTTCATCGACATCATCACAAAGATACTCAATTGGATATAAACGATATAAGTAGTTTATTCTTCGCCCGTCTGGCGTAAAAATACCATCTTCAGCAACATATAATTCATCTAATGGTATGTATTCAGTGATATGGTCACAATATTTTTGTATAAACTGTGTTGTTCTTTTATCTTCTTCGTGCCATCCATAAGAGGTAAAAAATATAGTCTCATATTTTGGAATGTCATACTCTTTAATTATTTGTTCCCATGATTTTTGAATATTTTTTTCAAGATTATTAAAAGATTCATACCCATTTTCTGCACAAATCATTTTATTGCATATAGAAGTTTCTAAATATCCAGTTGGAGTATCACAATTGACCTCAATAACTTTTATTTGATTATCTTTTACTATTAAATCCATTCTTGTGAAGTAACTAAATAATTTGCTATATATTTTACTTAATTCCATTGTTCCTATGGGTAATCCTAATTTCTGAAGGTATTTAAAATTATTAAATACGTATTCGTATGTTTTTTGATAGATATTACCGATATCTTTTGTTGCTTGATTAATATTATCCCATAATTCCTTATTCATTTTATAAACATCAAAAGACATATATTGATTCCACTCATCATTTTCTAAAAGACTTCCCCAAGTAAAACCGTTTAAAATCATTTTATCATTTATTTCTAGCCATTTTTTTAAATACTCATTATTGTTCATTATGAAACCACTCCTCCGTGAGAACTGCCGATACCTGTAGAACCATGTGGTGAAAATATACCGCTTTTTGTTGTAGTGCTTTTCCCTGAATTAATAGTATGTGCTGGAATAACAGTAGTTCCATTTCTTTTACGGTCTTTTTCGTCATCTCTTACTTGTGGTGAGCCACAACCAGTAAATAACATTGTAGTAACACCTAAAGCTGAGATAAGAGATAGCATTTTTTTATTTTTCATTTTCATAATTGTTTCTCCTTTTATATTTTATATTTTAGGGGTAAATAATATAGGTACACCTTTATCATCAATTAAAAAACATCCATCTTCATTTTTAATAATAGAAATACTATATTTATTTAATAACGCTTTAAACTCTTCTAAAAATTCACTGTTAATCATTTTCTCTCCCTTTTTATCAAAATAAATCTGTAAATTCCATTACCTTACAACCTTCAAATTCTGCTCCCTTTTGTGTCTTATTTGCTTGTAACTGTTCTTTTTGTTCAATGAAAAAATAAGGATATTCTAAATATGTTTTATTATCCAATTCGTCAACATTAAAACCTAGTGTGCTTACGTAATTAATTACTTGCTGACACTGACTTTCATCTGTAACATGTATTGCTACTTCTCCATTTTTGAAGTTTTCTTCTAAAAACCTATTATTCATGTATTTTCCTCCATTTTATATTTTATTTTTAAATAAAATCTGATTTATATTAAATACCATGGCTTAATTCTTTGAAATTCTCTTGGGGTAAAAAATGTTACATAAGGCAAGTCGAAACCTTCCATATAAGCCTCATCCCACGTTCTTTTACATCTTGGATGATATCCGTCATCACTGTAATATAATTGCCCATTTTCATATTTATATGGAATGCCCCATTTAGTATAAAATAATTTGCTGTGATGGTTTAAATTATTTTTTAGTTCTGTAAATTTAATACCAAATCCAACGTCTATCTTTTCTATTTCAATTCTTGCCTTTTCTAATGCATTTAACATTTAACACCTCCTAAATCACTATAAATTTTAGTGTTTATTGACTTTTTCATACATTTCCCGAAGTTCTTTAGCGCATTTTTTACAATAACATGGTACTGGATAACCATTCTGCCAAACAATATCAGGAGATTCTTCTAATTTACATCTAGGACATTTCATATTAATCCTTCCTTTCCAAACGAAACTTAATTTTCATATACTTTTCTTCTCTTGTTTTATACTACGTTTCGGATGAACTACATTAGGAGTAAATCCTGCTTTAATCAAAGCATTATTCCATGAACCAAAAAACCGTAAAACTCTACCAAGAGTAAGTTCATCCACATCATAACAGAATGGCACTCTGTTTAATTCTATGTATTTTTCTTTTATTACATTTAATGCATCTATTTCATTGTTTGATAATGGTTTTTCTTTTAATAATTCTAATCCTGCATTAGATAATGCGTTTTCCCATGATCCAAATTTATCAATAAAAATAATGGCTTTGGGGAATATCATTTCTGTATTATGAGGACTTCTTCCTAATTCTTTTGCTTTTAATTTGAGTATATTAATCAAATCTTCTTCAGTTAAACTTTTTAATATAGCAGCATTAAAATTAGTTAAATGTTTAAAATGCAGTTTTATTATAATTATTTCTTCTTCGCTATATTTCTTTAATTCATTATTTTTAATCGACTCTTGTTTGAAATACTTAAGTATTTTCTCAGCTTCTTCATTCATCTAAAATCACCTATTTATTCAAGGTTTTAATATACTTTAATTATACTAAAAATCTCATTAAAACTCAAATTTGATATTAATTTACGCACCAATATTGGCTACCAATACTACTTGTTCAACATCAATATTAATTTCAGTTACTTTTAATTTAGCTTTTTTAAAATCATCGCTACTCAATCTTGATAGTATTTCTGCACTCGGCTCGTCTTTAGCAATAACTACCATCTCAAAATCTTCACACCAACTTGCGTTATCTATTCGTTCAATTTTAAAACATTTCATTATGCCCCTCCTCATTTAAATTAAATTCAAGTTTCATTGAATTTTAATAATTACATTACCATCTATATCTTTTAAAGTTATACCATTATTGTCTTGTATTAGCTCTCCATTATTTGTTTTAGATATTATCGAACCTTTAAATGTTTGATTATCATATGTTTGATTACCATATTTTTGCTGTATATTATGATACGAATATATTCCAAATATAATGAAAACAATTAATATAATTAACATATTTTAATACTCCTTTCTTAAATTAAAATTCAAATTTGATTTGAAAATGCTAATATATATTTCATCCTTGCAACTTGTAATTTTAATCCTTTATCTAAATTTTCCATATTGTTAAATTTATCATAAAGCTCTTGCACTTTTTCTAAAGTTAATAAAAATCTTTTGTCGCAATTTACTTTTATACCTGTCTGCATACACAAACACTCACATAATTCCGTATCACCTCTATTAATAATGCCTAATAATTTTACAGTGTAAGTTTTGTGATGTTCGGCATATCTAGCTTTCCCACTTATAAATACATCAAATGCATAAACTGCGTTTAAGTATAACTTATCTTTATTTCTCATATTCCACTCAGCTCCAATTAAATTTCATTTTTTAAAATACCCAACAATTCTTTCAGCATCTTATTATTTTCCTTAACCATTTCATAAACTTCTTCAACAAATAATTCCTTTTCTAGCATTGCAATATTATTACTTTTCTTTCTCAATCTACTAATAACTGCAACCAACTTACTTTTATATGCTTCTGGAGTATTTTCAACCTTCAATATCTCTTTTTCTTCCTTAACTTCATACGCATACTTAACTAATCTATCCCATTCTTCATATGTAAACATCTTTTCTACTGCCTCAATTGCTTCTTTATTAATATATGAACCATCTGATTCATTTCTAGGTTGAATATTTGCAAGGCTTCTTCTGGTTTTATACACACTTATTCCAACCATTTCAGTCTTTTGCTTCTTAGTTAATCCATGTTTCCAGACTGTGCGGAAGTCTTTTTTGGTTATTGTAATTGATTTTTGCATATGTTTACCTCCAATATTTCAATAAACGAGAGAGTTTATTCAATTTCTAATTCTAAAATAGTAATATTTTGATTATTATTCATCATAAATATTGCAAACGTTTTAAAACTATCAAAAGTTTCTTCCCATATTTCTTCATCGTTATTAATATTATACTTCCATTTCATATAAACTCGCATACTATATTTCTCCATTTCATTAAAAGTTTCATTTTAAATTAACTCACTAAGCTATCAATCTTTTCTTGTAGCGTGGACAAATCTTCTTTTAGATTCTTTAATTTTAATATTTTTTGGTTGATTTCAGTATCTAACATATTTTTAACCTCTTCATTAAATCCATCTTTATTAATTAATTCTTTCAAAAATCCTTTTATAATTTCTGTCTGAGGATATCCTTTAGTAATATCTTTAAACTCCCAAGACTTAAAATAATTATTAACAAACATATTTTCTATTAGCTGATAAACTGCATCACATGCTATTGCATTATTGATTTCTTCTTTATTGTCTAAGTATATCTTTTTTCTAAAAGATTGCTGATCATAGCCTAATCCAGCTAACCACTTTTCCAAAGGTTCAACTTTTGTAATGCATCTATAATCTTCATCTAATAAATAAGATACAATTCCATCAAAATATCTTCGTCTTACATTTTCAAATCTTTCAAACATCCAAGTCTCAACATCATCACATATACTACCAAAAACTTCATCATTAAATTTTTTCTGCAATGATTCAATGGTTTTTATAGTTTTATCAAGCACCAAATCTTTTGTTTCTTCCATATTGTCCTCAAAATCAAATTGACTTCTATACATAGTCTCCTCCTATTAAAATAATACTTTCATGGCAATTTATAAGAATATACCCATTTAGGGAATTTACCATCTTGACATAATCCTGATCTAACTCCATGCGCCCATCTATGTAATAATCCTTTTTTATTCATTGTTAAAAGTAACTTTGATAATTCCTTACATTTTGGCGCACCTAATCCTATAAACTCAAATTTTGTATTATATTTATCAATAAACGCATTAACAAAATCGTCATCTAATATATCCACAAATGCACAAAATTCTTTTGATTTTAAATAATTTATAATCCATTCCTCTTTATCTGTCATGCCATCGCCTCCAATCAAATTTACTTTTATATTAATGTCTACAATCTGGACAATCATCGTAGTTATGACCATGCTCACACATTGCACTTAAATACTCTTTATACTTACATTGCCATTTTTGAAAATGTATAATGGCTCTTCTATAAAACAAATTAAGCCATAATTTCTGATACCATTTTAAGTTATATCCATCCCAAAAATTTATTCTATTCATCCAATCTGTCCTCTTTTCTACCTAATAAATAATCAACCGACACGCAAAAGTAATCCGCAATCTTACACAGCATAGTCGTATTGGGTTGCCTCTGCCCTTTTTCATATCTATTAATCGTTGGATCACTAACTCCCAACATAATGCCTAATTCTTCTTGTGAAATATTCATTTCTTCTCTTAATAGCTTTAGTCTATCGCCTTGAAACATAATTTTCTCCTCTTAATGGACAATCTTTATCTCTTATATCTTCTACTCTATTCACAAATTGTTGCCCAGATACTGCTCCCTTTATTTTGCAATAATATCTATCGCTTAAAAAATAACACTCTCCACAATTTTTAGGTAACTCATCCACTACGATTTCTCTTATTTTCATATTGCCTTACCTTTCTTAATAAACTTTCACTTTTATCTAATCCCTATATGTTCGATTGTGTTTCCGCATTGAGTACATTCCACAATCACTTGTTTTCCACCATCATAATAATCCCAAGGTTTAATATTTATCTCTTTGCCAGATTTTTCAAGGTCAATTGAATTATCATATTCAACCCGTTTTATTTTCGATTTTGCTCCGCATTTTTCGCACTTTATAGTAAATCCTTTATCCACATTCTCACTCCCAATCAAATTTTTCTTTTATATAAACTTTGATTTTCCACTTGCATATACTTTAAAAATCTATCATATATTTCATCTTTTACACTATAGCCAATTTTAATTGCTGCAATTAAAGTATCTTCAGTACTTATATTCAAACTTTTTGCTTGTTCCACTGTATTATGAAAAATTGGATCATTTTGATATAATTTTAGCAATTCATTATCATTTTCTATTATTTCACTTATATCTCTCATTTTATTTTCCTCCATTTCTGCAACCCTACTCTCCGTAAGGCTTCAAATTAATATTTCCATATAAAACTGTGATTTTATGGCATTTTATATTTTTCTATTTCTCTTAACATTGGGATAAAATTATCATCTATTTTGGTTAAAAATTCATCCCTAAAATGCTCTATTGTCATATCTGGTGTTATGTATCCTAATTCTAAATTATGCTTTAAAAATGCAAACAATTTATTAATGAATTCTTGTAATTTTTCTGAGTTTTCCATATATTCCTCTCCTTTCTAATTTTATAAAATATCCTTTTCATTTTAATCACTAATCAACCCATGTTCCAGCTTTAAACCTTTTAATCCTGTTGAAATAATCTTATGAATTATAGATCCCTCAACCTCTCCTTTTGCTTCTAAAACTGTTTTATCCATCTGTTCATTAAAACTTTTGGCTACAAAAGGAATATTAGACCTAACTTCTTGCCTTAACATATTAATTTCGTGTAATATATCTTCTCTATCTCTTTTTGTTAAATTCTTTTTATTGTTAAGTAGTATTTCTGTATTAGTAGTTAATTGATTTAATTTTAAATCCAACTCTGCCATTCTTTCTTTGAATTCGTTTTCAAATCCTTGACGCTTATTAACACTAGGACAACTTTCTATCTCTTTTTCACCTAGATATTTCAAAGTAACTGGCACTCCATCCCCCTGATTTAACGTTGTGATTGCTTCGGCAAACTGATTACTAGACATTTCTATTTCTATATATTTTTTACCGCCATGATACCAATCCCTATTTAAATGTCTATCTACGCTTCCTTCAGCTATTCTTAATCTAATTGTATTTGAATGCTTAATGGAACTACCGAATAAATTCATTCCCTCATTACAATTCACTCTACTAATTTGAAGCATTGCGTAGCTTTCGTGCTTATCTGTAATCCTATCTTCCATAATTATCACCCTCCATTTTATTAAAAATTATAAAATTCTTTTACTATTTTTATGCTGTTTTTTATCTCGTCTGTTAAACTACTATTGTAAGCATCATAGTCTAATAATTCTTTTATATCTTGCAAAAAATAATCGTCTACCCATATAGCTTTTTCAATTTCTAATTCCGCCTGTAGTATATGTGGAGATCCTTTTGTTTTTGCTAAAAATTTTATAGCAGACACTACATCTTCGCTATATTTTTTCAACAAATAGTTTCTTGAATCTTCAAATTCTGAATACATTAACAATCTCATGCTATCCTCCATCCCATAAATCTATAATTTTAACTTAAATATGTTATACAATACCAAATTCCTATAGCTCCTATTAAAGTTATCAGCAATCTCATTAAATCAATGTATTTTTCATCTACTTTTAATTTTTCTAAGATATTATCCTTAATTCCAATTAATGCTGTAAGTAAAATTACGATTACTATTGCGATTGTCATTATATCTCCTTATTCAATTTTTCTATCTTTATTATATCACCGCAACCACTACATAGCTTATAGAAAATTACCACTCCTTTCTCCGAATTATACTTAATTGTTTTGTTTGGCTCAGTTTCACAATCTGGACAAACAAACTTTTCATCTTTTAATATAGCTGATTTAGTTATTTTTGTTTTTGTATTTTTAATCATTGATATATCTCCTCTTTATTATACTTTTATATTTTATTTCTGTCAAGCAATAATCTCCCCTTTATTCTATTATATGTAAGAAGATTATCGCCTATACTTTATTGAATAAATTCATTGAATATTTCAGTCCTAATACTTGCGGATTCTTCGTCACTATTTTTTAGCATCTCCAATCTAATATATTCCTTCGCCAAATGATTGCCTTTTTTAGCCAAATGCAATACTTCAGAGTCAAAATCGACACTTTCTATGTCCAACCCTGCAATTTCCATTACCGTTATTAACCTCTTTTTAAACACTTCTTCCATGTTATTCAACATTCTGTTAAAACTACAAAATGCTCCTTCCATTTTTTCTATTGCTTTCGGGGTTGTAATCATTTCTCTTACTGCCTCTTCAAATAAATTCATACATTGACCTCCCTTTTGTATTTTGGAATTTTTATTTTGTTACATTTTATTACAAATATGTTGACGGTTTACACTATAATAGATATAATGTTTTAGGTTTACTAATACGACAAATAAATGTATAATTACAATAACAATCGTATTAATGATGTGGTGTGAAAAATTTCTTACTTTGGATTTGTTTACAAATTAATATTACCACAATCATTAATATAGTCAATAGGTTTTTATTAGTTTTATGAATAATTTTAATATAAGGAGAATATAATGGCAACTAACCGAATAACCACATTAAGACTTAGCAAGAAAATGGAACAAGAAGATTTGGCGAAAATACTAGATAAATCCCAAAGTTCGATATCTATTTATGAAAAAGATATTAGAAAAACACCAGTTGAAGTGCTTGAAAAGCTTGCAGATATGTTTAGTACAACTGTAGACTATTTATTAGGCATTACCGACATAGAACAAACGCCCGATAATTTAATAGGAATGAATGATGTAATAAAAGTACCCATTATTGGTACAATTCGTGCAGGAAGCCCCATTTTCGCACAAGAGAACGTGGAAGATTATTTGCCTTTACCAAGAGATCATTCAATCAATCATAAAGACAATTTCGCTTTGAGAGTGATAGGAGATAGTATGATTGAGGCTGGTATACAACATGGTGACACATTATTAGTAAAGAAGCAAGAGTGGTTAGACACAGATGGAGATATAATGGTGGTAGTAGTTAATAGTGACAGTGAAGCAACTGTAAAGCGTATGCACAAAGATAAGGACGGAATAGTACTGCAGCCAGCTAATAAAAATTATCGACCTTTAGTTATAAATAAAAAAGATTTAGATAGTGTAAAAATACTAGGTAAGGTTATTAAAATACTTCTTCGGGACATAAAGTAAAAAGATGCATATGCATCTTTTTACTTCCTCTTTCTTATATATATTCCTTAATATCTTTTCTTGTCTGATACTGATATTTTATATCTTTTCCAAATCTTTCATTGATTTGTTCATATTCTGCTTTTTCTAAATCTCTACCTAGTTTAGCTTTTAATTCTTTTGCCATTTGAATCATTCCACTAATCCATATATTTCTAGGATTCAAATGAGGATTTTTATAATCTTCAGCTATTCTTTTTATCCTATGGTTTATTACTATAGGGTTAAGCTTCCCATTATTATCTCCATGTATTGTTGGTCTAACAACATAACCAGTATCATGTATAGGCATATATTCTCTCCTGCTAGACGTTCCCTTGCCGTTATTTGGATAATATATATCTATATCTAGCGCATCTTTTATTATTTTAATAGTATTGTCTTTTACTTCTAAGATGCGTTCTGTACCATCATCTCTTGTTAACATTAATAAATTTCCATCAACATCTGTTTCTTTTAAATTTACTAATTCCTCAAAATGTACTCCACTCACTCCTTCAAACAATAATGCTATTAAAACTTTATCTTGTGGATTTTTGCAAATGTTTAATATTTTATTTAATTCTTCTTCATCTTTTATAAATCTTTTTCTTTTTGCAATTTGATTTACATATCTGTCCATATTGTTGGAATTATACTTATCAAATAAATTAATCTTTGTGTCTAAATATCCATGTTGTATGCAGAAAGCTACGTATTTTTTCAAATAACTTCTTTGAGAATTGGCTGAATTTGTAGAGCCTAATTCCAATTGATTCATTAGCATTGCAACTTCATCATTATTAAATTCATAAATGTCTTTATTTAATTGACTCTCCATACTATAAGTTTTTTCAAATAAATACCTTACCATCTTTTGAGTGCTTTTAGCATAGTTTAATGTAGTAAATCTTTCTTTTAATTCTTTATTATACTTTAACTTTTCTTTTAAATTAATACTCATTATTTTTTACCTCCTATTATATTGCTTTAAAAAAATCAGATATATTTTTAATATCTTTTGGCTTCAACTCTTTTTTAGTAATTCCTTTTCCTTTAAGTGTTTCTGCGTCTATCTTTTCAATTTCATCTATTTTATTTTTTAATTTATCTCTCCAGTTTGAATCTCCTTGAAACTTAGCGAATATAGCTATATATCCTATAAACATATTTTGTTTATTCATAATACTATTATCTTGAAACTTTTTTATATTATCCCTAAACACATCTGGCTTTAAATATATTAAATAGTCAAAACATTTATTCAACCAATCTGCTATAATGTCTGCTTCCGCTCTACCAGAATATTTGAAATTACTTTGAATTGCCTTAGTAATGATTTTGTTTTCTACTAACGCTCTTCCTGTGTCGATTAATATTTTATCAGATACAATTTTACCCTTCATATCACTATTATCATTAATGCTTTTAATTATCATATTTTCAAGAGAATCAGTATTCATCTCCGCCTTATCATCCTCGGACATATCATTTCGTTTAAATGACTGATATATTAGTTTTTTTGCTTTCTTTTCATTATACCTAGTAATATTTACACCAAACTTATACTTTAGGTTTGGATTAATTTCTAATGCAGTTAAAATACCTACAGACCTATTATATCCATCTACGATATTTAATTTACCAGAAATTATTTTTAACATTTTGTTTTTATCATTATATCTCCATTCATCAGTGCCATCTACTAATAAATTAAGAGATAAGTTGTCATTTGCTATAAACGTACCATTTAATAATTCTTCACTGATTTCTTTATATGATTTCGGGTTAGGCTTAATTTCTTCAAATATTAATCCATTTCTTTCAATTTGATGCATTTTTCTTTGTGTTTCAGGATTATATATTATAACCATACGATTATATAAATCTGCAATTTCTTGTACAGTTAACTTCACATGATAATGATTGTCGTTCATTTCTTCTGCATCTTTAAAAATTATTGGGTATTTATCTACTTTTTCTAAATTTTCATAATAATCTACTGATTCAGCTTTTTCTGAATCTAAAAAATAATTATCTGGATTTACGCACTCTTCTTCTGTAGTCATATATACAGCATCAGTAAAATGATATAATAATTTTGCTTTTAGAGTTCCAAGAGGAATGTTGTTATTTAATATACCTATTACATTACCTTCAATAACCCTTTCGCTCAAAAGCTCTACGATTTTTCCCCTAATATCCTTATTTTTATTGTATTTTTCAATTAGATAATACAATTCTCTTTCCAGCTCATATCTCTCTTTTTTCATCTTGGTCACTCCCTGCTTTTATTTTTATATTTTTACTTTACTAATCTATCATATTATACACAATTTGTCAACACTTTATACCTGTTAATTTTATTTTTTAGTTCATGTTAACTTATTGTATACAATAACATCCTCTTATGTGCATCATCATCGTGTTTTTATTATGTTTTCATATTAATATCTTACCATGATATTATATGTCTTGTCAACGTTTTTTATGTTATTATTTTATATTTAACTTTATTATATTAAAAAGAGGCTTCAAAGCCTCTCAATATATTACTTATTCATATTTTCCTTTGCAAACTCTATCATTCTTTTAACCATTTGTCCACCTATCTTACCAACTTCTCTAGCCGTAATATCTCCATTATAACCATCTTTTAAGTGTACTCCAACTTCACTAGCGACTTCATACTTTAGTGAATCTAATGCCTTTTTACTAGCCATATGACACACCTCCATATTTTATTTTTTGATGTTTAGATAGTATTTGCGATTTTTATAAAATAAATACAGGGATAAAATTAGAAGATGTAATCTAACCATCTTCTAATACTTCATCTCCTTTAAAATAAGGCTCTATTATATCTGTAATTTCTAAGACTTCAAAATCTTCGTTTTCAATCATTGTTGGATATTTATTTTTTACAATATTTATTGCCTTAATCCTGTTTTCAGCATATGATACTAATATATTAAATCTTGGCTTTTTAAAACATATTACATATTTCAATTATTTATCACATCCCTCCATCTAACACATTTTTCTGAATAAAGTTAATAAAGTTTTCTTTTGATTGTTTTGGATCATTTGGATTAATTGCCTCACATAATTCGTGCCAAATTATCTGTTTTTTAGATATATTTGATGCGAATTCTATCAAATTGTTTTTTGCCTCCATAGGATTTTCTGTGTTTAATATTGAAACTAAGCTCCACCATGAAAAATACAGTCTGTGAGGGTTATCTAACGTGGCTTGTAGTGTGTTGATTTGTGCGTTTAACTGATTCATAAACAAAAACCTCCAAAACTTTATTAGTATATGTTGATTATATGTCATAATTAATCATATTAAGTCATATTCTGTTCAAGCGGTATATTTTTGATTGTGAAAATATTAAAAATTGTCGTTTGCATCAAAAAACGTGCAACATGCAACAAATGCAATATATAAAATAATGTCGAATAATGTAGTTTGTGTAATCTGCAATTGTTTTATATTTTCATTTATTCGTGCAAATCGTTATTTAAAACCACTAATCCCTCACCATGTAATTTAGCATCTGCTATTTGCTTTTCTAATACTTCAACATAACTAACACCTTTATTGATCCTTCTGTGTAGTGCATTTTCCACGTAAGGTTGCATTATTAGTAGTTCTTCATTATCTTTTATATGTTAATTGATTCAATATTGATATCTCTTGCTGCCATCTACTATTTGCAAATTCTAATTTAGTCATTTATTTTGCACCTCGCTTTTATATTATATTTTAGTTTTAATAAATTCGTTATTTCAACACAATTCTTTAAAACATTCTTTAAAAGTATCATTAGAAATTTCTATCCATCCTAATTTATCAGATTCAAGTCTTACTTCTCCGCCAAGGAATCTATAATTTTTATCTTCGGGAGTATGCCATATGGTATTTTCTTTTATATTACTTCGTTTTTCAGTTTCAAAACCATCTTCATCATAAATTGGTACTACATATGCCTTTATGCACTTATATTCACTCATGTTTCATATTTCCTTTCTATTCCCATTTTAACTTTTGCCCACACTCACAAATGTTTAATCCTTGCCAATGTTTATAATATCCATCTCCTATACTTTCACTTAATTCTGCTCTACACGATGAACATAGAGCGGGACTCCATGGCTTTATTATTGGATTAGTTGGCATTTGTTTATTCAATGCCTCAATGGCTAAATCAATATGCTCTGAAGTTCCATAATAACCACCATGTTCGTCAATAGCTTCCTTTTCACTTTTTAGTTTTTCTATAGCTTCCATAATATCCATATTGGTTTCCTTTCAACATAAAATCTATTTTTTGTTTAATTTATCTCTGTAATTTATAAAATCTTTTGAATTAACCAACTTGCTATATTCTTCATTATTCATTTCAAGCCAATTCTGCAAAGTCATTCCTGTGAATCTAATATGCCATGTCAATATTTTAAATTTTATATCATCATTCATAAAATCACTCCTTCTGAACCTTGTATCTCTTGGTGCTGTAGGGCTTAAATCACGACAAAATACTGGTTTCATCGTGTTTTGTCATACATGAAATAACCTCTAACTGCCTTTTTAAGTTTACTTTTAATATTAATATCTTCATTTCTTTCCTCTAAATATAAAACTCGGAAATTACTTAATTTTGTTAAGTCCAATATTTCATATATTTCTTTTTCAAAATCTTCTAATATTATATCTAATTTATTTTTGAAATCTTCAAACGTATTAAATCCAAATATAAAATCATTAAAACCGCCCGACTTATCATAAAAGTTAAATCCAAATAATAAATATCTAAATTCAGTATTCATATAACTGCCTCCCTCTTGTTAAAATGTTGGTTTTACTTTAATTTTTCTAACGTAATTGCTTCCTCTTTTAATCTTTTTACAGTTGATTCATAGCTCCCAATTAAAAATTTAAGTGTACTCAATCTGTCTATAATAGCCTCATTTTTGGTTTTATGATAACCTGAAATATCTTTCTCTGTGTCTATTTCTTTTTCCCGTATTTCACCATCATCAGTTATCTGAAAATATAACATTTTTCTCCCCTTTTTTAAATGTTGGATTTATCGTTTAATAATATTTATCTTTAATCTTTTGCATAAGTGGTAAATAATCTTCTTTCATGTTCTTAGTGAACTGTAATAAATCTATAATAGTCATCTCTGGTTTTAAATAACCGAGTTTTAAATTATGATTTATAAATTCTTCCAATTGTTCAATATTTTCTATAGGTTTTTTCATACTTATAATACCCTCCTCTCGATCAAACGTTAGATTTATTCAATTATTAGTTATCTTTAAATACATCTTTTATTTTTCTATGGTAATCATCCAAAATTCTTTCTTGTTTTTTAGTTAATTGGTCTTTAGGTATTTTTTCAAGTTTTATCAAATCGTTTAAAGTATACACGCCTCTTAATTTTCTTATTATAAATTTAAATAGCTTACTTATATATTTAATAATTGATATAAATACCTTTTTGATATAATCAACTAGTAATCCAATAATTACACCAACCACTAATAAAATAATATCATCTATATTTCTACTAAAAAAATCTATAATAAACATTTCAACCTCACTAAATAAATTATATGAAATCCCATTTCATAGTAATATTAAATCATATTACATATGTCTTCTTCTGATTCAACAATTGGCTTTACTGATTCCCATGCTTTTAACATAGCTTCTTTAATTTCTTCAACTGAAACAAATTCTAAATATTTTTTAACTGTATATTTATTTCTACCTGCCGTATCTAATATTCTATACTCATAATCATCACCATGAGTGATATATTGAATATTTCTTTTTCTCTTTGGTAATAGCCCTATACTGGTTATTCTAAAATTGTTTGTATAATCGCTAAACCTTATATTTATAAAAATTTTATCGCCATTTTCTCTTTTAATTTCATGATCGTAATCTTTATACATATTAACCTCCATTGCCTCAATTTTACCATAATAATACTTTCAATCAAATAGATTATTCATTTAAAGTTTTTCCATTCTTACAGTTCCACACTTAGGACAGGAATATAAACCTACCTCTGTTATACAACTGTTATAACCATTATCCCTATCTACAACAAAACTACCTTTAATCCTTTCAAAATTTTCACTATTTTTATCATTATCGGAATCATATTCATCGTCCCAATAATAATTCTTTTTATACCCACATACACATTTCAAAACACTTAGCCCCCTTCTGTTATCTGTTATAATTAAATATTATTTTTTATTTTATTCATATCCATAAGCTTCCCATCCATCTTTCTGATGAAAGTTAATCCACATTACATATGCTGGCTCATCATCACCTGTTAATCTAATTCCATTAATGCTTTCTTCGTCTTTATCATACATATCAGATTCTTCGGCAGTTAGCATATGTAGAGGCATATAACTATAAACATCATCTACTATATACCATTTTTTATAATTATTAGAAACTACAAGTATTGGTTTATTTAAATATTTATTTTTTATATCTTGTTTTGAAAGTTTAATTAATATATTCATAAAGTCCTCCATCATCTGTTACCTCAACATACTATTATTGATTTCAATCCCATCTCAAATTCTCTACATCTTGAAGTGGACGTGCTATTAATTTATAAACATCTTCTATAATTTCTATTTTAGACATTGTATCTATATTGATTATATCTAAAAATTTTACCTCTGCTAAATTAATTATAAATGGACTAAATGTAAAAACATTAATATCTTTATTACAATTATCTTTTAATAACTCTACTTGTTTAGCGGGGTGAAACCTATCCCAATTTTCCATATTATTATTTGGCACATAGTATACGTTTAAAGAAGTGTATATTTTCATAATTAATTCCTCCATATTTTATTTCTTGATCCTCAACCCATTTTATTATATATCATTATAATTTACGTCACTAAAACGTGATTGGTGACGTAAACTTGAATCTGTTATACTAAAAATCATACTGGAGTCCAAACATATCCATCGTCATCTGTTACTTCTACTAAAACTTCTCCTAGCTCATCAATATTTCCCCAGCAAGCGAATGCTCTTGTTATATGCATATCTACATCTTGCTGACTACATTCTTCATTATAAACCTCTTCACCATTTAAAAATCCTTCGACTCTTGCCAATTTTATCAACCCCTTTTTACTATCTGTTTTCATTTTTTAAATGCTATTATTATATCTTTGTTTTCAAATTCTGATTTGTTAAAAAGTTCATTAATTATATTAATAATATCAGTTACTAATTGATTATTTAAATCATCCATCATATTACTCCTTGCAATTATATTTGAGTTCTGTTATACCATAAAACACATCATTTATATTAACACGCTAGTGCCATCCTAGATATCCCTAATGCCATTAATATATGCTCAACTACCACATTGACAGACTTAGGATTATAATTTGAAAAATCTAGTACATACTCACCAATTGCATACTGTTTTCCTGATACTTCGTTCATGTTGCTGATTTGTTTTAAATCCTTATGTGATACTTTAATCTTTATTAAATCAGATAAAAATATTGCATCTTTCTTAACATTAGCTCCCACTTTAACTGGAGGCTTAAATTGTCTAAGAGTTAAATATCCATCAAATGTATTACTAGTGGCAATATCTCCATATCCAAAATAAATTATATTATCTTTAATCATTTTATATCTCCTCTCTGTTATCTTAATAAATCAAGTCTTTCATTTATTTAACTGCTTTTCTAAAAAATTTACAGTCATATTATAATAGCCAGATGGCTCAGTATATTGCATACAGTCATAATCATTCTGTAATTCTGCATATTCGAGAGTATTAGCTATATTTAAATCTGTCAGTATTTTTTCTATCTTCCCATTTAATACCAACATTTTCCCTCCAGTGTTTTCACGTTGTTTTAAAAGTTTTAGTAACTCTTTAGGTATTTTATTCTTCATAGTCTCACCTCTTTCTGTTATACCATAAAATAGTTCTTTTGTTTTATTTTGCTAATAATTTATCCACTTTTTTATCAAAAGCAGCGTTCATTTCCTCTCTTAGCTTTATTTTATATGTTGCTTTTATCTCATCTACTATTTCTTTAAATGCATCTTGAATCATTTCTTCGACATCACTGGGATCAAACAAATATGTATCGCTTCTTTCTAAATCATCCCTAAATTGTTCTATTATTATTTCTTTAAAAGCTTGTTTTAGTTCTACCTCATCTTCCGAATTAAATATCTTAGCAATATTTTTCATAACATTCTCCTTTATTATATTTTAGTTATGTCATATTTCAAGCAAACAGTTCTTTCATATAGTTTTAAATAATAACCCATATTCGCTTAATTTTATATATTCTTTTGATATTATCTTTTCATTTTCTTTAATGACCTTATAAAAACATTCGTTAAATATATCTCTATCTTCTAACCATGTTTTAAAATGCTTTACAGCAGTCATTCTTTCTGATTCTGGATACTCTGCTCCTAAATCTGTTATATGAGTATCTGCTTCGAGAACATAATAAATTTCTTTCCCTAAATTATCGTGTTGTTCCGTATTCATTTTCACAATTTCATCTAGCATACCAAAATCTGGATCACCTAATTCAATTCTCAATTCTTCTAATCCTTTTGCTTCTGTCATACTTATGCCACCTAATAAAGTTAATATTAATTCTTCCTCTTTTGTGTTATATGTCTTCCACATTGGACTTAAAACTCTTGTAAATCTATTCAATAGATTCTCGGTAGACAATTCAGCAAACATTCCAGAGTCAGATAAGAAACAATATAACTGACTTACCCAACGATAAACATCATTTGTTTCCACGTATTGGGCTTCACTTCCAACATATTTTGCTATCATATACTTTAATATTTCAATCCTATTCAACTCTATTTTATTAGCTTCTAAATAATCTGAAAACCAATTTTTAGAGAAAAGAATTATTTGCTTATCAAGTTCTGTTATCTCATGTCTATTTTTATACATATCCGACCTCCTGTTATATTATTTTTTTGGTTAAAAATAACCTTTTATTTTGAATTACATTTAATACATTTAATAGGTAAATCTGTTTTAAATCTTAAATTAATACATTTTGTTTTATCAGGTGGGCAATAATTTATATGTGAATTAATTAAATCCTTTATATAAAATATATTCTCAGATTCTTTACAGTTTGGACAAGTTAGTTCTCCCTCAAATTCAGTATTGCAAGTCTCGCATAATATCTTATCATTCAATTAAATCACCTCTTATATGGACTTACTATTATTCAAAATTAATCAACTGGTCATATAATTGCTTAATACTATCTAATCTTTTATACAAGTTTTCTATTGGTATATTTTCAAGTTCTTTAAATTTACTTGATACAGCAAATCCAAAATACATTGCATCTATCACTTCTTTGTAAGCAAGTATAGCATTGTTTAATCCATCAATTAAATTTGTTAAATCATTAACATCTATATTATACTTAATCATTCTTACCTCCTAATCAAACAAACCTTTTATTTACTTACATGCTCATGTGTTGTATATCCACTTCCACACTTTGGACATATATCAGAATCGTAATTTCCATCATCGTCAAACTCATTCCCGCAATCTTCACAATGCCAAACTATTTTAGTATTTTCTAAATCAATCCCTTCGTGTAAATGGTCAACCATTTCAATTCCTCCAATCCCATAAAATAAACTTTTTAATCAATTTCTTCAAAATATTCATAGATTTCTTCATTAGATACCAATACACACGTTCCGTTTTCATCAGAATCTAAGTAATAACATTCATCGTCTTCTCTTTCTCCTGTGTATGTTTTACCTTCGATAAAATCTATTCCGTACACTTCAGGCTCAGATGCAAAAGTCTTTTTACATTTAAAATGTTTCTTGCCTTCTCTATCAAATTCAAACATTCTAAATTACCCTCCTTTTTATATTTTGCTTAATGCCTATTTAAATACTTGTTCCAGAAGCATAATTCCTTCAAGTAATAACTGGCTGCTGTTATAAGTGATCCTGTTATAATTCCTAGAAGAAACATTTAAATCACTTCCTTTTCCTTTTTTAACTCAATACTTTTTTTGTTTTATATTTTACTTTTAGTGACTTAACATAATATATCATATTGCAATAAATTTTATTCTTCCTAATCTTCTTCAATTAATCGAATACAATCGATGTGAAACATCCACATATTTCTTATTCCATTTTCATCTGCCCATGCATTTTCACCAATATCAAAATCAAACGCAACCAATGCAGCCTCTTCTCCCAAATCTTTAAATCCTTTAAATATACCTATATCTCCATCTTTAATATACGTATTTTGAATTGGGTACTTCTCACTACCAAATACTTTTACTTTAGCGTTAATATTTAACATTTAACACACTCTCCTTTTTTAATATATCTTATATCATTTTACCTTTTAGAGCAACTCTGAATATCTTTTTAATATAAACTAAGTTTTTTATTTAAAATTCAATCCATTTTGCATTTATCCCTGTTGGTAAAATACTATCTTTACAAGTAAATATTGAAGCATTCCATATATTAGTAGTCCATCCACATTCGTTATTCCAATATCCTTTATCTGATTTTACATAATAAGCTCCAAATTTTGCGTACATATTCGTACCTCCCTTTTATATTTTGTTTAAAACTAATATTTCTTTAAATTTTTAATTTACTGTTTCAATGAATTTTAACATTTCAGGATTATCATTCCATGCTAATATATAATTTCTTTTAACTTCTTCTACCCATTTATCTATATCTCTCGATGCCCTTACTCCTCCATATACAATTAAATATCCTGTTAATTGACAACCATTAACTTCTATTGCGCAAGTTGGAGCATTTAAAATAGATAGATATACATTTTTATTTCTTTGATTATAACAATATTCTATTCCTCTTTTACTATATTCTTCTTTTAATTCTGTGGCTTCCTTCCATAATGGTTTTGACATTATTATTCACTCCTTATATTTTATATTTTATTCAATAGAATGGGTATTTGATCAAATATTTAACCCTTGCTGTTATCGTTTAAAATTGAACCGCTTGCAACTCAACAAAAATACCTTCTCCTACTACACTTTCTTTACTATACCCTGTTTTTGGTGAAGTTCTTTTACTTTGTGTAGGACAACCGCAATAAGAAATGCACTTATTACCTTCATTATCGTTAATACTTGAATCTGATGTTATTACAAATAAAGAAGTTTGTAATTCATCATAAACAACACTACAATTTTTAGGACATTCTTTTTCTATTAGTTTCTTTAGTTTCTTGTAGAATTTAAGTAAATCTTCCATACATACTCCTATTTTAAAGCCCTACGGCTGTTATATCGTGCTGTTATACCTTTCAAATGCTTCTTCTTTGGCTTATTTTTTATTCCAAACCTTTTAGAATTCTTTTTCAAACATCATCATTGTGCTTGCTCTAATAATTTCTGAATTATTTTCCCCTACTAGTTCAATAAGTTCGTTTAATATTATATCACAATCAGCAAAATATTCTTTTTCCAGTTTATAATAAAATTCATCAAATTTGTTTTTTATATTTTGCGCCTTTTCAATATCTAAACCATATTGCAACATTAATAAATACATACTATAAGCCATTGAATTTAATTCTTTTTCATTCATTTTTTTACACCTCCTTGTTATACCCCTTAATACCTTTTCATGCCTTTTTAGACCTTTATATACCTTTTGTATACCTAATTATGTTTTGAAATGCTTCTTTTATTCTAAAATTGAACTGCTTCTAACTCAACAAATATACCTTCTCCAATTATATTACTTTTACTATGACCTGTTTTATTTGAACTTCTTTTGCCAATTGTAGTACAACTAGAGTTAGGAGAGCATAGTTGTATACCTTTATTTTCATTATCGTCAACTTTTGAATCTGTATTAATTACAAATAACGCAGTCTGTAATTCATCATAAACAACCCTACACTGTAGAGGACATTCTTTTTCAATTAGTTTTTTTAGCTTTTTATAAAATTTATTTGAGTCTTCCATCTTAATCCTCCGTATACTATTAAAATACTTTATTTATCTATTCTTTGTGTTGAATAGCTTGCTATTAAATTTTTAGCTTCTTGTGTTGTGTAAAAATGAATTGTAACTGTTAATAAACTATCCATAAATCTTTCATCTAAACTTGATATAATTAGTGTCCTAAATGCTCCATCTAATATTTCTATTTTTTCAGATTGTATTATAATGCCATTTCCATTTTTAGATACGCTATTTTCGCCATCTTTATTTATAGATAAATCAATTTGAAAACCTTCAACCTCTTTTATTTCTTCATTTTCGTTATATATTAATGCCAAACCTATAGCTCTATGATATCCGTCAATAAATTGGTTTAAATTTATATATCCTTCTTTAATAAGATTGAGATAATCTCTAAAGGTTAAAACTCCTACATATTTATTATCTTCAATTGATTTAAAATTGTTTAATACTAATTCTTTCATCGTGTTCAAGCCTCCTAATTTTTATTTAAAATTCTAATTTGGTTTAATCATTTAATACCCATTTTAATATGCTAATTTTAATATTGTTTTCATTTATCTTATTTTCGCATAGTCCAGCCATTTCCACATTTTGACTATCTTCAAATTCTTTTTTACGCTTTTCGTTTTTTAAATTATTAGAATTAAAGCATTTTATGGTTTGTAAAATTTCTTCTTGGCTTCTCAATATATCCACCTCGCTTTTCGTCTATCAAATACGGATTTTATTAAATTATCTTTTATTCTTAAACAACTCATATTCAACATATTTCTTTATTACATGTATAGAGTTTGGCTTTAAAACAGCCATATTTTCTGAAATTATTCCCATGTCCTGTAACATCTCATAAAGCTCTGTAGAATTAAAATCTGCAACATCTTTTTCTTTCTGTTCTTCAAATGGTGTACACGCCTCTAATATATTTTTATATGATTCTGACGTAAATTCGTTAAACTGACTTAAAAATTTTATCTTAGATGCTTCATTATACATTTTTATATCTCCTCATCAAATGCTGATTTTAATTACTATTATAATAAATCACTGGCAGTCTTTTTGATGTTTTTTGTTATTTTGATAACATTTTTACCTCTTAAATATTCAATATCAAAATTTAAATACTTAGTATTAAGTACGACATTTAATTCTTCGTCTGTTAAATTATCTAAGTCATATATACATGACTCTCCATGACCTAATTCTCTACCTTTTGTTACACTCTCTACTATATCTTTCAGTGTTCTCATAATAAAACCTTCTTTCTATTTGTTTTTTTAATCCCGATAATTTATTAATATTTGACCATTTTTAGCCAGAACGGTCAAACTGGTTCTGTTATACTATTTTAATTAAATCATATTTTCCTAAAAAGTTTCTAACTATTAAAGCTTCACAAGGCTTAAATTCATTATAATAATTATCTTCATCATCGTATTCTTTATTTGTCTTAGGCTCTTTAGTTAACCAAACTATATCACTATCTGCTGTTGTCTTGCGCAATTCTTTTAACTCATTTAACGCTGCCTGAGATGGACTATATTTAGTGTCCCATTTTGCCTCTTCTTCATAATCAAGGGTAAAATCAAGGAACTCTTTTTCTGCTCTCTCTATTACATAATTTTTATGTGCATATTGACCCAATTCAAGACAATCTTTTAAATATTGGCTTCCATTTTCTAATATCCAGTTTTTCTTCTCTTCTTCTCTTGTTGCCTTTTCTTCTTGTTCTTTTCTTTTTCTTTCTTCAATTTCATATTCCTTTGCTTTTCTTTCTTGTTCCTTCTTTTCTATTCCATCTTGTTCTTTATTTGCATATTTAGCCAAAAATGACTTTGATAATTTAGAATTATCAGGAAATATAAGTTGATCAAATCTATGGCTTCCATAATTATTGATTTCTAATTCAAAACTAGTCCAACTATACCAAACACTATATGTTGATATGAAAGGCTTAATACTAATGTCTGTTATTTTATATTCTAATTCTTCAGCTCTTTTCAACCATGCTTGAGTATTATCTTTTTGTAACTGTTTAATAATCTCTTCTTTTCCATTTTCAGCGAACCAGCCAGCTTGAGCATATCCCCTCTGTTCTTCTTCTGCTTTTTTATCACAAAATTTTACAACTTCTGCATGGATATGATTTACCAGTTCATTTTGATTATTCATAATAATTCTCCTTCTGCCTGCACATTACAGACTTTCAAAATTCATTAATTTTGTTATAGTTCCACATTCCTTGCAACTATAGAAGCTGTTGTGTTATGCCCTTTTATGGCTCATACACAAGCCATTTATTTTAAGCAATAGCTTTTAAAGCCCTGATGTCTTTTCTTATTCCGTCAACTAAAATCTTGAAGGAATAATATACGTTAGCCCTTGAACTACTGCAATATTGTTCTATTTGATATTTTTTGTTATTGAATTTGAAAGAAAAGTTGTTTGTCCAATTTAGTCTTTTGCTTTTGTTATCTCCATTCCAGAAGTAAGAATTTCTAAATTGTTCATGTGTTGAAATGATTTCTTGAACCTTTTTCGATGTGCTTAATACTTTAATACTCATAATTTTTCTCCTTTTAGGCTCATTAGCCTTTTTTATTTATAACAGCTCATTAACTGTTATTTATTATTGTATGTTAGTCTGTTTCAACTGTCAATATTAGTATATTACTATCATATGCAATTGTCAACAATTTTATTCAATCATTTTATATTTTATATTATTAATTTTAGTATTGCTCTATCAATTGCAATATATTAATACCTAAGATGTTAACCAGCTTTAAAGTCATTTCAAAGGCTATATACGTACGTTTTTTGTATTGCCTATACAAATATATTGTTTGTATGTCTATGCCCATTTTATCAGCTATAAATTGATTTTTAAAGCCTGATTCATCTATACATTTTGCAATATTTTTCTTTATGATTACAGGATCAATTTTGTTATACTGATTTATAAGTTCTTCTAATTCTCTTTGCTCTTGCGTTACTATGTTTATTCGCTTCCTTTCATATAATATGTGTGTGGCTGCCTGTTATCCTATTTTTATAGATTCTCTTGTAACTTTTTCTATATTATAAGTATAAATAGCACTATATAATTTTTTTAATCCTTGTTTCCATGCCTCAATTTCTCTTTCTGTTGCTTTATAACCTTCTGAATTTTCCATAATATTAATATCAATTCTTCCATCTTCGTCACAGCTATTAATTTCAATATCTTCCTCTTCTACTCCATAAAATTCTGTTATTTGTTTAATTAATTCTTCTATTGTTTCAGCTTTAAATTTAATATCTACAGTCCAACCTTGTGCAGTATCGGGATTACATCCATTCTCATAATTATCCTCTTCGACAAATTTTAAAGCCTTACCAGATTCAAACATAATATTTCCTCCTTATAGTTTTATATTTTATATTCTAGTAACTTAAAAACATTTCTGTTATACAATTATTTTAAAATCATGGTTTCATTAAGTTATTATCTTTCTTCTAAAATTAGCCGATAATCATTTTGATAAAATTCTTCAATACAAACCGCTACCAGATCAATTCCGTCACATTTGCCAACATAATTATCATACTCAAATAGTAAATCTAAAATTTCATCCTTGCTTAATTTTTCTATATCATTCCAAACCTTATTTTTAGCCATTTTTAACTCCTCCATGTATTATATTTTTAATTGTGTTATGCCTTAAAATTGGATTTTTATATTAATTTATATATTCAGTTCATATGAAGCAAATATAACTTGATTATATTTTTCTTCAACTTCATTTATAGAAATTGCTTTACATTCTAATTCTTTTCTTAAAATAGTACCTTCTGTTGGATAGTCTTTCTCTTTTAAAATTTCTTCTTTCATAACTACTGCATAAAATTTTACTTCTGCATCCATACTACAACTTAAAAGTTCCTGCATTAATTCTCTTACTTTCATTTTTAAATCCTCCTGTAATATATTTTTGATTCTGTTATACTACAAAATAGTAGTTTTATAGGCTTATTATAGTTCCTGTTCTTGTTTTCTTCTTAAAAATTCGGCTATAATCTTTTCAAATTCTTCATTGCCTTGACTCAATATTTTTATATGTCCATTCTATGCTTTTCAATTCTTTTATCATGTTTTCGCCTCCTGTTATATTGTATACTGATAAATTAACCATTTTAATGAAATTCCTTAATGAATTCTGTTATGTCAATTTCTAAAAAGTTAGCTATTTTCAAAGCCGTTAAAAAGTTTGGATAATTTGAAACATAATTCTTATTATATTGGTATAAAGTTTGTTCGCTTATTCCTGTTAATTTTGCTAAATCTCTATAGCTATATTTGCATTCTGTTATAATTCGTTGAGCGTTTCTTTTAATGACTATTTTATTAGTATTGTTATATTGATTTATAAGCGTTTCAATTTCTTTTTGTGTATAGTGTTTCAAATTATCCATATAGTTTTTTTACTCCTTTTATCCTGCTATTTCTGATAATTCATTTACTATATCGCATATATCCCCGTCATATATTTTGTTCAATTTTTCAAGTTGTTTTTTGCATTTTTTATATATTTTTTCTGCTGTCCTGCTGTCTGTATCATATCCACAATTAGAACAAAATTCCTCAAAACTTTCGTTTCCTGATACTGCGTCACTAACAAAACTATAAAAGGCGTTTAATATATCGTATTCGGTTTTTAGTTCTGGATTTGCTATACTTGCCCAAAATTCAAAAGTAATTTTTTGATTTGTTTCCGTATTGATAACTGTTATCATATGATTATTAAAGTTATTATTTGACCATTCAGCTTTTTTAGTGCCTTTATAACTTGCCTTAATTTCAAAGTTTTTGAATACTGCTTTATTTGTTATCTGTTCAATATTTTCTAATTTATTGTACTTCTCAAATATATCAATAATCTCTGTAATGGTTTTTTCTGGTATTAATTCAAGTAGCCACGAATTACCATATTTATAACTATTATCTTCATATAATCCAGCATCTTTCAACGCTTCACAAGCTGCCGTATAATCATATTTATTATTCTTTTTCCATTCATCAATAAAATTTTGTTGTTTTTCTGTTCCTGCCTTCATATCATTTAAATGCCATTTTTCCCATGTTTCAATTATTGTTTGCAAATCTTGCTTAGTAACAAATAACTCCTTATAATTATTAATATCTGCCGTTTCTTCTATGTTTTGACCACCATTCCCACAAATCGAAAGTGTTTTGTATTCTGTTATCGTTTCAAGTGAAGTTGTTATTTTTTGTTTGTTCTCTTGTTTAATAGTCAATTCTACATACATTTTTTTACAACTATTAGCAATACCAATATAAAGCTTTTTGTTATACATATTTTTCCCCTTATAACCTACCTGCTATAAAATAGTTCAGGATTTACGGCTTTTACTGCTACCCTGCAAGGCTTGTTATACCTTGCAAACGCTCAGGGCTTAAAGTCTATTTATACACGCCCTAACGTGTTATATTAATAATTTTGAATAATAAAGCTTTCATCGTCAATTATAATTACTATTGTATTTTGTTCCAATTCTTCAATACTTTCAATATCTGGATAACTATTTTGTAATTCTTTTAAATTCTCATATTCTGTATATTCACAACATAATGCAATTACATCTAATTCTATTTCTGTTCCTGTATCTTCCTCATATGATTCCAGATATTCAAATAATGCCTTTAAACCTTCATAAGTAAAATTATTAACTCTATCCATTTTTTTAAAACTATCCTCAAAGTCATAGAAATTAACTGATTTTTTCATAATATTTTTATCTCCTTAAAATTTATTTTAGAGTTTGTTTACTCTATACACTATACAATATCAACTGTTATACTGCAATATTGATATTATATAGCCTAACAATAAACAAGTGATAAAAGTTATATTTTATTAAATATTTTGATAGTCTATATCGAATCGGCAACCAAAAAAACCAATAGGTTTTGTTTTTAGGAATATTCACCTCTACAACTTTTTCAAAATCAATATTATACTTCTCCAATTCATTTTTAGTATATAATTCATTTTGTACTAAAATTGAATTGTCTGTTCTTCTCGTGTTATCAAATTCGGGCAATACTTTAAAATATGTCATATTTTCCACGCTCCTTATCTATTATATTTTATTAACTTACTTTTTCAATGTATCTTTGTTTTTCTTCATCATATTCGCAAGTTTCAATTACATTCAAAATACTATATAGTTGACCAAGTATTTCATTTAAGCAATATTTTAATTTTCCGTCTAGTATTTTTTTCGTTTCGCCACAATTAATTGAAATTTTATATTGACTAAAGGAATAAAAATATTCTGGCTCAAATAAGCAACTGTTAATACTCATACATTTATGTAATATTTTTCTAACCTCTTCAAATTGTGTTTTGTGAAAAACTTTTTTAGTTGTTGTTATATTAAATTGCTTTATTTCTTCAATCATACTTTTAACTTCATATTTGTTATACATGCTATAAAATCTCCTTTGATTAATATTTTTGGTACTGCAAGGAATAAACACGACCTGTTATATTGCATTATATGTTTTATATTTTAGTTTTATAACTGCCAAAAATTTCTATTTGTTAAATATAAACATACTATATTAATTAATATTGATTCTATAAAAATATATGCTATAATATTTTTGATGACTTTAAAAAACTTTTTGTTTTTTGGCTTGTTATAATTTACAGGATTATAGCAAGTTTTTTCTATTAATGCATATGTAGTCATTCCACTCCATATTACAGTATAATTATTATATATATCTTGCTTAGTTATAATGTAATTACTATATTCTTGTTTGTATTCATTAAGTTTTAAGCACCAGTATGTATTGTCTTTATCATCTTTTATAATAACATATTTAGGTAGTTTTTTGTCAAATTGACTTCCTGCAAATTCTGGTGCTTTTTCTGTAATTACTTGTATATCACTTTCATAATACATTACTTTATTTAATAGGTTTCTAACTATTTTAAAATCCATCGTTCGCACCTCCTAAGTCAATACTTACTTTTCTATACTTTTATTATCTCATACTTAGATTGATATTGCAATACTAATTTTATATTTTATATCTATAATATTAATATGCAAATACATTCAATATTATACCTATTCACAATGTCTATACAAGGTCATGAGAGGCTCATGGTTGAATGTTTATAGTGTTTATATGAAAGTATATAGCTAAGTGGTTATAATTGATATATGATAGCATTTCAGCTATTATAATTGATCTGGATATTAATGTTAACTTATTGTTAATCAATTATTGATTGTATGTTAATAAAACAGTTAGTACCAAGTCATAATTGTGGTTTGTATATACTTATTTTAATATGTTTTTATGGTCAAAGTGGAGATTAATTGAAAACAGTATAGTAATTAAGTAAAATATAATAGATATTATTGGGTAAAATTGATTAGATGAAGCAAAACAGGCTATTTAATGGATTAATGTTGCTTATGTACACTATTAACTAAAAATTGTGTTCGTGCAATTAAGGTATCATTTTAGATGAAGATATTTTGCAGGATTTATTGCATATTGTTTGAAGTATGAAGGATTCTGTGCAATTGTATTCTGATCATATTGGTTATGATTATATAACTATTATGTTTATATAAGTATATGTGAATGTAAGTAAAAACAGTTGGCAAAATAGCAGTATAGTTTTTAGTACCAGATATTAGTATCTGATAGTATATTATTTACAATTAATGTTGAATTGGTTATGTTTATATAACTATATTTTTAAGTGTTCACAGTTCGCTGCCTTGTTATAAACGATGAACAAGCACTTATTATCCAATTAATCCCATATATTAATAATATCCATATTATCCCATCTATTATTTTACCCAATAAGCACCAGTATAATATTCAACAAATCGCATATACTAATATATTAATATACTATTCAATTTTTATCAAATTTACTCCAATAATAGCAATGTTGGTTATAAGTGTATTTATAGCCAACTCTTAAAAGCCTTGAGAGAGTAATGGACGGGGCATAGTTTACAATATATTCAAGTATTATAATATCATAATATCCCCTAGCACTTCCACTCACACACCAAACTTAAAAAATTCACTTTCAATTTCTAAATTAAATTTATCTTCAACAGAATAATCCTAAAATAATCCTAAAATTATCATCTCACTAATTATTACACTAATATTACAACAAATCCACAAATAGCCCAATAATCCACCATTTCCACTCGTAACCTCTATCGACAAAACTCACTGATACCAACCATTACAGCCATTTTAAAATACACTAAATTAGCCTATATTTCCACCTAATCAACCTCAAACCCTACTCTCACAGCACCTAAACGATATCACCAATATTTCAACTAATTATTCATTTATTGGATTCCTAATTTTAACCAAAAATCACCTTCAACTACTACTCTATCTAAGGTTATATAGATATTTAATAATATTTTGGCGATAGACAAAAAGAATACCCATACTATAATCTATTTCTAAATTATAATATGAGCTTAAATTTTGATTGATGGGTAGTATTATTTTGTGGATTCATTTTTACTATTTAGTAATTGTATAATTAGTAGAAGAGAATAGTATATAAAAATTTAACCTACACTTTTACTTTTATTTATTAATGTAGGCTAATACTATTTATTGGTGAATTTAATATTAGTAATATATTTAGTGAATAATCAGTGGTATGTAAGGTTTTGAGCCTATAATAACCCTCGTGTCGCTGGAGTCTAATATAAGAGGGACGAAACCACCCCAAACCGCTATCAAACCTTAGAAACACTAATGTTTACAGGTTTAAAAGTCACGTAAAAAATCTGACTAATATGGCACTTTTCACGTAAAAAATCTGACTCACTAGTGCGTTTGAGGGCAATGGTTATGTAAACTAGTTACATTTATTGGAAGAATTTCTCCATTATGTTGAATATATCATCAACTTCCATTCCTCCAAATATAACTTGTGGATTTATGCAAACTTTCTTTTTAGTAATATCAGTATCACACTCTACAAATGAAATAATATTAGATCCGTCTTTTAACTTTATGTTTAATAAATCTTTTCTTAGTTGGAATAAATATTTTTCATCGTAATCAAATAATTCGGCAAGCTCGCCTAATGTAATAATATTTATTAGTTCTAAATTATTTTCAGTTGGGTTAATGCAAAGTAAATTCCATTTTAAATTTATATATGGAATCATTCTAAATATCAATCCCAAATGTTTATGTTTAGTGGCAGATACATTATTATATAAATACCTAATTGAATTTATATATAGTCTTGTGTAATCTTTTTGTTTTATATATGCTTTATGTACAGATACCTCTCCCTTAAAAAAATATTGTTTATTTAGATACAATTTATCTTCGTCCTGATATATTATATTTAAATTTACTAACTTGTTGTAAAATTTACAAAATGTTTCATTCCCTAACTTTAATACTTGGTTCATATTATTCTTATTTATAGACTTTGCATTATCAGATAACAACATTCCATTGTAGCCAACATATGTAGCCAACATTATTAATCTAGCTAAGTCGCACTGGTTTAATTCTTTATGATTACTAAATTCTTTACAATGTTTAAATATAGAGAATATAAATCCTCCATATTCATTAGTATAAGTTTGAAAGAACTCTTTTTTTTGTTGCTGCTCCCGCTTTAATTTAATTATCTCTCTGGTTTCATTTGTCGAATATTTAAATCCATCCTGTTCAGTGAACTCTTTAAGCTCTCCCGTGTCTGTATCTAAAACTTTTATAATTTTACTCATTTTTTCTCCTTTAATTATTGGTTAAAAGTATAGCCCAAAACATGAGCCATACTTTTATATTTTATTTCTATAATATTTTAGTTAAATTTAACACTGTCAATAAATTCTTTTCTTTCTCTTAACTTCTTTTCATCTGGATACCAGTCATCTATACCTCTCATAATACTGTCATAGAATCTCTTTTCGGTTCTCTCTATTTTACTAGCTTTACCATATCTCTTAAGGAATCTATATAAATCTCGTATGTAAACTCTATAGTATTTAATTTCTTCTTCGGAATTTCTATCCAAGAATTCATATATCTTTGATCTAGATTTTTCTACTACACAACTTACCTGACTGGTACTTAGCTCAGTGTTTAGTTTTAATTGTTCAATCTCATTATCATGAGTTGTTAGTTTAATGTTTGTATCATCAGCTAGTTTAAATATCTCTTTAATTAATCTATCATGTGATAGTAGTTGTGCTGAATGTATATCCAAAGTTTTATTAATACTATTGTTTGTTTTAACTAATGCCTCGTTACTTCTCTCTATTTGGGACATAAGTTTAACCATTAAATCTTCTATATTTCCATAAGAATTATTATTGTTATTATCAAAACTTCTTGCTGCTTCCATATTATTTTTCTCCTTTTATTCTTATATTATTTTATATTTTAGTTTATAGATACATTTTTAAATTAGCCTTTATTGCAAATGCCCACTGTTCTACTAATTCAACAGTTTTAATGTATGCTTTCTTTTCATTAGGTGGTAATTCGTTTATATGTCCAGCTAAATAAGCCAATCCACCAACTTGAGAAATAAAATTCTCAATCTTAGCACAGAACAGTATCGCATCGTCTTTCAGTTTCCTACTATGTTGTTCTTCTGGAGAAATATCGACCATAGATTTAATTTGCTTCTCTAATTCCCCCATCTTCTCAACTTTTACATCATATTCTCTTTTTAGTTTATTGTAGTATCCCTCATTATCTTTTATCTTTTGTTTTAGTTCTTCGTAATCTTTAGGAGCTTTCTCAACTGTAGGTCTTTCTTCTAGCTCCATCTTTAGTAATTCAATTTCATCTTGTAAATTGATTTGTTCTTTTAGTTTTGCTTGTAGTTGATCCTTTTCTCGTTCAAGTAAAGTCTTTTCTTTAACTAGTTGTTCGGTTTGCTTTTGTGTTAATTCTGGAATTTTATCCTTTCCAATATCCTGAAACATTTTCTCTTGTTCATCTGGAGATAGTTTAGCCCATACCTTATATGCAGTAGTAGCACTAAGTTGATCTGTCTCAACTAAATCTTGGAGTTCGGGGATTAGGGTTAAGAGTTTTTTGTAGTCTTGCAGTTGTTGTTGTGATATCCCAAAGTCAGAAGCTAAATCTTTTTGAGTTTTCCCATTAAGATTATCTGTATCGGTAATTCCAGCACTACCTTTTCTTATTCCATATAGCCTCTCTAATTCTTGAATACACCTAGCAAACTTCATAGAATTAGTATTACCAATGCCTCGCTGCCTGAGATTAGTTTCTAGAAGATTTTTTAATATCATATCTTCTTTTGACCATCTAGTAGAATCTTCGTATAGCTGAAGTCTATAAGGCACAGCTTCAATACCTAATTCTTCACATGCTCTAACTCGTTGATGTCCAGATACTATTACTTTGTCCTGAGTAATTACTATTGGTTCAATTACTCCACTCGTCTTGACTGATTCTAGAAACTCTTTCCAGTTGTCACCATGAATATCATCAAAAAATTCATTGTTTCTAGTATGGGGGATAAGTTTATTTACTTCAATTGTTTCCATAAGTTTCCTCACTCTCTTTATTCTTCTCATTAATAATAATTGAATCAAATTAATTTGTCAATACTATTTTATATTTTAGTTCATTAAAACGCTACGTTTCTATGCAAAATACACAGAAATTACGCTAAACATTATAATAATCCTCAATTACTTCCCGATTTTATCCATTATATTTATAAAGACACCAATATCACATTTTTTTATAGCTGCAAGTAAATCTTCTTTACTATAATTATCTAACAAACTTAAATCAATATCTTCATCCATTATATAACTCAATTGACTAGTGTAACTTTTGTCACCTTCTGCATATGTTTTTATTGTCAAACTTGGGTCGCTATGATGTCCTTGTTTTTGTGTCTTCTTAACATCTTTAGTTAATTTCCAAGCCATATTACATGAGCTTTTTTTAAGAGAATGTATTCCTATTTTTCTTTCCTCTTTATCAATATTATATTTTTCACAAAATCTACCTAGTATTTCATATAAATAAGTATCGCTTACATTGAATATCCTTTTTTTATTATCATCGTCTTTTTTTAGTTGTAATAATTTTTCATAAAACTGATCGCTTATTGCAGTAGGATCTTCGTTTCCACCTTTATCTATTACTTTTATAATCCAAACCATTTTCCCAGTTTCAACATCTTCTTCTCTCTTAATATCTTTCCATTTCATATCTAAAACCGCTGATTTTCTAATTCCAGTAACGTAACAGGTTTGAAAATATAAAGATGCTATTAATCCCTTACCTCTATAGGTATAAGTTTCTGAAAATTCATATAAGTCTTTTCTTTCTTGATTTGAGAATGGAGAATAACTGTCTGGATTATCTTTAAGAGATTTCATGTAAAAAATATTAGGATCAATTTCATTATTTTTTGTATGTAGATATTTAAATAGTGACCTTAATCCTCCTATTTTAGAATTTATCGTACCATTAGAATTTTTTACTTTACCAATCTTTTTACTTTCTTTTGTTGATAAGTATGTAACAAATAGCTCCACGTCGTCACTATTTAATTTTTTTAAATCATCCCATGTTAATATACTTAAATCTTTTCCTGTGGTATATTCAAAGAATTCTTTAATATAGCCTTTATAGCTTGATTTTGTACAATCACTCTCTTGTTTATCTAAAAACATATTAATGTAGCTATATACAGAATTATTTTTAAATCCTACAACCATTGCTCTCGAACCCTTCATTTCCTCTAACTGTGTCATAATATTTCCTCCAATTTTTATATTTAATCTTATTTATAAATTAATTGTAGCAAACTTCCAAATAATAGTCAATACACAAATGTAAAATATTTATAAAAAAAAGGAATGCCTTGCAGCATCCCCACTACTTCTTATCTGCCTCGTCTTTCATTAGTTTATAATAATCGTTAATTACCTTATCTAACATATCGTTTATCTTTTTAGTTCTATATGCATCTACTCCCTCAATTTCTATCAGCCTATATAACTCAGTCCTTAGATCATCAATCTTTTTGATGACTTCTTCTATTTTGTTCATAATATCACCCTATATTAATTTGCCCAAATATCGTGTTTTTATTTACTGTATTAATATAGAGTGCTAAAAATTATTAATCGTATCAATTAAACAACATTTTGCATTTGAAACATTTCCTCATTCTCCCACATTTCTTGAACGTCTGCATCTTCAAACCTAAACCAATCCCAAGGTAAAATTAGCACCTCTCCTTCAAGCAAAATTGAACATACTATACCATCATTACTTACGTCTACTTCTTCGATGAATGTGCCTTCCAGACCCTTGTAGTCACCGTCAATTACCATCACTATCTGATTCTCATAATTTCCATATAACATACTAATTCCTCCTCAAAATATTTTACTAATAACTACTGGCAATATTCTTACAGATATATATCCCGCCAATAAAAAACTTGCACAGAATAAATTTAAATTTAGTGATTTTTTATCAACCTCTTTTTCATTTGAAATCCTTAAAATATTAAGAGTGATAACAATTAATCCAAATGCCAATGCTAATTTACTAATAATAATATAAGTCATACTAATCCCTCCCAAATATATAATCATGATATTTTAAAACTGTTTCAATAATATAAATTCTCACCTTACTCCACATATTACCACTCCTTAATTTGGTTATAATCTTTATAAACATAGTTCAATTCTACTTTCTTGAGTTTATCTATAATCCCCTTAACTTTTTCAACATTAGTTGTAACAATGATTATCGGGGGATACTTTTCAAAGTACTTTAAATATTCTTCGCTCTCATAAAAGGCTTCCCAAGATTCTACTTTACTATCAAACCTCCTTCCGCTTAAATCAATTTCTATAAAATACCATCTATCAATATTTATCAATATGTCAGGTCTAAATGAATATTTTCGTCCAGAATGTTTAAAATAATATTGTATTTCCAATTGTACCGATGTGGGGGATTTGTTTCTTATACTACAGTAGAAATCGCTACAAGCTAAACTGTGAGACAACTGAGTAGGCTTATTGGTATTAGTATAACAAACGCTTAATATATTGCATCCTTTTTTACTTATACAATAAACAAATTCTCCACATTCAGTACAATCAATAACTTTAATATAACCAACTTTTACCATTTGTTTTAATCTGTATTGGCAATTTTTAACAGTTTGGTACAATCTACAAATTCTTTTAGTGTTTAGATATTTTACTAAGTATAAATCCTTTAAAAACTTCCTATCTCGCTCAGTTAATCTAATCACTATATTGCCTCCTGAAATACTATAATGTACTGAGCCGCTTTAACTTTTCAAATCCACACGGTTCTAGGCATTCAACTATTAATAAGACAAAGATACTGTCAACACCTATATACACACCTTATCCTTATCAATTCCTTTGCCTTTTATCATCATTGGTTCTTTAAATAGTTCCTCATAATAGTCTGTCTGTTTAACTCCATATCTGGCAGCACACAAGCTATCTAAATTACTTCTATCAATCTTTTTTCTCTTAGTTTCTATTGGTGGTAACAACTTTAACACCATTGGATAATTAACATTTTTGTGATGCCAGCTAACTAAAGCAAATCTACTTCTGCTATGTTTGGCATTTAGTTTTTCCACCTCTTTTAGTTCATCATAAGTATACGGGGAATAAAACTCACTAACCTTGCTAAAATTGTACATACTTGTTGGCATCATTAATATACTGACTCCTGCCGATCTTAAATTCTCAAACATGCGTCCAAAAATATCAACCGAGTGGATATAAAATACGTATTTGAGCCTCCATTTACGTGACGCAATTATATTATCTGTTAGCAAAAGCACAATATTGGGAAATTTGTTGAATTCATCAATTAATAAGTGGCATTGTTTTCTTTTATCTTCTGGAATATCATATCTACTACTGGTAACAGCCAACCAAAGCTTCTGGACTAGGAATGTCACTATACTGTTTACATTTGAGCCAAATCTACTTTCTGGCACATTTATAATTACGCAATATCCTTCATTAGCCCATTTAGCAAAATCAATCTTTTCTTTTCCCTTCTTAATTGAGAATAGTTTTTTCATTACTTGGTTATCCATCAACACATTCAATCTGCTTTCTATTCCTCTTATTGTTTGTGAATTATCTGGCTCATCGTCTATTTTAAATATATCTCTTACAAACGGTATCTGTGTTGGCAAGTTTAAATTATTTAAAAGTTTGTGTCTTAACTTTTTATCATGTAAGCACTCTCTAACCATTCCTAGGTTACCTTCATTCATAAATACCAGTTGTGCAACATCACACAGCATCTTGCTCATTAATGGTGTTAGCATTTGCTCTCTAGATTCAATCTGTATCGTATCCACAAATGTCCTTAAATGACTTGCCATTATTCCCGAAAACTCTTCCATAATTTTAAATTTTATTAAATAATTCTCTTCTTTTTTTATTTTCTTCATATAAAAGTCAATGATTTCCCCCCATTCTAGTGGGAGTATGAATTCGTCTGAAGCATAATCTAAAACTATAATTTTTTCTTCTGGATATTTTTTATCAATAAATGACTTAACATGATCTTTAGTTTTGCCATCTATTGTATCGAATAAAAACACACCATCACCATGTTCAATACAGCCTATGGCATAATTTATATTCAAAGTTGTTTTCCCTGCTCCTTGTGGAGCTATGAACATCATAGGCTTACTATTACTATCAGCATCGCTACCTGTATAAAAAGGTTTGCTAGTGCTTCCTTTATACATTTCTCCTAACTGAACACCTTTCTCGAATAGATCTTTAGGAATATCTAATTCAGCTATGTTGACGGTGTCTACGATATCCTCATACTGTTTTAACATAGATTCTGAAGGTGTTTTTACTAGTTGTTTAACCTCCTGTGTATTCATAATATATCCACCTTTGATTTGTCTAGTAATTTGGTTAACTACTTTTGCCTTGCCACACTTCAATGAATTATCTCCATTTAAATCTTGAAATATCGTTTGTGCGTTCCTACTTACATTCTGGATAGTTAAATTGCTGTTGCTTTTGATATATAAATTCACATTTGTATTAAACCCATCAAAAACTCCTTTGTGTTTTGAATTTGTAGATAAATCTTTTGCAAAATTCTCTTTCTCTTTTTTGGCATTAACAGCTTCTTCTCCACAAATTACTAAAGTTACTGCGTTCATCATCAAGTCTAAATGGTATAAAACAAAGTCACCAAGCTTATCTATAATCTCAAAGATATTATTGTAGTTTTGTATATTTCCAGTAGTAGCATACTTATCATAATTAGTCTGCCATTTATCCGCCCACTGATAATCAAACATTGGCTGCATCACATATTGAACTAAAATCTTATCATCTTCATGCTGAATATCTTTGTGCAGAACTATTAAGCTATCACTAATGTTAACTCCATCGTCATTGTTTAAACTGAATATCCAGTTGTTTTTATATTTATAACTTTGCTTATAGCAATTTACGAAATCCTTTGTATAATCTTCAACTTCAATAATGTCGCTTTTATCTAGCAGAAATCTAAGCTTATTTAGAAATACAGATTTATACATTGTAGGGATTGCGTAACAATACTGAATTTTATCTTTGGTATATAAAATCTCATAGCATATGGGTTGTTCAGGATAATATACTAATTCTTTCGTTTCTTTCCTTAATTCAATCCTGTCTAATAATGGCTTATTGAATTTAGCCAATGTATTAATAACTTTTTCAAAAGCTTTTCCATTGTATCCAGTCTTATATGAATTGATTTTTAATAGTGAGTACGGGGCATTTTCAATCTTAAATTTTCTAGGTATGCAATCTAGTACCCACGATATATTTTTAGCTAATTCCATTATCCATGCACTCCCATTCTCACTAAGACATTAAAAATTCTAAACAATAAAAGTATAAATGAAACAAATAGCAATTGCTGAGTATCTTCTGGCTTTCCTTTGAACATTACTCTAACACACAGGTATGTCATCCATCCTACAATTCCAATACATATAACTGCTAATAACTGATCTAATAGATTCATAAAAAATGGATACATAAAGTTCAATTTTTCCTGAATTTTTATATTTACAGTGTTTCCTATAGTATCTAGTTTCTCCGCTATCTTTTGATCAATCTGATTTCCTACTGAAGACTTTAGTTCATTAACTTTATTTATTGCATCCATTCTAAATTGGCTAATTCCACTAAATATATCCATATAATCACCTATCTCATATTTCTTAAAATTTCATTACATATCTTATCAGTCATTTGTATAATAATTGGAATACCCCTTCCAAATAAGTAGCCTATGAATGCTGTGGTCACTCCAGCATATGGATTTCCACCACTCATTCCTCCAGATCCACCAGTTCTACTTCTAATTATCTTTATGGCATTGCTGAACAAAGTAAAAGCTAACGCTAATTTTAAAATTCCAAATAAATATGGGGATAATGAATTAAATATAACTGAAAATAAATCCATTACTTCTTCCTCCTTTTTGGATTATCTATGTTTTTAATTTCTTTTTTAATGATTGGTAAACCTAATTGCGTTAGCTTAAACAGTACGTAACCTAAACACAGAGTTCCTATGACGTTTGATACACTTATCAAATTTTCCATAATCTTCATATCTCCTTTATGAATATAAAATATAAAATTGCACATAATATTATCACAATACTTTATCGGAGGTGATTAGATGTTCACATTAACATTAGTAAGTTTAGGAGTAATTTTCGTAAGTGATGTAGTTACAATGTTCGTTAAATAATTAAATTTAATTTACTTTAGCATCTCAATGGTGCTATTTTTTATATTGTTTTTATTTTTTCAATTCCAGCATTTGTGATGTAATAAGTTTTTGAATTATGATCTACTGCACCCTCTTTGACAAATCCTAGTAAATTTAATACTTTAAAGGTTATTCGTATCTTATTGGTTGAAAGATTAATCAATTCTTCTATTCTTTTAATAGTGCATGATTGCATTTGTGATATAAAACCATTATCTTTCATTATTATTAGAATTCTAAAGTCATTTTTACTTAGCGTCACAACTTCACCTCCTTGTTTAACTTACCACTCATTTACTGTTGCTTTATATTCTATATCTATTGCATTAATATGGTTAATATGCCAGTACATTACAAATTAATTTAATTATATTTTTATAAACTAAAATATAAAATAGTTGTTGACAAGTAATGGTAATATATATTATAATTAACATGAAGCGAGGTACATTATATGAACGAGTTAGAAAAGAAGGTCAAAGATATTGGCTCAGATAATGTTTGGAGTAGAATAAAGTATGATATAGAAATAGAATTAAACAGTATTAGTAACTGTGGTGAGTGCAGAATATTAAGCAAGGAACAAGCAGAAGAAGTTCTAAAGAAGTATAAAACTAAAATATAAAATTAGGAGAATGTTTATGGAAGATGAAAGTTGCAGAAATTGTGGAAATCATAATGGGTACTACTGTACTCTTTTAATAGAGTTAGACCCTTTAGAAGAAGTAGATGAATATTGTTTTAACTACAAATATAAAAGACAATTGAATATTACATATGATGAAAGCGAGGAGTAATATTAATGCTGGTTTGTAAAGTTGGAGATAAAGATGTGAATACTGTGGATTATAATAAGGATGATTTGCGGCTATGGTCAAATAAGAAAATTTTAAAGTGTCCAGTTTGCGATAATAAACTGATATATAAAAATGGTTTAGTTAAAATACCTCATTTTGCTCATGCAAATAATTGTGATTGTCATGATTTTTATTATGAAAATGAAACCAAAGAGCATATGATGGGTAAGATGATTCTTTATAAATGGTTAAAAGAATTTTCTGATATAAAAGTATCTAAATTAGAAGCATGGATTTCTGAAACCAAACAAAGACCAGATTTATATTTAGAATTACATGATGGTACAAAAATAGTCATTGAATTTCAGTGTACTCCAATAACTTTAGAACAATATTTAAATAGGCATAACTTATATAAATTAATTGGCATTAATGATTTTTGGATATTAGGAACTGATAAGTATAAGTTGTTTAAATCTCAAAAAGGTAGACTGAAAGTATTACAAGAAGAACTGTTAAGAGAAAACAATTATGTCTTACATTTAGATGCATATAATGAGAAAATTTATAAATATTTTAATCTAAAAGAATTTAGAAATATTAACAAAAATATAAAAGATGTAGTATTTAATTATGATAATGTTTTTAATTTTAATATTGGTGATAATGTAGACATTTATGATCCATTTGAATATATGAAAGAAAAGTGTAAACAAGGTTATTTTCAAAGTAATAAAGATATGAATTTTCCGTTGTATAGAGTTTTAGAAAATACAAAGGAAGATAAATATGTAATTATAGGTGATTTTAAATATGAAAACCAAGCAAAGAATTATATTAATATGTATATGAAAGAACTTAGAAATAATTTTAAAATTATAAAAATAGAAAAAGGAGATAACTATGGGATCGGTAAAAATTGATATTTATAAAGATGATAAAAAATATTATGATACTTCATATTCAAGCGAAGAGGATATATACGACATTTTGTGGTTATTGGATATTATTCTTCAAGACGCACAAAAGGGAAATAAAGAAGCTTTAATTACCTTAAAAGATTTAAATAATTTATTAACAATTTATTATCCTGTATTATCGGAATATTGCAATATTCAAATGGGATTTAAGCCTATGAAACTTGAAGACCAACAAAAAGAAATAATAGAAGTTGTTTCAAGTAGATTAAACATGACAAAAGAAGAGTGTGAACGTGAGATATTAATTGCCGTATTACATATTAAGAAAACGAATATGAATAATTGGTATAACTGTATTAATAAAAACTATAAAAACTATATAGTTGCTGCCAGTAAAAAGAATTTCGTCGATGCTCTAATATCACTACCAAGAAGAACATTAGTTAGTTATGAAGGGAGTAAGATTACGTCTGAGAGCTTGTGGCAGGTCGATTACTGCAAGAAATATGTAGTTGCTAAACATATTTACAAGGGGGATATTTATCCTGAAGATTTGCAGGAGTTAATTGAGTTGCAAAGTAAAAATGAAATATTGGTTAAAACTCTAAGTAAAAATAAAGATAAGAATAAACAGGAGAAGCTGGAACTAAGTAAAAGAATTAAGTTACGAAAGACACTACAAGAAGATATTAATATTTTAAAAGATCATTATAGAATACCTAGAAATCATTATTATACTGAAAGTCAAGACGTTAGTCATAAAGAATTAATGTACTATAAGAAAAAATTACCGCCTCGTGAAGAATATGTTGAGCGAGAATATGATAATACAGAAGTATTAGATGAATGGCAGGTAGAGAAAGTAAAAGACATAGCTAATAAAATTTTAACTAAGAGGCAAATGGTCATATTTAGTCTTTATTATGAGGCTAGACTAACTCAATTGGAAATTGCTAACATAGTTAACGATACTCAAGGTCATATTGCCAGAGATTTAAAACAAATTATAAAAAAAATACAAAATAATATATAAAACATGGTATATTTTTGTAAGAGTGTATCCCTATATATGTAGGGGTAATTAATAATTGGAGGAAATTATGTATTTAAAATTATATAACAATACAAATATGAAATTAGAATTATTCCCGACGTTCAATCAGAGAGTTGAATATATAAATGAAAACTTATTTAACAATAAGGAACACGAAATATATTATAATATTTGCTCTAGAAACTTTAGTAATAAAGATCAGATAAAAAATATAGAAAACAGATGGCTAGGTATTAAAGTTGTAAACAAACCTAATAAGGATGAAAAGTTAAAAGCTACTCTGAATTATATAGCTGGATATCTCTTGGGAGCAAAAGAGTATTCGATAAATAGCAAAATTAGAAGATATCTTGAATTATCAAGATTATCTGAACCAACTAAAAATGAGTTGGCGGAATTAAATATTTTAAAAGGCAACGTCCTATATTGTAAAAATTATAAAGCTAGAGATAATAGAAAAGATTTTGTAATTATGATTAATTCTCATATGGAAAATCTTCTAAGGCATAACTTAGACAAACTAGAAAAAATAGAAAACAGAGAATATACAGAACAGTTTATGTATGACCACACACTTGAAAGACTAAATGTTTGTAATGACATAAAAGATAAAATAATAAGCATTGTAGATACTTTACAAAATAACACAATTAAAAAAGAAACCTTGTTCAGAGAAATACAAGCTGAATACAAAAATATTCAGAACTCTGAAGATACAATAAAATATATTTCTAGCATAATGAAAGATATAAAAAAAATAGATTCCAACAATATCTACTTAGAAAAGCAGATTGAATATCTAAATGACGAGTATTTAATGGCGACAGAATTTATCTATAACAATAATTAAAAACATAAAAATATAACCCATTCTCACAGCCTTTTTAAGCTAAATAGTTACTTAAACGTAAAAGTATTCATGAAAAATTTTTTCGTCTAACCACGGGGCTATCAGAATCATTTATGGATTTTACGTTTTTGAAACCCTTGTGGCTGTAGGCTTTCAAAATGGCAAAAATCACTTAATTTGAACGACGAGGTACGAATATCATGGCAAAAGAAACTGAACAGTTTTTTACTCCAGAACCTTGCATAAATTGCTTGGGGAAATGCAAAAGAGAAATGAATGTAATTTTTAAATATGGATTTGAAACTGGTAGAAATAAAATACTTTGTGGTAAACAGATAAAAACGAAAAAGGGGAATAAACTTGAAGCAAATAAGTAAAGAGCTATTTTTAAAAGCAATTAAAGTTGGCAGAAGAGATTTAGTAGCTAAAACAAAGAATAAACGTTATGGAATCGACAAAATTGAGTATGAAATAAGAAGGTCAATAAAGTAAAATATAAAATACGAATACAAGAATAAAAGGAGAGAATATTATGGAGATGAGTATTACTAGAGGTTTGTCTGAACTAAAACTACTTAAAGACAGAATAGAGCGAAAAATACAATCATCAAAGTATATCGTAGGCAATAAGAAAAGTAATAAAAAAATAGATGGAATTTACACTAAGGAAGATTTAGTGACAACAATAAAAGCTGACTATCAAAGCGTATTGGATTTGATTAACAGAAGGAAGCTGATTAAAGCTGAAATAGTTAAATCAAACGCTAATACAATAGTTAAAATTTCTGAAAAGGAAATGACTGTTGCTGAAGCAATTGAAAGAAAAGAATCTATTCAATTTGAAAAGATTCTACTTAACACTATGGAGCAGCATTATAGATCTGCAATCGCAAAAGTAGCAGTAGAAAACGAAAAGGTTCAAGTAAATTTAGACAATCTTCTCAATACTACTTTTGGCAAAGAGAATAAGAATAAAACAGCGGAGAATGAGATTAAAATAATTTCAGATCCATATCTTGAGCAGAATGAGTGGGAAGTAATTAATCCGCTTAAATTGCAAGAGGAGATAGAAAAGTTGAAAACTAGCATAGAGGATTTTGAAACGGAAGTGGATTTTATTCTCTCGGAATCAAATACGATTACTAAGATTCAAATACCTGATTAAGTGGATTAGTGCTTTGGAAACTTGTGAAGCCCAGAGCCTTGTAAATAGTTTAATATTTTGTAGTTATCCGAAAACTATAGACTTAAATCACCCAATTCTTCAGGGTATATTGAAGAAACAAGAAGAACAATTAAGTTTATATTCAAATGGTGAATATTGATATTAATATAATACACTTTATCTACATATAAAGTAACTCTAGATAAAAGTTCAAAGATTAAATTTCAATATTCAAAGTTTAGAATTTAAAGCTCTTTTTGATTAAAGTTATAAAACATAAGTCTAAAAGCTCGATAAAATCCAAGATAAAAGGTTTAAGTGTTGATTTAATTGACTTATAGTGATCCTCTTGGCTGGATAGTTACAAGTAAAATTTTATAGATAAATTCAAAATATAAAAACGGAATAAAAGGAGAAAAATATTATGGCTAAAAGCAAGAATACGGTAAGTTTTAAAAATGCAGAGTTGATTTTTGGAGATAAAACAATTGAAATTCAGGAAACTGAAAAAGAATGTGTAAAATGTTTCGATTTGATTGCAGAGTTGAAGAAATTTAAAAATATAAAAGGTATTGCTTTGACATTATCTAATGATGAAGAAATTGAACCAATAGATTAAAAAACTGGAAACCCCTTGCCATATAGTAGGGAACTGAAAATTCAGGTGAGTCACTACCAATAAGTGTGAAATTTAACATTGGTCGGGATGAAGACCTAAAACTCATTCCCATTGTATAAGGAGTTATAAACTAGCTCCTTATTTTTGTTTGTAAAATTAAGGAACAAAGGAGTGTATTCATATAGAATCACTAATTGAGGTTTGCTATAAAAAGATTAATCATGAAATAGAAGATAATTGGTCTGATATAGCCGAAAAATATAACTACAAAGACGGAGAATCCCTGCGTCAATGGTTTAAAAAATATAGACAATCTAAAAATGAACTTCCAAAAAGAGAAGATGTCAGAACTGTGCAAATAACTAAAACTTTAGATGAAATAGAATTAAAAAAAATAGAATTAAAAAAAGAAAAAGTTAAAATGCAAGACCAGCGAAATGAATTAAATAAAGCAATACGTCAAACTGCTAGGTTTGAATCGTTGTCAGATTATATAAATCAAGCGTTCATAAACCTAAAAGATAAGGATTTTGTTTTTAAACCAATTGAGTTCAAAAAATATGAAAACAATGGAAATGATTTATTAGTTTGTTTAAATGACCTTCATGCAGGAATAGTAGTTAAGAATTTTTGGAATGAGTTTGATTTTAATGAATTAAAAAATAGAATGAATTTATATTTGTCTAAAATTTTAGAAAAGAAAGATCTCCATAAATCGTATGGACTCCATGTATTTATTGGTGGCGATAATATTTCTGGGCTGATCCATAACTCTCTCAGATCAGAAAGCACTGCGAACGTAATTGATCAAGTTATTATGGTTACAGAGTTGATTAGTAATTTTATTTATGAATTAAGTAAAAACTTTGCATTTGTTAGAATTATAAGTGTATCAGGCAATCATTCTAGATTATTTAGTAATAAATCCGATGCAGTAAAAGGAGAAAGGTTGGATAATATTACTCCTTGGTATCTAAAAGCTAAATTACAAAATGTACAGAATGTTTATTTTATTGATAATGCAATTGATGAAAGTATTGGAGTATTAGATATTAAAGGTAAACTATATTATTTTGTTCATGGAGAATATGACACTCCAGCTAAAGTTATTCAAAATCTAACTATGATGCTAGGTTCTAAGCCTTATGCAGTCGCAATGTGTCATAGACATCATTTTGCCATTGATACTCAACATGATTCTAAAGTTATAATGTCTGGATCAATGCTTGGAACAGATTCATACGCAATAGAAAATAGGCTTTCGGGTAAGGCAAGTCAAACTGTATGTGTATGTACTAATGATGGTATAGATGGTTTTTATGATATTATTTTAAACTAAAATATAAAAGAATAAAAGGAGATTTCAAATGGAATTAATTGAAAAAATCAATGTTTATAACGATAAAATAGTAAAAAGTTATTATATTAACGGCGCTTCAGTTTCGGCAGAAGATTATGGAGATGCACTAGAAGCTTGTGATGGCGATGAAGGAGAAGGTTGTGGATATGATTGTGATTGCTGTGATGATTATCCAGACCATGTTGAAGAATTAATAAAAGATTGTATTGAAGACATATCAAATCCAGAAGGAATTTGTGAAGATTGTTTAAAATCAAATTTGCGTAATTTGTATAACGAAGGCTATAAAGAAGGCTCAATAGATACTAGATTGGGATTGATTGGTCAACTTAGCGACGAAATAGAAGAATTTGAAGAAGATTAATAATTGAATTTTGGGTGTATAGTGCCTGTCTGTAGGTTCAGACGGGTATTCTTATGCTCAAAATTAGCATGAAATGTGAATTTTAAGGAATAAAAGGAGGCAATTGTGTGAGTGATAAAATTTATACATTTGAAGATATTTGGTATATGCTTAAACAGTTTGCTATGAAAGATGAGTATAAAAGCATATTTAAAAAGATGCATGAGTTAGAGATAAGATTTATCTGGTCTAAATAAATATAATTTATAAAAGAGGTGATTTAAATGCCGAAGGTTGGTAAATCAATAAAAGTAGATAATAAAAAAGCACCTGACAAGATGATTTGTCAAAATATAAATTGTAAGTTAGCAGGAAAAGAACAATCAAACACGGCATTTTATAATACCAATTCACAGTTAATGCCAAAGTATCCTGTTTGTAAAGCATGTGTTCAAAAAACAATTAATCTATCTGATATGGAGTCCGTATATAAGGTTTTAAAAGATATGGATATATTATTCGTTAAATCTATATGGGACTCTGTTTGTGAAAAAACTCCCAATAATCCGTTTGGCATCTATATTCGCCAGATGAATTCATTGCCTCAATATCGTGGTATGAGTTGGAGAGACTCTATTTCTCTACCTCAATCAAATAATAATATACAGAATTTATCTGAGTTTGTGGCTACTGATGATATATATGAAAAGTGGGGTTTTGGCTATTCTGCGGATGAATACAGTTATTTTGAGAAGAAATGGAATAAACTTATAGATAATTATGGAGAAAAAACATCTCTTCATATTGAAGGTTTGAAAACTTATATTAGATTTAGAGTTAAAGAAGAAATGGCAACGGCAAAAGGGGATGTGAAAGACGCAAAAGACTGGGCTGCTTTAGCTTCGTCTGCCGCAACAGCAGCAAAAATCAATGTTTTACAACTATCTAAATCAGATATTAGTGGAGGCGTGGAATTACTTCCTCAATTGTTTGAAGCCGTTGAATCTAAAGTTGGTATAATTTCAATTTTACCAAAACTAAAAGAACAACCAATGGATGATGCTGATTTAATTATTTGGTGTATTATAAATTACAACCGAAGACTTGAAGATAAATCAAGAATTGAATATAGAGAAATATGGAATTTTTACGATGAAATGCTTAATGAGTATTTTAATAATCAAGGATATACAAAAGATCAGATAATGATTGAAAAAGATAAAAGGAATAGTATATTTAGAGACTTAGGAAAAGTATACAGAGAGCCTGTTTATGAAGAAGGTGAATAGTTTTGGCTGGTTATCCTAAATTTGAAAGTAAAAATAATAAACACGAACACGATAGATATGATATATATGAACCAGAGTTTGAGTCTCCTTTTAAAGAATCGGAATATAATTCAACTATAATTACAAAAAATATAAAAGAATTTTCTGAATTATGCTCATATCTTCGTTGGATGCCTGACATATTCTGGGATTTATACAAACCTGAAAGTGGTGGAATGAATTTTGATTTACATCAAAGAGTTATGATGAGATTATTGTCTAGATTTCCAGAAAACTACTTTTGCGCACCAAGAGGTATAAGTAAAACGCAAATTCATATAATGTCACAATATCATACTGCCTGTTGTTTTCCGAATATAACATTATCAATAACAGCATCTACAAAAGAGAGTGCAGTTAAAATTTGGAAAGATAAACATGACGAAGTGATTAGATTTTATCCTTCTTTTGCCGCTAATATAAAAACAGCTAATTTCTCCAAAGATAGTGGAAGAGTAGAATTTGTAAATGGAGCAGTAATAGATAATCTTGCAAATTCACAGCAAAGTAAAGGCTTGAGACGTAGGCGTGGTGGATTAGAAGAATCAGCTTTAATAGATAAAGACACATATGATGACTGTATTGAGCCAATTTTTAATATGGCAAGAACAACAATGACTGGTGATATAGATCCTGAAGAATTAAATGGTGCAATCAACAGGTATAGCACATCTGGGTATAAAAACTCTGATGAATTTTCCAAAATATTAACAATGTCAAGAGATATGATTGATTTAAAAGGAACGTTTGTATTTGGTTCAGATTGGTTTATCCCTGTGCATTTTGGTAGACAGAAAAAATCAGTTATTGATAAGGCAAGAAAAAGTAATCTAATTAGATTTAAACAAAATTATTTATGCGATTGGGTTGGAGTAAGTGATGGGGCATTAATTAATATAAGTAAATTGATTAAAGCAAGAGTAGTAAGTCCCCCAGAAATGGAATGTCCAAGAGATAAAAAAGGAAATTTAGATTTATGTGAGTATGTAATTGGGGTAGATGTAGCAAGAAGTAGCTCTGAAAGTAATAATAAAACTTCAATAGTTGTTTTAAAAATTATAAGAAATACAAGTGGCTCTATTAGACAGATACAATTACATAATATAATCAATCCTCCAAATGGTTTAAATTATGAAGAACAGTCAGTTGTTCTAAAAAGAGTTTTTTATAAATACGGAGGAAATTTAGATCTAATTAAATCAAGAGTAAAAGCTGTGGTAATTGACGGAAATACTATTGGACAAGGATTAGTGGAGAAATTATTAGAAGATGTTACAGATTATGAAACAAATGAAGAATATGGGGCTTGGGCGACTATTAACACAGATGATAAAACAAAATCTAAAAATGCTCCAAATATATTATATGTATTAAAAGCTCAAGGAATCAACGGTGATATTATAAGAACTTTTATTAATTATGTAGAATCTAATAAATTAAAGTTGATTAAAACTTTTGATGATATAAAAGATAATTTGCCTAAAGATTTAAAAGAAGATTATTTACTAGATATTGAAGCCGCTTGCATCCAAGTGCAATTACTGATTGATGAAGTGGCAAACCTTAAACTTAAGAAAACTCAAACCGCTGTAACAGTAGATCCAGTTATAAAAAGGATTGATAAAGATAGGTACTCAGCGACAGTTTACGCTCTATTTTATATATCATTATTTTTAGAGAATGATATAGAAGAAGATGAGACAATTGATTGGCTAAGTTATTGCATGTATTAAATCAAATAATCTAAAATATAAAATAAATCCCAAGGAGGTGATACGTCTTTGCCAAAACAAAATAAAAAAACAACTTCAGTTATTGAACAAGCTATGCCTGAAGAAATTATATTCCAAAAACAAAATAAAATAAACGATAATTTTTTTATACCTCGTAATTACGCAAGGAGTAATGTTCAGCCTCTTTGGGCGACAACTTCCACTACATCCGTAGGTTCTTTCACTAATGAACAAATTGCCACAATGTTAAAAAATCCATATGCAAATTATAAACAATTACAGATGGTTAGTGAATACCTTATAAACACAAACAGTAATTATAATATTATCGTAGATTATCTAGCAACAATAATGACATTTGACTATGTTCCATTTCCTTTTGGAATTACTGAAAACCAAACAACTGTTAAAAATAGGATTATGAATTCTTTGAAAATCATCTCGAAAATGAATTTAAAAAATATGTTTCCATATATGTTGAAACAAGCAATTATATATGGAGAATCATATTGGTATGATTTGAGTGATGGCGATAACACAATTATTGAAAAATTACCAAAAGAAATATGTGTTCTTTCACAAATAGATGATGATAACTTATGGAGAATGTATATTGATTGTGCATTAATTCTTCCTACTAAAGTGTATGAATTGCCAGAAGAAATTCAAAATGCATATCACGACTATATAGAAAGAAAGAAGCCTAAAGGTAAAAAGAAAGTAAATGAATATACTTTTATACCAGAAAGTTACTATGAAGTTAGTAAAAAGGGATTCGCAATTTTTATTCACATGGAAAAAAGGGCGCATGACTATCCCATGCTTGCGCATATGTTTTCAGATTTATCATTGTTGAATAGTGATAAGACATATTTTAATGAATTTATTAAAGACGATGCGGTGAAAACCGTACATCAAAAAATACCAACAAATGATGAAGGTATACCTCTAATGCCAAAAGAGATAATAGAGGCTTATCATAATGCAAGTAAGGAAAATGTTGGAAGAAACATATCGGTCATGACGAACCCATTTATTGTCGAGGGAATAACATTAGATGGTTCTCAAAAATCAGCTATTAATGTTGTTGAACACGATATAAAAGTAATTCAAAATAACTCTGGTATATCAGAAACAATATTCAATGCTAATACTACAAATGGATTGTCTTATAGCACTAAGGCTGATTCTGCTCGTATGTTCCCTACTTTATATTTTTTCACTAATTTTGTGAATTATAAAATAAAGCAACATAAGTGTCAGGTTGAGTTTTTGCATATCAATATTTTTGAAAAAGTAGATGCACATGAAAGCCACAGGGCTGATTTATTAAGTGGTGGATCAAGAAGTTTATTTATGGCAACATCAGAAATTGACTTATATAGCTATATGAATTTGGCTGAAATGGAAAAGTTGTTGGATTTTGATAGTATGTTGCCACCCAAGGTTAATGCTAGTCAACAAAGCGGAATAGAAAACGACAACGGTAGACCAACTACCAAAGAAAAAGACAAGGCTGATAGTACCGTTGTCGTAGATGGATTTAAATAATAATTTTAAATTAGAGAGATAGGAAGGATTAATTACCCTTCTAATAAGTGACCTCTGACATTTCTCTCTAATTTTATTTGTTCAGGGGAGAATTCAGGGGGTATAAAATGTTAATAAAATGGAATTACAAGTTAGTAAAAGAATACATTGAAAATTTAGGTATGATTTTAATAAGTGAGAAATATAAAAATGCTAGGACACCATTGATAATTAAAGATAACTGTGGTTATATGTACTATGTATCGCTCGATTCATTAAAGCGTCGTAATATACCGACAAAATTTTATATGAGTAATCCTTATACATTACACAATATAAAGTTATGGTGTACATTAAATAACAAAACATACGAACTTATTGATTATCATTATAAATCAAACGATACCTTAATGAAGTGGAAATGTTTAAAAGAAAATTACAAAGAAGAATTTCTTTCTAAATGGACAAATATCCAGACTGGATATGGTTGCCCTTATTGTGCGAATCAAAAAGTAGGTGTATCTAATTGTCTTTCAACTACAAATCCAGAATTAGCCAAACAATGGCATCCAACTTTAAATGGAGATTTAACTCCATATGATTTTGTTAGCGGAAGTCATAATGAAGTTTGGTGGCAATGTTCTAAAAATCCTAAACATGAATGGAAGTCTATAATTTATAATAGAAATAGAGGAAATGACTGTCCTTATTGTATTAAAACATGTGGAGGATATACATTAGCAAGTTATAATTATAATCTTTTAATATGCAATCCTAAAGTTTCGGAAGAATGGAATTATAAGAAAAATGATAAAAGACCAGAGGAATATACTCCAGTTTCAGGTCAATATGTTTGGTGGATATGTAAAGAATGTAAACATGAATGGAATAGTAGAATTGCAGATAGAGACGAAGGATGTGGGTGTCCGAAATGTAATGAATCAAAAGGAGAGAAAAAGATTAAAGATATATTAAGTAATTTTAACATTTCTCATGATAAAGAGTATACTTTTGATGATTTAATAGGTCTTGGTGGTGGACTATTAAGATTTGATGTATCAGTATTTTAGAACAATGAAAAAATAAATCTAAGGTTACTTATTGAATATGATGGAGTTTTTCATTATAAAAAACAGTATGATAATGATAATTTTGAATTATTAAAAGCACACGATAAATTAAAAGATGAATATTGTAAAAATAATAATATTCCATTGCTTCGTATTCCCTATTGGGATTTTGATAACATAGAACAAATCTTACTTAAGGAGTTAAATATCAATTCAATTAAAACAATATAATAAATAAAAATAAGAATTAAAGAAGGTGTTACAATGAAGTTTATCTACGTATTTTCAGATGACGTTGCGAAAGACATGGAAATCTCTGGTTTTAAAAAATTAGAAGAAAACAACGAAGTGAATATTGATGGTAAAAAGGCAATAGTTTTTCTTAACAATAAGGAGAGTTATTTAAATAAATATCAAAAACAATACATACTTCTTTCCAACAAATTATTCTTCTAATTATTATAAATATAAAATAAAGGCGGTGAATATATTTGAAGAAAAAGTTTATGAGTGTGCCTATACAATATAATCAGTCTGTAAAATTTGAAGCTGATGATATTAAAATACCAGTAGAAATATTGGTCATGCATGACAAAATTAATTTAAATAAGTCTAATTTTGAAATGGAAGCAATTGAATCTGCTAAAGAATCCATTAAAAATATTCCAATCTTAGGATATATAAAAAAGGTTGATGGTACTGATTCAAAAGATTTTGCAGGACACGAAATTGAACTATCTATTAAAGACGGTAAATTAAAACTTGTATACCTTGAGCGTCCAATTGGCGTAATTCCTGAAACAAATAATTACGAATATGTTGAAGTTAATGGTAAAACATATGTGAAAGTACTTGGATACATTTGGAAGGAGTACTTGAACGAGGGGTACGAGATCCTACAAGAGAATCCGAACAAAAGCGTAAGTATGGAAATCACGGTAGATGATTATGTAGTTAATAAAGATGGAATTGTTGATATTAAATCTTATCGGTATTTAGGTGTTACGATTCTTGGAGATTCCGTTGGAGCAGGTATGGAAGGTGCCAATATGCAGGTTGTTGGTCAATTTTCTGAAAAGTTTTCTACTGATTTTTATGAGAAAGTTGAATCATTGAATAATGAATTAAAAGAAAGATTTAGTAATACAGATTCTATCGAAGGAGGTGACAATAAAGAGGTGAATATACAAAAGGAAGGTGAAAATATGAGTGATTTAAGTTTTTCAGCTACATATAGACAGAAAAGAGAAGCTTTGTGCAATGCTTTAGACCCAATTGTAGTTAGAGATGGTGAAGATAAAATTGTAGAAGAAACTTTTTTTTATGTAGAAGATTTTTCGGATGAATACGTAATGGTGGAGAAATATTATTGGACTGATAATAACTCTGAGCGTATATGTGGCAGATTTGCATATTCTTTTAATAATAATTTAATGACTGCCACAGTTAATATGGAATCATGGGAAAAAATGATGATGATCTGGGTAACTGAAACAGAAAATATAAAAATTGAAGAAGATAGAAAAGCGATTGAAACTATGTCTGCTGAATTTGACGCACTAAAAGTAGAAGTTGAAACTTTCAAGTCAACGATATCTAACTTAGAATCCGAAAAGGAAGATTTGGCAACTAAGGTTTCTGAATTTGAAATAAGTATCACTGAAAGAGATTCTACCATTTCAGAACTTCAAGCGTTCAAAAGTAATGTTGAATTAGAAATTAAACAATCTGAAATTGAAGATGTGATTTCTGAATTCGAAGAAGCTATTGGTGAAAACGAAGAGTTCAAAGCAATTAAAAATGATGCTATGAGTTATGAGATTGAAGCATTAAAAGAAAAGCTGTATGCATTAGAAGGTAAAATTAAGCATTCAAAATCTAATAAAATTACGAAAAAAACTCAAGTTTTTAGTAGCAAGGTTAGTGTAATCGTACCTGAAGTTACTGATAATGAAAGTTATTACGGGGATGCTGTGAAGTATATAAAACAATAATATAAAATATATTTAAATTCCAATAAAGAATTAAATATTAATAAAATTAACAACAGTAAAAATACTGTTGTTTTTTTATAGCAACTAAAAAATAAAATAATATGTGTAAATTTAAGGAGGATTTTAATTATGGCTAACCAAATCGTGTTGAATAACATCAAGGCTACGGCTTCGATAAAAAATGTTGTAGTTCCTGCTTCTACTGTAAATGGTGGAATCTTAGTTCTTGGAACTCAGAATGTAGATAAGACTTATGCTGGATCAGCTTGTAGTGCTGTTACAGATATGGGAATGGTAATTGTTTTAGATGTACCAATTTCATATGAAGTAGAAAAAATTGAGAATGACTATGTAATCGGTACTGGGGCAACTGTAAGGGCATATGTTCCAGAATTAGGAGATGTAATTTCTATCCCTGTTGCAAACGTAACTGCCACAGCAGCATTAGGTATCGGGAAAGTAGTAGTTCCCAAGGCTGGTGCAATTAAGCCTGAATGCCTTGCTGCTTTTGCAGGTACAGAAATTCTTGGATACGTGATTGATGAAATGTACACAAAAGCAGGCATTCCTATGGTCAAGCTAAGGTGTGTAAGAGTAGGTTAATCAAAAATATAAATTAAAGGAGGATTATTAAATGAATAGTTTTGTAATGAATGACATACAAAAAATAGCTTTTGGAGCAGTTACAGGAGTAACTAAAGAAGGTTTCACTAAAGAACAGATGAACGAAGCTGTAAGAAATGCGGTTAAAGATGTTTGCGGGGGCGAGTGGAACTATTACAAGTTCATGGAAAATAGATACAAAGTGTTTGCAATAATGGCAGAAATTTTACCTATTGCTATGAATGCAAATCTAGCAGGCAAGTTTGACGGATTTGCGGAATTTAAAGATACGGCTTTGCTTGACAAGCCATATTTCTATGTTGAAGATAATCAGACTTATCCAGTTTACACTTCTGCTAGAGGTAATGGAGATATAGAAAGACAGAAAATTATAGACAGGAACTTTACAGTTCCTACAGTTTCTAAATCAATAAAGTTCTATGAAGAAATGGATGCGTTCCTTTCAGGTAAAATGGATATGGGTAGATTGACAGAAAAAGCAACTATATCTATGGTTAATTATGTTGGAGAACTTATTTCTGACACAATTTACGGTTCATATGCTGCTGTTGATACTGAATTTAAAGCAACTGGTGCTTTTGCTGCTGCTACTCTAGTTTCAATAATCGAAAATGTAAAAGCTGCAACTGGAGCAGAAAGACTTCAGATATTCGGTACCACTACTGCATTGTCAAATGTAGCAGACGGTGCTGGTTATTCCGATAGAGCAAAAGACGGATTTAACTCATTGGGTTATTACGATACATTTAGAGGTACTGATTTGTTTGCATTGCCACAGGCTTATGCTGCACAAACTCAGACTCTCAAGGTAAATAATGCTCATATAATTATACTTCCTGCAAATGAAAAGATAGTAAAGGTTTTATTTGAAGGCGAAGCACTTGTAGACATGAAAGACGGAATGAATAGAAATGATATGCAACCAGAAGTACTTTTCACAAGAAGAGTTGGTGCAGCAGCTATTACTATTCCTGAAGGAAAGTTCGGCTTCTATAAGTTTCAATAATTAAAAATATAAAATATTATGCTTGATGAGTTTTGACTTGCCAAGCATAATATTTAAATTAAATTTCATTTTACAAGAATGATAAGGAGAGAGATTATATGCCAAAGCCTAACAATAGTGCAAAAAAAGAAAATATTAAAAAAGACGTGCAATTAGAAAATAACACACAAGAAATTGATATGAAAATTTTAATACAGCAAGTTACACAAGAGATTAGTGAAAAACTTAAAACAGAATATGAATCTAAAATATTAGATTTAGAAAATAAGTTAAACGAGAAGCCTATCGAAACAATAAAAGTAGAAAATAATTCAAAAATTAATAAGAATAAATATAAATTTATACCCGATCATACAAAAATAAGATTGAAAAGTAATATCGGTGGATTGTTTACTTTTAGCGAAGATAGAGGAAAAGTTAGAGTATTCTTTCAAATAGATAATTTTGGTCAAAGTGCAACAATATCTTTTGAGGAATTAAGTATATTTATTAGTTCTTCTCCTACATTTATAAATAGCGGAAGTGTGGCTATCGTTGATGCATACAGTGATTCCGATATAACCGTAGAAGATGTGATTATAGATAAAAGACTTGAAAAGTTGTATTTTGATGAGAATAAAATCAATCCTATGTGTGTTGAAGATTTATTTGATGATAATATTACTTCTGAAAAAGAATTTGAAAAGAAGCTTAATAATACTCTCGAAATGGCTGAAACAGTAATGGAGGCAGGTCATATTCTTTATAAACGTGGATTATTTACTAATAACACTAAGATGAATACTATTCGTCAAATATTTAGAAAACCTAATTTATTTAAATAAGGGGGTTAATTTATATGCCTACCCTTTTCAGCAGTATATACACTAAAGCAAATGTTTTATTTCAAGATGCTCAATTACTTGAAAATTTGACAGATGATGAACTTGAATATTTGCTTGAGATATTTTTAAGTAAGGCTAAAACTCTTCATTTTAAATCTTGTACAAAAGATTTAACAGATGTTGATCTAGTTTTAAAGCAGTTTAATTCTACGCTTTCTGAAGAGGAAGAGTGGATTTTAGGGTTAGGGATTCGGTTAGTATGGTTGGAAAGAAAATTATATAAAGAAGAAAATCTTAGAAATAGAATTACAACGAAAGATTATAATTCATTTTCGGGTGGAAATCTTATTGATAAATTAACAATATTAAAAAATGAAACTCAAAAAGAACTTAAAAGTTTAGTAATTGATTATTCATTCAATTCGTTTGAGGGTTTTAATTAAAATAAATATTAACGTTAGTAATTTATTTTGGGGATAGAAATGAACTAGCTATTCATTTTGAAAAGTGTAACTCCGATACGCTTCCCTATTTTATCTTTTTTCGGATTTTATTATTTGGAGGTAATAAATAATGATCAAACGACATTTATATGAATACATAAAAGAATTTATAGAAAATTTTGGTTTTACTTTATTGAGTAAACAATACAAGAATAATTCTTCTGAGTTAATTATTATGGATAAAGAAGGATATGTTTATACAACTTCTTTTGCAAAATTCAGACATAAAAATACAATTAATAACATAGGAAGATTTTTCAAAAACAATCCATATACAATACAAAATATAAAATCATGGTGCAAACTTAACAATAAGCCTTTTGAGTTAATTAGTGATATGTATAATGGAAGTCATGATAAATTAAAATGGCAATGTTTGAAAGAAGATTGTGGTGAAATATTTGAAGCAAGTTGGAGTCACATTTATTATAACCATGAATGTGGTGTTTGTAATGGGAGACAAGTTAAATTGCATAATTGCTTAGCAACTAAAAGCCCAGAACTTGCTTCTGAATGGCACCCAACTAAAAATGGCAATTTAACACCATATGACGTTACTTTTAGTAGTGGTAAATATGCGTGGTGGAAATGTAAGGAATGTGGTCATGAATGGGAATCTTCTATCACTAATAGAAATAACAGGGATGTCCAAAATGTAATTTATCAAAAGGTGAAAATATAACATATGATAAATTAAAGTATTATAATATTAATTTTATTTCACATTATAAATTCAAAAATTGTAAATATAAAAATGTTTTAGAATTTGATTTTTATTTATTAGATTATAATTTTTGTATTGAAATCCAAGGAATTCAACATTATGAACCAGTTGATTTTGCGGGGAAAGGTAAAGAATGGGCAGAAAAGGAATTTAATTTAAATCAAATAAAAGACCAAATCAAAAGAGATTATTGTAATAACGAAAATATAAAATTATTAGAAATACCGTATTGGGATTTTAATAATATTGAACAAATTCTCATTAAAGAATTAAATTTAATTAAAAATAAATTAGCAATATAAATTTATTGCAATTTATATATGAAAAATATAAAATAAAGAAAGGTATGGTGTGTGGCATGGGATATACACAGTTTCATAAGAAATGGTTTAATACCTCAACTCCAGTTGCAGGAGTAAAAGCGTCGGGGATACTCACAATTTCATCGGTTGTAAGTGATACAGAGAAAGTAACAATCGGAAGTAACACTTATGAATTTGATATGACAGGTGCAGTAACAGCAGGAAATATAGCTGTTGATGTCGGCGATTTAAGAAATGAGGCACAAGGAACAATTACATTTACAGGAGTTGTTCTTGCAGGACAGACCGTCACTATTGGTACGGAAGTTTACGAGTTTGTTGCCGTAGCTGGAGATATCGCAGATCCAGCAAATATTCCAGTAGTAATGGGTGCAGATATGTCTGCTGATAATGCGGTTACACAATTAGGTTTAGAAATTAGTTCTAATTCTGCAATTGTTGATGCTGTTGCAAATACTACAACTGATACAGTTTTAGTTATCGCAGATGCTAAAGGAGTTGCTGGTAATACAATAGCTAGTACAACTACCTGTATAAATGCATCTTTTGCAGCAGTTACTCTTATTGGTGGTTTAGCAACTATTACTGCTCCTAGTGCTGTGACGGCTTTAGTAGCTGCGATAACAGCTAATGATGCTTACGTAACCGCCGTTGATGGTGCTTTAGATACAGTAGTCGTAACTTATAAATGGGTTGGGACTGACGGAAATAGTATAACTACAACTGAGACTATGGCAAATGGAGCTTTTGCCGTAGCGACATTAACGGGCGGAGTTTACGCAACTCCTGTTAATTGCGCAGCATTTATAATACTTGATAACGTTTGGTGGATAGCTGATGCTCCAGTTAGTAAATATACTTTAGGTGGATGGAAAAGTGCAACACCGTCATAATCTAAAACAAATATATAAAAGAAGGAGGAATTTCAAATGGGACAATATGATTTGTTTAGAGTAATATCACAATCTTATTTAACCACAAAAGAACGTGATGTTAACCAAATTAAATATGATATATTATTTGATTTTGATGATTCTCCTTCTTTTGATTCTGTATTAATTAATAATATATCAAAAGGTGTACATATTATTGATGAAAACGCTATTACAAAGAATCTCAATAAGAAACGTTTGCTTTGTAAGTCAGATGAAAACATCGCTGTGGGTGATCAAGTATATTGGGGAAATAATTATTGGATATGTACTAATATAGATAGTGATAACGCTGTACAAGTTAAAGGTATCATAGAAAAAACCAATAATACTCTAAAGTTCTATAAAAACCACATTTTATTTCAAGTTCCATGTATTGTTAATAAAGGTAATATAAACATGGACGAAAATAAGTTTATCTCAATTGCTGCTGATGAGTATATTTTGGTTTGTCCTAATGCATCGGACAGTTCAAACATTGATTTAAACACTAGATTCATATTGACTGGTAGTGCTTATAAGGTTGTTGGAATTGACAATATTAGTAACGTTGGTTTGTTAAATATTAGAGTTAAAGAGGATGTTGTAGTTGAAGATGATAATGTAGAGTTAGGAATAGCTAATTATTACAGCAATCAAATTATCGTAGACACTAGTACAGCAGATATTACAATTACTCCATTAGATACAAATATAAAAGTTGGGAAAAGTGTAACATATACGGCAAGATTTACTGATGATGGTATTGAAAACAATCTAGTTCATTTTAATTGGGAATTAAGCAATGTAGACGGAAGTAATAATATTTATGCGACTATTGTGTCTAATTATGATAATAAATCTTGTACAATTACAGGAGCTAATTCATATTCAGCAATTGGTAAAATAATAAATATAAAAATTTCTTTAGTTGAGAATCCAACTAGATTTATTGAAAAACAATTTAAAATAACTAGTTTGATATAAGGAGGTAAGAATGAGATTAAAAGAATTATCTGATTATAAAAATAAAATTATCTCTAAAATTATTGATAATGAAAACTTAGTAAAAGCATTGTCTAATAATACAGAAGATTTTTTAGACCAGCCTCTTATATCTGATGTAACAAGTATTATATATAAAAATGTTTTCCCTTATAAATATATACCTTCAGCACAAGAAACAGCAAGTTCATATATTACTATGGCATTTACGAATTTTTCACCGCAAGGTAGAGAATTTAAAATTGGGAATATTTATTTCTATATAATATGTCACAACGATCTATTAAAAACTAATTATGGCTGTCTTAGATATGACTATATAGTTAATTTAATAGACGAAACATTTAATGATACTGGAAATATAAGCATTGGGGATTTCAAATTTGATTCTATGAGTGACTTTCAGGTAGACAGTAATCATATGGGATGCTGGATTTGCTATGAAGCTAGGAGTTTTAATTAATGAATAAAATGAGGATGTTAGCAAATTTACCTATTTATGTTGATAAAATTCCCATATATTCACCAACTCTTAAAAGTATTGCAGAAATAGGCAAAAAAGAATATTCAACGTTTTTATCTAGCTGCATTATTACTAAAGACATGTTAATAGACAAAGATATTTTTCATGATATAAATGATTTTGATATATTAACTCATATGTGTCTCGAAAGTAATTTATATCCCACATTTATAAATTCTTTATTTTTTTTTACTAAATTAGAATTTAGTATGTCTGAAATTAATAAAGAACTAGTTTTTATGTGCAACGATATTGAGTTAAATAAAGCTAATTATCACTCATTTATCAAAAATATAAAATATGTTAACAGGTTAGAAGTCCAAGAGACTAAAGAAATGGATGAATTTGATAGGCGTTGCGCTGAAGCAGAGAAAAAAATTCAAGAACATGCTAGTAAAGATGGTCAGCCTGAGTTAGAAGATTTAATTTCTGCTGTAGCTAATATGGATGGAAATGGTCTTAACATAATAAATATTTGGGATTTAAATATTTATCAATTTTATGAACAACTACAAAGAGGTCAATTGAAAGAACAATATAGATTGGCTATGAAACAATTGTTAACTGGATTGGTAAAACAAGAAGAAGTAACAGTTGAATCATATTTTAAAACAATTAAATAAAATATAAAACAGGAGGTATTTTAACATGGCAATTGGACAAAAACAAGTCTGGGCAAAAGTTCTTGACTTTACAATTCAGGATTATTCCACTAAAGATGTTGTGGCACAGGTAAAATATGCTACAGATGCAAGTATATCTGAAGCTTATGAGAAATTAGAAATTAAAGGTGGAAGTGATAATCAAATTCAATATACAAATTATCATTCACCAACAGCTAAGTTTTCTGCAAAATTACCATTGATTGATGATAATATAGTTGCAGTTAAGACAGGTGCTTCAAACGTAACTGGAGCGCAAACAAATGCTTATGACGACACTTTTACTGTAGATGCTACGGCTGGAACTATTACTCTGCCAGTCACAGGTATTGTTGCTGGTACATTGAAGGTTTATAACGTTGATACTGATGATAATCTTGGTACAGAAATAACTGCGGTTGCTTCCGCTCCAACATTGGAACAATATTCTATTACTGGAAGTGTTCTTACTTTTAACACAGGTAAAAAAGGTACTAGAATGCTAGTAATTTGTGATTATACAACTGGAGCTACTGCTAGTGGAGTTAAAATGATAAGCGGAAAACTTCCAAAGCTTATTAGAATTACTGCTAAAACAAAAGTTGAAGACAAGTCTGGCAATATTGCTATTAAAACTATAATAATAGAGAAGGCTAAACCCGATCCAAATTTTGAATTCGCAACTTCAACTTCGGCAGCCAGCTTGGCATTTGATTGTGAAGTGTTTGGATGGACAAATGCAAGCGGCGATGATCAGTTCTTCAACTTAGTGACAGATCCAGAACTTGACGTATAAGAGGTGATACTATGACAAAATTTCTTGTTTACTGTCATCCATCAGTACCAAGTATAGGTATAAAAATCAATACATGGTACTCATTAGAAGAACTACAACTAAAATATAGTTTAGAGCATATTAAGTGTTTTTTTCATCCCGCAAACTTCGGTTGGGAAGAAATTGAACCTGAAGTAAAACCAATAGTAAAAACAAGTAAATAACAATATGATCATGGTTTATTATTAAGGTTGCAACCTTAATAATAGTAATAAAAGACATGTGCCAGTACACATGTCTTTTTCCAATTATTCTCTAATACTGGAAGGAGAAAATTATGGCTAAAAAACTTACATATGAAGAAGTAAAAAACTTTGTAGAAATAGAAAGCAATAGTGGATGTAAATTATTAAGTACAAATTATAAAAACAGCGAAGAATTATTGTTGTTCCAATGCAAATGTGATAATGAATTTACAGCTAGATTTACTAATTTTGTATCACAAAATAAAAGACAATGTAATGGTTGTGGAAAGAATAAAAGAGTTCAAAAAATGTAAAAACTCACGAACAATTTTGTTCAGAGGTTTATAATTTAGTTGGCGATGAATATGAAATATTGAGCAAATATGAAAACAATCGAAAACACGTATTAATAAAGCATAATATTTGTAATCATGAATATTTAGTATCACCTAGTAATTTTCTTAGAGGTAAGCGTTGTCCTAAATGTAATGGTGGTATAGCGAAAGCTCATGAAGAATTTATTCAAGCATTAGATAAAAAATATAATAGTGAATACGAAGTATTAGATATATATGAACGAAGTTCTCAAAAAATTAAAGTTAAACATAAAATTTGCGGATTTGAATACGACGTTTTACCTTATGCAATTTTAAATATGGGAAATACTTGCCCTTGGTGTTCTGGTCATTATCAAAACACTGATAGGTTTAAGCAATGGATATTAGAAAATTGTGGTGAAGAATATAAGGTTATTGGAGAATATGTTTCTGCTGTTAAAAAAGTAAAAATGTTACATATGAAATGTGGCAAAGAATTTGAAGCTACTCCTAATCATTTAAAAGGCGGCAATAGATGCTCTTATTGTAAATCATCTAAAGGTGAAAAGATAATTGAGCAGTATTTAATTAATGAAAATATAAATTTAAAATCACAATATAGAATTAAAGAATGTAGAAATAAAAACCCACTTCCTTTTGATTTTGCTATATTTGATTCAAATGACAAATTATCATTTTTGATAGAATTTCAGGGAAGGCAGCATTATGATGAGTATATTCTAAGAAAAAATAGAAAATATTCTAATTTGGCATATATTCAAACAAACGATAATATTAAAAAAGAATATTGTTTGAATAACAATATAAAATTATTGACTATTCCATATTGGGAAATGAAAAACATTTCTGAAATTCTAACAGACTATTTAAAACAATTCAATAACAAACAATCAGCATAAAATCTAAAATATAAAATTTGGTTATCGCAAGGAGTGCAAGCCTTCTAACCATTTCAAAACCTATGAATATAACGAGATTTCTTCTCGTTTCTATATAAACAATTCAAAAACAATCTTAAAATTCAATCAAACGAAGATTTTATTAAATTTTCAAATTTTCAACACCTACTGCCACAAGGCTTTCATTTTACTCAAATATAAAACAAAATGATATTAAACATATCGGATTATAAAGAGAAGGGTTTGCTTCCTTTTTATATTTCTAAATTTAAAATTTCAAAATTCAGAAAGGAGAATGAAAATGGGAAGAAATGTTAGACAAATTATATTACCATTTCACACTAATGCTTCAGCAATTGCAGATGGGGGCGAACTTAATGTTGGGGCAGGTCATGTTCTTATGAATGTAGCAGTTACGGGAGACGCAGTAGATTTTATTTTGGTTATAGAAGGCAAAGCAAATGATAATGATGATTATACAGGAATAATGTGTCCGAATCTTGAAACTTTCGCTATGTCAACAACAATTACAGCTAATGGCAAGTATCAATTGTCTCTTGAGGCAATAACAAGACTTCGTATTCGCTTGTTATCTATAAGCAGCGGTGCGGTAAGTGTAATAGGCACTGTTGTCAACTAAAATATATTTGAAAAGATAGATTGAGCCTCATGAACTCAATTGATAAGAGTGGGAATCCTTGCCCCACTCTTCTTTTAATATTTTAAAACAAGGAAATAACACATCAAGGAGTGAAGTTTTATGATTTTACAAAATAATGTAATTACAACATGGAACGCATCAAATAAAATATATTATCAGTCAAAAGGTTATTCTTTTACTAAAATGTTTAATACTATTTTAATTGATGTTAAAGATTTAAAAGAGAATAGTAATATAAAGATAAGAGTTAAATGTAGTTTATGTAATAAAGAAAAATATATTGCATTTAATAATTATAATACGTGTATTAAAAATACTGGATTTTATCATTGTGATGAATGTTCTTATAAAACAACAAAAAATGAAAGTTTATTAAATACCAAACTACAAAAATCTATATCGTTTGAACAATGGTGCATTGAAAATGATAGGCAAGACATATTTAATAGATGGGATTATGAATTAAATAAAAAACAACCTTCAAAAGTATGCTATAGTTCTAAATTAAAGTATTATTTTAAATGTCCTAATAGAATACATAAAAGTGAATTAAAAAATATTAGTGCTTTTACGGGTGGTCAAGAGGGTAGCATTAGATGTAACCAATGTAATTCTTTCGCTCAATGGGGTATAGATAATATTTGTTCTGATTTTTTAGAAAAATATTGGGATTATAAAAAGAATATAATTAGTCCTTGGGAAATTTCATTCGGAAGTAAAAAAATAATATGGATTAAATGTCAAGAAAAAGATTACCATGGTTCTTATAAAATTATCTCGAAAAATTTTTCAATTGGACAAAGATGTTCTTATTGTAGTGGTAATGATATACATATAAAAGATAGTTTGGGAATATTATATCCAAAAATTTTGGGAATTTGGAGTGATAAAAATAAAGACACTCCATACGAATATGCTCCAAAATCAAATAAAAAAATCTGGTTTAAATGTAAAGATGGAAATCATGAAGATTATTTAAGATGTATAAATGAATCAAATGTATATAATTTTCGTTGTCCAAATTGTGTTCGTGAACGAGAAGAAAGTTTTTTACAAGAAAAAGTTAGACTACATTTAGAATCTTTAAAACATACAATTTTGCATGAACATAAATGTAAGATAAAATGTGTTAACCCAAAAACTAAACATGTTTTACCATATGATAATGAAATTGTTGAATTAAAATTAATTGTTGAGGTTCATGGTGTACAACATTATAAAACACAAAATATTTTTAATTATAAAAAATCAAATCACAATAATACAACACTAGAATATGAGCTTCATTACCAACAATTAAAAGACAGATATAAACGTATCTTTGCTAAAAGGCAAGGATATTTTTATTTAGAGATACCTTATTGGACTGATGATAAAGAAGAAACTTGGAAAGATTTGATTATTAATAAAATAAAAGAAATTTCAAATATATAATACTTCATATTTCATAAAGGAGATGATATTAAATGGGTATAGAAATTGATATAATTGCAAGAGCGTTAGCAAAACAAGCTATTACAAATAGCTTCATTAGCACTGGCACAGTAATAAAACCAACAATTGAATATAACACAGGTGGCACTGTAACTGTAGGTTTAGGTACGTTCAGACTTTTCTCAACCACTGATTATACTGGAGCGCTTACAGAAAATGTTATTAATCAATCAAATGTTGCAGTGGTAGATGGGACAACAACCTATGTAATAGTTGAATATAATTCAGGCACCCCAAGATATAATGTTACAACTGATTTGTCTAGTATTAATTTTTCAAATAATTTCCCTGTTTACACTGTTTTCCGAATAGGTGATGCGGCGGTTGATATTTTAGATTGGGACGAGCCAGCATTAGGCTTGGCAAATAAACTTCTTCGTAGAAATATGGAGTGCAGACGATTTGAAAGAGTGTCTGGGTTAACTTTATCAGAAGAAGCTACAATGAAGATAAAAATATCAGAAGGGGCAGTATGGCAAGGAAGTTTTCGTAATTCTCGAAATGCTGTTGATTCTTCAGTAGATTTATGCTTTTTATATTATGATGATGGTGTTGGAGGCTATGCAAGTGCTGATATTACACAATATGACAACACGCATTATAATGATGGTTCTGGGATGTTGCAGACGCTGACTGATGGTAGGTATGCTGTAAACTGGGTATATCGTGCAATGGGAAAAGATGCAAATGCTATCATTGTTTATCTAGGCACTGGAGATTATACCTTAGAACAAGCTAAAGCTTCACAGCCGCCTAATACTTGGATAGGCGCATCTACCAATACAATGTTGGTTGGCAAAATAGTTGTACTAAAAGGTGCTAGTATGGCAACTCAAATTGATAGTGCGTTTACAACTTTATTTGCCCCTGCTGTTGTAGCGCCACCAACGGGGATTGTTGGAGAAATAAAAGCATATGCTGGTGCTTCTGCTCCTTCGGGGTATTTGCTTTGTAATGGTTCGGCTATATCACGCTCAACTTATATAGATTTATTTAACATTTGCGGAACTTCCTACGGTGCAGGCGATGGCTCAACTACATTTAATATACCTAATTTAAAAGGCAAGATACCTGTAGGACTAGATTCGACACAATCTGAATTTGACACATTAGGTGAGACAGGTGGCGCTAAGACACATACATTAACAGTAGATCAAATGCCATCTCATACGCATCAATATAATGACACATATGGGGTACAAAATTTAGAGGGTGTATTTAATAATGCAAACGCTTGTGATGAGACAGAAAGATGGGAAACAACAAGTTCAACTGGTGGAGGACAAGCACATAACAACTTACAACCTTATGTAGTAATGAATTACATAATCAAGTATTAGGAGATACGAAAACGGAATTTGTCATAGAAATTTTAACAGAGGAGTAAACAATAGAACAACATAACGAACTAAGAAACATACACAAGCAGAGATTGATGTAATATTTAATCTCTGCTTTTATTTAAAATATCGGTTTTATTTGAACACGTTAAAATTAATTAATAATGAATTAAAGGAGAAAATTATGAAAATATTTGAACAAATCAAACCTATCGAAATAAATTTCCAAGATGAACAAATACTGGTGAATCAACATATTTCACTATTAGACAAACGTGTTTTTGTGAACATATGTGTTGAAAAATATTTCATTAAAGATGAGGTTGCTGAAGAAATAATTGGGACTTCTGATTTTGAAAAAGATAATTCTTATTTTTATTGCATAATTAAATATATGACCAATATAGAAATTTCAGATGATATGATAATGTCAGACCTTTATGATAATATAGTTGGAAGTGGATTGTATGATTTAATTTACGATGCGATACCTTACAACATAAGAAGTGACATTAATCGTAAAATTGAGGATTCTATTGATGATATTAAATATAAAATAAAAGAAAAAAATAGTATCAAAAATATAATATTTGACGCTATTCAGAATATATCCAAAATGATCCCTGATGAAAAAGAAATCCAGAAATTAATGAAGAAAGTGAAGAAAGAATTTGATAACTTTAACCCTAATAAAATGCAAGCAATGAATGACATGATAAAAGCTGCAAAATAACAAATTAATGAAACAGATATTTTATTAAAATTTAGGATTTGAAAAACGGAGCATAAGCGAGCTATAGTGAGTATGAGTGAGTTTGGTTTTTGGAAAGTGGTGATAAAATGGCTACAATTGCAGAGCAGTTGAAGTTAATAGAAAAGCATATACAGCTTAAAATACAAGATGCAATGCAGAAAGAAGTTGCAGAAACAGTTAGAAAGACAATGCAAGACCATATACAAAAAGATGTTTATAATACATATATTCCTTATTCAAAAGGTGGTGTAACGCCTCATTATAAAAGAACTTATAAATTAATTGCAGATAATACTATAAGAAGTAAAATGATTAATAATAATACCTTACAAGTCACTAATGAAAGAGAAGAAGATGGGATAGATATTGTAAAAGTCATCGAATACGGAAAAGGTTATACGTGGGGTTACACAAGAGATTTAGATGAAGAGATTGGAGCTAGACCGTTTATAAAAAACACCAGAGAAGATTTAAGGATAAATAAGCAGCATGTAAGGGCTTTGAAATTAGGGTTAATAAGAAATGGCGTAAAAGTTGTTTAAATAAAATGTGCTTTTACAGAGTAGGGAGAAATCTCTACTCTTTTTGTTTTGGAAATTATTAATTTATATAGATATTAAATATAAAAGGCGGTGGAATATGCCAAGAAAAACTTTTAGAAATGTAATAACTACTCCAGAGCTAATAGAACAAATAAATCCCGTAAATAAAAACTTAATGAAGCGATACTTAAAAGAAAAAAATACAAGATGTGCTGATGGAACAATAGAAGGATATGAGAGTGATTTAAACATATTCTTTACTTGGAATCTATTAAATAATGAAAATAAAGAATTCCCATTTATTAAAAAAATAGAAATGGCTGACTTTTTTAGTTATTCCGTAGATGAATTGCAATGGGGTTCGAGCAGATTTGGTAGAGTAAGATCGGCATTAAGCCAATTATCTGTTTTTATAGAAAAATTTTATGATGAAGATTATCCTGCTTTTCGTAACGTAGTTATAAAATCTATAGAGCTAATGCCAAAGGTTCTTAAAAGAGAAAAAACTATTTTATCTGAAGACCAGATTAATGGATTGCTTAACTATCTTAAAAATGAAATAAATAAGCCGCAGGAAGCTTGTTTACTTGCTATTGCAATAAGTAGCGGAGCCAGAATTTCCGAATGGCTTAGATTTACAACATCAATTATAGACGAAAACAATACGGCTTTTGATGACATATTTTTAGAAACATTGAAAGAGATCAAGACGAAGGGTCGAACAAAGGCTGGCAAAATGTTGATAAAATATTTGATAAAAGACACATTCTTACCATATTACAAAGATTGGCTTATAGAACGTGAAAAAATAATGAAAAAGAATAATAAAGAGCATGATTTTATTTTTATTAAAAGTAATGGAGAGCCAGCCACAGAATCTACTGTAAGAAGTTGGGTAATGAAGTGGGAGAAACATCTTGAAGTAAATTTTTATCCGCATTGCCTAAGGCATTATATCGTAACTCACTTAACTAGACTTGGATTAGGTAGTGATTTCATTATAGCCATTATGGGTTGGACATCATCGGATATGTACAAGATCTACAACGACCTTTCAGCCAAAGAAACCAAGTGGAAAGACTTAGATAAGCTAAAAGGACATTTAGACAAACAAAATAAATAATAAAACCCTTATTTTAACAAAATCTAGCCTTAGAGCCTCAACCACTCTAGGGCTTTATAATCTTCATTTTTGAGTTCATTGTAGTGGATTGAAAAGTGAAGATTATTTTTTTATGAAATTTATTGAGAGGAGATGATGCACTTATGAATGATATGTCAATTGTATTAGGTACTAAGATAGATACTTCCGCAACTCAGGTAGCAAAGCTAGAAGAACAGATTAAAGTTCTGTCTAAACAAATAAAAACTGCAATATCAGTAAAGTTAAGTATAGACTCTAAAGACATCCAGTTTATTACTGAAAAAATAAATGAAGCTCAGAAAAAAGCATCTGTTAGTGGGAAAAATCTATCAAAAATTAAAGTATTTGACAGAGAAAAACTTGAAGAAGACGGCAGACAGTTTTATATGTCAGCGAATGGAATAGTCAACAGAATAAAAAAAGATTTTAAATCTCTTGGGGATGTAAATGTAGACATATTCAAAAATGCTAAAGGTCAAATAACTGGATTTAACGCTGAAGTTAAAAAATTAGACGGAACTATTGAAAAGCTGAGATTTGATCAAGCAAAAATTAAAACAGGTAACAGCACTCAAAAAGGATTTGTTTTAAGTAATTCGCTTTTAAATGACACTAATGCTGGAAATAATTTAAATGCTACTTTGAATAAATTACAGCAATATCAAACTAAGATTGATAAAATTAAAGAAAGTTTTTCCAGCTCAGCAGGTGTAAAGGATCAAACTAATCTTACCCGTTTGAATACCGAATATTCATCTATATTAAACCAAATTGAGAAGGTTCGTAAATCTCAGGCGTATATGTCTGATGAACAAAAGAGAAATATTGATAAGCAAATAAACTCTTTAACCTCTTTGTCAAATAAATATAAGAATATTGAGAATGTCCAAAAAAATAGTCAGGGGAAGCAAGCTACCACCGCACAAGACGTTTCTGGAGTCGTAAAATTACAACAATCATTAGAGAAAATACAACAGAAATATTCTTCTATTAAAAGCGGTATTAGTGACCCACTTAAACTTCAGGAATTAAACACTCAATTTGACGTAATTACAAATAAAATTACAGAATTAAAAAATAAGACAGCTAGTGGTGTGATAAATAAATCCGAATTAATTAATAATAAAACACAAATCGGACAATTAAATCACGAATTAGACTTAATGGCAAAAAAATATAAAGATTTACAAGGTTCTACTTCAGGCACTAAGACAAATGTTTTAAATTCTCAAGCAATTGAAAATGAAATTCAAAAAATAAATAACTCTCTTGCTAGATTAAAGGTTAATAAAGATAAAGTATTTGCAGATACAAGGGTTTCTACCGAAGTAGATAAACTAACCCAAATGGAGCAATCTTTTAAAAGAGGTGAAATTTCAGCCAAAACTTATGCTTTACAAATGGATAATATACGGACTAAGGTTGCTCAAGTTTCTGGAGAATTTCAAAATATAACTAAAGATGGATATAATTTTACTCAAATGATTGAATTAGCGGCAAAAAAAATAGTCATATGGGCTATTAGTACGCAATTAATCTACGGTTCATTAAGAAAAATACAAGAAGGACTTTCTTTTATCGAAGATATGAACAAAGTATTTGTAAATCTCCAAATGGAAATGACAAATACCAAACTTGTTTTTAGTGATATAACTAAAATTGCAAATGACTATGCTGTTGCAATGGGTTCTACGACTGCTAATGTAATGAAAGCAATATCTGTTTTTGGTACTTACACATCGACTATGGATGAAGTTTTGCAGAAATCTAAAGCTGCTATAATTTTAAGCAACATCACAGGGCAAAATGTAGAACAAACTGCTGATGCGCTCATGGGAACTCTTGCCCAGTTTAATTTACAAGCAGAAGATTCTATGCACGTAGCTGATATTATTACAGGAACAGCCCGCCAGCTTCAGTTAGATTACCCAAGGGCAATTCAAGAAATAAGTGATGGTTTACGAACCGTGGGAAGCGTAGCAAAAGAAAGTAAAGTACCAATTGAATTACTATCATCTATGCTTGGAACATTAACTGAAAAGACGAGAAGGAGCGGTACGGAAATAGCCAATTCCCTAAATTTTGGGGCTATAGCGGCATAATAAATAAACTGCTATAGAAAATTCTCTCTAATGGTTACAATTTTTGTGGTAAAAAATTGTAGTTAACTTGGAAGTCCTATGGCGGGACGACAGGGGCGAACTTATATTGATTAATTTAATATATAAATTTTAAAAAGATAGGTGGGAGTAATTGCCCCATTAAAAAAGAGTAGATTCCTAAACTACTCTTTCTTTTTTTGTTGTTTTTAGGAAAAGAAATATTCTATAGGAGGAATTGCAATGAATGAAAATAAAATATACTATGTTTACGAGTGGATAAGATTAGATACTAATGAACCTTTTTATGTAGGTAAAGGTCATGGAGATAGGTATTTTAGAACAAATAGCAGAAGTGATTATTTTAAGAATATATATAAAAAAGTACCAACAGCTGTGTCTATTTTAATTGAAAATTTATCAGAAAAAGAAGCGTTGGAATATGAGTGCTGGTACATAAACGAATATAAATTTGTATTTGGATATGATTTGTGCAATCTTACAGACGGTGGAGATGGAATTAGTGGATATAAGCATACCGAAGAAAACATTAAAAAAAATAGAATGCAAACGCATGGATTTGATATAGAAGAATATAAGGACAACATTATTGATATGTATTGTAATAAATCCGCATCAACTTATGATATTGCCAATACTTATGGCGTAAGCGATGTATGCATTGGAAGAGTATTGAGGAAATTTAGTATTCCACTAAGAATCAGTGGGCAAGGCAATGTGAAATATACTGGGTTGAAAAGATATAATACAAAATGCGTCTTAATAAAAGATATAAATAATAATATCATTGATTGTTTTGAGTCGTTTACTAGTGCTGGAATATGGATATCTAAAATTGGATTAACAAATCACCCAAACGGAGGCAAGAAAGCTATCCGTGTAAACATAGATACAAATATTAATTATAAAGGATTATTATTTTATGCTATTAACACATCGGAATATTATGATTATAATCTTAATAGGAATGATTTTGTTAATTTTTATATCAATGATTTAAATATACAATCAGCAGGAAATTCAAATATTATCGAGATGTATGGGAATAAAAACACTTTGATTAATACATTTGGTTCACTAACTCAGTGTGCGAATTGGTTAGTAGAAACGAAATTTACAAATTCATTTAGTTCGGCAAATGATGCAATATATAGAAGTAATAAAAATAATAAATTTTATAAAAAACAATATAAATTTAAAATATACTCCAAAAGTGAATATAACCAAAAAATAAATCAAGCAGTTTAACATAGTACCACCTATGGTTTGATTTATTATTTAATCAATATGAGACGCTGAACGACTTAATGAGAGAAGTCCATTTATAATGGATGTGCGAAAGTCTGAACTCCCCCATATGCCGATTTAGAAAAGGGAGAGAAATGGTCGCTGGTAATCAGACCAGCTAAAGAAGAACCGTTTCCGCTATTCAGTGCGAATAGTCAGTAGCCTTAAATCAAGGTGAAAGTAATAGAATGAAGAACAATTTTCGGAAGAATTTTAAATGTTGGCGAAGATGCAGACTCTGAGTCATTTAAGAAAGTTGAAAAATCATTAGATAATATTGGTGTTAAAATTAGAGAAATTGGTGGAGATGGTCAAACTCTACGTCCAGTCGGTGATATATTATCTGATTTAGCAAGTAAGTGGGATACACTTTCTGACACACAAAGACAGTCCATCGCAATGGATTCTGCGGGTAGACATACATGCCCGAATATACAGTAATGTATATAAAGAAATTGGCTATATCGGTGAAACCCCAAACCGTAAAGGACGGTGGGCAATACCGAGAGAAGGCTTTTATTTGATATAGCTTATTTATTCAAATAAAAGAACTCGTAACGACTGCAAGCCAATCCCCTTCATAGGGTGAAGATACAGTCTGATCTATATGGAGACATATAGAGAAATGGTCGCTGGTAATCAGACCAGCTAAAGAAGAACCGTTTCCGCTATTCAGTGCGAATAGTCAGTAGCCTTAAATCAAGGTGAAAGTAACAGTTTTGATGTACCGTAAAAATATATTCATGACATTAATGGAGAACTATACAGATGTTATAAAAAATAATGAATATGCTATTAATTCTAATGGTGTAGCCCTCCAAAAAAATGAAATTTTCCAGAATTCGCTACAGTCATCATTAAATAGACTAAAAGCAAGTTGGGAAGGGTTTTACTTAAATTCAATAAGTAGCGAAGCATTTAAAGGATTTGTATTAGGAGCAACTAAGCTCATAGAAACATTCGGAAATTTAAGAACAGTTGTTACTTTAGTTGGAACTGGTTTTGCACTATGGAAAGGTGCAGAAATACTTAAATTTTTCACGTTATTGCCACTGAGTGTACGAAGTAGTATCGTAAGTTTACAATTATTTAAGGATATATCTACTGCATCAACTATGGTCGCAAACAGAGAGGCGACTGCCTTACAAGGGCTATCTTTAGGGTTTCAGTCTTTAGGTATGTCAATCAAAGCGGTTTTTTTATCTAATCCTTTAGGGTGGATAGCAATAGGAGTTACCGCTGTTGTTTCAGCCATGAATATTTACGATCAAAAACAAGAAGAACAAAGGCAACAAGTAGAAAAAAATATAGAAGCTTTTAAGCAACAACAAGCTGAAGTTAATAATTTAGCATATACCTACAAACAAAACGCTGACCTTGCAAAAACAGATGAAACAGCAAAGTCTAAATTACTTGAAGTAGAACAACAATTAGTAACCATATTTGGTGATAGTGCAAAAGGCATAGATTTACAGAACGGTTCTATAGATGACAATATTGCTAAAATTAGAGAATTGAATAAAGAAAAAGCAAATTCTTTTATTATTGAAAATCAGCTTTTAGCTCAAAGTCAGCAAAAAAAGATATCAGGTAATAAATACGCTGCTCCTGAATTAAGAATTACATCTAATGAAATATCTGGGGCATCTTTTAGTATGGATTTTACAAAGGGAATATTTACACAAGGTATTGGTATAAAGGAATATAAAAAATCATTAACTGAAACCTTAGAGTTGATTACCAACGCTAAAGGAGATTATAAAGATTTATCATTAGAGGTTAGATCTGCATTAGGAGATCAAGTTCAAAAAGAACTAACTAAGACTAATACAAAAATTCAAGAATCCGAATCTTTAACTCAGCAACTACAAAATGCATTTAAACTTTTGGCAGAATCTTCAGTAAGTAGTTTTGCTAACTTAAATGATAAACAAAAAAATATTTATGATACCTTGAATAAATCTTTAAATTTTGACGTAACTAAGCCTTTAGAATATCAAAACGCACTAGGTAAAATTATTAATATTGTTCAAAATTTTAATGGTAAAACCCTTGATTCTTTAATCGTACAATTAAAACAACTTCCTGAGTTAAAAAATGTTGATTGGAAGAATTTAATCGGCGATAATCAAGATATAAAAAATGTTACCAACGCAATTGCAGATATGGACACCGTTGTTAAAAAAGCATTTGATTCCCAAAAAGATTACGTAGACCTCCTTCAAAAAATGAAAGACGGAGAAAAATTAACTGCCGAAGAAGCTGAAAACTTAGCTAAAAATCACAAAGAATTAATACCTTATATACATGAGACATCTGATGGGTATACCGTAGAGACAGGTGTATTAGAAGATTTAAGAATTAAGTCTATACAAGTTGCTTTAGATAGAATAGCAAGTGAAAAGGAATTAACAAATAAGGTTTTTGAAGAAGTAGACGCTAGAATACAAAAATATGGATTTGAAGTAGAGGCTATTAACGAATTCAAAAAAAATATTATTAGTAGTCCACTTGATTCTAGCGATCCTGAGTATGTTGAAAAATTTAATGCAAACATATCAACAGCGTTGCATAAACAAATTTTATCACAGATGAAAACTGCTGGCGTAAATATGGCAGATAAAGCAGCATATAAAAAAGCATACGATGAATTTTATAATAAAAACATAAAAAATAATGATGACGGAGAATTATATAATTTAGGCGTTGCATTGCAGAATAAAACACAGGCAGAAACTGAAGGCGATTTTTTTGCAAATTTATTAAATAGACCTATTACAAAATCAAAAGATAAAAAAGGTTCTTCCACTGGTCAATCTTTTGATGAAAAATATGTTAAAGAATACAATGCAGAAGTCGATAAATCTTCAAACAAAATTAGGCATCTCACAAATGAATTGGATGTACTGAACGCTCCAACATCCAATTACGGAGAAAAGCATAAAAAAGTTAACGAAATTCTTGATGAACAAAAAAATAAACTTAAACAAATAACTCTATCCTCTGAAAAGTTAACAAGTAAAAAATCAGATTTAGAATTAAAAATGGACAAGATGGGAATTAACCCAAACTGGTCAGAATCAAAAAAGAATAGTGTATTTGATTCTTGGGGAAAAGATACAGATAAGAAAAAATTGTTTAATGAATTGTATAAGGACTGGCAAGAAACAAGTAATGGAATTATACAAAATGACGATGCTTATTTTAGTACAGTTAAAGAAATATTTGCTAATAGAAAACAATTAGTAGATGATCAGGTTAAACAAGTCGAGGATTATCAGTCTAAACGTATTGCTAAAAATGAACTTCTTTTGAAACAATCTCAAGGTCGCCAATCATTATTAAAAGAAGGAACTCCAGAATACAGTAAAGAAATAGACGTGCAAGTTAATCTGCATAAAGAGAAGCAAAAAATATTAGAAGACGAAGCAGAAAGACTTAAAAAAATATTAGCAACAAACAAAAATTTAACCGAAGAAAACCGTACTCAAATTCAACAGAAAATTGATGCTAGGTCTAGTGGTTGGTGGGATAAAGAACAAAATATAAATTCATTGATAAGAAAACGTCAGGAAGATGAACTCAAATACGTAGAAGATGCTCAAAACGCAATGATGGATATGCGTAAAAAAGCTGGCGAAGAAGAGAAGAAAATCCTAGACAAAAATTTAAAAACATACGAAGACAACATAGATAAAAGAATAAAACTTCTCGATGAATTAATTGATAAAGAAAATTACGATACTAGTATTCAAAATCAAGATAAAGACATAAACAAAAAGCAAGCAGAGATTGACGCATTAGCTCTCGATAATTCTACCGAAGGATTAGCCCGAAAAGCTCAACTAGAAATGGACTTAGCGGATTTAAAATCTAAAAAATATGATGATATTAATAAACATAAAAGGGACGAAGAAAAGAAGTCTTTGCAGAATCTCAAGGACGTAGAAAGTAAAAAAGTCGAAGTTGAAAAAACAGCGATTGATGAAAAATTAAGTGATGCTAAACTATTCAACACAGTTCAAGTAGAATTAACTACATCAACAGTAGGTCAAATAATTGATGAATACGAAAAAATGGCAAAAGCTATCGGTGGAAATTATGACACAATGATAGAAAAAGCTAAGTTTTTCAATGCAGTTTCAGCAGCTAAAAGTGTTGTCAATAATGAAAATTCAGCTTACCGTAATCCAATTGATATTACAAAAGACTATAATGAAGCTTCTGGGAAAGATGTAAGAGGCACATTGCTTGACAATATGATTAGTCTAAAAGAACAATATGGTAAAGCTACTACTGCATCTCAACGTGCATCAATACATAGTCAAGCTGAATCTATAAGAACTCAATTACCATCCGACGTAGCTCAACAAACATCATTGTTAAATACTGAACAGTTAAAGAAGTATAAAGAATCCCTTGTGAGTGCTGGAAGAGTATATGAAAAAGGTGGACTAATTGATTTTACTGGTGGTGCTATAGTTCATGGTAGTACCGTTAGTCCAGAATATATTTTAAATGCTATGGATTTTAAAAATTTACTCAAAATTGTAGATATCACAAAAACCATAATGCCCATGCTCAATTCCAACATACCTAATTTAGTTAATAACAACTCTAATAAAAACGTAACAGTTCAATCAACTATACATGTTAATGGAATTCCATCAGAAAGCATGGATGGATTAGTTAAGCGTATAAAATCCGAAGTTTGGACTGATATGAGTAGAAAATTAGCTACAGAAGGAATTTAACCTATATAGTCCACTTATTAATTTAGGTGGGCTATTCCCTTTGAAAATAATAAATTTAACATATAAAAATAAAATAAGGAGGTGCAAATAATGCATGGAACAACCTTTTTTACTTTTGCAGATATTACAAGTGAATCTATGGGAGTAACTTTCTGCAAATATTTAGATCAATCTATAAAAGATATTTTTGTATCTAGCAGAGATATTGTATCTGAAACAATTCAACATAATAACAAGTCTCAAAACTATCTCTATAAAATAAATAAAAATCCACACACATTTAAAATTGAATTATACCACGAAAATTTAGACGATGATAAACAACGTGAAATAGCTAGATGGTTTTTTGACCAGCAAGATTATAAACCATTTATTCCTACAGATACTAATAGAGTTTATTACATATTAGTAACTGGAGAGCCTGAATTTATAACTAACGGAAAAGATGGAATTATATCATTTGATGTAACTACTCAAGATAGTTTTTCTTATAGTAATTGGTATACACAGGTTTTTGATTTATCAGCTAGTATTACAACCCAACAAATAACTGTTGAAAATCTAGGTGACATTGAAATCTATCCATATCTTAAATTAAACATAACAGAAAGCAATAGTTCTATAGTACTAACCAATACAACGAATGGTGGAAAATTCATATCATTAGGAACGAATTCTAGTAACCCATTAGTCGCAAATGAAAATATTGAAATAAATTTAGATTCCGAAATTATATCAACTGACCAATTAGGATTATATAGATATAGCAACTTATTGAGTGGTTCTGAATTCTTTGGTTTAGTAAGAGGCAATAACAATATAAATGTATCTGGAAAAGTTGTAATCACAATGTATTATCAGTACAAATATTTAATCTAAGGAGGTGCTAGTTTTGGAAAATGTAAAAATTACCCTACATAAGCGTGACCGAACAATGGTGTATAACCTTTATGATATAATAAATCCAGTATATACAGAAGTTTATGGAGGTATCAATACTCTAAATTTTAGTATTCCTTTTGTTTGTTCTGATTTTTTAACACACGAAACGATTGATAATCCAGTGGTTAGTCTAATTAAACCTTTTTATTTAGTAAAATATGATGGCGAATGGTTCATCATAGATAAGGTTGATAAGATATCAGATGATAAAAGTGTTCTTAATATAAGAACTTATTCTTTAGGATATGAACTAAAAAATAAAAACATTAGAGCTTTTAAAACTGGCGTTGTTGGCAATCCAGTAAAAAACTTAACAGACACAATGAATTTATTATTAGTCAATACGAACTGGATAGTAGACCACGTAGATACTTCTTTAGATTTACTATACAGAGCGATTGAGATATCTGATAAATCAGTATTAGATGCAATAATTAACGATGTATGTATTAAATGGGATTGTGTTCCTAAATTTTCGACAGAAACTAGAAAGATATCATTTGTTGATTATAAAACCGATGGTGTCGATTTAGGATTATATATATCTGAAAATAAGTATCTGAAAAATATTCAGTTTGAGATGGAAGAAGATTCAATTTGTACTAAGCTTAAAGTTTTCGGGAAAAATAATATAAGTATAAATCAAGTGAATCCAAGTGGTCAAAATTATATTAGTGATTTCAGTTATTTTAAGCAAGATGGGTATATGACTTCGGGTTTGAAAACTGCTCTCAATAATTATGAAACAGCCATAAGTAATAACCAAACAGCGTTTCAGAATTATGTTTCTCAAAAAACAATTTTACAAACTCAACTTCTAGATAAAGAGCATGAATTAGATGTTTATAAAACAGATTCAACATTAGGACTTAACGCAATACAACAAGCCAAAGATATTGCAATTAGTAATGGTCAAGATATAAACGCTACTCAAACTACAATTGAGAGTGGATTATTACAATCAGCTACTTCAAATACTGCTGTATTAAGCACTAATACATTGAGTGATAGAAATGATTATTATAATAATTGCAGTATAACCATTACTTCTGGAACTGGAGTAGGACAAACTAAAACTATTACCGATTATGTGGCAAGTAGTAATACTATAACGGTAAATACTATTTGGGCTACAATACCTGACAATACTTCAATGTATAATATCACTAATTCTTCTATTTTAGCTGAAGAAACTAGAAGGCAGAATATAGTTAACACAATTCAATCTGAAGTTGATTCACTTGAATCACAAATTGATGATATTAATGATAATATTTTAATACTTAGAAATTCTATTGATATTTCAACCTATTTAACTTCCAATCAATTAAAGGAATTAAATGATTGGACTGTTGAAAAAGTTTATACAGATAATAGTATTACAGAACAAGGGGATTCATTAGATGTTTTGCAGCAACTATTAACCGAAGCTCAAAAGCAATTATCATTACAAAATCAACCTAGATTTAATGCTAGTATTGATTTGGTGGATTTTTGTCAGGCAGTAAATGTTGATATTTCTGAAAAAGATAGATTGAAAATTGGCAGTATAGTATTGGTTAGACATTCAAAATTGAATATAGATTTAGTTTGTAAGATTATAGAAATAGAACGTGATTATTTTAACTATAAGATTACAATAAAGATTGCTAATGAGAAAAGTATTAAGAACGGGTTCACTCTCATAAAAGATATATTGAAAAATGTTTCTACCACCAGTGCTTTTTTATCATTAAATTCTGATTCTTGGTCTAATGGCGGTGCAGCTAATGATTTAATATCAGATTATTTGAATAATAGTATGGATGCTACTAAGCACATGATAACTGCTGGAGTTAATAATGAAGTTCAAATTAACAACAGAGGTATAACTATTATTGATCCTACTGAGCCTCAGTATGTACAGAGATTCGTATGTGGCTCTTGGGGTCTCAGCGAGGATTTTGGGAACTCATTCTCCGTTGGCGCTAGTAAGGGCGTCATCCACGGAGAAGTAGTTTCTGGAAAAATTTACCTAAAATCCAAGGGTAAATTTTCATCAATTAAATATAAAATATAAAATATAAAAATTTTAAAGAGATAGATTGAGCGTAATTAACTCAATTGATAAGAGTGGGACTCCCTGTGCCTACTCTTCTTTTTATGTTTAAAAACAGGGTGAAAACACTAACAGGGAGGAAATCTAAATGGGAAAATACTTTACATATACTGAAGTAAAAAACTTTATTGAAATAGAAAGCCAATCAAATTGTAAATTAATTAGTAAGGAATATATAAAATCATCCAAAAAGATAATTATTGAATGTGCTTGTGGCGAACAATTTGAAACAACTTTAGATAGTTTTAAACGAGCAAATAAAAGACAATGTAACAAATGTTCTAGATCGTTAATAAGTGAAAGATATAGATTAAAATATGATGATGTTAAAAACTATATTGAAATAGAAAGCAACTCTATGTGTAAATTATTGTCTGAAGAGTATATAAATTCTGGAAGACATTTAAAATTATTATGTAGGTGTGGGAATATATTTTCTAAAAGCCTAAGTAACTTTAAAAAGGGGCAATATGTTTGTAATAAATGTAGTAAAAAAGAACAAATTAAAACATTCTTATACCCTTATGAAGATATAAGAAACTTCATAGAATTTTACAGTAATAGCGACTGTGTATTATTAACTGAAGAAAAAGATTACGTTAACACTAATAATAAAATAAAAATTAGATGTAAATGTGGGAATGTTTTTGAAACTAAATTCCAATCATTTTTACATAAAACTAAACGCCAATGTAATGAATGTGGTGATATTTTAAGAGCAGATGGTTCAAGACTGCCATATGATTTCGTTAAAAACTTTATAGAAAATATAAAAGGATATAAATTATTATCAGATACATACATAAATTCTGGAACTAAATTAGAGGTTCAATGCGACAAAGGACACATATATGAAGTAATTTGGGAGGACATTCAGAAAGGAAACAGATGCCCATTTTGTAAAGAAACCCGTGGCGAAAAAAGAATTGAAGAATATTTATCTTTAAATAATGTTCAGCTTAAAATAGAAAAAATATTTTTAGATTGTAGATATATTCAACCGTTACGTTTTGATTTTTATTTACCAGAACATAATGTTTTAATAGAATATCAGGGTAAACAACATTATTTTCCTGTTGATTTTGCAGGGAAAGGAGAAGAGTGGGCTAACGAACAGTTTAAAATAAACCAAATTAAAGATCAAATTAAGAGAGACTATTGTAATAACAATAATATAAAATTGTTAGAAATACCGTATTGGGATTTTGATAATATAGAAGACATACTATCAAGCAACTTATTAAAGGAGGTGGGCTAGATGAGCTTATATGTTTATAATTACACCAAAGACTTTGCCATTATCGGTGCAGATACAAGACTCTGCGGTTTAAAAGATAATTCATATTATAAAATTCATGATAATGCTTGTAAGATTATTAGTAAACACAATAAAGTATTTACTTTTGGTGGAGATTATTTTGCTACAAATATTCTTATTGGCTTGATTAATAAAGCTGATTATGACTATGCTGAATTATATAATATCTGTAATCAGCTGGATAACGAGTATAATGTTGATAAAGATAATTATTTTATAGAGTTGTCATGGCTTGCTTATGAGAATAATAGTTATGTCTTATATAATATTGCCACATACAATAAATATAAAATAATTAGAAGTATTCCAGAAGACAATTATATGTCTAATTTCTTTGGGGGCATTGAAACAGAAAAGGCAATTGATTATTATAATAAAAATATTAATAATTCAAACCTTATAGATTTATATAAGGATATATACAATTTTTGCTCAAATGAATATATAGGTGGAGATTTAATATTATATGTACTCAGAGATGGCAAGTCTATTAAATCATATAAATATAGTATTTCAGAAAAATGTTACAAAATTGTTGGAAATTCAGGAAAATTCAATAAAATCGAAATGTACAATCCTACTACGAATTTACTTGATGTAGAAGTAGGTAACTATATTGGGCAGGACTCTACTAACAAACGAGGCATTCGGATTTCCAACGGATCCTTGGAAATTGTCGGAGGCTTACAATCCTCTCAACTTTCATCTGGCTTATCTACTAGCATTACTAATGCAGTGCAACTAGGTCAAGTGTATAATAACTTGAAGTTCGATAGCGTAGATGGTATTACTGTAACAAGAAATGATAATAAATTCAAAGGAACATTTAATGCAACCGATTTAAAATTTGAAACAAGTTCAGATAATGGAAGTACGTGGACGAAGAGATTTTACTATGATTCTACGGCTCAAAAACTTGTTATTAATGGGATAATAGATGCTCAAGATTTCAAAATAAATGGAACAAGTATCTTGGGTGATAATAAAATTTTATCTAATTATATAGAAACCTTAGTGGTAGGTAGTAATGTAATTATGGGTGCAAATGCAACAATATCGTGGTCGCAAGTGACAAGCAAACCAACTATTCCAACATTGCCAAATTATATTACATCAACAAAGATAACATCTACTACCATTGAAAGCCCTAGTATTACAGGTGGAGTCATTACAGGTGGAATATTACAGACTGGAGCAACTGGAGCAAGGTTAGTTATAGGTGATAGTGACAACAATAATTCTTTAGACTTTATGAATGGAGATACTTCTTTGGGATGGATTTATTTAGATAGTTTGAATACAATGAACTACCATAATAATTATGATGTAAATTTCCATTCTGGTGGAAATATTGATATACAAACAACACATCTATCTGATGGTACTGGTGGAGGGAATATTACAATATGGGCTACTGCTACAGGGAAAAAAGTAATTTTCAATGGAACGGTGGATTTTTCAGGAGCCACCGTTCAGGGAGTTTATGCTAAATTTGCTTAATTTTTATCTTTTAAACTTGGTATAAATATATTTTTAAAATATTTATATTCAAAAACTAATTTTCTCTCAATTTTAATTAGTTGAGATTTATCGAATATTACTTCTTCGTTTGTTCCTTTGTAAAATAATCCTTCGCTAAATCTTGATGGATCTACAGTTTGTTTATTGTATTTTGACACCCTCGCATATCTATTAATATCAATAGGTGTAATGTATGTTTTGTCTTCATATTCAATAAGCTCAAATGGATTTCCGTTGATTTCATACATTACATAAGTAACTTTTGGTAAATTGTTTTTATTGACGGATGGTGGGGTGTTGTATACATCACCACTGACAGTAGTATTGTCATTTGCACCCTGAGTTACAGAGGTAATCTCGATCTGACTATCTGTTTCATTAAATACAACTTTTAGTCCTGCTTTTTTAAAATCTGCAAGTTTTAAATAAGTAAATCCATCAATATTATATCCACTAACCGCCGCTGTTTGTCCATTAATAAGTACAGGATATGGGTTTGATTTAATATTTAATTCATTAGCAGCAAATACTGCTCCAGAAAATAACATTGCTCCAGTCACTAATCCTAAGATAAATTGTTTATATTTCTTCATTATAATTCCTCCAAAATTGTATGGTTATAGTTTAACCTATTTCTAATTACATTATACTCTTTTTGGTGGAATTTGTAAACACATAAAACTAAAATATAATATGAAAGGAAGTGATAGTATGGAAGAAAATAAAATAGATAAAAATGAATCAGTATATGACGCTCCTTATATGAGAGAATTTTTCAATAAAGTTTTTAAGTCTTTTGAGAAAGTTAAAGAATTAGAAGAAAGAATCACAGAATTAGAAAAGAGGGGTTAAATTCCCTCTTCTGATTTTCTTTTTTCGTATTCTTGAATCATATCGCAAAAAATTGAAACAGATTGTTTTGCAGATTCTTTTTGCGTATTTGCCATAATTTTATCAGAGTCTTGCCATCCTGTTTTAATTTGACTCAATGCTTTATTTTCCATGTCAGTTTTAAATTTTTTAAAATCCATTGGTTCGCCTCCTTTTGTAAGATTAATCCCGATGGTTAATTGTACCACAATTTCAATAATAGGTAAATAAAAATATATAAAAAAGAAAGGATGATGATTTCATGGAAGAAAATAAAATAAAGGTTGTCCAAAATGATGAACAACCCGAAGTAATATTTATAGAACAGCCTATTGAGATTACAAAACATAAGATTATTTTTTAAATAACATAATGTGTATCAATAACTTTAGTTCACCATAACAAACTAAACCAAATAACTTGTATATATTGTTATAAAATGATATTATCGGAAAAACAACATCAATAAGGAGGAAAAATATGAAATTATCACTAAATTTTGCAGATGGTACAAACTTTACTCAAGATTTAACTGAATTTCAAGAACTATTGAAAATTCAAGAATCTGGTTCAAATGTGCTAGGGTATATTTTAGCGGGAAAAGAGAAGAATTCGACCATTACATTGAACGATACCAGTAATGGTAAGACAATTATCAAGAAATATGATGACTTGAAATCTTTAGAAATTATGTTTTAGAACTTAGACCTCTACTAAAAGGGGTCTTTTTTTTATTTATTAATAATTTAAATATTTATTAATCATATTAATATTTCCTCTTGACATATATTAGTTTTATTGATATTATCAATATAGAAAGAAATTTTATATTGATAATTTTTGTGATATAATCAAAATAAAAATATTGATGAGGAAACATTATGCAAATTATTGTTAAAAATAAAATAGAAGAACAAGTTAAAAATTATCAGGCACGGACGGGAGCGACAAAAACTTGGATTGCAAAACAATTAAGCATGAGTAATCAAAATTTGCATAATGTTTTTCGTGCAATTAATCCTACTATTGAAACATTGATAAAGTTCTCATTATTATTAGAATGCGATGTGAAAGAATTATATACTTTCACATTGGAAAAATAATTAAAATAAATTTGTTTTATATCAATATTATATTGACAATTTGATAAAGCCATCATATACTATGGATGCGAGGTAAATTTTACCTTACAAAAATAATGTATAGGAGGTCTTGTAATGTCTAGAGAAATAAAAGAAATAAGCAATAATGAGTTTGAAAATGAATTTAAAAAGTTGAAGGGTAAATCTGTTTGTGTGGACATCTTAGGAGATGTAACTTTTTTAAAACTGATTGATAGTTTTGATATTCGACAATGTGGAGATAAAATTACATTATGCGATTGTGAGGATGAAAGTAATATCAGTATTAAAAAATCTGCAATAGATTGTATTGTTCAAGATAAAAGAATATCCAACCTTAAAGATACACATATATTCCTGAAGAATGGATTAGAAATAAATCTACAGGGGGACGTTGAAAATGAATAATTTAATAATAAAAGAAGTAAATTTTAACGGTGATAATTTATTAGCAGTTAAAAACAACGATAATAAAATATATGTTGGCGTAAGTTATATTTGTAATGGTATAGGGTTATCTGAAGGACAAATGAAGAATGAAAGAAAGAAAATACAAGAAGACTTAGTTCTTTCTAAAGGGGGACGAAATTTGATCCTCCCTACAAATGGTGGCAATCAAGAAGTTTTAGGTATAGAATTAGATTTTCTTCCATTATGGTTGGCTAAAATTTCTATCACTCCAAAGATGATAAAAGATAATCCAGCAGTGGTAAACAAACTTGTTGATTATCAGTTGAAAGCAAAAGATGTATTAGCAAATGCATTTATACATGGACAATATAACTTACCAACTACATACAAAGAAGCACTAATACAATTACTTACAGTGGTTGAGGAAAAAGAAAAGATAGAGGAACAAAATAAAGTACTTATTCCTAAAGCTGAAGGATATGATGATTTTCTGAGTGCTAAAAATGCTCAGACGATGAACGAGTGTGCCAAGGTGCTAAAAATTGGACGCAACAAATTATTCAAATTTTTGAGACAGAACGATGTATTAATGTCCAATAATTTACCATATCAAAGATTTTGTGATAGCAAGTATTTTACAGTTAGAGAAGTTCATTTTATCCGTGGAAATTATGAGTATAATGGATGCCAATGTTTGGTCGCTGCTAAAGGATTAGATTTCATACAGAAATTGCTAAAAGAAAAAGGCTTCTGCGGAAACAGTTTAGCCCTCAATAAAAATAATGTAGCTATATAATAATATATATTACTTAAAATTACAACTATGACACAAATTTTTATAGAGGTAGAAGTTATTACTACCTCTTCCCAATAAAACTTTTATTTTGTATTGACAAATGTTTAAAAATAATGTATTGACATTGTATTAACAAGTGATATACTTATTTCAGGTTAAGAAACGCAACAAAATAAAAAGACTAGGGGAAACCCTAGTCGGCAGGTTAAGAACGCTTGTGCAGGGCGTTCTTTATCTTTATGTACTTCTCTACTATACACTCAGCATAGTAGATGATACACAAGACAGTTATAATAACCGTCATAATTATTACCTCTCTTTTCTCTTGTATTAGGCATGAAGCCCATCTCCAAAGACTTTCCCAATACATTTGAATTAAGATGCACTAGTACAACCTACTTTCATTATATTACAATATTTAAGATATTTTTACAACAATTGTTTTGTAAGTTGTTTTAAAGGTAGTCGATAATCGACTAGGTTACTTATTTCTTAAAACCTCCCACAATCCTCCAAAATATGTTATAATGTGAGAAATGTTTAATGAGGAGGTATGGTTTTGGATATTAAAAATCTAATAAACAGTATAGAAGAACATAATAAATCAAAGGTTATTTGCTATCTTACGAATGACAATTCTAATTTTTCTGCAAGAATTGAAAGTGATATTTATTTATATTTTCAAGAAATATTATTAAATATCGGTGAGCAAGAAAGAATTGATTTATTTTTATTCAGTATGGGTGGAAATACTTTAGTGCCTTGGAAGTTAGTTAATATGATAAGGCAGTATGCTAAGAAGTTTACGGTATTAATACCTTATCACGCAAATAGTGCTGCAACCTTGATTTCTCTGGGCGCAGATAAAATAATTATGGGTAAGATGGGTGATATAAGTCCTATAGATCCAACAATAACTACTCCATTTAATCCTTCTATACCAGGGCAAGAAAATGATTTAAGGGCAAGAATAGGATTAAGTGTAGAAGATGTGATGAGTTATTACGAATTAGCCAAAAGTACAATGAACCTTAAAGAAGAGTCGAGTTTATTAAAAGCTTTTGAATTATTATCGACCAATATAAATCCACTAGCCTTAGGTGCGGTACATAGATCTTATAACCAAATAAGAACATTAGCACTAAAGTTATTAAAACTACACCTAAACCAGAAGGATGATTATTTATTAATAAATGAAATCATTGATAGTCTTACTCAAAAATTATATAATCATGGTCATCTCATAAATCGTAACGAAGCCTTGGAGATATTGAGTGAGAAAATTATAGAAATTCCAGATAATGAACTGGAAAATTTTATATGGCAATTATTTAATGAATATAAAAATAATATGAAAATTAGTGAATATTTAGACTTGAGTTTAAAATGTAAAAATTTCAAGCCATTCTATTCACAAAATGATATGAATAGTGATAAAATAGATGTAGAAGGTATTATTGCAACAATACAAAGTGCCGATATAAAATATGAATACAAAAAGACAATCACTCTTGAGCCTGCTTTAGAAATGATATCTACGCAACAAGGCAATGTTTATAAAAACATTGGTATTCGCAGGAATGATTTTGATCAAGGGTGGATAAAATGTTAGTAGAATAGTAAAATGGAGGTGAATTCAATTGTCAAATACTATTTATAATAGTTCATTGAACATTGATAATACTGTTTATTTACAACAATATTTGGGTTATTCATCTGGTAATAGTGCAGTTGAAACAAATACAAAAATTATACGTGGAGACTTAATTAAAACAAATGAAATTATAATAAAAAACGGGGATACATTAAAAGTTAAATTAAACATATTATAATTTTTGCTGAAAAGACCTCTGGCTAGAGAGGTCTTTTTGCATATCAAATGGTACTTTTATTGAAATTATTATCTTCAAAATATTCCACAATCCACTATAATATGATATAGTATTAGTATTATATTTTACTTTATTTTAAATGGGACATTAATGTCCCTATTTTTCACTTCAAGATGTTTCACATAATGCCGATGAATATAATGAAGATTTAATACATCATATAATATTAATTTATTAGATATAATATATAACGTTTATGCACACTATACATATACTATAATAAAAGTTTTAACTGTTGACTTTACAAATATATAATTGTAAAATAAAAAGGCAAAGGATGGTATTATATGATAAAACTTGAAAAAGAGTTCAATTATTTTATCAATAACTTAAAAGAATTGGTAAAAAAATACGAGGGCAAGTATATCGTAATCAAAAACGATATTGTATTGGGTGCTTATAATACTATAGAAGAAGCCATTTCTGAAACTAATAAAACAGAAGAAATGGGTACTTTTCTTGTTCAAAAATGTGAATTGAATGAAGAAAATTATACGCAAACTTATCACTCAAGGGTTGTATTTGAACATCCGATAAAATAACTTAAATAAATTCGAGGTAAATGTAGATGAATGGGGTTGCAGTTAGTTGTTTTACCACTACAAATAACGGAATGGCAAATGTGCTAAAAAATGAAATCTTGATTTCTAATTCTATAATCGCAAAATCAAATGTTTTAACTAATAAATATGAAGGAATATGGGATACTGGGGCTACTGCAAGTTGTATTACAAATAAAATAGTAAAAGAATGTAATCTTTTGCCTATAGGTATTCAAAAAGTTATTGCTGCCAATGGTGAATATCTCACGAATCAATATATTGTAGATTTGTGGTTGCCTAATAAAATTGTTATTAAAAATTTAAGAGTTACAGAAGGCTCATTTAGTGGAGCAGACTTGTTAATAGGAATGGATGTTATGAACAAGGGAGATTTTGCTGTTTCTAATTATAATGGGAAAACTATTTTTTCTTTTAGAATGCCTTCTGTGTCTGAAACTAATTATGTTAAATTATATAATTCTACAATCCCATCAAAAAAAGCACCCAAAATAGGAGCAAATGAACTTTGCCCGTGTGGTACTGGGAAAAAATATAAGAAATGTTGTGGTAAAAAATAGTATGTTTTAATATTTAAGACCTCTGGTTAGAGAGGTCTTTTTGTTTGCACGAAAGGAGTGTTTTATTTGAAAATGGACATTCGGAAGAGTGTCTTTTTTGTTTTGAATTTTAAGATTGATATATATGGAGGTGAAAACATGAGTTGTGAAAAATGCAATAATCCCAAATATAAACTACCTAACCTGACACATGAAACACATTTAGTATATGAATGTGAAAAATGCAAATTGAATATTAAGTAACTAAAAATAGATTAAATATTATTTGAGACTTCCTAATCGGAGGTCTTTTTATTTTGCACACAATGGGAAATAGAGGTGAATTATTAATGGCAACCATAGAAATTTTTAGAATAGCAGATACTTATATTGATTTATATATCGATGGTTTAGAGAATCCAGAAAATCAATATGATAATTTTGGTTTTGTACATATAGATGATCCTATTTATGATGATGGTTTGATTCATGTAATAAATGTGGGAACAGATAGTAGTTATACATCTCCACTATATCGCTATTCTAATTTAAGCAAAGGAATAACATACACATTTGAAGCTTGGGCAAAATGGAATGGAATTTGGTATAGGGCGGATACCAGAAGCATTAGTACCTCTTCAGCTACAGCTTATGTTAGACCTATCAGCATATATGAAACAACATTAGTTGCAGATATCGCTAATTTATCTAATCCACAAAATCAATATGAAGCATTTAGATTTAGTCGAGAGGGGTGGGGATATTACTATCCAATTTCTGTTGATTCTGGATACACTGGTTATGATAGCCCCAATTGTACTTACGGAAGTTTAACTGGAAGTACTGACTATACTTTAACAGGAGAAGTTCAATATGATGGAATATTATATGTAGTTAAGCCAGCTTATGTAACAACCGATTATAGAGAATATACTGGTACTTTTACATACTGGTATCCTTATAACGGGCAATTAAATCTTGGGCAAACATTTCAATTAACAGTAAAAGCTAATTATGATGATGGTTCTCAAGTAGATGTAACAACTAATGGTGCTACTTATTCTTCAGGAAATACTTCTATAGCCACAGTATCTGCTACGGGGTTAATATCAGCAGTAGGAGTTGGCACAACTAATATATGGATATATTATAGCGGAGGAAGTGGGTATTTCTCTCTAACAGTTAGTGATAGACCACCTAGTTTTAATTGGAGTTCTGGTGTTTATTCGGGAGCTACTTTTAATATGCCCGCTACTGAATGGAATAATTTTTTACAAAACATTAGAGATGTTTATAGTTTTAAGGGATGGAGTCTTTCAGGATTCCCTTTAACGAATGTTGTATCTGGATTATTTTATGCCACTAGATTTAATGAAGCTAAAAATGCTATAGGGAGCAAGAATGCTACAGGGATTTTAGATAAAAACACAGGAGATACTTTATACGCAAGTGATTTTACAATATTAACAAGCAGGTTAAATTCAATTACTTAAATTAGAAAGGGTGTATATATGTTAAAATTAAAATTCGCAAATGGTGAGGAAATTGAAATTGCTGATGCACAAGAAAATATTTATAATAATGGAGATTTAGTTAGATATAATCTTAATATTATTATAAATAATTGTAATTTAACTTCTCAAGAATTACAAGGAAAATTTTTACAAGAAAATAATTTAAATCCTATGATTATCAATAAAATTAACACTGAAACGCAGTCTATAGCAAATACCACAACTGGAGAGATTATAGAGCCTAATGGTGATATAGAATTATTAAATTCAAATGTTTATACTTTTCAATCAATAGCAAGAAGTTATTCGACTGATATGATAACAGTTAATTTAGTTAAGAATTAAAATATAAAATAAAAGGAGGATTTTATGGAATTTAAATATACTCAAGAACAAGTTCAGAACATACTAGACTTATTGAATACGATTGAAATTAAAGGGATTGGCAATATGAATAGTATTTTGGGCATAGTTCAGATAATTAATAATCCTATTAAAAACCAAAATATAAAAGAAGATTAATAGTTTAACATAAAAATACGAGAGAGGTAAATATACCTCTCTTTTTTATATCAAAAAAGGAGGTTTATTATGTCTTACTTACCTAACAATAGAGAATTTAGAGATCCAACAGTATTTGATGTTAGAGATTTTGCCGTTCAAAGAACAGATATAAATAAAAAAATAATAAACAATAGAATCCCTTTGGAAGAAAAGCCAGATATTATACATCATGTTCAAATTAGTGGATATACTGAGATATTTGATAATAGCGTACCCACGGAAAATCAATTTAAATGTGATTATACTAATGATTATCTAACTTTTAATCCACTAAAAGAAGGAGTAGTAATACCAAGTATTAGCTATTGGGGACTTGGGAATATATTGATAAGTGCAGATAAAGTATATTTGCATAATGATAATCCAGATGCAACTATAACCTTACAAGATATGATTGACGACGGAGAGCAAGCACTTGTGGCTATGGGCGGATTAGAGAGCGTAATATCTTCTGCTACATTGCATGAAGCCAGTTTAGAGGCAGATATCGTTACAGCTACAAGCAAAGAATCAAGTTTAGAAGCAGATATTGCCACAGCTACGACGAAAAAAAGCGACCTTGATGGTTCTATATCTACAGCTACCACAACTAAGGCTAATTTAGATGGAAGTAACACAACTGCATTGGTAACTAAATCAGCTTTAGATGCATCTAATACTACTGCCAATACCACGAAAACTAATTTAGATAATAGTAATACTACTGCACTAGCAACAAAAACAGCACTAGATTTATCTAATACAACGGCTAACAATACTAAGACAAATCTAGATAGTAGTATACTTGCAGGAGATGCATCAAAAACAAATTTAGATGCGAGTGTTATTTTAGGTAATACAAGTAAGTCTAATTTGGATTTAAGCATTTCTACGTCTATAACTAAGAAAGCAGATTTGGATTCTAGCATATCAACAGCAACAACCAAAAAGAGTGATTTAGATGCTAGTATTTCTAACGCTAATAATAGCAAGACTGCTTTAGATATTAGCAAAGCAAATGCTGATAATAGTAAAACCGCTTTAGATTTAAGTATAGGAACTGGAAATGCTTTAAAAACAAACTTAGATTCAAATATTTCCACAGGAACTACTCTTAATACCAATTTAGGAAATTCTATATCTGGTGGCAATACTACTAAAACAAATTTAGATGGTTCTATTTCTACAGCTACAACACTCAACGGCACATTAGATGGAACAATTGTTACAGCAAATACTTCAATAAGTGAACTAAATACTACAAATGACAGTTTTATTGTTTGGGAAGCGTATAATTCTACTCATACATATTATCCATTAAATAAGGTTTCATGGAATGGTAGTAGCTATATTTGTCTATCTACTTGTACTAATATACTTCCCTCAAATAATAGTTATTTCATGTTGATTTGTGCAAAAGGAGTAGATGGAACTGGTGCAGTAATGAATATTAATTCAACTAATAGCGATATTGCTGTAGGGAATCCTACTGGAGAAGTTTTATTAACATTAAATTCAGGTACTGGTGCTTATCAGATAGTTAAATTAGATAGTAATGGGAAAATACCTTTGGCAGTTATCCCAGATATAGCTAAACAACAAACTTATGTTGTTACAGATTTAACAGCAAGGAATGCTCTTACAGGATTAGTAAGTGGTGATACTTGTTATTTAACAAGTAATGGAGATTCATATATTTACAATGGTTCTACATGGGTATTAATGGCTGATGCGGATTGGGCTAATATAAGCCTCGATTGGACTAATATAGTTGGCAGACCAACTTCAAGCGTAGCTAATATTGACGATGCAGTAACTAAGAAACATAGTCATGTAAATCAAACAATATTAGATAATACAACCGCTAGTTTTTTAACAGCAGATGAAACTAAATTAGACGGTATATCAACTGGAGCGAATAAAACTGAATCAAGCTCTACTAATGGAAATATCAAAGTAGATGGAATAGAGAAAACTGTTTATACTCATCCGTCAACTCATAGTGCAGATATTATAGTAGATGGAACTACTAATAAAACATATACGGCAACAGAAAAGACTAAACTAAATAGTATAGTTATAGCAACTCAAGAAGAAGCAGAATCTAGCACATCAAACACAACATTCATGACTCCGTTGCGTACAACACAATTAATAGAAAATCCAATCTACACAGCAGAAGCAACAACAACACAACAAGTAACCTCTCTGCCATCCACCGCAATGAAATCACCTTTCGCCGCGGCAGAGTTAGAAGGTAACACTAATACTAATATAGTCACAAATAGTAATTTTGCTGACGGTACTACTGGGTGGACACCACAATTTTCAACTCTTTCGACAATAAACAATATATTATCTGTAACGGGTAATGGTATCAATTCAGCAGCTTCGACTTACCAAAATACAAACATAGATTGCGTAGAAGGTAAAAAAGTTTTCGCTAGAGTTAAATTAAGTGTTACAAACAGCAATTCAACTTTAATAGACTTACGTTTATTGGGGAGTTTAGGCGGTACTATTCAAATCGCACAGCAAACCACGCCAACAATTAATCAGGTTTATGAATTATTTGGAATAGCAACTTTAACAAGCTTTAATCTTGGCAAGGTGCAAATACGACCAGTACAGTTTTACGCAGATGCCACAACAGCAACTGGAAAAGTTATGGAAGTACAAGAAGTATTAGCAATAGATATGGGTGCAGATAGCACCAATCCACTTTACAATCTTACAGCAGACCAGATGAACGCACGGTTCGCTAACTGGTTTGATAGCACTAAAAGCGTTGGAATGCAGAGAGTAAAGAGTGTTGGGAAGAATTTGTTTGACGTAAATAGTTATAATACAAAATCGTCAACAGGTATAAAAGTTATAACTGTTGACGAAATAGCATTTACCACAACAGGTAATGCATCTGGTAGTCTATATTTTAAAATATATTCAGGATTGAGTGATTATAATACTGTTGTTAGTACAAGTGATTATTATTCATCTGCTGGAAACAAAACAGTAACAACTACTACTACAAACGAAACTTTTTACAGACTTGTATTTGGTATAAATGGGAATGCACAAGATGCTAAACTTTATTATAGGCTGAAATTAAAACCTAATACAACATATAAAGCTACTTTAAATATATCTAGTTTTTCAGCGAACTCTATAATTGTTGATAATACTATTCAAATCGAAGAAAGCTCAACGGTAACTTATGCTACTAGAGTTTACGAACCCTACACAGAATCCACAGCGTACACAACACCAGAGTTACGTAGAGTAGGCACAGTAGCAGATACGGTGGATTTGCTTAGTGGGAGGCATACTAAATATATTAGTGATTGGCATAGTTTACAGGCAAGTGATATAACTACGCTTGGAACAACAAGAACGAACGTAGATACGCTTATAGTAGCGTTACCACTTGCTAAAGCAGCAATTACAGGGGCTACGCAAAATGTTTTTAAAGTGCCAAATTTTAATGCCTCTACTTTGTCAACTATAATAGATGACATTCAATATATAGGTCAATATGTTTATAGTGCAAGCATAAACGCAAATTTAGTTTTAGTAATTGCAAAAGGTACGTACGCAAGCCTAGCAGCAGCACAAACAGCACTTGCAGGGACACAAATACTGTATCAACTAGCAACACCAACTACGACAAATTACCTCCCTAGTACTTTAATAAGCGAACCAAACGGAACAATATACACAGAACCTAGCATAACTGATGTAGGTTATTACGGTACAAATATTGCTGTTGCTGACACGGATTATCCTATAAGCAGTTTAGATTGGATTAATAAAATTGATGTTGATACTGGAGCGTTTATACCTGTGGATATTGCAACATGTACCGTTGCGAGTGGTGGATTGAGTTTTACAATTTCGACAGCTACGGTCGATGAGTGTTACGAGTATGCATATAACTACAGTACGGCATTAAGCGTAATACCTAGTTTGGCTTATAGCTATAGCACTAACTTAAAAGCACAGGTGAATGAGACGGTTAGTGCGGTGGAGAGGTTGGACAGAAAGATAGAAGAAAAGTCGGCTAATTTAAAAATAGCTACAGAAGCAGAAGCAGAAGCTGGAACGTCAAATACTGTATTCATGACTCCACTTAGAACAACACAATTAATCGAAAACGCCACATACACAGCAGAAGCAACAACAACACAACAAGTAACCTCTCTACCATCCACAGCAATGAAATCACCTTTTGCATCAGCAGAGTTAGAAGGTAATACTAATACTAATATAGTCACAAATAGTAATTTTACAAGTACTGCTGGGTGGACACTAACCGTAGGTGCTACAGTAAGTGCAGCAAATAATGTACTGAACCTTACAGGCAGTGGCAGCAGTAGCTCTCCTCAAACCTATCAACAGTCAATTATTCCAGTAGTAACTGGCAAAAAAATGTACATCACAGGGAGAGCTAGGGTTACAAACGCAAATTGCCAATATTTATACATAAAAATATCTGATGGCACTGGAACTACTATAACAGGTTCTCCTGCGGTTGTAGCTGCTCCAGTGCCAAATACGTGGTATACATTTTCGGCAATAGCAACTTGTCAAGCGTCACTGAGCGGAAATTTTAGAGTGTATTTAATGCATACCTACGTAGACGCCGCCACAGCAAGCGGAAAAGTAATGGAAGTCAAAGAAGTAATGGCAATCGATATGGGCGTAGACAGCACCAATCCACTTTACAATCTTACAGCAGACCAGATGAACGCACGTTTTGCTAACTGGTTTGATACTACTAAATCCATTGCACCGCAGAGAGTTAAGAGTGTTGGGAAGAATTTGTTTGATAAAAACGATATATTAATTTATGGCAAACGCTTATCTGGAACTGCAAATGGTGCAACAACAACAGATGTGACGTATAACGTAACTGGCTATATGCGGGTAAATCCATCTAGTACTTATTGCAAGACGAATTTTGCTAGTACAGTAGCGTTTTATGATAAAAGCAAAATATTCATATCCGAAGTGTATACAAATCCTTTTACAGTTCCTGCAAATGCGATATATGCTATATCATCCGTACTGGTTGCTAATTTAGATACCGCACAACTCGAACTCGGCTCATCCGCAACAACATACGAACCCTACACAGAATCCACAGCGTACACAACACCAGAGTTACGTAGAGTAGGCACAGTAGCAGATACAGTGGATTTGCTGACGGGGAAGTATGCTAAGAATATTAGTGATTGGTATAGTTTACAGGCAAGTGATATAACAGCGCTAATTACAACAGGAGTAAATGCTGATTATATTCAAACTAACGTTAGTTTTTTACCTTTGGCTAAACCATCTAATGGAACTGTGCAAAATATAATAAAAGTAGGTAATTATCCAGAAACAACTATTGCTCTTTTTGACAGTGCAGACTCACATTGGAAATTCGTATACTCTGAAACCGAAAGAATCGTTATTATATTTCCTAAAGGCACATACGCAAGCCTAGCGGCAGCACAAGCAGCACTAGCAGGGACACAAATACTTTACCAACTAGCAGTACCAACCACCGCAAATTATCTACCTAGCAACCTAACAAGCAAGCCAAGTGGTACATTATATTTAGAGCCTAGCATAACAGATGTAGGTTACTATGGTGCTAATATTGCTATTGCAGATACGGATTATCCAATTGCAACATTAGATTTTATGAATAAAATTGATGTCGGTAATGGTACTTTTACGCTTGTAGATATTACAGCTTGTACAGTGGCTAGTGGTGGATTGAGTTTTACTATTAGCGGGGCAACGGCTGGTGAGTATTACGAGTACGGTTATAACTATAGCACAGAGTTGAGCGTAATACCTAGTTTGAGTTATAGTTATAGTACTAATTTAAAAGCACAGGTGAATGAGACGGTTAGTGCGGTGGAGAGGTTGGAGGAAGCGTTAGACGAACTTTTTACGTCTGCCAGTAATGGGAAAACCGCTATTGCATCGGCTATTGCTGGCATGGGACAATCTGCAAGTGGAAGCGATACTTTTTTACAACTAGCAACCAAGATAGCTGATATATCAGATGATGCAAATGCTGTAGCATCTCATGTATTAGCTGGGGAGACATTCTATCAGGGCGGCAGTAAAAAAACAGGCAATATGATAAGTAAGATTGGTAGTGCAACCGTGATTACTCCATCCACGGTAGACCAAGCTATAGCACAAGGATATTATGGGGGTTTGGCAGCAGATGGAAAAGTGCTGGGCGATGTAGATTTAGTAACAGGAAATATTAGAGCGGGAGTTAATATTTTCGGGGTGGCAGGAAAATCCAGTGTGGTGGAAACTTCTGATGGAGATGCAGTAGCATCAAATATATTAAATGGTAAGAAAGCTTATGTTAATGGAAGTTTAATTACTGGTAACGTACCTTCAAAAACAGGGGATACTGGATCATTGCCTAGCTCAAATATTGGAGGAGCTTGGGATGGAGCATTGGTATTAGGTACACCAAATGGTTTATATAATGGGGAGTGGCACATTCAAATTATAGATAACCTATGGGCTTCTAATATTAAAGCTGGAGTAAAAGTAGGAAATGTTGCAGGATTAGGTATTGTAGGAACATGTGAGCCTAAAGAGGTTACCGCTGGCGATATAACAATGTTTAGTTATGCGCCTAGTAATACCGCATATGGCACTTCATATTCTAGGGTAAGGGGGGCTACAGTTCACATAAAAGGTAGCTATAGGGTTAAGTTCGACCTATCTAGTCAAAATGCAGGAGCTACCGCCTACGGCAGAATATATATAAATAACACACCAGTGGGTACAGAAAGGTCGACAACATCAACTGACTACACTAATTATGTAGAAGACATTATAAATGTAAACCCCGGAGATATCATAGGTATATGGGGCAGAGTTGTAGGCAGTACTGGTGCAAGAGTACAGAATTTTGTTTTAGCCGCTGCTCAAAGTATTGTTCCTGTATATACAAATTAGGAGGGAAAACCATGTCAAGAAAAGTATACTATACCGATGAAAATAGACAAGAATTGATTGACGAAGCCACAGTAAATGGGGAGTTTTTAGTAGAGGATGCTATAACTTTAAATGACGGTAATTATTTAGTATTTGATGATGCCCCAATAGAACCAGAGCAGGCACCTGAGGAACGTATAGCAGAGCTGGAAGTCCAATTAAGTAATGCGACCAGTTTGTTAAACGATGCCACAAGTCTATTGATAGAAGCGGAGGTGCTGTAATTTGAATATTGATGAAAGAAAGTTAAGATTATATAGATTTTTAATTGATATTGGTCGGATTACGATATATGAAGTCCCAGAATTATATAGGATGGAATTGAGTAAGTAATATAAAACAAAACTTTTAATCAAAAATATAAAATGATTTCCCATTTTTACTTGATGAAACCATTATTTTAATTGAAAAGACGAATAAGGATTGGTTAGTTGGGGTATTCTCAAAATAGAGGTTATTACCTCTTTCTTTTTAAAATTACTTGTGAGAGCAAGTTAATATAGAGGTTAGAGACATTCAGTTATGAGTGTCTCTTTTTTATTATTCAAATTTCAAGGGGGAAATAAAATGAGCGAGGTGATTAGTCATTTACTAGGATTCTTAAAAATCTTAAAAAATGAAATGGTTTGGTTGGTCAGTTTGATATTGACTACGTTTTTAAGTGCAATAGGATATCCAAAAGAAATAATCGTTTTTATTTTTGTTTTAGTAATTGCTGACGTAATCAGCAGAATGATGGCAGAAGTTTATAAAAAATATAAAACTATAAGCTTATATTATTTTGTAATTTCATGGAAGGGAGAAGACAAAACCCTATCAAGCAAGAAACTTAAATATGGTCTATTTGCAAAAATATTCTTTTATGGAGTTTTCTTATATGTTGCTAATCAAACTAGCATTATTCCAGAAGTTATTTGTGGTCAAGCAATCAGCACATTTTTGTATAGTATGATTGTTGTAATCGAATTTTCTTCAATTCTTGAAAACTCTATAGACCTTGGGTTTAAACGGTTTAAGCCTATATTGCAATTCTTCAATAAGAAAAGAGATGAATTAGTGGGTGAGAATATTGAAAGAAATGATACTCCTGTTGAATAAAAAATATAAAAGAATGGAAGGTGATTACTTATGATAGATTTAAATAAGTTAAATCCATATGTAAAAATTCTTACTGAAAAGTTTTTAGCTGAGTGTAAAAAACAAAATATTAATGTAACTATTACACAAGGTTTACGAACAATAGCAGAACAAAACGCATTGTATGCTCAAGGAAGAACTACTTCTGGAAATATTGTGACTCAAGCCAAAGGTGGTAACTCAATGCACAACTACGGTCTGGCTGTTGACTTTGCTCCAATAGTTAATGGTAAAATTGATTGGAATGATATTGCATTATTTAAAAAAATCGGGAAAATTGGTCTTTCTGTTGGATTTGATAGTTATGGAGGTGATTGGACTAGTTTTAAGGACTATCCGCACCTTCAGTGGACTGGCGGATTAAGTTTATCCGATTTGAAATCGGGAAAAGTTCCTACTATTCCAAAAGAAGGAGATGATAACGTGGAACATAATACTATGAAGCTTTTTTATTCTGATGGAACTCCAGTAAAGGTTGATAATTATAAGATTGATGGTAGCACATATGTGAATCTTAGAGATATATTATCTGCCAGAGTTAAGTCAATTAAAGTGGTTCAGGGGGATAAAATTTACCTAATCAAACAATAAGGAGGTATTATTTATGGATTACATATTTTATATATTATTCGCAATCACATCTATATTAGCAGTTCTAGAAATTATTAAACTTGTGAAATCTAGTGATGGAAAGTTCACAGAAGATGGTTGGAATAAAATATCAAAAATTGGTTATGAAACTATTGATGAGTTAATAAAATTATACAATTCTAAAAAAGATAGAACGTTATTTATAATAGAAATAATTGATATTATCATGCTTAAAGTTAATAATTTACCAGAAGATGTTAGAGAATTTTTTACTAGAGAGCGAATTGAAATATTTTTTAAACCAGCAATTGGGAGGTTGATTGATAAGTTAGAAAAGAAATAGATGAATACTTTTAGGGGAAGATGTGACTTCGGTTACCTCTTCCCCACTATTTTTTTGCCTATTTTTGTTGTACCCCATTGATTGTATAAAAGGTTGATTTTATTGGGTTTTTAGCCCTACTCTCGCAATGGTTACGGGGTCAGTTTGTTGTACCCCAAGACAATTTTGTGTCAGAAATGAATGTAGGCTTGAAATTCGGGTCTTTATAGTTAATTGTGTATGATCCGTCGGAATTTATTATTACCTCGCTAATTAGCTCTCTCATGAACTTATTATCTTTAATAAATTGAGTATTTGATATATTACATTGTTTTAAAACTACTGAAGCTAATTCTTCTTCGTTTATGAAGCTTTTATTTATACATGCTTGTGTGCCATTTTTTAAACGGTTGTTGCAGCGATAATTTATTTGATTACGTTCTTTCCTACCTTTATATGTGTGGTTGCAATTTTGACAATGGATTAGTGAACTGAATAACATTGATTACCTCCAAAAAATAAAAGCATACTTATAATATGCTTTATTCTATAATATTATTGGTTAAGAAGCAAGTTCAAATTGTAAATCTATAATGTAATTAACCTCTACAGGATGTGTATCTCTAGCGTTTTTCTTTCTAAAAAATTTAAACATGCGTTTGTTATCTTCTATATGTGTGATAAACATCAAATGCATATCTCTTATGAAGTAAACTGGTATTTCACCCAGACCCGCTTTTAATACAACATTAATGCATATTTCATTTTTTTCTTTCCCTTTTGATACTTCAATTTTTTCCAAAAATTTATCCATTGTTTCTTCGTCTAGTTCACTGTTAATATCAAAATCAAAATTAAAGAATTCTTTTAATGATTTTACTTGTGATGCTACATCATACTTTGCATCGTTTAATTTTTCATAATTTTTTATTCGTTTTTCATAACCCTCAATTTCATCATTTAAATCTTTAATTTGTTCTTGATAATCGTTGTCCGCTACATTTCCTCCCGCATATAACCGTAAAAGATTTTTCTTTAATACTTTATTTTCATTTATATTGTTCATCAACTCTTTAATATCTTTGTCATAATTAACTTCTTTTAAATATTTAGAATGTAGTTCAGTTAATTCTTTGCTAAAAACGTTTTTATACTTAGAATACATATGTAGTACGTGTTTCATAATATCATCCAACTCATTTTTATACATCATTGGACTATCGCAAAATTTTTTACCTTTTTTTCTATAAATTTTACATTGCCATACTTCTTTTGATTCTATAGTGTCGTATTTATAAAAATTTCTCCAATATGATGTTTTGTGTTCTGAGCAAATTATTTTTCCAGAATATAAGAATTTATTTTGATACGATGTCTTATCTTCGGATGTCATTTTTTCACTTCTTTGTTTTAAGATATTGTTTGCCTTTTCCCATATTTCCTCGGAAACAATTGGTGGAACGCTTTCATAATCTTTATATGTTATCCATTTATCTGAATTAAAAAACTCTCGCTCTTTTGTAATAAAATCTATTGTTGTTGATTTTTTACCACAATAATATCCCTTATATTTTGGATTAGTAATAATAGATTTTATAGTATTAAACGTAATGGGGTTTCCGTTTCTATTTACAATTTCTTTTTGAGACAGCATATCGGATACTGTCCTTATTCCTTTATTTTGATTTGCATATAAATCGAAGATTTGACATACAATTTCAGCTTCTTCTTTCTCTATTACTAGTTTGCCATTTTCTTTATTATATCCCCATATTTTATTATTCCCCAACACTTTTCCCGAATCGATTGAACGTTTATGCCCCCATTTAACTCTATCTGATATCTTTCTACTTTCTTCTTGAGCTAAACTAGACATTATGGCAAGTTTAACCTCCGAATCTGGCATCAAGGTATTTATTCCATCATTTTGAAATAGCACTCCTATACCGTATTTTAATAATTCTCTAGTATAAAACAAGCTATCAATTGTATTTCTAGCAAATCTACTTACTTCTTTAGTTATAACTAAATCAAATTTCTTATTTCTTCCGTCTTCAATCATTTGGTTAAATGCTTCTCTTTTATTGATTGATGTGCCTGTAATACCTTCATCGATGTATCCTTCTACGAGAGTCCAATTATTACAACTTTTAATATGTTCTTCAAAATAATTAATTTGATTCTTGAGAGAGTTTAATTGATCTAAGGTAGAAGTTGATACCCTAGTATAATATGTAACTCTTAACTGTAAGTCGTAGATAGATTTGCCTAGATTCAAAGTATTTCTAATTGTATATAAGTCCATTCTTCACCTCTGTTACCATATGTATAATATGAGTTTGATAGTTATAATAATATACTATTAATACATGTTGCGTCAATATTTAGATATTATAAAAAAGAAAGTTAAAGCTTTTCAATATCAGCTTTAACTTTTTGATATACATCGTTACTTACTAATCCTGCCTCAAATGCTCTTCTGCTCATAATTAAAAACAACTCTTTTTTAATTTCATTAGGGAAAGGTGGCAGAGATTGATCTTTTTTATCTATTTTGTCTTTAGTGTGTTTTTTAATAATAGGTTCTACCATAAATTATAACCCTTTCACGTTTCATTATTATGTATATTTAAAACAAGCTTAAATAATTACTTTTTTTACTTCTTTTTGAACCATGTGCCATCCAATGCAAATAGCATCCGCCTCATCTTCAGAAGCATCTATATCAAATTGTTCTTTGACAAAATTTTGAGCATTGGCTTTTTGATCCACTCTTTTTTTTCCTTTAACTCCACATGTAGACTTCCATTTTGAAGGTTCTATGATAAAGTACAGCAGCTCTTGTTCATATAGATTGTTTTTCATAACTCCTAATAGTTCTGCTAGAGGCTTATACCCCTGTAAATTACCTTGATATTGTATTTGTTCTATTGCTACAATTTCAGCTTTTTGATTTTTAATTAGGTTGTTAGCTTCAGTTTTTAGTTTAAATATTCTCTCATCTGAATTTTCGATCTCACTAAAATCTAAAACTCCGTGATTAATTAAATTCTCATTATCGAATACCGAATATCCTGTTTTGTTGGTTGACTGGTCGAACGAAATTACTCTCATTTTTACCTCACTATTTTATATTTTAGATTTATTCTTTTTCATTATTGAACCAGATTGCGTAGTCTACTTTAAATATATCTCTTAGATAAATATAAATGTGGCAACCGTATTCATCTTCATATTTATAGAGTCTTTTACCATATTTACTTTGGTTATATAAATATTTTTTCGTGAACTTAACATTCCTTTTTATATTTTCCTTAACACTTTCCAATGTTAAGTTCCAATTACCCTGTTCAACGATTTCTTGCCAACAACAAAGTTCATCTCCATTGCAACAATAAAAATTTTCGGTCATGCCATAGTTGGTAAACTTTTTTAATAAGCTAGGTAGAACATTTTTATTAAACACTTCTGGTTTTAAAAGCATATCTTTCTCTCTATAAAAACTCAATTGTCTTTCAAGCAATTTTTTATCTATCATATTGCAATACACTCCTCTCCTTTTATATTTTAAATTATTGTTGTTTCAATTCTTCTTCCGTTTCTTCTACCCATATATCCCATTCTTGTTTAGATTCTTTTAAAGATTTTTTAGGTAATTTACCCCGTCTCATTAATTGCATTTCTTTTAAAGATTCTTCCAACGATTCTGCTACGGTACAATATCTCTCATTTAAATATTTATCTTTATACAAATACTGGACTACTTCCTCCATATTGCCACATGAATTACAAATGTAAGTTATAATTACCGCATTGGTTCCTCTTTTTGTACAACTAAATATGCCTGTGTTACAACTGCCGCAATTACATTGTAATTCGAAACTCTCCATGTTTTTCTCCTATCTCTATAAATTTGTATTTTAATTGATTAATCACATTATAAATTGAATAAATTTTTATTAATTCCATTAAATATTCTATATTTTTATCTACTTTATCAACTACAATATTTGCGTCACAATCTTCATCAACATCAATGATATCAATTCTTTTAATATACCATTTTATTAGCTCTTCAAAAGATATACTGTGACAATAATCTCTACTGTAAAATGTAACGCTATCTTCATCAATAAAATTACAATCCTTACCATAGATTTCTACATCTAAATACTCGCATATCTCTCTAATCCTATCATAATTAATCATACATTTATCCTTTAAATTTATATTTTAGTTAAAGTAGCCTGAATCTTTTTACGTATGGGTGTGCTTCTTCTCTTGACATTATAGGAAATCCTAATACAGTTTTAGATTGTGGCGGTACCTCTGTATGTCCATTATCTATAATTAGTTTAGCATTCGGCAATTTTTCATATACTTTAATTATTTCATTTTCATTTGCTTTAAGTACTACTTTTTTAATCGCTATTTTTAGCCATTGTTTAAACTTTTCTTCATGTTGGTCACGTAACGCAATTAACATAGCTGCATGACTTACTTGTGCTGCAATTTTTCCTGCCGACATATTTAAGTCTTTATTAACTATAAAATATTGTATCAGCTCATTATTATCGTTCATATTATCCCTTTCTTATTTTATATTTTGTTTAACTGTCTGCTAAATCTTTCATCTTTTTATTGCCATTCATATTCTTTTATTTCTTTTAAACAATTTCTATAATAACTCGTTGCATTTTTATTCCCATCACTAGTATTTTTAATATCGTTACAACATAAGCATCTATAATACCCCATTTCTTCTTCAACTTCTTTTTCTGATAACTCTATTATCATATCAGAAGTATAAAGTTTGCCACAGGTACAACAACACCTAAGTTCATCTTCCTTTATTCCTAGTTGTTGCTCAATTACTTTTGATATATCACCTAATATTAAATGTTTCTCGATGAGTATTTCTGCTAATTCTCCATCAAAAATATCTGAATCATACCAAGGAAGAGTTTTCCAATAATTATATAATTCTTTACTGTTTGTGATAATACATGCTTTTCCAAAGGCTGCATACCAACCACTTGTACTCGTATTCATCGGAATACCATCCTCAGCAAATGTGTCTATGCTCCAGTACTCATGAATACGAATAAGTTGATTTCTAAATTCCTTTAAAAAATCATATGTAATTAACTGTTTAATGTTTTTTGGTATTTGATATTCAACATGAATATCATCACTATTTCCTAAGATTGGCATACTGTTTTATTCTCCTTTTATATTTTCCTTCTCTATATTTTTATCATGGTTACTTATACAATTATCTTTACATATATCTTCATTCCAATCATATTGATGTTTACATACTCCCCAATCATCTAATTCAAAATGAGAACATTGCTTTTGTTGTTTTAATTGATTCTTATTCATGTAACTTCTCCCCTTAAATCAAGACTATAATCATCTTTATAATAATTGTAGTCTTTTAATATACTGTTGCGTTTCTGACTTCCGCATTACTCCTAACCCGACACATGTTAAACTTCCAGTAGGTATTTCAGTCAATCCTAAATCTTCAATATAGTAAAATCCCTCTTCTTTAAGTTTTAATAAATCTTTAGTCTTACCTCTTAATATAATTTTCTTTTGGTTGTGGTTTGTATACCACTCTATAAATGTTTTCTTTCTTTCCACCCATAGTTTATTTTCTTGAAAGCACAAACTATCAAGTGAAATAATGGTCGCAACATGAGCCACTTGACCAGCTATTTTACCGACAGACATATTTAATTCTGAATTTATTATGTAATATTGAACTAATTCGTCTCTATCCATTGCTATTATCCTTTCTCATAGTTTATATTTTGATTAAAAGTGATTTTTTATTGAAACTTTGTTGTATTTCCCAATCTTTTTTATACATCCATTTATATCCACCAGACTGTTTATATTCGCCTTTACAAACTTCCGAAATATGATATGCTCCAGTTTCACTTTTTGCTTTTCCAACACTGTCATACTTATTAATTATTTCACCTGTATTTATATTTAATTGTACTACTGGGTTTGATTGTTGATCGAATTTTTTATATTTACACCAATCTAATTCATCACCTTGTTTTAAATATTTAGTAATAGTTTTTCTACTTAATTTTATTTCTTTGCTAATATCTAAAGTATTATTCATACCACTATTCCATAAATCACAGACCGATTTCACTAACGAATTACAAGCAAATTCATGACACCTTATCCAATCAATTCTTGATAAATCAAATATATTTATTATTTCACTATCTAATATATTAGTTTTTATGTATTGTAAATTAGGCGACTGTGCATCAATAATTATATAATTTGTAATTCCGTTTATTTTGGCAATACATTCTTTTATTTCATCATTTTCTCGTTCTTCTTTTAGAGTCCTTAATGAATTAGGAAAACTTTTTTCATAATGTTGGTTGCCGTGTACCTCAATTATAATATTTTTATTTTCAATATAAAAATCGTATATCTTAGTACCATTAAGCTTTGTATTTGTATGTTCAATGTTTTTACTCCAGCTAAAAACATGTTCTGTTGTGAATTCAATACCTAACTGAATTAAAACATTATACATAAATTTCTGGGCATAACTCACCCCGTCAGAACACTTAGGGCAAGACAAACCTCGTTTACTAATATTATTTATTGATTTGTTTATTATTATATTTTCGCATTTGTCGCATTTCCAATTCACAAATACACTACTTGCTTGAGTATATTTAAACCCATCATTTTTATCATGCAGCAAATTAGCTAAACTAGGATTAGTTGTCCACATATCATTAATTCCTATTTTAACTTTTTTGTTAGAGCATATAGGACATTTACGATTGGCTTTTAAATGATATTCATCCATTTTCCCTATATATTTACATTGCAAACATTCATATTTATAGCCTTTAATAGTATGTTTCCCATGGTTAATCCTAATTAGGTTTAATATTTTTATATTACCATTGATTACATCATTAATATTATACTTGTATTTATGTGTTATGTTTTCCAATTATATCCTCCCCGTCAGGAGGGTAGCTACCATTAATTACACGTGTACTCCATTTGTTTTATATTTTAGATTATTATAATTGATTTAAATTTTCAGCTTCTTTTAACCACTGCTTTATTTTTATAAGCTTTTCTTCTGAGAAGAAATCTTTGGATCTAAGCCAAGCTTCTATATCTAACTGTCTTTTACTACTATTACACCCTTTACATGATGGAACGCAATTATTTATTGTATTAACTCCATTGTGTATTACATGTTCTTTATGTAATTGTTGTCTATATTTTTCTTTGTGGTCTTGTTCGCTAGTTCCACAATAAGCACATTCATGATTAAAATAATCTAAGCAATATTTCCATTCTTTATTATTTATTTTATGATTTTTGTTTCTTCTTTTTTTACTATATTCATTAACTTTATCACGATGTTGTTTTTGATACTCTTTGGTATATTCTAAGATGTGTTTTTTATTATTTTTTCTCCACAATTCATCTTTAGTTGATTCTCTTTCTTTATTTCTTTGTTTCCATTGTCTTTGAGATTCTCTTGATTTATCTAAATTTTTCTCTCTATATATTTTTTGGTATTCATCCCTACAATGCTTACATGGTTGCCCCAGTTTTCCATTTACTTTGTAAAAATATTCCTCTGTTGCAGGTTTGTATTCTCTGCATTTAGTACATTGTTTTAATTCTTCCAATTCTTCACCTCCTAAATTACAATAGAATCACTCTTTTATCGTAAAATACGTTTCTACAGCCCTACTCTCCCAAGGGTTTCAAAAATGGAGAGTCTTGAAAATCATAAAATCTTGCCAAAATTAGGTTTTCCTCATTATTTAAGCATTTGGAACTCAAAACCTAATATTAGTCCGACTGTAAAGCATAATAAAAGCAAAATAACGTATTTTAAGTAATTACTCATGTTTTTCTCCTTATTTTATATTTTAGATTAAATAATTTCTAACTGATTGCCAATTCGATATTCTTAAACCTTCCCATTGTTCGTTCCATGCTTTTACTCCACCAAAACACATTTTTAATGTAGCATCTGAAGAATCAAGGTTGCTTTTAACGTCATCAATAAAAATTGCTCCCTTACCCATCTTTACTATTTCTTTTGTCATTTGAACTCCATCATTGACAAGCAAAACCGAGTTCTTTATAAATGGTAACTTTTCCTTTATAAATAAAGATTTTCTGAAGATATTTGAATATGTACCAATCGAGGCTATTATTATTTTATATTTCTCATTCAATTCCTGCAGCACTTCATAGGCATCTGGCATAAACTCAAGCACATGGAAGAATTCAAATGAAGCAAACATATCATCAATTCTATCAATTGCTAGTGGACATTCTTCTCCAAAATTCCAGAGCTTATTGTTTAGATAATTAGCTGGCTTAAAACCATCTACTCTTTGATATCTCATATTATAAGCGTCACAATATGCTTTGGATGACTGGGTGATTGTATCGTCGAAATCGACAAACAAATTATATTTCATATTATAAATCCTCCAAAATCAATTCTTTAAATCGTGGCAGCCCTTCTACCCAATCACAAAAATAATGCCACTCTTCAAGTTTATGGTTTTTGCGTTGGTCATAAATAGTCTTTAGTTGCAAATAGTTGGTCGTGATTCTTTTAGTTAAATTTAAACCTTCTGGAGTATTTGATATAATCCATTGAAAAAGCTCTTGTTTTCTATCATTGTCTTGGCATGTATTATAGTGATCTATATAAAAACGTAAAATATCTTTGATTTGTTTGCTTACATATTTATTGCATTGCTTATCTAAATCCATTTTTGTAATTCTATGCATTGTAGATTGGCTGCTTATGACATCATGAAAATGATACCTATCCCATTGCAACCAAAAGTATTGAGGCATTTCTACATCTGCTTGGACTACAACTCCTTTAAATGCACAATTATGCCCCGAGCCTGCCTTAGCATGACCTAATATTTTAGCTCTTTTTAAGTCTTTTTCTGTAAACACTTCATTGTTTTCGCCAGTAAATATATCGTTAAAATCTTTGACCTCAATCGACATTGGATAACCACTTGCTATTATTGATTCTTCTAACCCGTAAACTTTTACATTAAATATATTCATTATATATCCTCCATGATTATAATTGCCTCAGCTTCACATTTACAAAGTTCTACGTTTTTTATTTGATATAATGCATTATTTAGACTTTGTATAAAAACTTCTTCATCTCTTGCTCTAATGATTCAAGACACATGTCTACTATGGAATCAAGGTGTTTTTGTGTTGGCTGCCTTTTACACCTTTTAAAATACCACTTCTTACATTCTTGGATGATATCTTCTTTATTGTTCATTTTATCACCTCAATTTTATATTTTATTTATATGTATTTAATCCTAAAACTATTTTATTTGCTAATTCTTCAGTTAAAATTTTATCTGCAACCATGCAGCCATATTTATCTCTAATACAATAAGTTAATGCTGTGCTGTTTGGAAACATTTTATATCCTTCTACTTTATACATAATTTACTCTCCTTTATTCAGATGCTTTAGGCAATAGACTCCATAATTCAATATCATTATTATTTTTATAATCAATAAATCCGATTACATACCAATCTTCAACATCACAACTATGAACAGGATTCTTGTAATTATCAATATAATTTCCATCTTCATCTAGCCATCCCCATCCAATTTCATCTTTAAATTCTTCTACGTCTGTTTCTGATCCTATCCATATATAAGGTTTCATAATTTTAAATTCAGCAAAATTATTAAATCTTTTATCAATAATCATGCAAAGAAACCATTTTTCAGAATTATAAATTGCTTCTTCTTTTAAATCTTTAGTTGTGCATTCTTCTGTTGGAAAATCAGTACTTAGAAAATTATAAATATCTTTAAAGTTTTGTATTGGCATTTTTGTACCCTTTCTATAATCCCTCAATTTTAATCTCACTTTTCTTAAAAATATCATTATAGCCTTAGATTCAATTTAATATTTTACCAAATTTCATTTTGCAAGTTAAAAACTCTTCTGTAACTATTACCTCTTAAGCTAAATTCATTGTTTTTCCTAACTTGCTTATTACTCCACTTTTTATAGAATCTCTTTGTATTAGTAGAAAACCATGCTCTAATTAAATAATAAGGCTTTTCTTCTAAATATTTATTCTTTTCCCATACAGTCCAATACACAGAATTTTTAAGTTTTTGAAGTTTATATTTGCCATATAGTTTATTTTTATAATAATTATCTTTGTTTTTAAATTGTTTTTTGTGGTTTTTAAGTTTATTACAATGATAATCATTATCTTCTAAAATATTAATACATTCATCTATTCGCCATTGATCCATTTTCCAATATACATCTTCGCTTGTATCAGAATCATCATAAACCCATTCTCCATCAAAACAAAAAGGCTCTTTTTGCAAATTTCGATATGCTTCTAATTCATTCCAGTCAGTATATAATTCTATTAATTCTGTTTGTCTATTTATAAAATCACCTACTTTTATATTTATTAGGGACTTTGTTTTAATTGAGCATTACTACATCTAAGTTATCAGATGCTTTATATAATTCTTCTAATGAATATATAAGAATCTCTGATTTCTTATAATCAAAATCATCCTTGCAGCAATCATATATCTTTTGTTGCGCATCTTTTTTATTCTCTGCTCTCACCAAAAAACTATAACCATAGTTGAGACAAGGAACATTTATTTCAGCCATATAATATTTCATTACTGATCTCCTTCTTATATTTCATTCAAAATAAATTTTTATTTGGCTATTCGCTTTCTCCATTTATTATTTTTTTTTCGTAAGTTTTGAGAATACTCGGTTAAATAATTTTTTAGTGGTTTTATTTCTTTTAATGATGTAAAGTTTAAAGTTTTTATTTCAGTTGCACCAAGCCTATCCCAACTTTCTTCTCTATGCCATGATGCTAATATCGGGTATTCGTCAGCAGAAGGTACTAATGTGTTTTCATTGACGTTATTCAATAAAAATTCTTCTAACTCGGATACATTTTTTATTAAATAGTTTTCTTCGTCACAACTTTCATTCTCATAATCTTCATATCTAACGTCTAAATCATTTAATATATCATATAAAGTTTCAAACATTGGGATATCTCCACCACAATAATTTTCTGCACCGTGTTTTAGAAACCATTTCAATAGCTTAGTAAATTCAGAATGATTGTTGATTATGCATTGGTTTGTGCTATGTGTATAATCTTTTAATGCCATTATTTTTTATCCTCCAAACACTCATTTATAACATTAGCTACGGCTAGTGACATTTTAGATTTAAACACTGCGTCTTGCTTTAACTCATTGCTAACCTTGTCAAATAATCCATCATTATTGTTTATAATTGTTTTAGCAATTTTATGTGAAAATCCAGTCTTGATAGCAGCTTTAAAATCATCCAGTTTAATAACATCGTTAAAACTATCTGCTATAATTTTCTTTAATTCTGCTGAATTCTCATTTATTACACTCGTGACAATTTTAACTAAAGGACTATCATATTTTGTAAGTGATTCTTGAATAGCCTTTTGAATAGATGCTTGTGCCGTTGATAAAATATCTTGCTCAAGAGTAATAGGCATATGTTTTTGATTTACTTTAGTATTAATTTCATCGATAGTTTTAGTTAATTTTTCTACCAACAATCTATTCTCTGTTTTAATATCTGAAACAGTTTTATATAATTGGTCTATTGTTTTTTGCTCTGCGTTTGTCATAATTTTATATCTCCTTTATTAAAATAGAACTTTATTCTAAACTAGTTTCTATATCATATATAAATTGTTTCGATTCTAAATATTTATATCTATTGTGCATTAAATTATCTATTGCCTTTAGTATCTTTTTGCTTTCTCAAAATTTCCATATATACATTCAACATAATGCCATTCAAGTAGCCTAGTGAGTGTATCAGAATAGGTAATATGCATCACGACCTCCTAAATTAATAATTTGAATAGTCCTATGAGTAAAGCTGCTGGTAATAACATCCACGCAATCATAGATAATATTATACTTGTCCATATAACTACTATAACTAAACAACCAGCCCAATAAACAATTTGATTCAATAATTTCAATAACCATATTTTAATTTTTGTAACCATGTTTCTCCTTTCTCATTTACTGAATAAATCTTTGACTTTTGCATATAATAAATTGGCAACTAAAGTTTCTGCAAGATTATCTTTTTATTGCAGGATAGAAGAGAAATCTTCTATCCTTTTACTCAAACTTACCCTTTGAATAAAACCCGAATTTCATCAAAATTTATCCATTCTGACAGCCCCATAGAGCGATTATTTTAGGGAGGGTAATATACTTACTACCCTCTAAAAAGTGCAACGTCAATTAATTTTTGCCACCAAGTTCTTTTCTCTATAAAATTTGCATCTCTGCTTTCTAAAATCGAAATTACAAACTCTATTCCATTAATAAATGAATCATTCCAATCTGACGACTTAGATTCATCAACCAATGTTTCATAAACTGTTTTAATGTCAGCCATTTTTTCTTCATAAGTTAATTCACTTAAAGGTTTATTCATTGAATTCACTCACCAGTCTTTTATATTTTGCTTAATTAACGTATTCCTATAAACTTCCCATAAAAACTTTCGTATTCTTGTTCCATAATTTCTCTTTTAGCTTTAGTGATTTTATCTTGTAGCTCTGGATATTTTTCTTGCAATCTTCTTCTTGTTCGAGATATGCTCTCAAAACTTTGTTGATACTTGATAAAGTTTTCTTTTGTGAATTGTGCATCTAGGATTTTCTCCATAAAGTATGTATATAGTAAATGATCATTGCTTTGTGTTTCTGGGTAATTGATTAATAGTGCGTGTACTCCTTGTTCAACATATTTAAAATTCATAATAGCCTCCTTTAATTCGTACTTCCGAATCCTCCAGTTCTTTCTCCAGTTGCATTATCATTATCTACGGTTAAAAACTTTTGGAATACTCCTTGCCCAATTCTATCTCCTTTTTTTATTTCAACGTCATATGGGAAGAAGTTATAAAATCCAAACATTATTTCACCTTCGTTGCTTTCGTTGTCAAAATAATCACTCTCAATGCAGCCTACTCCATTACTTAAAACCAATCCTAGCTTGAATGGATTGCTTGATCTATTGTACATGAATAACCCTTCATCTTCTGGGAAATATGCTTTAATTCCTGTGTGTATTAATGTTGGCTTAATAGGATTAAAGTCTTCTAATCCCTTAAAAAAATTAATTAGATTATCAGTCATCTGTTTCCATATAGAAGGTATTTTTATGTCCTCGGCACTTTCGAAATCATAGCCAACCGAATGAGCAGTTGAACGTTTTGGTAAATTAATATTCATGTCTTTATATTTAGAAACTACATCGAAATATCTAGTCATTGTTTTCCTCCGCTTTTATAAATAATTGGCATATACATTCCTGTGTTTCTCTGAAATCCAAGCAAGGGCATAATGAATTATCATCAGCTAATAGCCTACAAGGACAATGATTCAAGTTTAATTTTAATTTCTCTCTTATTTGTTTAACCTTTTCTTTGTCTGGATTTAATATAACTTTCATTAAAACTCCCCTTTTATGTATATTTTTTGATTGCTTGTAGCCAGTTTAATTCCATATTGTATATTGTTTTCTGTTTTTAAATCTTCTTTGTACTCCCCGCACTTTATATAATCACAAAGATTTTTTATTCCTGTTGGTATTTGCTGTATTTCATATCTAGTCCATAGCCATATATTTTTATTAGCTATTTTTAGTCCTCTAATGAGAGATATTACTTCATCATGATTTTGATTTAAAGGTTCTCCTCCTAATATCCAAACGTGTTTTATTAAAGTATCAAACCTTTTTATTTTTTTTATTATATCCTCTAAAACTAAGGGGGAGAGGGGGACTCCTAGTGAGAAGTCCTTTAACTCTGGATTATGACAACCTTTACACTTTCCATTACAACCTGATAAATATATTTCAAAACTTTCGGTATCTAAACTATACTGAGTTGATGCCATATTCATTATACTTCACCATACCATTGACGATTTGGATAATCTTCTTCTCGTCTAGTTTTATGCCAGTTTTTTACATTAGTTAAGAATCCAACCACTCTAGTATAATTATTTACTATTTCCTTCCCACAAACTTCACATAAATCTTTTTTACCAACACTCATATGACCTTCTTCGCATTCTTGTAGATTATAATTTATGGCGTGATATACAATTCCCATCTTAGCAGAAGTCCTAATTAATTCTTTTATTTTATTTTCGTCTTGTATTGGCATATCAACATTAATATGACATATAGCTCCTCCACTGAAATGTTTATCAAACATCCCTTGAAGTGATATTCTGTCTAATAAGTCGGCGTTTGTAACAAGCGGTATAAATTGATTACTATAAATATTATAAGTACTTTGATATCCTAATAATTCATCTTTTTGCGCTAACTTAATACTTAAATTTTCGGCTGGAACTTGTTCACAGTTGTGAGGAGAGTCATATTGCTTTTCAAATTTTTTATTTGCAGTATTAATGGCGTCTAATATGTCTAAAACAAATTGCTGACCTAATTCATTTAATACATCCATTCCCATGATTTCGACACATTCGTTCATTCCATTTACACCAACAGTTGAATATTGTTTTGATAGCTCCATATATCCAAGTGTATATAATGGTAAATTTCCGTTTTCAATTCTTTTTTTAACTATATGTCTTTTAGCGTTGTTGATTTTTGCACAAATTTCTATATATTTCTTTAAATTTTCAAAAAAGACATCTCTATTGCCATTAGCCTTAATAGCAAGTCTTGGAAAATTAATTGAACAAACTCCAAGAGATCCTATTTTACTACTACCGCTTCCAAAACTATTAAAATACTCAGATTTTTTTTCGCTACGGAGTCTACAGCAAGAAGATAATGTTGAGCTGTCTCCACAATATATATTTATAAATCCAAATTCTTTATTTTGATTTGCAACAAACCCTAGAAATTTTTCATCTTTAATATTATTCTCTTTGTCTATGCTAAAACATGCAGTAGTAACTGGAAAAGTAATAGGAGTTCTCTTCATTTCTTCATTCATAATTGTCAAAAATAATGTCTGTAGTTTCCCTATGATATTAATATCTGGATAATTTCCATCTGGAAACAAATAATCCTCACATATCTTTTCTAAAAAATATTTATCATATATGCTAATATTGGTAAATGGACTTTGATTTGCTCTCATTGGTTGATTAACGGTATATATAAAAGATATTAAATTTTCTTTAATATATATCCAGCAATCTTCTTCGGAAGCAAACTTAAAATGGGAATCTCCACAATTATCTAATATTTTCTTAGCATAATATGAGAGTATAACTAACATGTCGGCTAGTCCTGTAGCTCCCAATGTTGAATTAGAGGCTATCGTTGTGAACTGTTCAAGCTGAGATTTAAATGACAACAAATGTTTTGGAGATACAGATTTTATTTTTTTAACCATTGGAAGTCCATTTGTCATTACGTCATATGTTGAATAATTAAAACAGTAAGGCAATCCCGCCGCTATACCATGAAAATCATGAATATAAATATCTCCGCTTAATTGCATTTCAATAATCTCATTTGCCAATCCTAGTCCATACAGTCTCTTTAATTCTTTCCATAGAATATAATAACTGTTCAGTTTAAAAAATGGTTTTGGCATCTCGGTATTGTAAGCGATTACATCAACGCTATCAACATTCGCATTTGCGTCTATTGAAGCATCTGCTGTTGTTTTTGAAGAAAAGAATTTTTTACTAAACTTAGACATATCAGTTTGTTCGCCGATTCCTTCTAAGTCAAATAGTTTTTGATTATATTTACCTTTTAAATACATCATTAAATCGTCAAATTCTTGTTCATATGTAACTTTTAAATACATTAAATAACCTCCTTGATGTCTATAATCTCATTATTTTTAAATATTAATGGCATATTTATTTGATTTGCTTTTGTTGCCTTTTTAACTATTTCATTAGATTCTTCACTACTCAGTGATTCTAAAAGTTTATATTCAAAATCTATATTTTTGCTAGTTAACATATTTTTAATCACAGTGCATCTACTACAACCTTTTCTGCCAATTATTAGATACATTAATTGTCTCCTAAGTTTATTTTAATTTTTCTTTTAATCCCTCTTTAAAATCTTTTAATAACATCATTACTTCAATTCCAATGTCTTTGTTATCTAATCTTTCATTAATAAATTCAAGATAATATTCGTCTACAATTTCTAATTTTATAGCTTTGGCAACACTAAACATATAGTCCTCCTGTTTTATATTTTAGTTTAATGAATTTCTTTAGAAGAATTAGTTTTTGTATTGCTCATCAATTGCAACATCTCTAAACCACGAATAGAATCTAATACTAACTCTCCAGAAGAATAAACTAATCCGCCAATATCATTTAATGTTTTTTCCGTGGCATCCTGCAATAGATAATTATAAATTTTTGTCAATCTTGTGTTTACCATCTTCAAATCTTCCAATACGGCATTTCTAATACTCATAAACTTATCTCCTCTTCGTATTAAATTATATACTATTTATCAGTAAAGTCAATAACTATTTTATATTTTAGTTTATTGACTTTTGAATGAAAACAGAGTTTAATCGAAATCTTCTTCTGAAAAACTTACGCCAGCGTCTTCAAGTTCACCTTCAAGGTAATTTATATATGCTTTCATTTCCCTTTTATTAGACTCTAACTTTTTAACTTCACGTTCTATGTTGTCTATCACATTTTTAAGGTCATTAAAATTAGTTACCCATTCTCGCAATTGCATAATGTTCTCCTCTCTACATTTCTAAACATTTTAAAATTTCAGTAAGATTATCCTCAATTACTTTGGCAATTTTACTTAACTCATCTAATTCATTGACATATAAATTTCCTTGAAATAGCTCCGCATCAAACTTTACTATATATTCTTCTTTTGATTCTTTTAAATTTTCTGTATATATCTTTTCTTTGCTAATTGATATTGGCACTTTTCTTTCCCAAATATTAAATACTATTTCTTTCTCATAAATAATTATTTCTAGATCTGCATATTTTGGATCTCCAATAATTTTTCTTATCTGTTGAATTATGTTTATCATAGCTTCTCCTTTTAATTATGGCTAATTTACCATATTTAAACCTCTCGAATTCGATAGGTTTAAATCATATTTTTCATGTCGTAATTGTCTCTTATGTAGTCTACTAGCTCGTTCATTTTGGAAATTACATGCTCATCATTTTTGATACAAGGGTGCAAGTGCAGCATACAGGAATTTTCTTTACCCTTAGTTCTAAAATATTGATAGTTGAAGTTTATAAATAGTAAAGGAATTTCTGTAAGATTTTTAGTAAATAGTCTTTTAAGCATGGCTTCTCCTTTCATTTAAATGATTATATTTTAATTTAGATAAATTATTTTTTACTACAAAATTAAGACAGATTGTTTTTTTAGTGTACTTAAATACTGCTTTCCTTTTTCAGTTATAAAAATGTAGTCATTGTCAATCTCTAGCCTTCCAATAAGAACATTTGTCTCGATTAAGTCATCCAAACTCACATTAGCATTAAAGAAAAAAGTGCTGGCATATTTAGTGTTTAAATTATCAATCAATGCCCCAATCGTTATTCCACCTGATGAACTAATAATATCGAACACACCGCATGTTTTTTCTTCTAGCATTGTTACACACATATTATACCTCCTTATATTTAAACGATTATATTTTCATTAAATTGATTATTTCGCCTTAATTTAGTTGATTTCCTATATTCTTTATCTCATCTCTAACTTCTTTTAATATTTCTTTAAATTCCTTCAATGTAACTAATCCTTCTTTATCTACCTTTTCAGCTACAAATAGCTTAGATAGCTTTTCAAGCAAGTTATCCCAATTGCCAAAATACCCTTCAGATGTCCATACTACCGTTTTCTCTTTTGTGGTTTTATTTACACTAATGCCTCTTCTTTGTAGTGTGAATTGCTTATCCTCTACATCTACTCTGTAATCGTCTGTAAGTGTTACTGCTCCCATAATTTGCTCTCCTTTTATATTTTTATTTAATCTAAATCTCTTTTGTCGCATTGTTTTTCTTCATCCCACCATCCTCCAGCTTGTTCTTGAGGTGAGCATGGGTTATCTTTTCTTTCTTCAAGTATATCTAAATAACAGTCTGATTGTGATTTTCCATTATATAAACTTTTTCTATAAGCTTCGCTCCAACATTTTTCACACATCAGTATTTTCTCCTATCTTTATTGACTTTTGACTAATATATGCTATAATAATATTACCTTGACTCCCTACAGGGGTTCAAAGTACATTTAAGATTTATGATTGGAGTGTGGAAGTATATCACACTCCAATTGTAGTTTTGTATAAAATTAGGATTTGGTTTAATCTATAATTTTAATGTTTTTCCTTCTATCCATTTCTTCTGCTCTTTTATATGCGTCATCTAAATTATTATATAAACTCTTTGAATCATCTATAAAACAATAATTATTGTAATCTATTCTATAATTCCATATATTTGTAAAAGAAATAGACGATATTTTAGTTTTCACAATCCTGATTTTCCCAAATCTTTTATAAACATAATACACTGTTTGAAATGTATAAAATTTAGGAGTATATACCTTTTCTTCTCCATCGTTTTCTATAACTAGCTTTATATTCATATTTTCTCCCCTCTTTTTATTTTTATAAAATTCTGTTTTTATCTTATTCTTCAGACTCAAAATATGATAAATCTTCGCCAACAAATGAGTCTAATATATTACATATATTTTTAATAAAGATGTTTGAGTATGACTTTATAAAATCATCTAAGTTGCAAATTTCTTCATTGTCCCAATTTATACTACACTCATCTGTCGCAAGAGACATTCCGCCCATATCTTTATTCCCCAATAACTTTGTTTCTTCAACTATTTCTAAAATAACTTCATCTAAATCCCAACCTTCTTGTTGTTGTAGAAAATCTTTAACTGCCATTAGTGTTTTTTTATTTGCTCTCATGATTCTTCTCCTTTTTGTTAAAATTTTGGATTTATCTTATTTTATATTTTGTTTATTTAAGTAGCTTAATATATGTACAATTACATCTACTGTCCAACCATTACCTATACATTTATAAGCTTCAGATATTGGAATACAATTTGTATATCCTTCTGGCAGCGTTTGCAATCTCTCACATTCTAATCTTGTTAATTTTCTTATATTTTTTTTAATAAATTCATCATTATCATAATTAACAAGTATGTCACTTTCATTTTCTCCAACGTAATATAGCCCCGTTTTTGCACCTCTGCCGCCGCCATTAGCCGACAAACACACTGATTTACCACTAACCGAATAAATTCTATCTCCTTGACCTCCTGTATTAAAATGCCCTAATCTGATAGGCTTACTTCTTAATACAAAATTGTCTACTTTCTTTTGTAACCAATGCTCAAAGCCCTTAACGGTCAAACCTTGTTTTCCACTAACGGTCAAACCTTGTTTTCCACTAACGGTCAAACAATAAGCTTTATTAGATAAAGCTAACCCGTCTTCTAAAATATCTTGCAATATTATATTTTTATCATCTGGTTGTTCTATTTTCCCAATATTAGTCCAATAACATCTCAACCTTTGTTGTGCTGATACTAGCGAAGAATTTATTAGAACTGGTGACACGCCTAAATCATTGGTAATAACGTCCTCCCATTCCTTTTTCATTCTCACATTTTCTAACATGAATGACACATTTGGATTATTATTTTGTTGTACCCATTTTAGTATTCTACTATATTCATAATATAGTCCACTTTTACCGTCAAATCCAGTCCTCAGACCAGCGTTACTAAATGTCTGGCAGGGACTGCCTCCAATAAGTATATCTATCTTAGGTAAATTTGATAGTATCGTATTATCAATTAAAGTAATATCTCCTAATTGAATGATATCTGGATAATTATTTATAGCTACTTTTATTGGATTTTGTTCAATTTCACTGGAGTAATATTTATCAACTTTTATTCCCATTCTATCGAATGCTACTCTTCCACACTCAATTCCCCCAAACAGACTTAATACATTCATTGATGTACCTCTCTTTTATATTTTATTTCATTAAAATTTCAGTTTTATTCTATATATTTTAGTTTCTCAAATGTGTCTAAATCAGGGTTTGCGGTCAACAATATCTCCCATAATGCCGATACGTAGTCTGAATTATCATCAAAATATAGGACATTATTTGCAATTCTATAAACTTCATCTAACTTTTCTTTGATATCTAGCATATTTACCTCCATAATTATTCTCTACAGGCTCTAACAATCATTGCAATGGCTGCACCTAAGCCTAACAGTGGGATCCATCCAAAGAACATAAATAGTTGTAAAGTAGTGGCTGTATTATTGTCCATTGTTTACTCCTTTCAATGAAAATCATCATTTATTTATATCTTCTTCACATTTCAGACATATGTGTTCACACAATTGAGGCGGTATAACACCTCTATCTTTTGCATTTTTTAATCCTTGCGTGCCAGTTCTTGATCCTCTTGGCGCAGCTTCATGGCAAGGATCTCCATTCTTGCACATTGGTTTGAAATTTGGTTCGTTAACATTAGTCCATATATCTGTTGGCTTCATTCTTGTGTCGCCATACTGACAATATGTAACTGTATATCTTAGTAACTCTTGCATAAACGGCATCTTTCTTAACATGCCCCTCGGATTCTCAATAAAATAATATTTAGGATTTAATTCTCTAATTAGGTTTATAGTATGTATTACTATTCTTTTCGCAAGTTCTGCTTCTTCGTTTTTAGAAATTACATTATTACCATCTTTAATCCAATTTCTGCCTATTGAAGCTACACTAAATTTTGTACAAGGTGGGCTTGCCCAAATAACATCTGGTCTACCAAATTTCTCAATTATCATTTCAGCAGTCAAATCCATTACATTAATACACAAATCTGGATTCATTGATTCTTCTAAATCAACTGTATATGCATCGTGACCTCTAGCATTAAAAACTTTAGTAATACTTTTTGTCCCACAAAATAACTCTAATAATTTCATTTATTCCTCACTCTTTTATATTTTAGTTTATTACAATAAAACTTTACTTTTAATTAAATTCTTAGCTACTTATCCTAAGGCTTTCTCTACTTCTTCCATATATTTTTCAGTATTTTCGTTTATTTTTTCTCTCAACAAACTATTGATTGATTGAGAGAAAGTTTCATTTCTACACATTGCCCGAAATAATATGTAATCATTTATTTCTTTTTCAATCTTAATTATTTTTAACATTACATCCTGCTTTCTATAGTCTTTATTTTATTAGAATTTCCAAAAGTACTTACAGGCTTAATTTCTTCCACGCCACAATCAATAGCCATTTTTTCAAATTCTTCAATAGTTAAATTATTAAAGAATTCGTCAATCATTTTTATTCTTTCATTATGATCATGTAACTTATCCAATTCTTTAGTCATATTTCCCTTTCCCAATAAAAGTTAGCTTTTATATTGTTTGTAGACTTCTATGATAATCTATCCATTCTTGACTTTCTAAATTTTCTGCTACGACAATATCAAAATATTCTTTCCTCATATCTTGCAATGTAAACTTTTCAATCTTTCTCTTTTTAAAGTTCTTATTAACTTTCTGAATTATAGTTGCATTGTTCATCGGATAAAGCTTAGTCAATCTTTCTTTTTCCGCTATAGCTTCTTTTTCTAGCCTAATTAATTCAGCTTCAGCCCTCTTTTTCAATTCTTCCTCTTCATCAATAACATTTTCCAAATCAATCTCTAAAGTAATCCATTTATTTTCGGCATGAGCGGGAATAATCTCTTCAGGTATCAAAATTTCTTTAATTTCATAAAATTCATAAGGATCTTTGTCATAATTATAATCTGTAAAATATGAACCACTTCTTGATACACCACGAGATACCCCAAAATTAAACGACTGTATTTCTTTATATTTTTCATCTATTTCTATTAATTGACCTTCTTCGTTTTTATACTGATACTTACCTTGATCGTCCCATGAATCATCTCCAACTTCTTTGAACATATAAGTCTTGCCATCATGCTCATACATAAAATCATCTAGATCTAATTTGCCTAATTCTTTAACTATTTTTGAAAACAATTTAATATCCATCTTATTTCTCCTTTAATTTTAATTATCGTATTTACATATGAATCCAGAAATGTTTTGTGGGAAATTACCTTCATATTCAGTCTTTAAAACGTCTTCATAATTCAAAGATATCTCTTTCATATCCTCTAATTTGAAATTATACATTTTTGACAGTTTAATGAAGTGTTGAATTCTACTATAACCTTGGTTTAAAGTATGACCTTCTTGAACCAATTCTCCGTTAACATACAATCCTTCCCAATCGTCTGATTTTAATAATATTGCTTTATTCATTTTCACCCTCCTCATCTTTATAATAACTTTCTATATCTGGTATCCCAGTACATTTAGTACAATTACAAGAAGGCTTATAAATTTCATCTATTCGTTTAGCATACCATTTATAATTCATTTCATCTGCCGTTTTACTAGCTCCATATGGGTCTTCCATTGCGTAAGCAAAATCCTTTAACACTTCAATAACCCTATCTTTATCAGCCATATAATCCCCCTTTTAATATTTCTAATGCTTTATTTTTTACATCTTCTGTCAGTCCAGTTTTCCAACGAGTTTTAGCTAATTTTGTACCCACAAATTCGCCCATATCATAAGAATCATCATCTAACACTAAAAAGTTATCTATACCCAACTCTTTATTATCTTCTAACCACTTTTTAATTTGATTGCACCTTAAATCATGTATATTTGTAGTAACTCCTATAACCCTTTCATCTAACCCATATTCTTTTAAATTGCTTATGAGTTTCAACCAATGTCTGCTATCTGGATATCCCAATCTCCACGTAGATGAAACAACTATCTTGGCATCTGATTTCTCTACAATTTCTTTAAGATTATTCATATATTCTTCAGGGAAAATTGCAGTAAAGTCTTCATGTGGTACACCTTCACCGTTTTCTTTTACAAAAGCTTCATAATGTCTAACTATTGATTCTTCACTATTTAAAACTCCATCTACATCTAAAAATATAATCTTCATATAATCCCCCCTTCAATAATCAAATTTAGAAAACTCTATAAAATTTACTGCCTTATCATCAATATAAATATCAGCACATACCTTTCGTGAAGCAAATCCTTTGAAATTTGGTATAGGATATTCATTAACAAAATCAACAGGAATTTTATTTTTCTTACACCATTCAACTGCTTCGGTAAGATATTTTCTTTCTTCTAAATCTTCTCTACATGTCCATAGTATAATATTTGCTCCTTTGTTTTTAACTTTTCTAACATAATCAATTACTTTTTGATGTTCTTCCTCTATTTCCCCAATTTCGGGAAATCTATGATCACATAAAGTACCATCAAAGTCCACAGCAATTACCATTTTAATAACCTCACTTTCAATAAAACCTGATTTTTATTCTTCTTTATTTTGTAAATCAACCAATGCCTCATCTGCGTCTGATTTATTAGTAGATATAATTACTTCTTTTTCATATAGAAAATAATCACTTTCAAAACTATCAGATTCTGTCTCTAAATATTGATTATTAGAAAAAATATACATTAATCCATCCTCGTCATAAGTTATACCTTTTAGATAAACCTCGTTTAATTGCCATCTATCTTCCCAAATAGGCTTGGTCTGATATTCTTCGTAATTTAATTCTTTCATTATATAAAGCTTTTCTTCTCCCACAGAAACTAATTTTTTCGTCAAAATCCATAAGTGTTGTCCAATTTCATAAGGTATATCAATTTTCATTCTAATTCCTCCCTTTCTATAAAACTAGCACTTTATTGAGTTTATTCCTCTACGGGCAATAGCATTTCAGCCACCGCTTTTTCAAAAATTATGTCTGACCATTGTTCATAAGTGTTTTTCATTGATTTTATCCTATTTTATATTTTATTTAACTAAACTCTCTAGGAAATTGATATTCAATTGGACAATTTACCAATAAATCTAAAAATTCACATGCAGTAAACTCATCGCCATATTCATTTATAACAACTTTTTCTTTACAGTTTTCTGTTAGTTTTAAAAGTTCACTTTTATGTTTCATTAATGTCCAAGTAAAAGAGCTACAACTACTTACTCCAGTTCTATTCAACCCTTGTTTATTAAATCCTAACTCAAGACCCATACTGCTACTTTCCAAAGATTCTTCTATCCTCTCTTTTCCACATGATGGACATTTTGAATACCAATTAGATTCAGAATAGTGAATACTTCTTTCGCCATCCTTACATAAAGTTGTTCCACAATCCCAACAATATAACCCTGCTGCTGATCTTTTTCCTATATGAACTTGAATATCGCCATTGTATTCATCATCTTTATATTTATCTTTCCAATAATAATTTGTTCCCATTAACTACATACCTCCGCAACTAATTCATCTAAACTTTTATATTCTTTTTCAACGCCACATCCTAAGTATTCTTGTTTTTTCATATTATCATTTTCCTCGTATGTTACAAACTTATGAAAAATTGCAATCCCATCAACAAATATAATAATAATATTTATCAAATCTCCTACACTATTACAATCCGAATAAGCAAAATATTCTGTCCCTGCTGAATGTAATATTGATATAAATTTCTCTAAATCAGTCATGTTTATATCCTCTCCTTTTAATATTTGATTTGATTTTAATGCAATTCTAAAATGTCATTTTATATTTTACTTTATTGTAATGAAATCAAGTTTTTGTTTACTTCCAAAATTCTTTTTTATACTTTCCAAACATATTTTTCTTTGCCATTATTGGTTTATCATTCTTATACAATGGTATAAAGTCTTTACAATTAACATCATATATAGCTTTGTCCGTTCCATTATTAAGTGTTATAAAAACAACATCATCAGTAATTAAACTTATATATGAGTAATTAAATATTCCCTTCTCTCTGTATACACAAAGTTGACCTTCTATAAATTCTAATCCTTCATCTTCTTTTAGTTCATTTTCATCAAAACTAACTCGATGAATTGTTCCGTCATTCATAGTCATTGTAACCCCATAATTAACTGTATCTTTTTCTCCCATATTAATCTCCCTCTATAAAATCTGTACTAACTCCGCATTCTTTACATCTATCCCATAACAAACTATCTTCATTACTATCTGTGTAGCCTAAATATTCACAACGGCATACTTTAACCCTACATGAAGTAGATGGCGTAGTCCAGCATTTATCCTTATCTTTACAATCATTATTAGGGCAATTTATATTATATCTATTAAGCTCAATAACCTTAATAAACTTCCACCACTTGCAGTCATAACAATATATTGTATTTTTAGGTATCCACTTTTTCATTGCTCTTTTCTTCATAATAACCTCATAAAACGAAAATTTTATTTTATTTTATTTTATTTTATTTTTTCATTATGAAAATAAAATTGCAATAGCCAAATTCCTAAAATTAATAATTCCATTTGAATAAGAGTATCCTTAGAAAACATGGGGTCTTTTAAACTTATATTGCTTGAAAATATCATAAATCCAGTAAAACAAAATGTTGAAATAAACAATGCTAAAAATTTTAAAATAATTTTCATATTAACTCCTTTTATATTTTTATTAAAACAAGAATTTAATCATTTTTCTATAAACCATTTTCCATCGTCTACATCATTTAAACTAATTAAATTTGAATTTCCATTATTTTTTTGGTATATCCAAACTTTATTTCTAGGACTAATAAATTTTATTATTTTACCATCATTCCAAGCTTTATAAGCTTCTATAAAATCAACTGGATCTCGAATTATTTCCCATTCTGTATTAAAATTACAGTTAATATAATAAGAAGATTCACTTTTGAGCCATCCATTGTCAGCACATACTGTATTACAATGCCCACTTTCCGACTTGCATTCAAATCTCAATTTTGGATTTTCAGTTAAATTCTTAATCATTTCCCAAGTTTTCATATTCATACCTCATTTATATTTTACTTAATGAAATTAAACTTTTAACTTAATCTAATAAACTTAATCCAATTCCTAACGGAAATATTGCACATATCCAACCTATCAATGAAGCAAATATTATTTTAACTACTCCAAATGCTATAGACATTGCTTCAAGTGGTGACAATGCATTGATTATCTGTACAATTCCACCTATAAACATTACCCATAAACCAAAATAAACTCCTAAAGCTATTCCTGTAAGTATTAACGCCATTCCTAAAATCTTTTTCATAATCATTCTCCTTTATATTTTATTTAATGAAATTGAAGTTTTAAATTAATAATTTAATCTCTTCCCAAAGTGCATCGGCTAATTCTTCCCTATAGGTATGGTCTGTGTCCCACATATATTCTTCAGAATAATAATCACACAATCTCTCAAATATTATGTTTGGCTTATAACTTATTAATATTTCAATCATTTTGCCTATAGTAAACTTTTTATGATGTACGTGAGTATAATCTTTTGGCTTTCCTATGTCTTCTCCTAATAATTTACATACTTGCTCTTCAGCAATTTTCGCACATTGTTTTGGAGTTATATGCTGTTTCATATTTCACCTCTCTATAAAATCTGTGTTTCATTGTAATTCTGCGTTTTTATCATAAATTAGCTCTAAGTGGCTCATATCAGGCTTTTCATCATAGATTATTGCATCTATGATATATCCTATTTCGGAACCGTTGACATCACTGAAGTCCACGATGACTTCCATCCATTTTCCATTATCCATTTTTTTAAAGTAGTGTTGTAGCATAACGCCTCTCTTTCATTTCAATAAAACCGCAATTTTAATTTAATCTCTTGTGGTTTCAAAAGCCATTACATATCCTTCCAAACTAACAAAATCAATAAGTCCATAATTATCGCAATTGGTGCATTCCCAAGGCATAATGCCTCCAAAACTACAAGTAGGATTCATAAAAAAGTTATCTCTATATTTTTGTAATTCAGGAACTTTTCTAGCATCATCTCCTAGTCCATTAGGATACCATTGACCGTAAAATTGAACTGCTCCTTTGTGCCTACATTTTATACATCTAACATTTTTATTAATTTCATATAATCTAATTTTAGAGTAATTTTTCATAGTAACTCCTTTTAAATAAATTTTGTAATTTATTGAAATTCAACCATATAAAATCTACCTTCAATGAAGGCTTCACTTGGTTCTCCTATAGTTACAATATCATTTTCTTTTAACTCTAAATTGTAATGTTCATCAAATTTTATAGGAACAGAATTAACATAAATCTTACCCATGCATACTAATCTTCTAAATTCCGAACGTCCATTTAATGCACCATTTTTATGTAAAAACCAGAATAAATTCATATCAATCCCACCACTCTCTTATATGTTCTTTTAAAAAATCAAATAACTCATCATAATCTTTATCCCTTAATTTTTCTTCTTCATCAAAACATTGATGCATTAATTCTTTTTGCTGTAGAGTATCGTGATTAACCATTCTGCCAAATCCATTTTCATCTTTTTCAAATTTGAAATCCCATTTATAATCTGGGTATTTTTTATCAAATGGCTTCAATGCCTCATCTAAATAATCATCTTTTACCATTCTATCTAATAAATTTATTGCACATCTCATATTATCCGCTTCTTTTTGTGAATCAGCACCCCACGCCTTGTCACTTCTAAATGCTTTTTCCATAAGCTCTAATTTCTTTTTTAAAACTACTAAAATATAATGATGATCCCAATTATAATCATTCCATATTATAGGAAACCACCTTATCAAGTTTTTAATTCCTTGTTTAATATTGTAAAAGAAATTCATTATAGCTCCTTTTATATTTTATTTTAATAAATCAACGGTTTTATCGTAATTCTATGTCTATATGTAGTGGTATATCAGTATAATATGCTATATATAGTATGTTAATTTTTATGTTTTATTTTAAAATGTTCAATAATTGTTCTCTATATAGCATAATGAATTCACAGGTATCATTTAAGTCATATATACTTGAATTATCATTAATAAATTGTTTTAGTTTATTTCCTACGTCTTTTTCGTCATCTATAAATTCATATTCTAATATTTTTTGTGGAATTAAGCCGCCCTGAACATGTTTTCCACTGAAATATACTATTCTAGAATTTTCAAAATTCAATAATTGTATAATCTCGGCTTTAGTAGAAACTATAGAATCCGCAAGTTCTTTGTTTTTAAATATTGATATATCTTTTAAATCTGTTCCGTCTACCATGATAATATTTATTTTCAACATGTTTACATCCTTCCCACTTTCAATAAAAAATACCTTTTAACGCAATTTTGTATCTATATATTGTATATCTATCTATTATTTTACTACATATTGTACTTTTTATTCTATTTCCCATTTTATAATTTTCTTAATGTCGCAATTCATTGTTTGATGATCTATAAAAAATATTTCTTTACTTATTGTTCCTTCGTTCCCACAATAAGGGCATATTAGGTGTTTATAATTTTCATAATTCTTCGATATCATTACTGAAGGAGTAGCAAATATTTGATTACATTTATTGCATCTTAAAACTGCCCAATCACTTGATTTATTCATAAATCCTCCTATAAAATATACTTTTGATTTTATTCTTCGTCTTCAGCTTGATACATTTCCATAGCATCATCATATCCTGACCAATTATCAACTCCACATCCTAAGAGACATTCTAATTTCCATTGGTCATCCAATAAATTTTTATATTCTTTTTCCGAAATAGTTACCATAGGTTCTTTCATAATTTAATTCTCCTTTATTTTATATTTTATTTGATAAAAGCCAAATTTTATTGAGCTATACAAACGCTGCAAGCACAACCAAAACATTCCTTTTCTCCATTAGATTTTTCACATTCGTCCATATCACATTTCATTTGTTTTGTAAGCCTTTTAACTATATAGCCATTATCTATAAGTATTTCAATTGCTTCTTTAATTTTATCTTCCATATTTTTATATTCTCCTTTAACTAATGATCAATAGTTATTTTACCTTGTTCTTGACAATGCTCACATCTACAAATTCTCCATCTCCAGCTATCTTCTGCTCCCATGAAACAATGAAATGGGTTTTTATTTTCACAATCATATTCAGTTTCGCCATGCCCATTCTTTCGGTTTGACTCTTTTTTTCTGTCTATGAAATTGTAAAAACTACGCCTAACATCAGAATCGTTATCAAATTGATTATAAGTTGTGTGATTAAACCAATGTAAACACCAAGACTCATGTTCGATATATTTATAACCGATATCTATGAATTCCGTCATATCATATTTTTCTATTAAATGCTTTTTAAATTCATTATGTAATTTTTCTATTAACTCTTTTTCTGATGGATCTTCTTTAAACATTATATCTACACTGGAATAATCGTTCTTGCCATCTTTTCTAACCCATTTAGCATAGAACTTATATATTGCAAATTTTTTATCTTTCATATCTCTATCCTCTCATTTTATATTTTTAATTCCACGTTCTATGTTTTTCACGAATATATTCTCCTACATCACAGTCATAGGTTTTTATAGTCCACTCAACGCCATCTGGTATTTCTACAATTTTACATATTCTATCTTCATTTTCATATTTATCTCTACCAACTACAAAATTTCTTTCTATCATTACTTGATGAAGTTTTTCATCTACTCTTAGATTATTTATTTCATCATGATTTCGTATAAATAAATCCATCCAATAATATTTTTCCTCACTATGACCATAAACTTCTCCAAGAATGGTTGCAAAATCTTCTTCCGAATAATGTAGCTCACAATTTACGCCAATTAATATTTTCTGCATTTCTACCTCCTATTATCTCTTGTTTTCTCACTCTAGTTTCAATTTGCTAATGCATAATTTAAATCAAATACCATTTTTATTGAAATAATTATCCAAAGTTTTCCTTCCTCATTAAATATACCACTGCTGTTTTTATTTGTCAACTATTTTATATTTTACTTTATTAAATGTTTAATAATTCATTATTTTGATTTCATCTGCCCAAATATATTTTGATTTAAGGGTTGTTCTATGCTTTATAATCTGTATAAAGTCACCTTTTTTAAATCCATTTTTCTTATACACATCTTTTTTCATTTTAATTTCTACCATATTACCCGTAGCTATACCATATAGTTTAATTTTAGGATCAGGATAAGTTTCATCTATGTTTATAACATAACCTTGACCTCTGGGTACTGGATAAATAGAAACCATTTTTCCTAAATACTCATTTTCAAATTCTATTTGCTCTTTAATAGATAAAATTTTATCTTCTGTTTGCTTCTCAAATTCTTTAAGATACTCTAATCGTTGTAATCTTGTCTTTTCTTTATGAGCTTTACTATACTTCAATTTTCCATCTTTAAATTCTCTATATACTGTAAGTAATTTTTCGTTTCCTCCAAATTGTTTAAAGTAATTAAGTTTGATAAATATTTCCACTTGTTTAGTATTAGCTAAAGAATTATCAGTAATATAAACTAGTAAATCAATAAAGTCATTGTAATTTTCTAAGCACAACTCTATGATATTATCTTTTATATCAGCATTTACAAATTTTATATCACTAGACATAATTTTTGATTTTTTTAATGGTCTACTATCCAAGAAATCATTAAGTCTTTTTTGTGCGGTGTCTAAGTAATATTGTTTATCTAATGAATTTGGAACTTTTATACCTATTACACTTTCATTATAAATAAAACATTTATCTGGTGTATTTGCTAGTTTTTCAATTTTATCTTCACCTTTAACTTTAAATACTCCCTTTGCATTTTCATCTTTAGAGGCAAATACTCTCAATACTTTTTCTTTAATTTTTTCTTCACCATGTAAAGCATACTTATATAATCTCGATATTTTAACTACTTTTTGAAAATCTCTTAATTCATCACACTCATTTATAGTGTCTTCTATAGGTTTGTTTTTTACAAAATAATTTATCAATGCTTTATTTACAATAGGTAAATCGTAATCTATATTACTTAGTTTCTTAACATATGCTCCTTTTGACTTGTATTCACCTTTATCATTTATAATAATATAGTTATTAACATCTTTTTGATAAATTTTATTATAAATATCCCACTCTAAATCTAGTCTAGTACGTTTTTCCCACTCTTTTGCTACTGATTTTATTTTTTCTATTTTATCTAAATTATCAATTTTAATAAACAAACCATCTGTATTCGATTGTATTAATTCTCCATATGGTTCTATTTTCTCAATCAAATCCAACAATAATAATTGTCCCGCCACACAAATATTATTTGCCATGAGTGGATCATACAGAGGATTATATTGATCTTTCATTGCACCATATGTAGCATTAACTACTATTTTTAAAGGAACATGCATTGGATTTTTTTCTGCTTTTAATTTTAATCTTAAATCTCTTATTTCTCTATATTTTTCTTGTTCAGTTACATTCCTACTCATATAACCATATTCAATGATAATAGAAGGATATAGACTGGCTACATCGCAACACAGAATAATTCCTTCTCCCATGTAATTATCATTTGAACCATGAATGCCTCCCCATGCAAATGTATGTGGAATTCCTGCAACTTCTGCATGTAATTCCTTATTATACTTCTTATTATCATCATTTTTATACCAATCAACTATGTATTTATATTTATCTGATATTCTTAAAGTATCAGGTATAGAAATATCAAATTCATCATCTCGACTTTCTCCTCTAATTGCTCCCAAAACATACGCAGACAACTGAGCTTTAGTCTTATTAAACATTGTCATTGATAAATCAAATGCTTTCAATAAGGACAATTGACTATCAAATTCCTCTTTTCTATTATCAAAAACTTTTATAGTTTCTTCCACATCATGTGTACAATATTCTACAACTTCTTGAATCTCTTCCTCGGTAAGTTTTCTATCTAAATCAAAAGGAACATCTGATTCTTTAATTTTAGAACCCATAAACGCTTCTAACTGTTTTAAACTATGAAATCCAGTCGAAACATCGAAATTATTTAAAGGGAATAGTTCAGCTTTTCTAACAATCTGATATCCTTTTTTATCTTCGTTTATTAGTTGGTTACTAACTTTATATGGTTCCATATCTTTCAATATAGCTTTCAATATAAACTGATCATATTGTCTACTGTTGTATCCACAAAAGATACTATTCATATTTTCATTGTAGAATTTTTTTAATTCCACTGAATTATTGATAATAACTTTTTTTTCATTTGTTTCATGTTCAATAAATACAACTAACCATAGATACTTAAAAACTTCAAAGTCAAAAAATACTAATTTCATAGTTATTCTCCTATATATCTTTCACTGTATTGGCAATTTCTATTTTGACCGCAAACCCATGAACACCAGAACTCGGAAGCTTCTTCACCTTTTAACCATTTAACTTCATTATAAATATTAGCGATAGTATTAATTACCCAGTTTTTACTTCTTTCAAAATCATCCTTATTAAACTCAAACTTATACCAATCTTTAATTTTAAACATATTAAAATTCAGATATTTGGGATATTCTCCATATTTTTCATAAAAAGGTATGCAATACAAATAAAGTTGAATCACCATACTAAAAGGAAGGAATCTTCCATCTGTTAATTCTACGAAATCTTCTTTGTTTTCTCCTTTTTTTATTGCATTATTTACTTGTCTTTGTGTTTTATCTTGTTCACTTTTAGATTTATGGTCAACAATTTCAAACCACCCATTTTTATTTTTTAGTTCTAAGTCAACAACACCTGTAAAATCGTATTTATCTATTTTATAATCATATTTATGTTCTACATCTAATACTTCATAACAATCATCTAATCCATTAAAATCACTAAAATATTCTTTTCCTTGTTCAAAATACTTAGCTGCTAAATCAACATATTTATTAGGTGGAAAATATGCTGTAACTTTAGAGGTAAATTCATCAACATATTTATCTTTTAGTTCAAAACTACATAATTTATTTTTAAAATAATCCTCTAACAATTCATGTCCAAATGAGCCATATTGTCCAAACGCCCCATCTGTTGATTTTTTCTTCAAAATATATGTAAGATAAAAACATTGTGGACATCTTTCACATGTTTCTAATCTTGAGTATGAAAAAATCATCTGATCCAAAATGAAATCATATTCTCCCAACTTAATTACCTCCAAGTTTTATTTTTTTGTTGTATAATTCATTCCATACAGTTAGTCCTCTATCTACAGGTGCATCTTTATATTTTAATAATCCTTGTTCATCATAAATAACATTTATAGCTGTAAACTTTAATAATTTGGCGCAATTTTCTTTTATATTTTCTATTATTACGTTTTTATCTAAAGCAATTGTAATTTCACACTTTAATTCTAGTAGTAATCTTAATTGATATTCGTTAATATGACTGGTAGCTAATGCCACGACGTTATTTATTCCCCACCCCTCTAGTTTCCAAACAGATTTTTCCGACTCAACAACTATTACTTCTTTTTTCTCTTTTATAAATTCAATGTTATTATTTAATCCAAATAAAAAATCATTAGTTCCAAGTTTGTAATAATATAAATATTTTTTAATACCTAGTTCTTTAAACTTTTCATATAATGACCGTCCTTTTATATTTATTATTTTTCCTTCTTTATTAATTATTGGAAATACTGCTCTATTACTTCTAGAATCATATCTCACTTGATATTTATCCATTATTTCTGGCAATATTCCTTCTTCCAACCATTCATATATAGGCTGATTATCATACTTATTCATAATATTATCAGGTAAAATTTCATGCACAACTTTAGTTGTATTTTTTTTATTAAATTTTCTTAATATTTTTATGCTTTCAAATTCTTCTTTAAATTGAGATATATCTGTACCTGTATAATTAATTAAATATTCTACTGCTTGTGGAAAATTTAATTTATGATATTTCATTATAAAATCAATAATTGTAGAAGTCGCTCCACATCCAAAACAAAAAAACATTCGTTTGTCTAAAGATACAGAAAATGAAGCAGTATTTTCGTCATGAAAAGGACACATGCCAAAATAATCCCTTCCATGACGAGTTAATTGAACATATTGGCTTATATAATCAACTATATTTACTTTTTCTATCAACTCTTGTAATAAATCTTGACCATATTCTTTATACATATAAGACCAATCCTTAATTATAATGGGAACTCTTGTACAGTATGTTGAGTTACAACTTGTTCTATAGTGGCTAAATTACCATTAAATGATAAATCAATATATTCTTCGTCTGTATTAGTCATTTGCTCACCATTTCTATTCAATTTAACAAATAATTTATAATTACCACACTGTTGTCCATCTCTAATAATTTCTTCAGGTAATTTAGGTATTAAGTTTATTATAGAACTAGCATATTGCTCAATCTTATAACTATCTGCAATCTCATTACCTCTGTTTAATTGACCTCCCGCAAGTACTGCCATGTTTAATCCTCCAGCAATATCATTTTTCAAGAAGTTTGTTTTATTTCCAAGATCATTATATTGTCCTGTACTATCTCCAGCATTACTTTTCAAATAGTCATACACTACAAATTGTAGTCCCATTTTATATTGAAGTATTTTACATGTTGTATATATTTTATCATTTGTCCATGATGGGCTATACATATGTACAAATGGAGCAGATTTAATAAAAGTTAATGCATCTTGTATTATAAGTTCTTCTGTATGTGTATAACTTCCAGTTTTAATCTTAAATACTGGTATTTGAGTCAAATGAGCAAGCATTCTTTCCATGAAGTTTCTGCTAGACATTTCAGTATCTATATAAAGAGTCGGTACTTTATTTTTTAGTTTATGTACTGACTCATTCATCATAAACATTGATTTACCAGTTTTACGAGGGGCAGCAACGATGATGAGTTCTCCTCTATCGTATGGACAATATTTATTTTGTAATTCATATTTAGAAGGTATACCATATAGTTCTTTCCCATGTTGTCTTTTCATTGTTTCTTGCCACAGGTTATCAACTTTTTCACCAAACAATTCAATATCGTTAGTAATTACATATTCTTCTGCAAGTTTATTTAAACCATTATAAACAAAAGTATTAAGCTCACCTAAATCGTAGTTATCATCAAAACAACTCTTTTGAAATTCTTGTAATTTTTTATATAAATCACGCTTAAAAGCTAAAGTTACAACTTTTTGAACTACTATTGTATATTCTTCAATACTATCTCTAGCTACATGTTGCGATAAATCAACTAATTCTTGTATGGAATTAATGTTAAAGTTTTCAATAGTTTTTTTTACTCCTTCGTTACTATTAAGCATAGTAGTCAAATTGAAAACATCTATATTTTCTACTCCAGATTTATATAATTCATCAATTGCCCAATATATACAAGCGTTTTCTTTATTATAAAAATGTTTAGCTTTTAAATATTCACTATGTAATATAAAGTCTGGATGATATATTAACGTACTAATTACTCCTGATTCAGATTGACTGTCCTTTATTTCTGATATTTTCAAATACATCACCCCTTAAAAAGTTTATTCCAACTATTGTTTTCAACATTAGAATTGAATGTTATTTCATCTTGAAATTTTATATTTTCAATTGTAGTGTTTTTAGTTTGTTTCATTAACTCATTTGCTTTTGTTTTATAATATTCTTCTTTCATTTTTGTGTTGTTAATTATATAGTGCAATCCAGATGCGTGATTTAATGGTAATTTATTGCGTATTACATACTTTATTGCAAATAATAATAAATCACTTGCTACGTTTTTTTCATCAATAATCATATTTATTGTTTTATTTAAACTAGATGCAACTTCCGTCTTGTTGATATGTTCAAAAAATAATTGTCTAACTTCATTTTTATTAGTTGCTTCTTGTAAACACTCTACATGATAATACCTATTTTTGTGTTTAACAGCTATTTCTTCACTTACTTCATTATTAAATTTACATTGATTATAAGCACATTTAAATACTTTCATAGGATTTCTAGGGGAGAGATTAATCTCCCCATCCTCCTTAAATTTTGATTAGAATGGTAATTCATCGTCATTGACTACGGTGAAAAAATTGTCATCGTTACTATTGTTTGTAGATTGAGATTTAACCTGCCCATTTTCATCTTTTTTAGAATCTCCGAAATAAACTTCATCTGCAACTACTTCTGTAGCATAGTGTTTTTTATTGTCATTATCTTCCCAAGAACGAGTTTGAAGTCTACCAACTACTACTGCCATTCTTCCCTTGCTAAAATACTTACTTACAAATTCACCTGTTTTATTCCAAGCAACTATAGGAATAAAATCAGCCTGTTTTTCTTCGCCTTGTTTTGCAAACTTATCTACAGCCAAAGTAAAACTACAAACTGGTATATTATTGGAACTTGTGTATCTTAGCTCTGGATCTTTCGTAAGTCTTCCCATTAAAATTACCTTGTTTAAATTCATAAATTAATTCCTCCACTTTTATATTTTATTTATTTTTTAATTTTATTTAACTCAGAATACATTTCTTTTGCTACATTTAAATCTTTTATATTGTTTGGATTTCCTTTGTAATCTTTAAGTGCATCTAATACAGCATCTCGATTAATTTGTGCTTTTTCCTTTGCTATATTTAATAATTCAGCTTTTAATTGATCAAGTGTAAAACCTTCAATATCCTTTAACTCTTTATTTTCTATTTCTTTCACTTCTTCTTTAACCTTATTGGACACTTCTTTTAGTTCATTCTCTTCATTGGCTTTCATATCATCTTTTATTTTTTGTCTCTCTTTTATTATTGAATCCATTTGATTCTTACCATCCCCCAATGCCCATTTGCAAAGTTTTTCACCATGTTTTTCATCTAATACTAGTGCTTCTCCCTCAAACAAATGTGTATTATCTTTTGCCGTAGTAGCTATATGAGTATCTAAATCAAGAATAAATGAAGTAATAAATAAATACTCTGTATTTTTTCTTTGGTCGTAACCTAGCGGAATTTTTCTCACTACTTGCTTACCATTAATCTCTTCTTGCACATACTTATCATCGCCTCTAACTGTAGCAAAAATATGTATATTACTATCTAAAATTTTATCCATAAATGCTTCATGTCTAGGTGTAACAGTTCTCCATGCTGTATAAGAATTTCCAGGGATTTTAGCATGAATTTCTAAACAACCACCTTTACCACTCCACTCATGAGTAATACTATCTATAATTAAAATTTTATATCCAGCAGCAACCGCTTCATCTATAGCAGCTATGTATTTTTCTGGAGTATAAGGTGCAGTAATATCCATTATGTCGTAATCATATTCGTTAGCGTATAATTTACCTCTATTGGGTTCTGAGTTTATAAAAGCGATTCTCTCATTTTTACCTGTTTGTTTTGATAGTTCTTTAGCGAATCCAGAAGCTAATTTGAGAGATGTATATGATTTACCTCCTCCAGAACTCGCAATTTGTAAACCTTTAAACCACATATAATCTCTAGTTGCTTTAACGAATGCCATAAATAATTTTCCTCCTGTTTTATATTTTATTTTATTACTTTTTCAAGTAAATAACTTGATTCATAATCAGCAGTATGTAAGGCAATTATTGCGGGATATTTTTCTGCTGCCTTATTATAAGCTTGTTTCATTTCATATTCTTCAGGTACTCCCATGTGAAATAATATTGCCATTACTTCAAACTCTGATAGCGGGATAAATTTTTGAAGAATTATAACTGATTTTGCTCCATGCCCTAAAGGTAACTGGTCGTCGATCTCCCATACCTCTTTTTCTATCCAATTATCAACTTCTTTACCATATCCATTGATTTTTTTACCGTCTTTAACGTTTTTAATCCCTTTTTTGTAGAATAAATTTTTGCATAAATCATGACATATTCCACAAATAGTTATTGTATCTTGCGTCAATCCTAGTCCAAATCTTTCATTTTTCTCGCTAAAAAGTTCTCGTACTAACCATGAATGATCATATAATCCTCCATCATAATTAGAGTGATATTTACTAGATGCTGGAGCCGTAAAGTAATCTGTTTTGTTTTCAAGATAATCAATTAATTTATCAATTCCTTCTCTTTTAACAGACTTTAACGCATCAAGTATTTTTTCTTTGTATTCGCTCATCCTTACTCCTTTCATTCTTTTTTATATTTAAACCCTTGCGGGATTACCTAAAGTAAATATATTTAAATTGTAAAAACATTAAGCAATCTATATTAACCCTCCATCCTCCGCTCCTACCTCCACAATAAATGTCCTTTCAGGTTATATTTTTGCTTCCTCTTCAACTTTTTCTTCGGGTTCCTTTTTTACTTCTTCAATCTTATCCACTATATATTTAGCGTTTTCATGCTTGCCATCTTTGTTGAATTTAGTTACACCCATTAAAATTCTAACTGCTGATAGTTCATTTAATGCTTCGACCAAAGTTGTTCTAGTCATTGGGTTATATCTAGTCTTTTCTGTGTAAGTGATATTAAATTTCATATTTTTCTCCTTTAAGTTTTATATTTTTGTTTTAACATGAAAAATTATTTGCCCCTGTATATGATTCCGCATATACTTTAACGGTCTGGCAGACCGAACCTTTTGTCTCACCTGAGTTATCCACAAGCTATTACAAGTGGAACAATATCATTTGGCATCGATCCAAACTCCCTTCACACCAGTCCTCGGTCAGCGAGCAAGATTTGAACTTACCTCCTGGTATAATAAAGGGCATTAACCCGTATTACCTTAAAATGAAAATTTTATTGAAATATTGATTTCTGCAAGCTTACAGTCGCAAGGGTTTCAATTTTATTAATTCTTCCCAGTATGCGATTTTGAGCTATTTCGTAGTAATTTTTATCTAATTCAAACCCTATGTAATTTCTATTAGTATTTATAGCTGCAACTGCAGTTGTTCCTGAACCAATACAGTTATCTAGGACTATTTCTCCTTCGTTTGTATATGTGTTAATTAGCCATTCACACAACTCTACTGGCTTTTGAGTAGGGTGCAAAGATATTGATGGATGAGGTTTTGAAAACTCTAATATAGATGTTGGAAATTTCATATCCCCTTTAGTTTCAACACATTTAAAATCTCCATAATTATTATTTTGCAAAACAGCATCATTCATTTTTCCTACAACACTACCTTTTTTATGACACGGATTGCCTTTAACCTTTTGTGGATTGTATATTGGTTGCTTTTTATAAAATATCATTATGTCTTCATGTTCTCTTAATGGTTGTCTATTAGCATTTAAAAATCCACTTGATAAAACTTTCTTCCATATTAAATTATATCTATGTATTTTTTTATTCGATAATATTGTCTCTGCAGTAAATTTATCTTGACCAAATAAAATTATCGCTCCATTATCTTTGATAATCCTTTCATACTGCTCCCATAGTAGTTGATAAGAAATTATTGTATCCCACTTATTTTTTGTAGTTACTCCATAAGGTAAGTCACAAAGAATCATATCTATTGATTTATCGTCTATAAGCTTCATGCCTTCTAAACAATCTTGGTTATATATCTTGTTTAACTCAATCATTTATACCTCGTTATTTTATATTTTATTTAATTAAGACAGAACGAGAATTTGATATTAATTTAAACTATAATGCATAAAACTCATTGCTGAAATTAAAAACGCAACTCCCATTTCAACTTTGTTAGGACAATATCCAAAGAACAACGATACAAATAAAATTAAATAGTATAAACAAAATAGTATATTTAAAACCTTACCCATAGTTTTCTCCTTTCCATAAAAATCCGATTTTATTAATTATATTATTGATGGAAAATAAAGCTCATTTGCTAATACGCTTTCTAATACTTTAAGATAAACTCCTAATTCACTATCTGAATGAAAATAGTATTCTTTAATCCACCTATCTAATTCTTTGTCATAGTTTTTAATTATTCCTTGGTACTTTTTATTTTTTGACGGACAAATATCTTTAAGGCTGCCTTTGCATGATTGATAACAATTATATCCTTCTTTACTTTCACATTTATTTATTTCTAATCTTCTTGTATCTGACCTAAGTAATGTATAAACCATTGTCTTAATATCTTCTTCTACTTGCTTTTTAACCGCTTTTTGCTTATAAACTCTTGCTTGATAATAATAATCCTTATTGTCTGTTCCTATCATGATATCCTCCTTATTTTATATTTTAATTAAAAGTCTTATTTTATTTATATTCCCAATTTGCAATATATGGCTGTCTCATTGCCTGTTTTAACCATTCCTGAAAATCTGATTCAATTATGTTTTCTGGAGTTTGTTCAACATAATCCATTTCTTTTTCGACACAACAACATTTAAAAATAATTTTCATAATAAACTCCTTTTATATTTTGAATCAAAATCATATTTTAAAGCATAGACTCAATTTCATTAAGCTCAAGTTCAACCTTTTTACCATCGGATAATAGCTTTAAAAGTTTATCTTCCATCAATTTAAGATTATTTTCTTCTGCTTTTCGTGAAAGAATTGCAATTCTAGATTTAATATCGGTGATCCAATCTTCTACCTTATATCCACTAATCACATATTCGTCCAATACACCTAAATCTTTTGCGGAAAGCACATAGGAGTTTAGTTTAATCATAATTGAAATCAAATCTGGTCTTGCCAAAACCTGAATATTATATCTTACAGCATCTACCTCTAGAGAACAATTTGTAACTGGCGAAAACCTTGTTGATTTACTCAATTGGGCTTTTTTACTTTCTATTTGCTTCTTTAAAAGCATAATCCTTTGGTCATTTGTTTCATTATTCATAATTAACTTTTATCCTTTCTATATAATTTATTGTTTTTTAAATATTGACACTTCAATGATGGTTTAAAATTATTATAAATTTCTTCTATAGTCCCACTAAATAAAGGCTCTACGAAAATAGACTTTCTATTACTTCTCCAATAATCACCTTCATAAGTATAATCATTTTGATTTTTAGGACGAACATAAAATCCATTTTTATTTTTGAGTTCTGTGTCATTTAGTCTGCTATATTTTTTAACTTCAAACTTTTCATATTGCCCATTTATATTTCCATAAAAAATACGATACTGCCAATAAGAATTTTCATCCTTATATTGCAATTCAAAATCTTCTAATGACCTTAATTCAAAAGTATCTTTACTTACATCATAAGGAGAATAATAAGAATTGCATTCTAACTTATCAAATATTTCTGAATAATTACTTACACATCTATCATCAATACAAGAAATTAATTTCCCGCCAATGCTTTTATGTTCTATAAAACTAATATCCTTATCTTGTTTACAAAACCAAAAACGTAATCCTTCATTTTCTCCATAATAGCCATAACTATCAAATCTACCCATATAAATAATTTCTTCATTTTTATTTGTCAGGTATGTTGCTCCAATAATTAAATCTTTTGTCTTAATGTAATTTTTAGAATAAATTAATTTATTAAATTCAATAAGTTCTTTATAATCTGGAGAATCTGTTGGAATTAAAATTAAGTCCTTTCCATCCCAACCATATACGAAATCACCTTCTAACCCCTTACCTTTTGTCGAGGTAGTGTTTTCTAGAATATACAACAAGTTAGGAATAGTAATTTCAAACTCAAACCCTCTAGGGTCATAAACTCTACAATATGTCTGCCGATGATTCCAGCCAGTATCATACCCACCAGCTTTCTTATTAAGAACAAATCCAGATGTCGGCACATTCTTAGCTATAACATTCTCTATTTTGTCATCTCTCCAGCTATTCCATGATGTTTCTTTTCTTAATACTCCTTTCTGGTCATAATAAATTATGTAAGCTAACTTTTTTGTATATGTGTCACTTCTGTTTTGAAAGCCTACATTGATTTTTTCTGGAATAAAAATATTACTTTTCATATATTCTCCTCTCTTTTATATTTCAATCAAAAGCACACTTTATATAGATTTTGCCTTTTTACAATCATACCTTATCCATAAATAAATCTTATAATATCTTTCATAATTATATTTTCTATTATCAATATTGTACCAATTGTTTAAACTTGTCGTGTGCTTTTCGCTATTGCATACCCTACAACTCGGAATACAATTTTTAATATCATTTCTACCATCATCTATAACATGCTCTTTATGTAATTGTTGTTTGAATTTATTTTTATGTTCTTCTTCTGTAAACCCACAGTACGCGCAAGCATTATTAAAATATTCTTTACAAGCTTCCCATTGTTCTACAGATAATTTATGATTTTTACTTCTTCTTTTACGACCATATATTTTATATTTTTGTTTTCCATTTTCCGACTGTCTATATTTTTTACGTAAATCTGACACATATTCTATATTTTTATAATAATACTCTTTATTTGTTTCTAATGTAGCTTTTTTATTATTCTTATAATGATTTCTACGATATTCTAATGCTTCATTACCACGCTTCTCTTGCCTTTGTTTTGCTTGTTCTATCATTATGTCTTTATGATTTTCATAATATATCTCGTTTATTTCTTTTTGACATTTCTTACAGATATTATTTAACCCATCTTTAATGTTTGCTCGCTTTCCAAAGTATTCTAAGGTAGCTGGATAATTTTCCTTACATGTTTTGCATGTTTTCATTAATCATTTTACATCTCCAATCTCTACGAAAGAGTTATTTGGTTGAAATTTTATATAATTCATTTAAATTCCAAACCATAGTTTTCTGCAAATGTATCTAAATGGGCAGCTAAAAAATCAAGCAATTCTCTGAAAAATGTATCATCATCATGCATTAATTCCACCGCATTATCAATTCCTTCTTGAGTCCATTCATACTTCTTACCATTTTCTTCTGGCAACCATTCAAATAAAAGTTTTAAAGTTATTTTCATTGCATCTCTTGTACTCATACCTAATCTCCTCTCAATATAAATTCTCTAATTTATTTACTTTTGTTCAATATACTTCAATTTTTCAAATGTGTCTAAATCAGGATTTATAGTCATCAATACTTCCCATAATACAGTTTGATAATCTGAATTATCATCAAAGTATATAACATTATTTGCAATTCTATAAATTTCGTCTAGCTTTTCTTTTACATCTAACATAACTCCTCCATATCCATGTCATAACTAACATAAGCATTAAAAATATCATTATCAAAAAACTTTTCTTCAATTAATCCACCTATAAAACAATTAAACTCATAATCTTCTACATCTGGTTTAACATTATGAGAAATATCATAGCAATTTTCTCTTTCAAAGTACTCCCATTGAATTTTAATATCGGAATATTGTGATTTTACTTTTTCAATAAATTCCGCTATTACTCTTTCAGTTAACTTATGTTTCTCTTCACACTTAATAGCTTGTTCTTCAGAGTAATACTTTTCTGAACATATATCACATTCATGATAAGTAACTTTTTTCATATGCCCTCCAATCTCAATCAAATGCAAGGTTTATTTAGTTTTTATAAAGAATATCTTTTTATAATCTAATGGTTTCATTTTCGATGACAAGTCAATTAAAAGTAATGTTAAAGGGATTGCAATGTTCATACAGGGTATAAATATTACAAATATTGAAAGTCCCACTGGGGAATACTGAACATTTATCCCATAAATAAAATATAATCTAAAAATTAAATAAGAAATTATTATTGATATCAAATAAATAATCGTAAACATTTATTTCTCCCCCTCTGTGTTTGATTAAAACACAATTTTTATTTAGATTTTCTATGTAGATTTTCAATAATTATATTTAAAAAGTTACTATTTCTAATACCAGCGATTGTTTTGCAAATCCATTCTTTAATAAGTTCACCTCTTGGGTCAGTTAAAGAACTCCATTTCATTGATAACTCTTCTAAAATTTGTGATAAAGGCTTATATTCATTTTCGTTTACTCTTACAGTTATACCTAAATTAGATAATACAATTTCGCAATTTTTTATATTCTCATTATAATTATTTTCTATATTTTCAAATATTTCATCGTTGTTCATTATTCACACCTCACTTTTCTCAATAAATCATAAAATTTATTTAAAATCCTTCTTCAATTCTTCCGCCAAAAACCATATCTACTGCAACAATGCTTCTTTCAAAACCATCAATAACTCCTTTTAGATATTCTGTATCAGATATTTGTTCTCTTGCTAATTCCATAAATTGATATATAAAATTCTTGAAACTTTTAATATCTGCTTCATAAAACTCTAAAGCATCACTAACCGTAAATAGTTCACAATCAAACTCTTCCTCTAGTGGTATAAGTTTCTCACACAATTCTTTATCCATCATAAATTAATTTCTCCTTTTCTATATAAAACCAATTTTTTATCTAATTACTTCATTTTCAAACTTTTTTAATTCTTCTAGCATTTTATTGTCTTCGTAATAAAAAGGATCTTTTTCTAAATAGTTCAACCAATTGAGCATAAATTGTCCAAATCTCCAGTTAGGGACTTTGTTCCAAACTCTTTCAATCTCACTTAAAAATGGCTTTATTTTTTCTGGATTTCTCAAAACATCACTCCTTAACTTTTATATTTTAGATTGAGAACTATATAAACTCATTACAAGTCATTTTTAAAAGGAAGGGGTAAAATAATACCCCGTATAATTACGTTTTATGAATGCCCTAATTGCTCCCAATAATCAGTGTCTATTTTTTCTTTCTGTTGAATACTAAAGCCTTTGATGTCATTGAAATTGAATACTATAACTATATAGCCATTAGCATCATTAAAATCTGTTTTATTTGATGATAATAGAACACGTAAGGCTTCTACTGCATCCACAATTTGCTGACTATTAACTAATAAAGAACAATTCGCTTTAAACATTTTTTTAACCTCCTTTTTAATTAAACGTCATTTCAATATGGCAGTGGTTATCACTGAGCGAAGACACTAAAATAGTTGAATTTCCAAACTTTATTCGCCTACAATCTCCGTTGACAACCTCCACTTTCTTTAATTCATTAATCGCTCCCACAATTTTGATTAATTGTCTGGCTAATTTTCTTTCCACTACATCTTTATCTGTCATACTTTTCACCTCCTTGAAGTAATAACTTCAATTATTTTAAACGACCCACTTAAAGTGTAATTTATATCAAAGGTTGTTGTCTGTTAATTTTATTGCGACCATTCTGATCCTCTTATTTTTTTCATTGTAGAAATATAATTCTCTATGTATTTTTTATAATCATATGTTTCTTTTAATATTATTTTTCTTACTGTAAACGGACTTTCTTCCCACATTTTTTCAAAATATGTACTCATTTTTTACCTCTTTATTTTATATTTTAGTTCACTGAATTATTGCTAAAATTTTATCTACAGCTTTATCTACATCTATATTTCGTAACTGTTTTTGTTTTTGATATTTTAAAATTCCATAAACTTTATCAGCTCTCGTCGCAAAATTGCTTTTACGTGTTACTTGTTTACCAATCCTAGTAGGATTACGACTTATATTCCTCATATTCCCTCCAAAATTACATTAAATACTCAAATATTCTACTGAATAATCACTCCAGCCAATTATTTCAATTGCAGAATTTGCTTTTAATTTTAAGTCATCGTCATAAGCATTCATATAATAATCAAGCTTAAATTGAAAATTATCATATGGATTCACAATAACTTATGGCTTGTTTAGATTTGGTAGTTTAACTCCAATAAAAATGTACTCATTTTCTTTTTTAATGCTCGCCTCAATGAAACTCTTTAGTCTTTCTTTTTGTGTCATTGTTTATATTCTCCTTTATATTTTTATTAAAACTGCTATTTTAATCTAACTTCATATTCTTTGTTCTATACTTTAAGTTACTTAGTGATAAAGAATCAAATTTATCACAATCCATTCTGGATTTTCATGTTGATTCACTAAAAACTCGCAGGAGGGTGTAGTCTTAACTAAATCCTATCTGCATTTCAGATTTAGTTACTTTACTAGCTTTTTCATCTGCCCCAATGGATTACACTTAAAGTACAGGATAAAGAATATGAAATTTTCAATAAGTTATTGTTTTGATTTAAACTTTCTTAGCCTTTGAAATATCAATATAGTATTCTTCTCCAACTTCAAATTCTTCGGCTTCTTCAAATTCTTCTTTTTTATCATATAAATAAATATCTCTTTTACAAGCATTACAAACGCCATATGTATTTATTTTATCATTTTCTTTATGAAAGCAATTTGAACCGCAACCACAGGCGTTCCTTTTACCTCTGATAAAAAATGATTCAATTTCACCATCTAATAATTTGATTTTTCTATTCATAATTACCTCTTATTAAATTTAAAATAATATAAGCATTTGAACAAAATTATTGTGGCTGGAGGGATTGGCTACCCTCAAAGATGTTACTATGGCTCTAATAATCTACACTAACGCTATAATACGTTACGCCTGTCACCTAGGACTCTAGCCACCATGTAGGAACATACGGGATGTTCTCACGCCTCGATTATTAGCTTAACCATTACTTCGCATCGGATTATTGTCTTAACCGCCTTTAATTTGGCTACAGCCACATGAATAATTTGTAACTAGCAGGGCGGTGTATCCTGCATCTCTTTATCATAGCTCCCTATCTCATTTTATTGAGCGATTAACGTTTGTTAACGGAAGGGTTGATAGCAACCATTTCTATCCTTAGTTACAAATTTAAGTCCCGACATCTAAACACATTAGCCATTTCCACTATTCTAATGCCAAACTCAGTCAGGTGTTTCGCTTTTCACAGTGGTTTGTGTCAGCTAGTTTAATAAAATTGTCCTTTTATCTTGATATTAAAAACTTATCAACAGCTTCTTGCACCTTATCTAATCCTTCTTCTACTGGTATGTAGGCATCAAAGTTATAATAATCCAAATCAATTTCACTTAGATGATTCTGCTGTTCTTTTGAGAGTGGACTTATTAATCCTTTTCTCACTACTCTTACAGACATTTCTTCAAAATCTGGAGAGTTCATGATATTAATTTCATTCTTAAATCTAGTATCTGGAATTATGATTACGTCATATTCCCTACCAAAAGTTTTAATAAACTCTCTCACAACATTAACCCATACGTCAGGATTCACATTTCTACCCTCATCAGTGCCAATGCGCTGCAAGATTGTGCGTCCAATATCATCTTTTTCGCCATTCCAGCCGAAATACTCTTTACATATAAATTTGAGATAATCCGCATAATGAATGATTAGTACATTTTTATCTTCTTGAAAAAGTTGTTTCTTTATCATTTTAGCTATAGTGTCTTTTCCTGAATTCGCCTTGCCACTAATAAATAATATTAAAGACATTTTATTTCCTCCTATTTTCTTCTCTTATCACATAAGGTTTAGATAATAACTCTTCATTTTTCCATCCTATTTTTAATCTATATAAAATAGTTTTTGAGTTTAAGCCATATTCTCTTCCCCACTCTGATGCTGTTTTAGTTACTCCATTTATAGTTATAATGTGATTTGTTCTTCTATTGTTTCCTTGTGTTAAATGGTCTGCCCATCTGCAATTGCTTGGCTCATAATTTCCATTAACGTTTATTCTGTCAATTTCCAAATCATCTCTATAACCATTTTGTATTGCCCAATTATAAAAATTTACAAAGTTAGTCAACCATTCATCACATATTTTTATTCCTCTGTCACCATAGTTTTTATAATTAACGTTATAGTTTTTATAACACCTTTGTCTCATAAGCCTCCAAATATTATAAATTCTACTATTCGTCATTTTGTGAGTGCCTTGTGTGTTGTTGTGATCATCTAATATCTCTTTTGCTAAACAGCCGCAACTTTTAGTGTTTTTTGATACCACTTCGTTTGCTCCTATTTTTTTCTCGTTCCCACATTCACATAACCACAGCCATTGAACCCTACCATATTTATTGTTTTCAACTCTTTTAATAGCCGTTAATCTTGCAAATTTCTGACCTGTCAAATCATTAAATTTAGGTATACCTATGACCTCCAAATTTTATATTTTATCTTTTAAAATATATACCTCTAATTTCCTTACTCCAAAATCCATTGCATCTGAGTTATTTTTCATATATACATCAATACAATTATTTTTTATTGCTCCGCCTCTATCTTCTGTAATAAATATACCTTCATTTGGATAATCCTTAAAATATGGTATATATATTTTTGTCCCAAATGGTATTCTTCTTCCAGCTGCTATTGTACGCCATTCCCTAACCTTTTCCCCCGATGCAGTAATTCCATATGATGGGCTACTAGGATATTTTTGACAAGATTCATAAGATAAATCATAAGCAGTGACTTTCATTTTACATTTTTCAATCACTTCGTATCTATCAAATCCACCTCTCGATGCTAATTTTGTTTCTTTTTGTTTTATATTTTGCTTTATTGGAATAGGTTTAATTTCTTCAACTTTAGGTGTGTTTACAACTTTTTTAGTTTCAATATTTGACTTAGATTTTGGAATTGCATTTATTTTTTCTATACCACTTTTAATACTTTGGAAAATTAGTAATAATACTGCTGTTAAAATGAGAATTACTATAAACGAAAATCTTTTCAATTTACGTATGTTGACTTTATATTTTCTGTTTGTTTTGAGAGATTTAAATATCAGTTTTTTTAACATTGATTTTACTCCTTCCTTCGTGTTAAATTATACATGAAACATTTACTAGTGTCAATAACTATTTTATATTTTAGTTTATTGACTTTTAGATTATTATTCTTTCAAAATCTAATGTTTCAGTATCTATTATCCAACCTCTTAATTCATTTCTTTCATGCCTACAAGCACAGTTAAATACCATTGTATTACCTATTTTATCAACTCCTGCTGCTTCATGTATATGCCCACATAACCATATTTTAGGTTGTTTTTCTTCTATTAGTTTTCTTATACTCTTGCTGCCAACTTCCCGACCATCCGAACACTTATCTAAACATTTATATGGAGGATCGTGAGCAACTACAATTGATTGATTATCTATCTGCAATTTGCTTAATTCATAAGCTATTTTATTTTCATTAGCTTCTCTATTAGTTGTAAATGGCGTAATATGTACTAACTCAAACGGTACTAAAAATTGTTTTGTATAATGGCAATTTGGTAAATATCTTAAATCATAACTATCTGCTTCCATCCAGTCGTCGTTTGATAGGATGAACTGTGTACGATATTTATCTGACTGTAATATATTTAGTATATCGTCTAAATCTTGTTTTTGTTTTTTACCAAACTCAATCAATGTTCCTCCCCAATTTTTTCCACCAATATCTCCACATATTATTAATTCATCTACGTCTGAGTTTTCAAGAAATTCTTTAAGATTACGTGCTATTATTTTATTTCCATGTATATCACTTGTCGCAAAAATTTTCACTTTATCGCCCCTTCATAGTATTTAAATCGAAATTATTATAATATGATTCTTTAATTTCTTCAAACTTTTCATTAAATTCTTTTACAAAATCAACATAAGAAAATCTCATTATAGTAAATTCAACATCATTTAACCAATACTCCCAAACAATAAACAATTTATTCATTACTCTCCATGCAGTAAGATGTAATTCTATACCTTCTCCCTCAAGATAAATTCTGTTTACTTGGTTATCATTGTATTCTTGCTCAAATGTCAGTAAATTCTTCATATCTTTTATAAAATCAGAAAGATAACTTACTGTAAATGTCTTGTCCTTTATTGTAAAATCTAGCCATCCATGTTCTATATTCTCTATTTTTATATTATACATGCAACCTCCTTAAAACAGGTATTTAATTACAAACTTCTAGCTTTATTTTAACTATCTCTCCGTCAGATTTTTTATAATCCGCCCACCCCAAATGCATTCTAGCCATATTCTCTTCGTTTTCATTATAGAAATAAGCATCTTTTATATTATTTGTAAAGTATATTTGATTGCCATTCCAATATAAATATTCTCCTTCTGGATTTTTTATTACTAATAAATTAAGCATAAAATTACTCCTTCTCTTAATAAATTCAGTCTTTTATATGTTCGTTTATACACTCCTTACAAGTTGACCTGCTACATTCACCACAAAAAATTCCTTGAGGATTCCAACCTACTCCACCACCGTGACATCCACCCACTTCATCAACAATATCTAATTTATCCGAGTCTTCACCTGCATTTTTACATTCTTTGCATACACTTGAACTTTTTATTGCTTCAGATTCAAAACAACATTGACATATATTCTTCTTATAATAATCATTATACCCATATTTATCTTTACAAGTTTCACATAGTGTTTTTAACCATCTACCCTTAGTTCTTAACTTTCCATGTTCACCACAAATTTCACAAACATCATAACTTTTTTCTTCATATTTATGAACTATTTTATTAGCATCACCATAATAAGAACCAATATAAAAACACAAAGTCCCATACTTTTCTTTAATTTGTAAAACTCTTAGTGTGTTTATATCTTCATAAATACTTTTATAATATTCGTCTAATTCTTTACATAAATCATATATAAGTTGAAACCAACCATCATTGCACTCACAGGGATAACCAAATCCTAATTTTTCGTCATCCCATGCGTTACGTGCTTCAAACCAAGAAAAGCCTTGCATAATTTTATTTTCTAATTTTTGATCCATTATTGACCTCCAAATAATGCATTCTACAAGCCATTTTAAGCCACTTTTATTTGATAGCCTGTATGATTTAACCTGCCGAAAATAGTTACAATTAATGATTTATTTCCTTTCTAATTTTTTCAATTAAATCTTTAATAATAACTGCTTTTTTATAGGTTTCATTAAAAATACATAGACTATCTCCTTTTAATCAAAGTAATGTTTTAATTAATTTTCATCTTCTATAAGAACATACCTATAAGATTCAATTATAATTATACCTTCTGAACTTTCTCTTTCAACTTCTTTTATTATTTTATATTTTGCTTCTTCAATAAGAAGTGTATCTCCTACATTTACAACATGCATTTCATCCATTTTTCTATTCACCTAACTTTCAATCAAAGAAATATTTCTTTCATATTAATTTTCTACCACACATAGGACAGTAATTAATAATAATATCTCTAATTACATAATCCCTATCGCTAATTATAAGTTCCTCATTTTCTATTCCTATTTTATTATCCCATAAAAACTTAAAATCTTTATTTTTATCATCGCAATATTTACACATAATCCCTCCATATAAAAGCAATATTCTATTAGGGTTTAAAGTATTTGAAGTCCAAGTCTTTTGTAAAAAGCAATAAGATTTTCAATATTAATACTATCTTCTCTTGGTTGTGCTTCAATTTGTATTTCTTTATCATATCCAGTTTCTTTGATTTCTTTTATAACCATCTGAATAAGCTTTTTTGCATGTCCTTTTTGTCGGTATTCTGGCTCAACATATAAATTGAAAATTATAGCAGTATCGTTGGCTTCGATAAAGTAGAAACAATATCCGTATTTATTATGAATAAAGTTTTCGTTTTCTTCCATACGTCATGTCATCCATACTTTAAACGAACCTTTTGACGGTCTATTAGCAGTCATATATACGCCTTCACCAGCACCAAATTCTAACTTACTATCATCTGTACCTTTTGGATAGTATCGCATATTACATTCACTTACTACTTTTACTTCTCTTCCATATTCTTCTCTCACTGCACAAACAAAATCTTCTGTGGTTTTATACTCTGATTGTTTACCAACAATCTCATTAGTTGGTTGTAATTGCATTAACCCTTTCATACTTTACCCCTTCCATGCTTCATATTATTTTAAGTTTCTGATAAAAACTATCTTTATGCATTAGTAATTAGCTGAACTTTTATGCTAACATAAACGTCAATTGTATCGGCATTCATTTTAACTAAATTATGTATAACGTCATAAACAAAATAAGTTTCAGAGTCTAGCTTTATTGAATCCTTTATTCTTGGAATACTATTGGCATAATATTCTGCAACTGTTTTTCCTTTATTTGTTTCAATACTTATTTCGGTTAAATTATCATAATTTTTCATATTAACCTCCCTTTTCATAAAATAGTAATTTTATCGTAAAATACGTTTCTGAACACCTACTCCCGCAAGGGTTTCAAAAATGAATATTTCAAATTAACCCTAATAACTTCTCTTTTATGTTTAATTCTGGGTTTTCAATAACTAACTCCAATAATTTAGTTAAAATTGTGCCTATGTCTTTTCCTTGCTTGTATCCTAACGCCATTAAATCATGCCCATTGATAGCCAAGTCTTTAACTGTTAGCGGTTGTTTTTCATCAATGATTCTTTTGCATTCTTCTTTAAGTTTTATTATTTCACTAAAGTCATATGGTGGCTTACTGCCTTTTATATCAGCTATTTGTAATTCGAATAATAAATCTAAGTTCTCAATGCCAACTCTATTTATAAATCTTTTTATATTGCCAGTTCTTAAATGCTCAAACCTACTCATATGTTCTTTTACCAGTGTGCTTACTCTACCTATTGTTTCATTGTCAAATTTTAGTCTTTTTAGAACTTCTTCTGCTATATCCATACTTCTCATATGATGTTGGTAGAAGTGACCATTTCCATTTTCGTCTATTGAGAATGTTTGTGGCTTTCCTATATCATGAAACAATGCTACAAGTCTAATTATTAAATTATTAGGAATATTATTAATAACGGCTAAAATGTGGTCAAATACGTTTTTATCATGATGCTCATTATGCTGATCAAAGTCCACGCAATCATATAGTTCGGGCAAAATTATTTCCAATAGTCCAGATATTTGCAACGTAACTAATCCAAATTTAGGGTGGTCACTTAATAAAATCTTGCATAATTCATCTCTAATTCTTTCCTGACTAATATTCTTAATTAAATTTTTGTTTGTCTTAATAGCCTCAAATGTCGAATATTCAATATTAAATCCTAATTGAGACGCAAATCTTATAGCCCTAATCATTCTGAGTGCATCCTCCCCAAATCTTTTATTAGGGCTTCCTACACATTTTATTTCTTTATTTTTTAAGTCTATTTGTCCTCCAAAATTGTCAACTAGCCCTATTCTTGGATTGTAAGCAATAGCATTAAAAGTAAAATCTCTCCTTGCTAAATCTTCTACTAAACTCGTTACAAACTTTACAACTTCTGGATGTCTATTGTCAAAATATCCTTCTTCGGTTCTATAAGTGGTTATTTCAAAGGATTCGCCACTAATTAATACTGTTACTGTTCCATGTTTTAAACCAGTTGGGATAGTGTTGTCAAAAAGTTCCATTACAACTTCAGGAATAGCATTTGTGGCTATATCCCAGTCCTTTGGCTCTCTACCTAATAAACTATCTCTTACACAGCCGCCAACTACATAAGCTTCGAACCCACCATTATTCAAAGTTTTAATTATTTCTTCTACTTCTGCTGGAAGATTTATAATATATTTCATATTTAAACTTCTCCTTTATATCTAAATTCTTTAAAATACATTACTTCTGCTTCTTTTCTTATTTTAACAGCTTCTTCAAAACTATTAAAATATCCTAAATGTATTCGTTCACCATCAATACATATTCCTGAGTGCCAATCTCCTCTTTCTTTTACAAAACGAACACCAGTTACACCACTTGTATTATGTTTTCTTAATCCTTTATTTTGTTCATTTTGACTTCTGGTTGAAGACCTCAAGTTTTTATACAAGTTGTTTAATTTATTTCCATCTTTATGATCTACCTCTAATTCTTTTTCATCAATATTTAATATTAATGAATGTAAATGTATAAAATTACCCTTATAGTTATTTGTTGCAACATATCCATTATCTTTTAAATACCATTTAATATCTTTTATTAAATTAATATATTTTAAGTCTATTTTTGTTCTTGCTATTTCTTGGCTTTGGTAATCATATAAAACAATTTCTGCATAATTCTCATATGTAATTATTTCATTATTATCATGAATAGTCCTATCGAAGATAAAACCAAATTGGTTCATTTGAGATATATGTTTTTTACATAAATATATAGAATTTTTATATAAATATAAGCTTTTATCTCCACAAATTTCACAAAATTTCCAACTATCATTAAAATTCAGTCTTGCACTTTTTCCTTTTATTTCAATTGCTTTCTTATCATATTCTTTTGCGGCTTCTAATTCATCCTCAAAATAACCTACATAATATCTTTTATTTTTATAAAAAACATGTACAACCCATTTGTTATAAGGATAGTACCATGTCACTCCTCTATATTGAGATTTTTTATCACTCACTAAAAATACCTTCCTTCATAAATACTAATAATCAAATCATTTATTGCTTGAAAATCTGGATTATCTGGTAATACTGTATGTTGGCAAGCATATTTAAATTTATTTTCATATTCATCAATTATTTGAAATATTTGATCATAATTATATTTTCCATTTCTAATTTCCAATAAAAAATCTTTATCATTTTCCCTGTATGTATTAACACCTTCTCCTTCTAGTATTTCTGAACCCATTATTAATAACCTAATTAAATGCATAGAATGTTTCAATAATCCCTCGGTTGATTTCTTCCTATTTCTATGATTTAATTTGGAATAATCCTTAATTACATTACTCATCTCTGAATAAACGCACTTCAAATCTCTCAAAGGATAATGTTTAAGATCAATATCTATAAAAATCTCAGTTTCAAAGTCTTCTTTTTTTGAATCAGCAATGTATAGATTAATTTGCTCTCCTGTAAATTCGGCATAATTTCTTTGTAAATGCTCCATTTGAGTCTTAATGCTGTTCAAAATGTGCTTTTCTTTTTCTGGTTGAGGGTATTCATCTCTAGCCAACGCATTCTGAAGTCTTCTAAGTTGTGCCATTGCGTATCCACCAAAGCTATGTATTGCTCTTTTAGATAAAAACAAATCGAGATTATCTCTTAGTAACTTTCCCTCTTCGGTTATCATAAATAAATGTTCTGGTTTAGTACCTAATATTTCAATTGTATTTGGATTACAATTCAATAGTAAGCCAATTATTTTTCTCAAAGCATAAATAGTAGTATCAGTAGCTTGGTTTTCAAATACTTCAAAATTAGACAATCCTAAAACATCTTGTTTTCTTTCCAATGTGATGCCCCTTATGTCTAAATCAGACGTTTCAACGTCAGTTCCATAAGCATGAGAACCACCAACTGTTAGAAGTAATATATTATCTTTTAAATGCTCGTTTGTTCTCAAAAAATCATATTGTTCAGATATTAATAGTTCCTTTATTTGTTCTGTGTTCATAATTCACCTCCAAATTTTAAATCAATTAATGTTTTTGCTTAAATTTCTTTTAATATATAAGATTCTATATCATCTAATATTTCAAATTGCCATTCAGAAAAATCATTATGTTTTCCATACCTTCTACATAAATCCACTTTTGCAAGAACAACATCTCTTTGGAAATCATCAAATTTATATTTTGTTTGCCAATCATTACAAGAAATAATAACTTCATTTATTTTACGTCTATTTCTGTCCCACCAATCTATACCTGTAGGAACATCTAATTCTTCAAATAACTTAAATTTTTTTATCATACTATCCTCCTAACTTATTAAAATGATGCTTTTATTTAATCTAATCTTCAAATATTCTTTCAAGAACCACATCGCTACACTCCACGCATTCGTAAACAATACATTCCGCTCCATGACTATCTTGAATTGTTCCTCGCAATTCTATCATTGGTATTGGACATCCACATTCTTGACAAATCATTTTTTTATCTCCTTAATTTACAATAATATCTACCTTTTATCGTTTTACTATATCTGTATAAATAATTTCATCAGTATAACACTCATTATAATCATACCTTTTTGTTAAATAATAATCAAAATCACTTTCATTGAAAGCATCAAATAATGATACCGCTTCAAGATATTTGAACGGATATTTTTCTTCTAATCGATACATAAATTCCCTTAAATTTTCTCTACCATCCTTCATTTCGGATAATAAATCTATTAAATCTAAAAACTTCATAACTTTAATTCCAATTTCTCTACATTCTCTATATGTCATTTTATCTCCTTATAAACCATTCATTTTATTAAAAACCATATACTCCACGCCTGATTTCTTTATACATAATATCTTTATTGTTATTATTTTTTGTATAAAATTCTTTAGTCTTTTTAAATTCAGCCAAAGAATAAAAATCATCCGTTTTACAAAACCAAATATCAAAATAAGTATCGCATTTATACACTATGGAAATATCCGTTGATATAAAAAATGTCTGAATCTCTTCATCAGGAAATTTTATCAATATCCCCTCATCTACTTCTAAAATCAATAACTTACTCAGTAATTCCTCAAATTCTTCATTGGTTTTATATGGCTCATCATCAATATCAAAGCCCGAAAATCCATACATTACATCATTAGTATCTTTCTTTATATTTCTTAAAGCATTTCTCCATACCTCGGCTAATTCTTCTGTTTCACATATAATTACCGTATTTTTAGTTAACTGTGGAGCTTCGATTTCTAAATTTCCAATATTAAAATCTATTTGTTCTAACATAATTTCACCTCTTTTAATTTAATTACTTGCAACTTGATTTATTAGATAAGTCATTCTATCTAGATGATTATCTGATTTTATTTTAGTCTCAGTTTTATTAACTTTATTAAGATGAAATACATTACGCCCTTTATTTAATACTTTCGGAGTATATTTTCTGTGTATTTGTCTATCGTTTAATTTTCTGACGCTATATTTCAACTCAGATATTTTTGGTTTTATCACTGTGAGATGATTTATGAAATTCAAAGCTTCAATTTCATTTTTAACTTTTCTTCTCTCTATCATTATCTCTTGAATTTGTTTTGAATATTTATATCCGCTGCAAGCATCCATCCCAATATGGTTTTCAATAAAATGTTCAACATCAGATCTCTTTCTATCACAAATACTTAGCTGCTCCCGTAAATCTAATATATTCATATTAATATTTTCTGAAAGTTCTTCGATTCTTAAAGACAATCTATCTAATACTCCAATAGCAATACACATTTTCTCCACCCCTTTTATATTTTATTTTATCATTTGTTTTAAAACCTTAATTTTATAGTGTTAATTTATTCAACTGTTCCGCTAAACATTTACATTCGTCAATACAATAATCTAACGTTCTGATTATTCCACGTGTAGGATACATCATTTCAATTTTTTTCACTTCTTCATTTTCTATCGCACTTAAATCTTTAGCATCATCACAATGAGCGCAATCATATCCAAACCACCATAAGTCAGACTCTATTGGATATGTAGATTTTTCTCCTCCACCAGAATATGTGATTCCTCCATGCACATCAACGTAACAATCAATACGAACAGAAGAATCATCATTTAAATCTTCAAAAGCTAATGATATAATATTTATTGGGTTCATTTTTTCAGTTGATTTATTTTTTATATCTGAGAACTTACCAATCCTATCTGAATAATCTTTTCCGTATAAAACATATTCCTTTGATAGTCCCACATATCCGCAACGATGTCCCATAGTTGTCATAACTACAACACATTTTAAGCCTTCGTGTTCAAATTCACTCTCTACTTTGTATCCCATTATAAATCTCCTTTGTTTTATATTTTTAATAAAAATTCTATTTTATAATATTAAACGTTACAAATATCAAAATAGTTATTGTTGGTATGGTAAACCAACTTTGTTTTATATTAAGTCTTTCTGGAGATAGTATTAATATGCCAATATGTACAAGAATACTTATTATCGAACACTCTAGCCAGTTCATATTACCTCCTTTTAAAATCTATTAATTGCCTCTTTTAAATCCTTCATATCTTCCTCTGTTAATATAATTTCTTGAAATCTATGTGTTCCATGTCTTAATATATACCATATAGTTTTAAATCGGTTCTTTAATTTTGATAAGAATCCTTCTTGTTCAGTATAGTGAGCATCGATACTTATATCCATATAATATTCTAATGGTTCTTCTCCATCGAAAAGCTTTCCAATTCCTATTGATTCTGTTCCGCAATCACATCTTATTGCTATTCTTGTATTATTTTTGTCTGTTAATATCATTTTATTTCTCCATTCTTAGATTCTTAATCTCCAATAATTTTTATTGCAACTTCAGCAACACCCTTGGCTGGCTCACAAGCACTTATTTTACAATAATCCAATGCTTGTTTTGCTTGTAAAAGCAGATATTTATATACTGACACTTCATACAGTAGGTAATTTTCTAATGCAATTCCTGCTTCTCTTGTTTTATTAGATTCTTTTTTATTAAATCTACACCAATCAGGAGATTTTCTTATATCTTTTCTACATAAACCACGACCCGCTGCTTTAGCAAAATCATTAAAATCAGGATTTTCAGAATCCATACAAAAACCTCTTACGCCAAACATTTTATATCTCAAAGATGTACCTTCAAAATTATTTTTCTGAAAAAACATACATTTTTTACAATTCATTTATTTCCCCCCTCTTTTCAAATAAATCTTAGATTTTAATTAATTCTGGATTATCGTATATATTGCCAATTACTTCAATCCCACAACCAACGCTACTATAAAAATGATTTATATCTAATGGATATAACATATCAGCCTTTTTATTTGTCGTACAAAATCCACCTTCTATAAATTGTATTCTAAATATTTGAGGATCCCAATCCTTTGCTTTTACTATGTCATCCTCAAATATCTTCGCATCATTTTTGTCTTTTAGCCCTATGTATTGCGCTACAGTTTCAGGAATTACTTCATAAACACAGTGATTCATTGAGATACAATGTCTTTGTTTTCCTGTTAAGAAAAACCATCCGTCTTCTGGGTTTGAACCAGTAGCTTCGTCTGTGAGTGGAGTAATAAAATAATATCCATATACCCACTGACCATTATCAACTCTTTTACCTCTAAAAATTTTGTCCCGCATATACCCTCCAATCTCAATAATACTCGTATTTGACTTAAATATTTTCAAGTGATTTTTTATATTTTTCTATTTGTTCAGTTGTCATTTTATCAAAATCAGGTGTAGGTATTTCTAACTTTCGTGCCATCATCATTGATAACCCTGTTTGTATACTCCTGTGCAAATCGTCTACTGACATATTCATGTTTTTTAGCTCTAAACTTCTTTTCATTTTGTGCCCCGCTTTTATATTTTGTATTCTTTACAGTTATTATATTACCAAACTTTGGGTTTGGTGTCAACATTTATTTTATATTTTACTTGATTGGAATTTGAGATGATTACTTAATCATCTCAATAAACTCTTCTTCAGTTATTATTGGCACATTTAATGCTTTGGCTGCTTTATTCTTAGATGAACTAGATGTATTATCATTATTGATTAAGTATGATGTTCTTGCGCTCACCGAGCTAGAGCATTTGCCACCAAGTTCTTCAATTTTACTTTGTAATTCTTTTCTATTGGTAAAGTGGTTTACATCTCCAGTTATAACAAATATTTTACCTTCTAATTTGTTTGAAGTATTGGTTTGTATAGGATTATTGATTGAGATATAGTCTAATAATATGTTAACTTGATTCAAATTTTCAGCATTACTGAAGTAATTATTAACAGCTTGAGCTGTGATATCTCCAAAATCCTCTATTTGAGTTAAGTCATAATGATTATCAATTGCTCCAAAGAACTTATTAATATCATTATTAAAGTGTTTTGATAATCTTTTTGCTCCACCTAGTCCTATCTGATTAACTCCTAGAGCATAGATTAATCTGTAAAGTTCTATTGTTTTTGATTTTTCAATGGCAGCAATTAGATTATTATAAGATTTAACTCCGAACCCATCCATAATGACTATTTCTTTCTTATATTGCTCTAATTTATAGATATCGTGGAAGTCTTTTATGAATCCTTTATCGATAAACTTTTCAATTGTTGCTTCACTCAATCCTTCAACATCCATCGCATCTTTGGAACAAAAATGTACGAATTTGTTTACTATTTTTGAAGGACAGTTTTCATTTTCACAAAATAAAAATTTTGCTTCTTTTGGAGTTTTGATTACAATTTCACTTCCACATGAAGGACATTTCATATCAATTTTATATGTTCCTGAACGTGTTAGATTTTCTTCAATCTGAGGTATTACTGCATTAGCACGATAAACAGTAACAGTATCACCTATACCTAACTCTAGATATTTAAATATATCATAATTATGCAAACTTGCCTTTGATACATTTACGCCATCTATATCAACTTCGTCGAAAAATCCTGTTATAGATACCATTCCAGTCCTTGTAGTATTTAATTTAACACCTCTAAATATTGTTTCACTACTATCATCATTCCATTTTAAGGCGTATAAGGCTTTACTGTGGTGTCCTGTAACCCCTTGTGATTTACCATATTCAATATTATTAAATTCAATAATTAAACCATCAGTAAGATATGATAACTTTTTAATATTTTTATTAAACAAATTAACCGATTCAACAATAATACTCCTATCTACAATTTGATAAAAAACAACATCAATCCCCAACGATTCTAAAAAATGGAATTGGTCATTCTTAAATTCAAAATCCTTATCACATTTAACAATCCCAAAAGCAATAAATATTAAATTTCTTTTCTTTGTAATTCTAGCATCTAACTGTCTTACGCTTCCTGCTGCTAGATTTCTAGGGTTCGAATAAGTTTTTTCGCCATTTATAATTAAATCATTATTAACTTTTTCAAAATTTTCAAAGGTAACTAACCCTTCTCCTCGAATTTCCAAATATCCGCTATAATCAATTTTAAGCGGAACATTAGCAAACGTCTTAACTGTATGCGTTACATCCTCTCCTTCTTCTCCTCCGCCTCTGGTTAAACATTTTTCTAATTTCCCATTATTATATCTTAATACTATTGTGCAATTATGAACCGCAAAACCCTCAATAATATATGTATGATCCTTTTCGATTTCAATATCATAAGCTGTAAGATGTTTAGCTAAACCGCTTTCACCTTTTAGTATTACAAGTTGTTTATTTTCTTTTACTTCATTTTCAGTTAATCCCATTTTTCCAATGTCTTCCCACCATTTTATTTCTTCGGCATTTTGCCATTTATCTTTTAATCCTAATTTATAAGGTCTTATTTCTTTTGGGATATATGGAGCAATTAAATCGAAAAATATTTCTGTGCCATCGGTTAAAATGTCTATTACTGCTCCACTACCTTCTGTTTTTAATTCTCTTTCAATTCTAATAGTATTATTTATATTGTACTTATTAATTAAAAAATCACTTAATCTTTTTACATCTTCAATCTTGTGTCTATATGTAGAAAATCCTGCTCTAACTTTAATATTTTTTGTTCTGTCATAGCCATCATCTTGACATGCTGCTTTTGAACCATCATCTTGACATGCTGCTTTTGAACCATCATCCATATAATATATAGCCAATGCTAAAGGTGTTATTAAACTTAAAATTTCTTCAGTAAAAGTATATCCAGTTCTTAAAATATTATCTTTATTATCCATTTCTTTAGGAATATTTTTAAGTGTATTTATAAAGATAGTATCTATTTCACTATTATATCCAGAAATACTTTTTCTCGGTTTCCCTAATTTATCAACAAACAAACTATTATATTTTTGTAATAATATATTATAAGGATGTTTATTGACTTTACTGTATCTAAACTCTACGCCATTAACGTCCTTATACCTTTTGATAGCACATCCGTCACCTAGGCAAGTTCCTATCAATACAGATTGTTGACTTGGAGATAATATATAATCATATGTATAAATTTTATCACCTTCTACAACATTCTTTACTTCTTTCCATCCATCTATTGTAAGGAATTTATGATTATTAGTTACGTGGACTGAATCACGATTATTTGTTTTGCAGTTATAAATTCCCAGTCTCCTCCATTGTTCAATAGGTTTTCTACCATTATTATAAATATTTAATACTTTATTATGATCAATTTCTTTTGTATTTTCATTAAATGATAATACTTTATCTCCTATTTTAATATCTTTAATTTTTTTCTTTGTGCCATTAGCCATATATACCTTCATATTTCCACTGAAACAACCGTCTAATTTCCATGATAAAATACACTCTTGGTTTCCCATAAATTTAATTACATCATTAATATCTTTTGATTTTTCAGCAGACAACATTGACTCAGAATGTTTTACTTTTTGTAGAAAATCAACTATTTTACCTTGTACTTTTTGAGTCGGTGAATTTGATTGTATGTAACTAGTCTTAGACTCTAACTTTGATAACTCTTCATAAAGCTGGTCGTACTGTTTATCAGTCATAATTGGGTTATCATTCACATAATAAGCATTACACGCTTCAATTAAGATGGTAATCAATTCTTTTATTCTTTCAATTTCTTTCATTTTAGTCTCCTTTTATATTTATTTTTAAATAATATTCAGATTTTAAAGTAATTCCATTATAAACTCATCTAACTTCTTTTGCATACTTTCTATTTTATTTTTTGTGAAATTAGCTGAATAATCTCTATGTACGACTTCTAAGTTTAACATATCTAATGTAATGTCATCTGAATTCTTAAACATACTCTTAGTATAGTTAAGCAATTTTTCTTCTGAATAATCCTGAATAGCTTCTTCCAATGTTTTTAAAGAGAATTCATTTAGATCTGTATGTATCAACACTTTGTTATTCTTGCAAAAAGATATACCTGTCTCTATTCCTTTTGAAAATTCTTTTGCATATTTAAAATCTGATTCAATTTCATACCATTCATAATTATATCCACCAACACAAACTTTCATTTTATACTTTCCTTTCTTGATTAAAATAGATCTGTAAACTTCATCACTTTGCATTCTTGAAATTCTGCACTCTCTTGTGTCTTAGTTGCTTGCAATTGTTCTTTTTGTTCAATGAAGAAATAAGGATATTCCAAATACGTTTTATTATCTAGTTCATCAACATTAAAACCCAGTGTATCTGCATAATTAACTACTTGTTGACACTGATTTTCATCTGTAACATGTATTGCTATTTCTCCGTTTTTAAAATTTTCTTCTAAAAATCTATTATTCATGCAATTCCCTCCAAAATCACTTTAAAATTTAGTTTTTATTGACTTTTTCATATATTTCCCGAAGTTCTTTAGCGCATTTTTTACAATAACATGGTACTGGATAACCATTCTGCCAAACAATATCTGGAGATTCTTCTAGTTTACATCTAGGGCATTTCATATTACCTCTCCTTTCCAATTAAAACTTAATGTTTATTGCATTATGATCCCATATTAGCTGTTAAAATAATTTGTTCAATATCTACATCTATTTCAGCAACTCTTAATTTGGCTTTCTTAAAGTCCTCATTATTCACTCTTGAAAATCTTTCTGCGTGTAATTCATCTTTGGCTATCACTACCATTGTGAAATCTTCACAGTAACTAAATCTATCTGTTCTTTCAATTTTAAAACATTTCAAATTATCATCTCCTTTTTTATAAAATTAACCTTCTATTTCACTTCCGCATTTATTACAAACAACTCTAATTTCACCATCATATCCACATGGAGTAAATAACACACCCTCTTTTTCATTCTTTTGTGAAAACTCAGTTTCTCCATTAAATAATGGATATTTATCTCCAATTGTAACAATAGATTTATTTCCACAGCTTAAACAAACTAATTTAAACATATGCTTCTCCTTTTACTATAGAATTCAAATTCTATTGTTTATTTATTTGCTAATTTAAATATACCATTCCAATTTTTATATTTAATTAAATCCTCTTGAGAAACTAACAATTCATATTCTTGCTCAATTTCTTCTTTAGTTCCGTATCCATTAAAACTTGGGCTACTACCTATTTCAAATTCATTATGTTTTTCTATTCTATTAAAAATAATAAACATATCTTTCATAGAATTCATCCTTGTTGCAAAACTTTCAATTTGAATTATTTCATTAGTTTCTTTATTTATATATATATCATTTAATTTCATTATTATTTGTCCTCCTTTTTATAAAATTCAAGATTTATTGACTTTTAACAATCTCCACATCCATTACATATTTTACCACGATGTATTTGACATTCTATAGGCTTATTATAATGAGGATTATTCCAATAATTTTTCTCTTTTGGTATATTAAAATCTTTTAAAATACTTTCTAACCAAATATGAAAATTAGTATAAATACTGCTTTCTCTGTCTAATGTATTCTTGAATTTATTACTTGAAAATCTTGCTTTTGTGGCTTGATTATATAATTGCTCTATTTCATATTGTTTATTTTGAAGTTCTTCAACCAATTTTTGATATTCGGTCATTGATATTATGTAATATTTTTCGCCACATGCAGGACATTTTCCATCATATTCAGTTTCATTAAATTTATTATCACATAATTTACATTTCATTACTTTCTCCAATCTTTAATCAAATCTCTCTTTTATTTTAATCATCAATAACCATATCTTTTAGAAATAGCATTATTAATTCATTAATAAAGCTCTTGTCTTCTTGTGAATCCATATACTCACTACTTCCATGCCACTTCCCCACCTTATCTTTCCATAAATCATATTGTCCAAACCCACTAGAACTAGACCATGATATTCTTATACAGCCATCATGAATAAATATATTCTCTTCTTTCTGTGTATAAGGTGGAAACACTTCTATATTATCTATATACAAGCCATCAATCATTTATCATTCCTCACTTTCAATAAAGGTTTCAATTTAAATTAACTTACCAAACTATCAATCTTTTCTTGCAGCGTGGACAATTCTTCTTTTAAGTTCTTTAATTTTAATATTTTTTGGTTAATTTCATTATCCAACATATTTTTAACCTCTTCGTTAAACCCATCTTTACTAATTAATTCTTTCAAAAATCCTTTTATAATTTCTGTCTGAGGATATCCTCTAGTAATATCTTTAAACTCCCAAGACTTAAAATAATTATTAACAAACATGTTTTCTATTAGCTGATAAACTGCATCACATGCTATTGCATTATTAATTTCCTCTTTATTGTCTAAGTAGATCTTTTTTCTAAAAGATTGCTGCTCATAGCCTAATCCAGCTAACCACTTTTCCAAAGGTTCAACTTTAGTAATACATCTATAATCTTCATCTAATAAATAAGACACAATACCATCAAAATATCTACGTCTTACATTTTCAAATCTTTCAAACATCCAAGTCTCAACATCGTCGCATATGCTACTAAAAACCTCTTCATTGAACTTTTTCTGTAATGATTCAATAGTTTTTATAGTTTTATCAAGCACTAAATCTTTTGTTTCTTCCATATTATCCTCAATTTCAAATTGACTCCTGTACATAATTCTATCCTCCTAGTTTAATCAAATAATACTTTTATTTTAATCATTACCAAAATTTTAAATCTTCATAATAAAACTCTTTAGATATTCTTTTCCCACACATAGGACAAAAATTAATTGAAAATCTGCAACTGACGGGAGCAATAACTACATCTCCTATTTTATGATAATAGCTAATATCTAAATTATCATTAAATGATGCAATTTTAAAATATTGATTTTCATCTCTACAACCTTCACAATTAGAACAATCTGCATTCCCAAATTTATCTGCATGAACTTTATCACATATATTATCATCTGACATGCTTGTTCTAATTGGAACAATAATATTTTTATACTCAAGACTATCACAGTATTTACACATAATTTTCTCCTGTTATTGTTAAAATTTTTCTTTTATACGAATTTCATTAACCATTTAAATATTTTATTATATCTTCTTTTGGTATATCTGGGATTGGCTTCATTATACCAATCATCCCAATCTTTGTCACGCTTAGAACAATTACATCCCATACATGCGAGAATACAATTTTCTATTCCATTACCACAATCATTATAAGCATGGTCTTTGTGCAACCTTTGATTATATATTTTTATTGCATCTTCCTCAGTCATCCCACAATACATACACCTATATTTTGCATAATCATATAATTCCAATAATTCATCTTCAGTCATGTCATGTTTTTTATGCATCATACGAGATTCACGATATTCTTTAACTTTGTCGGCATTATTATCATACCATCTCTTTAAATTTTCTCTTAAATAATCTCTTTGTTCTATATTTCTTCTTTGAAAATATTCATTGCGCTTTTTATATTGTTTCTTATCATAATTCCTTGTTCTTTCGGGATTATCTTGTTTGTTTTTCGTTGCCTTTGTAATTGAACATTTTTTACACCAAGTATTGTAGCCATCCATACTATTGCTTTTGTTCTTATAAAAATATTCGTTATTCATCGGTAAAAATTCATTACAAATAGTGCATAATTTGTATTCAATATTATTTACTATTTTATGTATACTTTTATATTTTTGTTGTTTTAACTCTGAATTCAATATTTCTCGCTCCTTCCGATTAAAATATCCTTTTTATTTACTTTTCGTTAATTTTGCAATTATCCTATCTTGCTCCTCAAGAGCTGACCACAACTTTTTAGACGCTAAATTATTTTGCGGGAAACAATCAATATAATACTCGACACCCTCATATTCCACCATTGCTCCATATACAAATCCGCCAACTTCTTTAACATATGGAGATTTTGTAATAGATACAATTTTAATAGCATGTTTAGATTTTATAGTAAAGTCTTTATATTGTTCATTCTCTGTGTTGTAATTTAATATGCCTCTTACTCTCTTACTATTGTTAATGTGGACAATATCGCCAATTTGAAATTCTGATTTACTCATTAAACAAACATCTCCTTTCGAGAAAACTATAATTTCATGTTAAATACTTTATACAATACCAAATCCCTAAAGCTCCAATAATTCCAGTGAATAACTTCATCTATATCTCCTTATTCAGTTTTTCTATCTTTATTATACCATCACATCCGCTACATAGCTTATAGAAAATTACCATACCTTTTTCAGAATTATATTTAATTGTCTTTGATGGTTCTATATTGCAATCTGGACAAACAAATTTTCCATCTTTTAATATAGCTAACTTAGTTGTTCTTGCTTTTGCTGATTTAGTCGTTTTTGACTTTATCTTTTTAACCATTAATTATCTCCTATCTATTATATTTTTATTTATCGCATTTAGTAAAAATTTACCTTATAGCTTATTATACTTTTATATTTTAATTTTGTCAAGCAAAAATCCCCTCTTTTTCCCCTATTATATGTAAGAAGATTCTTGCAATTCTTACTTTTTATATTAATTACAATACAACTTAACATTTGTACCTCTCCCTAAATTTATCTTAACTTCCTCATCTTCTAAGTCCTCATTAGATTTTACCCATGCCGAAGATATTTTATCTCTTTTAATATGTATATCCTTAGTCTCATCATTATATGCTGACAATCTTAACACATGCTCATTACCACAAGAATAAAACTCATTTAATTCAACTAATGTAGATACATCTCCATCAATTTCTACAAACATACTTTTGTCTTCATACTGCTTTAATACTTCACCCAACTGTTCATAGCTAACTTTTTTCATACTAAAGCCCTCCTTTTTAATTTTAAATGATTTTTTGTTGACATATACTAAAAACAATGCTAGAATGATAAAGATTTTTAAATTCTACATAAATAATTAAAAATTAATTATTTATGTAGAAAATCAAACTCGTTTTCTAAGTCCACTATTATAATAACAAAAGTTTTAATATTATGCAATATATTTTAAAAATTTTATTAAAATATTAATAAAAACGAAAGGGTGATTTTGTGATTTTCTCTCAACGGTTAAAAGAATTGCGAAAATCTAAAAACATGACTCAACAAGACCTTGCAAACATGTTGAACATATCTCAAGGAACCATCACAAACTATGAAAGAGAGCCTGATACTATTGGTATAGAATCTCTGGAAAAATTAGCAGAAATATTTGACACATCTGTAGATTATCTTTTAGGATTAACTAATATTCCACAAAAACCTGAAAATTTTATAGAATTTAAGAATACAATTAATATTCCAATTCTCGGCATAATAAAAGCAGGAAGCCCCATTTTTGCTCAAGAAAATATTGAAACCTATTTTCCCCTTCCAAAAGAATATGTTCCCGAAAATTGTTTTGGACTTAAAGTAAGAGGAGAAAGTATGATTGAAGCTGGCATACATCCCGAAGATATTATTTTGGTTAAAAAACAAGAATGGTTTGATAATGATGGAGATATAATAGTGGTTATTGTAAATTCTGACAATGAGGCAACTGTTAAAAGAATATACAAAGATAAAGATGGAATTATCCTTCAGCCAGCAAATAGAAATTATAAGCCCATCAATATTCCTAAAAATGAATGTAATCATGTTAAAATATTAGGTAAGGTAATAAAAATTATCACAGATGCAAAGTAGTGCAGAATTAATAACCTGCACTACTTTCATATATAATCAATCAATTCCTTTTTTGTAACACTCCAGTATTTTTTATCCCTTCCGTATTGATCATTAATTTTTTCGTAATCTTCTCTAGTTAATTCTTTACCATTTAAGGATTTAATTTCTTTTGCCATATTTAACATACCCGACAACCAAATATTTCTTGGATTTAAATAAGGATTCCCATACCAATTAACAACTCTTTTAACCCTACTATTAATTACTATAGGCTTAAGTTTTCCTTCATTTTCTGCGTGTTTTGTAGGTCTTAAAATATACCCAGTATTTAATAATATATTTGTTTTTTTCTTGCCAGTTGTACTTTTGCCATTGTTCGGGAGATATTCTGTTTCAATTAAAGAATCTTTTATAATAGATACAAGCTTGTCCGATATTTTTAACTGTCTTTCATTGCCATCATCTCTAATTAAATTTAAGATATTATTATCAAAATCAACATCTTCTTCTTTTAAATTAACTAACTCATCAAATTTTATGCCATATACTCCTTCAAACAATAACAAGGATAACAACTTATCTTGTTTATTGACACAGTCGTCTGTCATTTTTATAATTTCATCTTTAGATATAAACTTTTTCTCTTTTGCTATTTGATTCACATATTTTTTACGTCCTTCAACTCCATGCATTCTAAATAAATTAATCATTGTAGGCACAAAACCTTGTTGTATACAAAAGTCCACATATTTAATCAAACTACTTCTTTGTGTATCAATAGACTTATCAGTTCCTGTCTCTAATACTATAAAAATGTTATTTACTTCATCAATATTAAAAGCATATATATCTTTATTTAATTCTTTTTCCATTCTGTAAGTTTTACCAAAAACATATCTAATAGTATTCTTAGTACTCTCAGCATATCCTCCAGTATTCATAAATCTTTCTTTTAAATCTTGATTGTAAATTTTTCTTTCTTTGGTTTTGATACTCATTCAATTCACCCTTTCATTAATTTTTATATTAAATCTTTAAAATAATTTGATATATTTTCAATTATTTTAGGTTTTAATTTTTTGTTATTTAGAATCTGATTTTTTATTTCATTATCTATTTCATCAATTAAACTAATAACATCCTTTAGTTTTGAGCTCCATTGTAAATCTCCTTGCAATTTTGAAAATATTGCCATATAGCCTATGAATGTATTTGGATGATTTATGATACTTTCTTTTCGTATTTTTACAATATTGTCTTTAAATGCAATTGGATTCAAATATACTAATTCATTAAAACATTCAATTAACCAATCTGCGACATCCATAACTTCTCTTTTCATTTTATACTTATTTTTGAAGTTTTCTTTGATAGCCAAAGACAATATATCCCAGTCTATTAATGCCTTCCCTGATTTTATAAGTAAATCATTAGTTGTAATCATTCCTCGTACATCTGAGCTGGATTCATTAATTCTTTTTATAATGTCGTTTTCTAATTTATCGGGATTAATCCTGTCTAAATAATCTCCATTAATTTTATTCTTTTTGTCTGATTGAATGATAACTCTTTTGGCTTTATCTGTATCAAAATTTGTAATATTTACTCCAAATTTATAATCCAAATTTGGATTTTCAATTAAGGCTCTTATCATTCCTAAACATCTATGATAACCATCTACGATATTAAATTTTCCTTTTGTTATTTTTAACATTCCAGATCTTTCGTCAAATTTATATTCATCATCTCTATCATATAATAAATTAAATGTTATATCATCAGTTGGTATAAATTGATTTTTTAATAATGCATTTTTTATATCTTCTACCGATTCTTCATTTACATCTGGTTTTTCAAATATTAATCCATCTATTTCTTTTTTTATAGACTCCCTTTGAGTTTCATAATTATATACCACAACTAAACGATTATATAATTCTACAATTTGCTGAATTGTTAAAATAACTTTAAAATGGTCATTACTTATTTCAGTTACTTTATCAAAAATCAAAGGGAATTTTTCTATTTTTTTATTTTTTTCTTCATATTTTTCTGCCCTTTCTATTTCTAATTCAGTAAAATATTTTTCTGGATTTATTATATTTTCTTTTGTTGTATTAAATAAAGATTTACTCAAAAGATATAGTTTTTCTCCAGATAAATTATTAATTTGCATAACTTTATTTAATATTGCTATTGTATCTCCTGCTAATATTCCTTTTCCCGACATTTCTTTTGTAACTTGTTCTTTAGCTTTTTTATCCTTATTATATTTTTCAATTATGAAATATAATCCATTTTCTAATTCACTTCTTTCTGTTAGCATCCGTCTCACTCCTTAAAATTATATTTATTATTATTATTATTATTATTATTTTATCCTATTCTATCCAGATTGTCAATACTTTATGTATAATTTTATATTTTTTATTTATAAACTAATTTTCTACTATTTTTACAAAATTTTAGTCAAAAAAAACAACTACTTGTTAGATAGTTGTTTTTTTGACTAAAAACCTCGATCAACTTCAGCCATGAGTGTTCACGACAAATTGCATAAGTTTTCAAAATAATTAATAAAATTCTGTTTAGATAATAAAGAATCTTCAGGATTAATTACTTCACAAATTTTATTCCAAGATGTATTACTATTATTGTTATTATGTAGAACACAATCAATTAGATTTTGCTTACCTTGTTGTGGATTATAAGGATTTAATCTTTTTGTTATAGACCACCAAGAGAAATAACTTGTTTGCGGATTATTAAATGTGTTCTGAAGTTCGTTAATTTTTGTAGTTAGCTCTTGATTACTTTTAAAATTTCGCATATTAATTCTCCTTTAATAAATTTATACACTAATTATATGATATTATAAATATTTATGGTTATATTTTTGCAAAATGCACGAAAAAGACTGTAAAATACAATTAGAATGTTGTTCGCATTAAAAAACGTGCAACATGCAATAGTTGTAATATATTAAATGATGTCTAATATTGTCGATTGTATAATTATTATATACTTTTATATTTTATTTTTTAAGTCAATCCGTGTAATCTTGCGTCTGCTATTTGCTTCTCCAACACTTCCACATAACTAACACCTTTATTGATCCGTCTGTGTAATGCATTTTCCACGTAAGGTTGAGTTAATAATAGTTCCCCGTTATATTTTATGAAAGCCGTCAATTGATTCAAAATTGCTACCTCTTGATGCCATCTGCTATTTACAAATTCTAATTTAGTCATTTATTTGCACCTCATTCTGTATTATATTTTAGTCTATAAACCCATTAAAATTGTTATTTGATTGAATTATTCCACTTTTTTATTGCCTCTTCTTTTGTTTCATAGCTCTCCTTCCATCCACAATTACATATGGAGCAATTAGGATTATACCAAACCTCTCCATCATAAAATTCTACATGAGTTAAATAAGCCAATTCTCCGCAAAAAGGGCAATGTTTTAATTCTTCATTATATTCCGATGTTATTCCCATATATAAATCCTTTCAATAAAATCTATTTTTCATATTGTTTTCTTGCTTCTTTTATTTTTTTAGATATATACTCTAACATAGTTTCCATAACACCGCTATTCCACATATAATAATTTATATCACTATGAGTTTTGGCATTTGTAAGCCTTGTTAATATACTATATTGTAGCTCGTTCAATCTAACATGGTCATAATAATCACTTAATATCAATTGCTTAGCCTTTGTTTGTAGCTTTATTAATTCGTTATTTAATTCTTTTGTTTCTTCCTCTGTGTATTTGGTTGCCACATTATTACCTCCTTTTGGACAAAATACTGGTTTTACTTTAATTTTTCTAACATAAGTGTTTCATTTTTTAATCTTTTTACAGTTAATTCATAACTCCCAATTAAAAATTTAAGCGTACTCAATCTGTCTATAATAGCCTCATTTTTGGTTTTATGATAACCTGGAATATCTTTCTCTGTGTCCATTTCTTTTTCCCGTATTTCACCATCATCAGTTATCTGAAAATATAACATTTTTCTCCCCTTTTAAATATTGGATTTAACGTTTAATAATATTTATCTTTAATTTTCTGCATAAGTGGCAAATAACTTTCTTTTATATTCTTAGTAAATTGTAATAAATCGTTAATAGTCATTTCTGGTTTTAAATAACCAAGTTTTAAATTATGTTTTATAAACTCCTCCAATTGTTCAATGTTTTTTACTGGTTTTTCAATACTCATAATCTTCTCCTTTATGAAATGTTACTTTTGTATTAATTAAGTACAATAACTTCTTTTATATAATCCCAATCTATATTTACTTCATTATCTATTTCAATCTCATATTCATTTATAAAAGTTAATACTCCTGAATAATCTTCTTCGTACTCAGATTTATCAGTTATAACTTTTACTTTTGTCTCATTTTCAATTAAAGTCATTTGTTCCCCATCATTATTTCTAATAATGAGAGCGTTTAAAGAATTTATGCTATCAGTTTTCATACTTTACTCTCTCCTTTCGACCAAACGTTAGTTTCATCTAAAATCCATTCAAATTCTTTTTTAATGTTGTTTTACTGTATATACGGCATATCTTCATCATAAGATATTTCTTTAGATTTAATTGTTATAATGTTTCCTTTTTGAAACTTATTTTTGTTAAGAAATGCTTCAGAAATAATTATTTTACAACCTACGCTTAAAACAATTTCACAATGTCCTGTAGATTTATCTTGTTCAATTTTCATTATCTTTCCCTTAATAACTATACCTTCATCATCATTTAAAACAGTATTGTCTATTATTTCAAAATCATTTTTAATAAAACCCATAACAAATCTCCTTTCAATGAAAATCCCATTTTAATTACATTCTAAATCATTACGTTCATTGCCATTTTCGTCTATATACCATAAAGGAATTATCTCACACCACCATGCCCACATAGTTATTCTCCTTCCTATTAATTTTACCATACACTTATTTACAATCAAATAGATTTTTGATTTAAATATTTTTATAATCTTCTTGTAGCCATTTCATAATTCTGTTATATCTTTTTTTAGAATAGATTTCTTTATTTTTTATGTACCAAAAAACTAATTCATATTTTCTTTTTGAGCTATTACACGATTTACAAGCAGGTACACAATTACTTAAATCATTTTCTCCGTCATGTACAACATGTTCTTTATGTAAAACGTTTTTATATTTTTGTGTAGCTTCTATTTCATTAATACCACAATAAGCACAGGAATAATTAAAATATTTTAAACATGCCGACCATTCTTCTTTTGTGATATTGTGATTTTTATTTTGTCTTATTTCATTATATTCTTTTAATTTATCTGGATTGGTTTGTTGCCATCTCTTCAATAATTCTTTTGGTCTTTCTGGATTATTATTTCTCCATTTTATATCTTTATTTCTAAAATATTCTGGATCATTTTCAAAAAGTTTATGATTATATTTACTACGTTCTTCTGCATGTTCTTTTTGATATTTCTTTTGTCTTTCAATATTACATTTTTTACATTGAGGATGAAAACCATCTTTACTATAATTCCACTTATAAAAATACTCATCTGTTATAGGCAACCATTCAATACATTTAGTGCATTGTTTATATTCAATATCGTATTCTATTTTATATTGTGCCATATTTAAACCTCACTATTATTTTATATTTTATTTCTCTCTTTAAAGTTTTTCCATTCTTACAGTTCCACATTTAGGACAGGAGTACAAACCGACTTCTGTTATGCAACTGTTATAACCATTATCTCTATCTACAACGAAACTACCTTTAATTCTTTCAAAATTTTCACCATTTTTATCACTCTCGGCATCATATTCATCATCCCAATAGTAATTCTTTTTGTATCCACATACACACTTCATAACCCTCAACCCCTTTCTGTTATCTGTTATAATTAAATATCGTTTTTCATTAATTTTAATCCCATCTCAAATCCTCTATATATTGAAACGGACGCGCTATTAATTTATAAGCATCTTCCAAAATTTCCAAATTAGACATCGTATCTATATTAATTATATCTAAAGATTTTATCTCTGCTAAACGAAGTAAAAATGGACTAAACGTGAAAATATTAATATCTTTATTGTAATTATCTTTTAATAACTCTACTTGTTTGGTAGGGTGAAACCTATCCCAGTTTTCCATATTATTATCTGGTGCATAGTATACGTTTAAAGAAGTGTATATTTTCATAATTAATTCCTCCATATTTTATTTATTGGTCATCTTCTGTTATAATATGAAACACATCTTTCATTAGTTTAAATCAAAAACAATTTCTCTTGCCAAACTAATCCCATCTGCAATACTTGTACTTGTTTCATACTCTTTTATCTTAACTTCTTTTTGTTTTTGAAGTTCAATAAACTTAACGTGTGAAACACTTTTATTTTCTAACTGTTTATTTATTTCCAAAATGCTTTTTTCTATTGCCCCACATTCTTTTATTTTATTCCGATACTCTTCAGATATTTTTTCTATTACTAAATTATATTTCACGTTAAACTCCTTAGTGTCATATTATAAAACAGTTCATTTATCTAAATAAGTCTGCGTATTCTTTTAGTCCTAGGGCTTCACATAATGCCTTTTCTGCTAATTCAATTTTAGCTTCATCTATTATTGCAGGATTGTTCAACCAGTGTAATGCTTCTATTACTTTATCTTTGTTCACATACATTTACCTCCTGTTTTATTATATTTTTGATTAAAAATAACCTTTTATCTTGATTTACATTTAATACATTTAATAGGTAAACCTGTTTTGAATTTTAAATTAACGCATTTTGTTTTATCTAATGGACAATAATTCACATGTGAATTAATCAAATCTTTTATATAAAGTATATTTTCGGACTCTTTACAATTCGGACAAATTAGTTCTCCTTCAAATTCTGTGTCACAAGTTTTACATAATATCTTATCACTCAATTAAATCACCTCCACTATATTTAAAATTCTGCTATAACTTAATATCAAATAAACTATTTATCTACTAACAACTACTGGAACAACCTTCAATTCCATAATTCGAGCTACAATATATCTGATATATCCGTCTATTAGTAATCCACTATTATTAATTACTACTGGCGCATCAAGTTTATTATTGTTTTTATAATATTCAATACAAGCATCAACTTTTTCTTTTCTTGGCGTTGTTTCTAAGAAACATTTGGGTATTACTATTTTATCAAATTCTACTGAATCGCTGTTGTTATCAATTTCAATAGCACTTTTAAAACCAACATTTCTGATGAACTCTTTTCTTGATTCTGTTATAATAACCACTGGTATTTGCATATGATTTAAAGATTTTGCTATAGAATAACCCCTATATCCGCTAACCAAAGAGTATTTGTCATTTTTCTCTTGTTTAACTATTATTGGATTGTTCAGCACTGTTATATTTTTATTTTCAATTCTTTCAACTTCCTTCTTAAAAGTAACTCTGGCATTTTTATGTGTTTGTTCTGTGAGTATAACATCAACTACATTGATTATTTTTACCTCTTGTGACTTTACAAACTCTTCTCTTTTTAGTTGATTTTCTTTAATTATTTGCTTATTCATAACCTTATCCCCCTTTACTATTATTTTATATTCTTAATTTTATCCCAAACTTTCTGACAAGCTCTATAAAACTTATCATCATCGTTGACAGACCATTCTAGCAACTTACTCAATATTTTTTCTTGCTTATGTGATACTTTGGTTTTGTTATACAAATATTTTTCTATCTCATTACTATAATCAATTACCATTTACTTCTCACCTACCTTTTCAAAAATAATAGTTGTTATAATTTCTGTATCACTTGTAAGTAAATTACTATTCATAAGTGCTGAGTGAGGCTTAGAGATTGCTGTTATAATCATATCTCTGTAAATTATATTTGAATTTAATAAAAACTTATTGACATCTTTGTCTTTTGTTGATATATCCTTATTCCTAAATGTTTTTGTTTGGATCATATCAACCAATCAACCCTTCTTTTATATTTTAATTATGCTAATCTATACGCATCTGTTATTGATCTGTCATATCCATCCATTTCAGCATTTATTAACGCTTGTTCTTTGGTTGGAGCAAAATAAATACCTATTACTAATTCTCCTGAAACATCATACCATTCATTGTCATCACAAACCGCATCTGCTTTTTTAACCATTTGTGAATCTCTTACAAAAGAAGCATTTACCACTATTAAATATTTATTCATTTTCAATTTCCTCCTTTATATATTTTTATATTAATGCCTATTTAAATATTTGTTCCAGAAGCATAATTCCATCAAGTAATAACTGGCTGCTGTTATAAGTCCATGGATAAACATTTAAATCACTTCCTCGCTTATATTAGATATATTAATAAATCCTTATCAACCTTTTCTTTTGCCTGTTCAATGTTATTTTTAATAATGTATTGCAGTAAACTTCTAATATGAGCTGTCTTGTTGTTTCTTGTTTTCCCTACTGCTTCGCTTACATACTGTTCAATGTCTGATATAGATACCGTTGCTATATCTCTATTTATACGCTCCATAAATGCTCCAATATCAACTTTATATTGTACCCATGATGTAATTTTATCTCCAAACTTTGATTTAAAAGCCTCATAATATGTTTGATTAACTGTAAGTAGATTATATTGCTTAATATGCTCTGCTTTTACCTTTAAAACCTTTTCACTCATTGTATACTTACCCATTGTTATGACCTCCTTTATAATTTAATTATACTAGTAATAATCTTTTTACGGTATCTTCGCCAAACTTATATGCCTTACCGTCACTACATACTGCCTTAACTGGCATTTTATGTGCTTTAAGGTTTAACCCTTTAATTGTAAATGTTTTCCCGTTCATATTAAACTGCTTATTATAATCTGTTGGTTTAAATCCAAACAACATACAGTATTTCTCAAATTCCGCTTGTTCAAAAGACTTTCCTGATACTTCTTTCTTATTTACTTGTAAATCAAGATTAAAGCTGTTATCCGAATATTTAACTTTCCCTGCTTTGATATTTGCATTATATTTATCAGCTATTTGCTTCAATGCTTCCTCAACTTCCGATCTGAAATTTATAAATTCTTGCCTTGTTAACATTTTTTTATTCCTCCTTTATATTTTCGATAAACTAAGTTTTTTATTTAAATATAATATGTTTACTATTCTCTTTTACAAAATTTTCTGCTCCAGATATTTTTACAAACTTTTTAAAACAATCATCATGTATAAACTTTCTGTGTTTACTGCATTTATAAATGTAGTGCGAATCTATATCTGTTAATAAAAATTGACTACATACAGGACAGACCTTACAGGATGCACTTTCATATGTTGTATTTGCATTTTTTATACCTCTAGAAACACAATATATATGTTTATTATTTCTTGTGTTTTTTTGGCTGTTCCTTTGCATTTCATTTATAGTCATTCTTTCTCTGCCACTTATAATCATCTTTTCTTTTCCAAAGTCCCAATCTGGGAATTTTGTTTTAATTATTATTGCTTTTATCGCCAACATGGTTATTATAGTATCTCTGTTATTATTATCCATTTGCTTCAATGTACTATTAATATTTTCAGATACGAATCCATATGCTTCTGGAGTATTAATTGCTAGTATTATGTTATTGCTAAATTCATATATACTTATTTTTTGAGACATATCATATGTTATGGTCACAATTTTTTTTACTCCTTTTATTTTATATTTTTCATTAAATCTAATATTTTCTTCAAACTGTTATACTACCTTTATAAATTGAACGTATCTTTCTGGCTTCCTGCATCTTGGTTTAACTACATTAAATACAACCTCTAGTGCATCTATTTCTCCTTGCAATTCTCTTCTAATTACATCTTCAACCTCTGTATTCATATCAATTGTTTCTCGTTTCCATAAATCAAAAATTTGGCTTGTCATACAGTTTGAAATTTGACACTTATCAACACTTTTTAATGATGCATCTTTAAATGTTTTACTATCAACTAATTCCTTACACTTGTTATCAATCCATTCTTGAAGCTTCATAATTACATCTCCTTTATTTTATATTTTACTTTAAAATGGGTAATTTATCAACCTTTTAAACCTTGCTGTTATACTAACCATTGATATTATCTAAGTCAACTCCATAAATATCTTTAGTCCAGTTTTTCAATATGTAATGATAATTGATTAATCCTTCCCATTCTAGGCACTCTTCAAATACTTCATCTGGTGACATTTTGTTGAGCTGATCATCATGACTTTTATCACTCTCTATTAATCCCTGTCTTTGTCTTAATTTCTTCAAAATATATTCTGGATATTGTTTCACGCTGTCCACCGCTCCTCTCTCCATTATACTAATTGTAAAGATAAAATTATACTTGCAAAACCCTGTATTGTCTTTACTCTCTGGATATCTGCAATTTCTTTATGTATTTTATTATTATGTTTATAAGATATTGCCCACTTATCCATATAAAATCACCTCCTGTTATACAATTTAATATTTATTAACCACACACCATAAAAATCTTTTTTGAGATTCTTTTAACTTTATATATTCTGAGCTGGGTTTATCTTGCTTAATTGCTTTTATTGCATTTATACATTCGGCAATTGTAATTGTTTTACTATTTTTAACTACTGGACTAAATTGCATATTGACACCTCCCTGTTATATTAGATTGTGTTCTTTTAGCTTGTTATAAATCATTTTATATTCTTGATTTGTTAAATTTAATATTTCCTTAATTCTTTTTGCCTCTGCTTCTCTTATGTCTTGCTCCATCATTTTTTGAATTCGTGGTGTTATATTATTTATTTGTATTGCTTTTATAATTTCTTCATTTCTAGTCACTTTTAATCCCTCCTATTATAGCCTAACTTACACCTTGAAATGTTTTATGAGATTTTCTTTTGAATCTTAAAGTTCTTTTTCAAACATTAACATTGTACTTGCTCTAATAATTTCCGAATTATTTTCACCTATTAATTCAATAAGTTCATTTAATAGTAAATCACAATCAGTAAAGCATTCTTTTTCAAGTTTATAATAAAATTCATCAAATTTATTATTTATATTTTGCGCCTTTTCAATATCTAAACCATATTGTAACATTAATAAATACATACTATAAGCCATTGAATTTAATTCTTTCTCGTTCATTATTATACACCTCCTGTTATACCTCCTAATACCTTTATGTACCTCCTAATACCTTTATGTACCTCCTAATACCTTTATGTACCTCCTAATACCTTTATGTACCTAATTATACCTTTATGTACCTCCTAATACCTTTATGTACCTAATTATACTTTGAAATGCTTCTTTTATCGGATTATTTTCAAGCATCCATTTTGAATTTTTACTATATTACTTTTCCCAAACTTTATTGTATGTCCAATGCCTATTGAACTAATAATTATTCCTTTTACATATGAAAAGCTTTCTACTCTATCACCTTTTTTAATGGGTTTATATTCTGTTCTTGCTATATTCATTCTCTATACCTTCTTCCATATGAAAACTTTTCTTATTCTGTTTTTCAGTCAAGTGTTCAACTTCAATAATATCTTCCACATCAATATCTATGTCGTTCCATTGACCTTCTTCAATTATCTTTAATGCTTCCTTTTTAGAGTTTGCAATAACAGTTCCTTTTGCTGAACCAGCTACTCTCATTATAAAATTAAAAGTTTTCATTCTCAACCCTCCTGTTATAAGTTAAAATACTTTTTTCATGTAATTTTTAATTTAATGTAGTTGTTTTTGCCAATGGTTCTTCGCTGTTTTTCATATCTTTTATTTTTATAGTTGGTATATATTCAATTAAATCTCCAGCCGAACAAAGTAAAGCTTTACAAATTAGATCAATATGTTTTAATGTTATTCTTTCAATTGTTTCATTATAAATTTCACTAATTGTATTCGGTCTAATTTTAGTTAATCTAACTAAATCCGCTTGATTCATTCTTTTTTCATATAATAAATCAGCTAAATGTAACTTAACCATTTTTAATCACTCCATCAAATTCTAATTCTATTGTTTAACCTCTGTTATTATTCCAATAACCGTTTCCCCATTTTTTAAATGTGCATAAGCTATGCCGTCACTATCCTGCGTTATCCTTACAACGTCTTCAAATATTCTATTGCCTGTAAAAATTACAGTCATGTTTTTACACCTCTGTTATATAATTTACTCAAATCTTTGCTTAATATTATTCATAATACAGCCTAATTCACTAACTGTTATATCTTCCTTCTCCTGCTCCATATTCCTGCTAATATCTATAAAATTTAATACCTTTTCAAACTCTACCGCCTCAAGTTCTTTAACTGCTATTTTCGCCAGTTCTGTATTTGATATTATCATAACTTTCGCCTCCTGTTATATTGAAATACGGATTTTATTTGTTTATCTTTCAAATAATATCTCGAAAATTGGTATGCCTTCATTTCTCATTCCGCTTAATGTACCTCTTAACTTTTCTAATTGTTTTTTAACCGCTTGACGTTTTTTATCTTCTCCGATAACTCTATCATCTAAATATATTACTGAGAAATTGCCTTTTAAAATATCATCCTCCATGAATTTATAAATCATTTCATCTATTCCAGCATTTACAATTGCATTTCTAATTGTAGTTAATACATTTATTTCTGTTCCGTAAAATGTACAATCAAGCAAGCATTTAAAAGCCGTTTCATTTTCATTATACATTTTCTCTAATCTTATTGTTTTTTCATACATGATTAATTCCTCCTTAAATTTTGTTCAAATGCTGAATTTATTTTATTTTAAATTGTTTTCAATTCTTTTTGCCCATTCTATATAATAACCTTGTTTGCTTACTGGAATATCTTTAAACATACTCCAAAACATTTCTGTCAAATAAGTATCTCCTATTCTTTCGGCAATTTCTTCAATTTCTTTTAAATTCTTTTCTTTATTAGTCATTGAATAAAACCTTCTTTCTATTTGTTTTAGTTGAACTATTTTTCTATTTCTGTTATACTTAAATTGTTATATAGCTTTCTAAGCGTTCGAATCGGGATGTGCGGTAAACGTAAAAGCTATATAGTTTTAACCAATACACAATGTGTATTTAAATTGTAGTAAAATTTGATTTTTAACCAATACACATTGTGTAGGGAATAGGACTGATATAAAAGCCAGCCCTATTTTTGTTCCTGTTATATTACTTTGATTAAATCATATTTTCCTAAAAAGTTTTTAACAATTAACGCTTCACAAGGTTCAAACTCATAATAACGGTCATCCTCTTCATCCGCTGGAATAGCTCCTTTCGTTAACCAAATTATATCACTATCAAGCACTATCTTACGCAACTCTTTTAATTCGTTAATGGCTTCTTGAGATGGACTATATTTAATATCCCATTTTGCCCTATCATCATAGTCAAGGATAAAGCCATCAAATTCCTTTTCTGCTCTTTCTAATACATAATTTTTGTGCGCATATTGCCCTAACTCCAAACAATCTTTTAAATATTGACTTCCATTTTCTAATATCCATTTTTTCTTTTCTTCTTCTCTTGCCAACTTTTCTTCTTGCTCTTTTCTTTTCTTTTCTGTAATTTCTTGTTCCTTTGCTTTTCTTTCCTGTTCCTTCTTATCTATTCCTTCTTGTTCTTTATCTGCATATTTAGCCAAAAATGACTTTGATAATTCTGAATTATTGGGAAATATAATTTGATCAAAGCTATGGCTTCCATAATTATTAATTTTTAATTCAAAACTAGTCCAACTATACCAAGCACCATATGTTGATATAAAAGGTTTAATGTTGATATCTATTATTTCATATTCTAATTCTTCAGCCTTTTTCAACCATTCTTGATTATTATCTTTTTGTAATTGTTTGGCAATTTCTTCTTTTCCATTTTCAACAAACCAAGCAGCTTGAGCATATCCTCTCTGTTCTTCTTCTGTTATTTTATCACAAAATTTTAAAACCTCTACATAAATATGATTTACCAGTTCATTTTGATTTTTCATAATACTTCTCCTTCTGTCTGCTCATTACAGACATTTCAAAATTCATTAATTTTGTTATAGTTTCTCATTTCTAGCTACTATAAAACCGTTATGTTATGCTCTTTTATGGCTCATACACAAGCCATATATTTTATAGCAGAATTGCTATTTTTTCAATAAATCCACTCATCGAATTAGTTTTAGCTGTATCAATTTTAGCTTTTCCGCTGGCGGTTATTTGGTAAGCTGTTATATCAGTATTACAAACCTCAACCAAAATACTACCGATTGGTAATTTATGTTCAAAATTTATATTTAAGAAATCTCCAATAAAAGCATAACCATTTGTTTTCGTAATATCTACACTTTTAATGACCTTTACCCAGTGTTTGTATTTTGTTTTATGATGATTTGCTGAATTTTTGCAGTCGTGAGTATAAACTATTAATTTTTCTTCAGGTGGCTTTCTGGATTTTAATTCAGAATTGATTAATTCATTCAAATTTTTTAATTCTTCAATTGACATATTTTTTAGAGTTTCATTATTAAACATTTTATTTTCCTCCTTGGCTCATTAGCCTTGAATTTTGTAACAGCTCATTAACTGTTATATGTAATTATATGTTAGTGTTTATCAACTGTCAATATTAGTATAATACTATCATATACGATTGTCAAGAATTCTATGCTATTATTTTATATTTTATTTCATTAATTTACTATTGCTCTATTAATTGTGTTATATCAATATTTAATAAGTTCGCAAGTTTTAAAGCTATTTCAAAGGCTATAGTATGACGTTTTTTGGGCTGTCTATATGCGTATATTGTTTCTATCTTTAAATTCAATTTATCGGCTATATATTGGGTTTCACAGCTTGACTCATTGATATATTTTACAATATTTTTCTTAATAATTACAGGATCAACACTGTTATAATAATTAATGAGTGCTTCCAATTCTCTTTGTTCTTGTGTAATCATGGTTTCGCCTCCTGTTATTGTAGAAAATCATGGTTTTATCTTAAAATATTATCACATACTCTATAGCCCATTAATGCAATTTCCCTTGATGATACAATTTTTGAATTTGAATCTTTAAAGCACTCAGTTTCAAAACTAGCTTTTTTTAGTTTTATATAGCTCTCCTCTTGTTTCGTTTCCCAATTATAAAAAACTATTGTTTGCCCTTCTTTTACGGCTTTTAATATTTGTATGACTTCTAAATCTAACATTGTAGAGCCTCCTCAATTATATTTTACTTTTTGTTATACGTTAAAATTGGATTTTTATTCATTTATTAATTTTTCTATTGCCCAATCTGTAAAACTATCTCTTTCAATAATAAATAATTGATCATCGATTTTTATTTCAGTACCATTTTTTAATGGACAGTCTGGCTCGCCTGTGAAAGTATTCCAATGATTTACATAAATTCCTTTTGAATATCTGTCTTTTATATGTCTACTATAAAACCTTTTTGTGTTTTTATCTTGATAAATTACTCTACATTGTCCCGTTTGTTCTTCAATTTTAATTAAGTCTAACATTTTTTATTCCTCCATGTAATATATTTTGGTTCGTGTTATATAATATTTTGGCTTATTAATATAATGTATTCCATTTTTCGGTCAAATAGTATTCTGGTATTTTATATTTACTTTTTAACTTGTTGTATGTAGTAACTGTTATATCAATACACTCATCTATTGTTGGTATGCCTATTTTAAAGCCTTTTGGATATTTTTTTAATCTCTTTTCAATCTCTCTTTTACTCTTAATATAAACCAATCCTCTAAAATTTTCATCCTCATCTAATTTAACATAGATTTTATTACCAAAAGCATCTTTAATTTTTTCGTCAATTAATTCCATTTTTAAAACCTCCATGTATTATATTTTAGTTTGTGTTATATGATATTGTGAGTTTATCTAATTATCTAAATATAATGATATTCTTTGTTTTAGATAATATTGATTTAAGTCTAATATTGCAGATAGTTTCATTATGCCTTTATTATTAAATGTAAAATTATAGCCATTAAGTCTAATATATTCATTCCAAAGTTGTTTACCTTCATACCATAAATTTCTTTGTTCAGTAGTCATTTTTAAAACTCCTTTCAGATATATTTTGACTTCTGTTATATAAAATAACCATTTTATATTATACTGCAATTTCATTTGTTTCTTCTTCCTTATTCAATATTATAATTCTTGTTTTAACATTTGTCATTTCAAAAGTTCCACATTCCAGACTTATTGTATCATAGGTTTTTTCTTCTAGCCATTCTCTAAAATTTTGACTTTCTTTATCATTCGCAAAAGTCCAATGTTCTGAAGTAATTGAGATTAATTTTCCGCCAGTTTTAAGCAATTTGTAAGCGTGTTGTAAATGTTTTATATCTTGATTATTGGTGAATGGTGGATTCATTATTATAGCATCATAATAATTATATTTTTGATATTCTAGTAAGTCATTACCTATTACATTATGATTTTTTAATCTCAATAATTCTGCAAAGCTGCTATTCCACTCTATAATGTCAACATATTCTGTTATAGCTTTTATTTGATCTGCAATATTGCCTATTCCTGCTGACGGTTCTAGCACCCTACTGTTATTGTCTATGTTTGCAAATTCAATCATTTGTGAGGCTGTTTCTTTTGGCGTGAAATTTATATCTCCTTTTTGTCTTAGTTTATATTCATTTTCTAACTTTTTAATTTTTTGTTGTATCGGATTTTTGTATCTGTCTATGCTATTATAAATTATATTATATTCCTCAACGGCTTTCGTTAATTTTTGAATATTTGTTATTCCGTATTTTTTTAATTTGTTTTGTTTCGTTGGTACTTCTTTGTTATACCATCCATCCAAGGGTAAGGAATAATCTACTTGCGGAAATTTTAAACCTTGCGTATTCCTTCCATACTTCATTATATAATACTGGTGAATATTTTCCCTAAATGCGCCAACTATCAAAGCTTTTTCAAGTTCTGTTATTACTGTATTATCAATTAATTTTTGTTGCACATATTCCAATAATTTTATATTAATTTCTAATGATTCTTTTTTACTATCTCGGCTTTCTTGCTCTCTCATTCTTTTATATGTGTTTGTTTGATAATCTCCTGATAATGCTGCTATCTTGCTCTGCAATGATTCTATATTTTTATTTATCTTTTCAAGCAAATTATTCTTTTCGGCTTGTTGTCGCTCATGCTGTTCTTTTTGTTCCGCTTCTGCTTTAATTGCTTGTAATACGTTCTTTAATCCTTCAAATTCGATATAGTTTAATAACTGTTCTGTTATATTAATATTATGCTTTTGCACGTATTCAGCAATATTATTTTTATATTCTTCATTTGTGAAATAGTTTTCACTATTTAAGCCCAATTTGCAAATATTTTCCGTTGATTCATCAATAATATTATCTGCTGTTTCTTGCTCTTTGTTTGTTGTTACTTCTTCAGATTGTGGAATATTAACACCTTTTAAAGCTTCTGACGGTTCATATCTAAATATAAAACCATGTTTAAATTTAGAATAATAACCTTTTATTTTTTTCATTTGTTCCGATACTTTTATATATTCATCACTTGTTAGTTTATTAACTATTTTTACTACCCATAAAGCGGAATTGTCGCGCGTGTCTGTATCGGCTGTTATAGTGTATTCATTATTAATAATATTTGAATTTTCGGTTTGTTTCGTCTGTTCTGTTATAACTTCTTTTGATTTTTTAGATGTTTTTTTTACCTTTTCAATCTTTACCCATTTTTCAACCTCTGTTATTTCCTCAACTTCTTTTAGTTCAAATATTTTTATATTTCCTTTTTTTAAGTCTTTTAACATTCTATCTTCATAATCATAATATCTTTTAGGGTTTGTTAATTGCATAAATTTTCTTTTTTCGCTTCCTACTATTTCGTAACTAAAAGAATTTTTTTCTTTCCTTATTCCTTGCCATGTTCCGCTTCTGATTTGTTCGCCTGTTATCTTCCAATATCCGCCATGAGTTGTAAATGTTAAATAGTCGCCAATTTTAAAAGAATTCCTTTCAACTTGAACCATTTTTAAAACTTTTTTTACTTCTGTTATTGTCTTTTTTTCATATCCTGCCTTTACTTGTTGGTCTTCTGCTTCTTTTATATTTTCTTTTGTTCCGTCATACATACCACTAAAACCATTTACAATGCTTTCTATTTTAAGAATAAATGTTTTAAAATCATTTACGGTTTTTAACTCTTTTTCTGTTAGTTCTTTCTTTTGTGGCTGCTCTCCGTTCCATCCTCGCCAGTGTGTATAACCTTCTTTATATTCCATTTTTATAATGTCGAATTCATATTCTTTCGGTAAGTCCGAATATTTTGTTATTCCTGTTCCTTTATCGTATATTCTACTATCTTTTTCTATGTGCCATTTAGACGTTGAAGGGTTCGCCATAAATAAAGGATATTTATATTTTAATGTTTTTGTATTTTCTTTTGTTTGTTGTTTCTGTTCTGCTGATTCTTTTATTTTTTTTATTAGTTTTTTAGCGTTTGTTTCTTCTCCTTCTGTTGCTCCGTTCGCTTGCGTCATTGCTTCAAGTTTTTTGATTTTTTCATAGTCTATATTTGAATTTATAGTGCTGTTATACGAATATACTTCTTTTCCTGAATAGTTTTTTACTTGCCATTCCTCAACGTCAACACACAGTAAAAAACCATTTTTTTCTGCTATTCCATCCCAAGAAGCAGGGTCGTAATAATCACTCATAGAGTCGCTTTTATCTTCTTTATATCCGTATAGCTTCCAGCCTCTATTTCGTAGTTCGTGTGCTATTCTTACTTTTGCATCCCTCATATCATAATAATTACTCATGTTTTGCATCTCCTTTGATTATATTTTGTTTAATTGGTATGGAGTTTTTGCAGATACTCCAATAAGCTGTTATAAGCTGTTAAACGGCATTATCAAATATTTCTTTAAAATCTTTTTTATAATGATTCCAATGTATTAAACTATATAATTCAGAAAATTTCATATTTAATATATTTTCGCTCGGTTTATTTAAAATATTTTCTATTACTTCAACTTTCCAAGGCTTAAAATATTCACCAAGTTTTATATTACATTTTACAATAACTTGCATGGTTGTATGATTTGTTATATCAATATTATTTAAAATATGCCTATCTTCTGGATGTTCTTTTTCTGCTATATGATAAGATTCAATATAATTTTCAATAATAAATGTAAACTGTGAATTTATTATCCCATTGCAATATATATTTATTTCTGTTTCAATATCTTTTAAAAATTCAATTGCATTATTTGTTGACGTATAATTTTTATATAATAAGGTTTTTGAATGTGTTTCATAAAATATTTTACCATTCCACTTTTTTGCAATTTCCCATAATCCGACAATCTTCAAATATCCATGTTTATAATCATATTCTACATGATAATTTTTTGGTAATCCCTGCAATATCATTAATCCTGCTGAACCTTGTCTTTTAAAATGTGTTTTAATCATTTTTTCATTACCTCCATTTAATTTATATTTTTGTTATACTACTAAATGAATTTATTCCATATTTCTTTCAAGTTCAAAAGCAGCTATATCAACTGTTATATCAATTTTATATTGTAGAATTTAACAATAAACAAATATGTTAAATTTTCAATTTTTCCATAAATGCCATCAAATTGACCGCATCGCTAAGATGTTCATTTTCATATTTAAAAAATAACTTGTAGTTTTTCAATTCATTTATTTTATTTGTTTCAATTTGACATAATTCAGGGTTTTCTGTATAGACCATTACGCTGCCATCTTTTTTTACTTCAATACTGCATAACCCCTTTTTTTCTAAAAAATAGCATATTTCTTTACGTACTAGTATTATTTCAATTCTATCAATCATGTTTAAGCCCTCCTAAAATTCATTTAAAAGTTATATTTGATTAAAAAGTTCTTCATCTTGTAAATCTGCAATTAATATATATATTTCAACTTCAGTCATTTTTTTACTAATTTTCACCATATTGCTTTTTTTAAACATATCAGTTCTAAAATAAAATTTAATTTCTTTACTGTCATAGTTTTCTAAATATGGAGTATTACAATTATTCCAATTAATTTCATCATATAATTTTTTATCATCGACAAATTGAACCCCCTTGACTATATAGTCACAAATATTTTTGCCAAATTTAAATATATTCTTACGTTCGTAAGGATTTTTCCCTCTTATATCTTGATGAATTGCGCGTGATAAATATCTTAATTGTTTTTCATTTAACTTAATCATCTTTTAAAATCTCCTTTTATTTTTAGCTGCTGTTATACAATTATATTTTAATTCTCACAGCTGCCAAAAGTTTTTATTTATTAAGTATAAGCATATTAAATTAATTATGATTGATTCTATGAAAATGTATGCTATAATGTTTTTAAGCGAATTTTTTAATTTAGTAGGGTTAAATTTTAGCTTGTGGGCTTTACATCTCGACAATGTAAAGCTTTTTTCTATTAGTGCGTAGGTAGTCATATTATTTTTATATCTCCTCTCTTTTTGTTATCTGGTAGCGAATTTTTAAAGAATCCGCCAAAACTTTTATTTTACATTATATGTATATTTGTAGATATTTCCTAACAATTCAATTTCTACAGTTCCAACTTTCTTTGATTCGCTAACATTATGAATTTTTATATTTTTGATGATTGAATCTAATGTGTATGTTTTAATTCCTGCAAAAACGTTACTGGACATTGTTAAGATTAAAACCGTTGTTATTATTACTTTTTTCATATTCTTATATCCTTTCTTTTTTATTGAGTTTTTACCCTTTATCACTTGCATAATTTTATGTTTTAATTATGCAGCATTAGCTTACACAAGTAAAAATTATAAAATATGTGCATTGCCTTTGTTATCTATACCATTCAATTCTCTAACTCCAAATCCTGTTTTAATTTCCATCTTTTTAAAATCAATGTTGCTAATCGTTGCTGTTACATACGTTTGATAATTTAACTGACATACTTCAGTTTGTAAAACCGTTACTGTGTCCCCTTCTTTCAAACTCTTAAATTCTTTTTTAGTCATTATTTCAAAAACCTCCTTTTTATTTATTTTACTGCTACCTTGACGGCTGTTATACCGTCAAACGCTTTGAGCTTAAAGTCTATTTATACACGCTCAAACGTGTTAATACAAAAATATAATTTTATTGGCTTTTAGGTGGTGCAATATAACCCATTTTTTGACCTTCAGAACATATTTCACATAATTTACTAATTAGATTATATTTCCAGTTTTTTCTGGTAATCAATTTTTTTAAGATTTTATGTGCTTGTATATAATGATATTTGTTATATGGCATTCTCAAAACCTCCATAAAATTATTTATTCATTGCAACTTCTAATTCACTAATTTTATTATTAAACCATTCAATTTCCTTTTTTAAGTCTGTTATATCTTCTTCAGATAATTTTATATTGCTAATGTATAAATATTCTTCATTAGTTTCGAAATTTTCCCTAAAACGGCATTCACAGCCAGACTCCAATTCTTTTTTTGCAATAACAAGTGCTTTATTTTTTAACCTATTATATTCTTCTAAAAACAAATCTTTAAATTCGGCTGAATATTTATATTTTGATGTCTTGCCAACGCACGCATAATATCTTTTGTCTTTACTGTAATACTCATAACCGCCACATCTTGCACTACTATGAGTAAAATTGCAGTTACTTATAAAAGCACTCTCTTGAGCATCAGATAAATCTATTCTTGCAATTTCTCGACCTTTTAAAGTTGTTATAATTACATTATCAAACCAAGTTTTTTTCATGTTTTAACCTCCTTTATTCTCCTTTAAATTTAATATTTTTCCATTAAAATGTCAATTTTACTTTATCTTTAACACTTCCCAAATTCCATCAATTCCACTAAATTCATAACAATTTTTTAGTTTTAAATCCCAAGTAGCTTTTAGTTCTTTTACTTCTTTTGTATCAACATTTTTTAATATAAAAACTTTCATTTTAAAAACCTCCTTTTTATTTAATTACTTATCTAATAACATAAGCTGTTATAACAAACTAACATTTTACATTAATTTTATTTCAAATTTAAAAATCACAGTCAAGCAACTTAAAAATTATATATGTATTGTTTAATATCTTATGTTATTAGTAATTAATCAAAGTTTTTTGGAATTTATTATAATTTCTGCTACGTTTTATAATTGCTACACTATGTGTTATTTACTCTTATACGCTCCCGCTAACATTGTGTTGTTAATATGCGTACTATGTATAAGATACAATTATAAACCTTTTAAGGATGGTTATTTCCTGCAATTTTAGGGATATGTAATCCTAAAATTTAACTGCTATTTGTTGCAGTCTGCAAATTCAATATTCAATTTTATAATTGATAGATAACGTCAATATTAGCTAAGTCAAGCCAATTTTATTGGTATGGTTGAACGTCCACAAGTATAGATATAGCTACCGCAAGGTGACTATCAACTTAACTTATAATTAATTATAACATAAGTAAATTGATATTGCAATACTAATTTTATATTTTACTTTTATAATATTAATATGCAATTACTTATTATATTATACATATTAATTTTACATGTTACGATGGTATTGTGAGGTCGTGAGAGGCTCATGGTTGAATGTTTATATGGTTTATAGTCAAGTATGTATAAATAGGGTAAAAGCAGCTTAATGGTATTGTATTTTTTAATGTGAGCTATTTAATATTTATATAGGACTATAGTCCTATCTTTTAAGACTATTTTGTGCTTAGTATCTAGTCATAAAAGTGGTGAGTGTATACTCTATTTAGTATGTTTTTATAGTCAAAGTGGTGATTGTTTGAAAACAGTTAATCAATGAGTCAAAATAGGCTATATAATAGACTTTATAGGTTTGTTTATACTATTACCTTTTTATTGTGTCTATGCAATTTTAGTGCTATTTTAAAGGTAGTTATTTTTATGAATTGTTTATTATTTACATACAATTTAATATAGTAATTTGATATTATGTAAGCATTAATATATTTAATGTTTTAATTATTATTTATTGATATTGTTAATGTTAGTATTAATTATATTAAGGTGTCAAGTAGTTTGACTTTACAGTTGTTGTATTTAGATTGTATAGGTCTATAGCACTAATGATATATAGGTATAAAGTCCTAGTGTAATGTAGGTCTATAGTCCTAGTAGTGTATAGGACTGTGGTATTATGTATTCACCAAGTCGCACCTTGTTATAACGAAAAAAATGAGTGATCACTCATTATCCAATTAATACCATATTTATTTTTAGCTTTTTATCCTTCTTCTCCAAACAGAAATAAAAATAACAATTACCATTTATTCCCATATACAAAATTCAGACTAAATTGAGTATGATAATAAATCAATTATCTATCTGATTTATTCAAATTCACATTCAATTTTCGCAAAGTTCCAGATAAGAATATTTATGTAGAACTACTAGAACACTGCTAACCGTAAGCGTAGGGGATAGTTTACAAATTTTAATCAATTATTTTTCAAGAAATGCCCCGTAGCACTTCTATTCACACACTAACTCAATTTTCCAATATTTCACTCTAAAATTAACTTTAAAATTACAAAAAATAATCATAAATAATTTTACTAATTAATTCCATTCATATTTAAATCTATCAATAAATATTATCAAATATATTATTAAAACTATTAAAAATCACAAAATTTCGTTCGTAACCTCTGTCGATAAAACTCACTTATATCAACAAAAACTCTGATTTTATAATTCTAAAAATTAACCAATATCTTTACATAATCAACATCAAACCTTACTCCTACACTACTTAAACGATATAACCACATTCTGGACTAAATATTCTATTATTGGCATCCCTAATTAATCAGAAAATCATCTTCAATTACTACTCTATCTAAGCTTATATAAGTATTTTAATAATTTTTGACGAAGTAGCTAAATTTTAACAATGATAAAAATGATAAATTTGAACTTTTTTACGTTTTGATTTGTGTAGCGTAGCGGAACAAAACAAATAAGCAAAACATTCTGATTAGTAATAAATAATTAGTAATTATATAAACACATAAATTTTAAAATTTTGAAAAAGAATACTCACACTATAATCTATTTCTAAGTTATAATATGAGCTTGGATTTGGTGGGAGGAGAGGTTGTATTATTTTGTGGATTATTAGATTAGCTAAAGTCCCAAATCGGTAATTTATTATTATATGTTTTTCCACCGTTTTGTGACTAAGTTTTATATTTTAGTTTTCTTATCAACTGTTTTTATGTCATGTCAAATAATTTCCAATACCTTTTACCTTTATTCTCTCCATATGTTTCTTGTATAGATTCCACTCTATATTTTATTTTATTATCTGCAAAATATCCATTAATAGTATTAACGCCTAAAGATTTGTGATTCTTATCAACTGTTTTTATAGCATTAGCTTTTATAAATTTTTTAAATACATTTTTTTCATCCTTAAACATTTTAATATCAATAAACTTTATTAACTGTTCATTAAAAGTCTCAGTAGTAATAATATCATCCAAACATTTAAATTCTGATATTGGAATCCTGTATCTATCACACAATATCTGGAGATGCCCTAACTTATTAGTCAACTGTTTATTAGTATCAGTAATCTGTTTTGCTAATTCAATATCTGATTGTAACTTATAATACAGTGCATCATTCAATTTTAGAGCAACTGTTTTATCTTCCTGAATATTATATATCAATCCGTTAGTATTCTTCCTGCTATGTACATTTATATAATCCTCTGGAGTACTGTTTAAAAAATACTGCCCATACTCAAATATTTTATTCCACTGATTCAAATATGACTGTATGCTATTTTGTTTAAATTTCCTAATATAAATATTTGGTTTATCATTCTCATTCTGGATTCTTTTTCTACCTATACATTGCTGAATTGTATCAAAATCATATATATCCACAATTATATGTTTTAGCTGTTCATCTTTAATATTAATTCCATTGTCTAGTACTTTTGTGGTAAATAAAGTTCTGGAATCAAATTTAGAATCTTCCACAATCTGATATCTGACATTCTTATCTGAAAATTTAAACTTACTATTATTCTCGCTGCACAAGAATGAAGAATCACTTTTCATTTGTTTATGCATAATTAACGCTTTAGTTGCATCATTACAAAACATAATAATCTTTTCTTCTGGCGGTTGATTATTTATCATTTCTATAATTGTTTCATCACTATTGTAATAGTATAAATTCTCATAGACTAATTCATTATTAAGTATGTAAAGTTTTATATTTTTATTTATTACTTTCATGTATTCTTTAAATGTCTCGCACGTAGCTGATAAGAATATAGCAATATTATTTTTCAGGTTAATTAAATAGTGTAATGCAATATCTGTTTCAGCATTAAAGTTACTATCTGAAAAGAAAAAGTGGCATTCATCTGCAACTACATACTTGAATCTATCTATATTAAATTTACCTCTTTTTAGTATCTCTATTAACTGGTGATAACTAAGTGCTGTGATATTTGGCTTTAGTTTAATATCTTCTTCAATTTGCTTCTTTAATAGTTTTCTATTGGTTAAAAATAATATCTTATTGTGAGTAATTTCAGCATAGTCATTTAATCTAGTAATGACAAAATAACTCTTACCTGCGCCAGTGGGGGCGTTAATTAACACCTTATCTTCCATAACCCATGAGAGCATATCGGATTCAGGAATAATATCTGATATAGTTACTCTATTTACCATTTATTAATAATCCTCTCTCATTGATGATGCCATGTGCTTTTAGAATTTTATAATACTCTTCAACCACATCTAATCCGCTAAATTTCATCTTTTCTGAAATCCAAGTAGGTTCAATAAACTCAGAATTAATTCTTAGGAATTCTTTAGTTTTCATATACTTCCACATACTCTTTGGGTATGTATCAAATTTAGTATTCTTTATTGTGTTTATAATAAATGCTTGCCAAATACGCCTATCTACTAAAAATATAAAATCACCAAATATAGGATATCCAACATACCAAGGTATTTTTGATGTATTGTGTTTTCTCCAAAAATTATTAGCATACTTCTCATCTATAAGAGCTTCTGGATAGAATATGTAGTTCTCTGGTAGGAACATATTACAATGTTGTTGGATTAACTCTTGCTGTTTGGTTATGTCTGATTTATTATTTTGTATTATATTATCAATATCATTTTTATATTTAGGATCATAAATCCATTTCTTCAATTCCACATCATCAATTAATATATCTGACAGTCTTCTTTTGGTCATAGTATCTATTCTATCTTTGTATTCAGATAAATTAATCTCAATTGTAGCTATTTTATTTTCTCTAATCTTATTATATTTTACTTCATTGATAAAATTAGTTACTGCAATTTCAATAAACATTTTGTTCTCACCATACTCGCAAACTAAGTCTGGAACAATATCTTTTCTTGGTTGCTCTAAATAAACATTATCAAATTTTAAAACTTGTTCTTCTCCATTTAAGTAATCGTATATTAAATTATCCTTATTGATTCTCTCGTCTAGTTCTTTGAATTCTTTCTTTGGTAAAAAAGCAGACTTACTATGTATAGTATACTTTGGTAGCTTAACAATTTTATATTCAGCTAATATTTCTTTAGCCATTAAGTGTATTGCCGTTTGTTGCGCTATTAAAATATTACATTCAGCAGCAACGTGAGCAAAATGATGTTCATTAATTTCTCCTTGTCTTGCAATAAGCTTTTCACCACAGTTCGGACATACACATTCACACTTTAATCCCTGCTCAACTTCATCTACGTGTTTTATATTTCCGTTCTTTACTCCATAAGTTAGTGTTGCCATTTATTTTTCTCCTTATATTCTAATATAGTTCGAGTTAAATTCTACACCATTCATTCTATTTGTCAATATGTTTTATATTTTAGTTCATTAAAACGCTACGTTTCTGTAATATTTTTATAGAAATTACGCTAAACTTAATAATTATCATTATTTTTTAATCTTATTAGATATATTTATAAAAACACCAATATCACATTTTTTAATAGCATCTAATAACTCTTCTTTACTATAATTATCTAATAAACTTAAATCAATTTCTTCATCCATCCTATAACTTAATTGAGATGTATAATTCCTCTCACCTTTAGCATACTTTTTCATTGTTGTATTAGGATCTCCGTGATGTCCTTGTTTTTGTGTTTTCAAAACATCTTTTGTCATTTTCCAAGCGGAGTCACATGAGCTTGTTTTAAGAGAATGTATACCTATATTTCTTTCTTCTCTATCAATATTATATTGCTCACAGAATTTACCAATAATTTTGTATAAAGTTTTATCACTTATATTAAATATCCTCTTTTTATTATCATCATCTTTTTTTAGTTGTAATAATTTTTCATAAAATTTATCACTTATAGCCGTAGGATCTTCTTTTCCACCTTTATCTATAACTTTTATAACCCAAACCATTGCTCCAGTTTCAACATCTTCTTCTCTCTTGATATCTTTCCATGTCATATTTAATACTGCTGATTTTCTAATACCAGTGACGTAACAGGTTTGGAAATATAAAGATGCAATTAATCCTTTATCTCTATATGTTTGAGATTCTGCGAAACTATATAAATCTTTTCTCTCTTGATTTGAAAATGGGGAGTAGCTGTTTGGATTGTCATCAAGTGAGTCCATGTAAAAAATAACTGAATCAATATCATTATTTTTTGTGTGCAAATAATCAAATAGTGATTTTAGTCCCGCTATTTTAGAATTAACTGTACCATTGGAATTTTTTATTTTCCCAGTTTTTTTATTTTCCTTTTTTAGTAGATATGTGACAAATAGTTCTACATCGTCACTATTTATTTTTTTTAAATCATCCCATGTTAATATACTTAAATCTTTTCCTGTGGCATATTCAAAAAATTCTTTAATATGACCCCTATAACTTGATTTTGTATGTGAACTTTTTCTTTTTTCAAGAAACATATTAATGTAACTAAACACTGAGTTATTTTTAAATCCCACCACCATTGATCTTGAATTTTTCATTTCTTGCAATTCTGTCATAATTATTTCCTCCAATATATTTATTGTTAACTTTATATTTAAGTTTCTTCATAAATTTATTATAACCCATATTATAATAATTAGTCAATAGATAAATTTGAAATATTTATAACCTTCTTTATTAATATGACTGATAATTTAATGAATTAAAATATAAAATAGTATTGACATTTAAAGACATAATGTATATAATTAACACTGAAAAGAGGTATGCATATGACTGATTCAGAAAAAACAGTTAGAAATATTAGTTCAGCTAATGTGTGGAATACATTAATGGATAAATTGGATTTAGATTTAAAGAGTATTCAGAATAATGGCAAGTGCATAACATTAGGCAAAAAAGAAGCAGAAAAAATTCTAAAAAAGTATAAAAACTAAAATATAAACTAGGAGAAAGTTATGGATTGTAGAAATTGCGAAAATTACAGTGGCTATTGTGTCATTGAAATTGATATTGACCCATTAGAGATAATGGACGGATATTGTTTTAAGTTTAGATATAAATGTAAATCAAGTTTTCAGTATGATGAAGATGATATCTACACAAAAGATAATTATAAAGAGAGTGAGGAGTAAAAATGGGATCAGTAAAGATTGATATTTATAAAGATGATAGAAAATATTTTGAAACATCGTATTCCAGTGAAGAGGATATATACGACATATTATGGTTGTTGGATATTATATTGCAAGATGCTCAAAAGGGTAATAAGGAAGCATTAATCACTTTAATGGATTTGAAAAATTTGATGACAGTTAATAATCCAGTATTTAATGAATATACCAATATTCAAATGGGATTCAAACCTATGAAACTTGAAGACCAAGGGAAAGAAATAATAGAAGTTGTGGCAAGTAGATTAAACATGCCGAAAAAAGAATGTGAAAAACAAGTGTTGAACGCTGTGCTACATATCAAGAAAACAAATTTAAATAATTGGTATGATTGTATTAATAAAAATTATAAAAGTCATATAGTTGCTGCGAGAAAAAAGAATTTTGTTGATGCTTTAGTATTTTTACCTAGAAGAACTTTGGCTAGTCATGAGGGGAGCAAGATTACTTCTGAGAGCTTGTGGCAGGTCGATTACTGCAAGAAATATGTGGTGGCTAAACATATTTATAAGGGAGATACCTATCCTGAAGATTTGCAGGAGTTGATTGAGTTATTAAACAGCAATAAAATTAAGTTAGATAAATTAAAGGCTATAAAATTAAGAACTGGTAGTGAAAAATCTGAAATGAATAAAAGGATTAAATTGGATATTTCAATTAGAGATGATATCAATATTTTAAAAGATCATTATAAAATACCTAGAAATCACAACTACACGGAAGGACAAGACGTTAGTAACAATGAGTTAATGTATTATAAAAGAAAACCAATAGAGTTTGAAGAACTTGTAGAGAAAGAATATGACAACTCTGAAGCTTTAAATGAATGGCAAGTTGAAAAAATAAAAAATATTGCCAGTAAGATATTAACCAAGAGGCAATTGGTTGTATTTAGTCTTTATTATGAGTCTAGATTAACTCAACAGGAGATTGCTAGTATAATAAATGACGACCAAAGGAATGTCGCCGATGCTATAAAAAGAATTATTAAAAAAATAAAAGAGAAAATTTAGAAAAAGTAATGTATTTTTGCACAACCCTGCCACCTGTGTGTAGGGATAATTAATAATTGGAGGTTATTGATGTATTTAAGATTATACGATAATACAAGCATGAAATTAGAATTATTCCCAACATTTAATAAAAGAGTTGAATATATAAATGAAAACTTATTCAACAATGTATTACATGAAACTTATTATAATATTTGTTCTAGAAACTTTAAAAATAAAAATCAGATTGAAAATATAGAAAATAGATGGTTGGGTATAAAAGTTGTAAACAAACCTAACAAAGATGAAAAGCTAAAAGCTACACTAAATTACATAGCTGGATATTTATTGGGAGAAAAAGAATATCCCATAAATATTAAAATTAGAAGATATCTTGAATTGTCAAGATTGTCTGATCCAACTCAAAATGAGTTGGTGGAATTAAATAGTTTAAAAAACAATGTTTTGTATTGTAAGAGCCAAAAATTTCGAGACAACAGAAAAGATTTTATTATTATGATTAACTCTCATATGGAAAATCTTCTAATGCACAACTTAAATAAGCTTGAACAGATAGAAAACAGAGAATATACAGAACAATTTATGTATGACTACACTATTGATAGATTAAATGTTTGTAATGATATAAAATATAAAATATCAAGTACTGTAGACACCTTGCATACTAACATAATTAAAAAAGAAAATTTATTTAGAGAAATACAGAGTGAATATAAAAATATTCAGAATTCTGATGATACAATAAAATATATTTCTAATATAGTGAAAGATATAAAAAAAATAGATTCAGATAATATTTACTTAGAAAAGCAGATTGAATATCTAAATGATGAATATTTGATGGCAACAGAACTCATTTATAACAATAATTAAAAACATAAAATATAATCCATTCTCACAGCCTATTTAAGCGAAATAATTGCTTAAACGTAAAAGTGTTCATGAAAAAAATTTTCGTCTAATCACGGGGTTGTCAGAATTATTTTTGATTTTTACGTTTTTGAAACCAGCATGGCTGTAGGGTTTCAAAATAGCAAAAAGTAACTAAATTTAACGACGAGGTGCCGATATTATGGCAAAAGAAACTGATCAATTTTTTACACCTGAACGTTGTTTAAATTGTTTAGGAAAATGTAAAAAGGAAATGAATGCAATTTTCAAAGAAGGATTTGAGAATGGTAGAAATGAAATACTGTGTGGCAAGCATATAAAAAGCAAAAAGGGGAATAAACTTGAAAAAAATCAGTAAGGATCTATTTCTAAAAGCAATTAAAATTGGCAGAAGAGATTTAGTAGCTAGAACAAAGAATAATCATTATGGAATTGACAAAATAGAACATGAATTAAGAAAGTCAATAAACTAAAATATAAAATAATAAATATAAAGGGGAATTGTAGAATATGGATATGAGTATTACTAGAGGTTTATCTGAATTGAAATTGCTCAAAGACAGAATAGAAAGAAAAATACAATCATCAAAGTATATAGTAGGCAATAAGAAAAGCAATAAGAAAATTGATGGCATTTATAGTAAAGAAGATTTAATTACTACAATAAAAGCTGACTATCAAAGTGTACTAGATTTGATTAATAGAAGGAAGATAATTAAGTCTGAAATAGTTAAATCAAATGCAAACACAGTAGTTAAAATTTCCGAAAAAGAAATGACTGTTGCAGAAGCTATAGAAAGAAAAGAATCAATTCAATTTGAAAAAACTCTACTTAACACTATGGAGCAACATTATAGACTTGCAATTGCAAAAGTTGCGAATGAAAATGAAAAAGTACAAGCAAATTTAGATAATCTTCTTAATACCACTTTTGGTAAAGAGAATAAAAATAAAACAGCGGAGAATGAGATTAAAATAATTTCAGATCCATATCTTGAGCAAAATGAGTGGGAAGTAATTAATCCACTAAAATTGCAAGAGGAAATAGAAAAGTTGAAGACTAGTATAGAAGATTTCCTGAACGAAGTGGACTTCAGCCTTTCGGAATCAAATACAATTACTAAGATTCAAATACCTGATTGAGTGGATTAGCGCTCTGGAAACTTATGAAGCCCAGAGCCTTGTAAATAGTTTAATATTTTGTAGTTATCCGAAAACTATAGACTTAAATCACCCAATTCTTCAGGGTATATTGAGGAAACAAGAAGGATTAAGTTTATATTCAAATAATGAATATTGATTTTATTATCTAAAATCTTACGTACATATAGGCGTATAATGCGTAAAAGTTCAAAGGTTAAATTTCAATACTCAAAGTTTAGAATTTAAAGCTCTTTTTGATTAAAGTTATAAAACATAAGTCTAAAAGCTCGATAAAATCCAAGATAAAAGGTTCAAGTGTTGATTTAATTGGCTTATAGTATTCCTCTTGGCTGGATAGTTACAAGTAAGTTTCATAGATGAGTAAAATATAATTAAAATAAAAGGAGATTATAGAATATGGCGAAGGCAAAAATTAATGAAAGTCACACATTATCAGCAGAAGGATTTTTGAACATCACTGGTGATAAAATAATGATAGAAGCGGAAGATGTTGGAGAAAAGAATTTGGCAGATTTATTAATAAAATTTAATGGAGAATTAGTTAAATTTAGCATAAAGAAAAATGATGATATCGTAAAATAAATAGTGAAAATATTCGGGCATCAGCTCTCTAATTCTCTGCGACGGAGACGTTAAATATGAGCCGAAACTTTAAAGCTGGTTTTTATGTTAGTCTTCCGTGAATGACGGGGACATTAAAACGCAGAATATTATTCACGTGTATGTATGTCGGGATGGAGACGGAAAACCCATTCTCATTGGTCGGGATGAAAACTTAAAATTCATTTACTATTACAAGGAGCTAGGTTATATCTCCTTGTTTTTTGTTGTAAAAATTTATTGAATTAAAGGGGTGTATTCGCATAGAATCACTAATAGATAAACAAGTTCAAAGAAACTATATAATTGATTTATGGAAGAGTGGAAGTAACTATAGACAAGCAAGTATTGTTACAAACCAAAAGTTTAATACTGATTATTGGGATAGCGAAAGAGTTAGAAGTATTACTAGAAAATACAGAAGTAAGATTGAAAAATTAAGCGTAGGAAATCTAGTCAAAAAATTAGAGCATCCCATAAACACAAATTATAAAATGCTTAAAAATAAAAGAAATAAAATACTTGTATTAAGTGATTTACATATTCCTTTTCATAGGAAAGATGTTTTCGATATTGTTACTAGACATAAAGATGAAATAAAAGCTATTGTCTGTGCTGGAGATGTTCTGGACATGTTCGAAGTTTCTAAATATCCAACACTTAATCAATATCCAGTTGAGCAAGAATTAATAGACGCTATAGATGTTTTTAAAAAGATGAAAGATATAGTGGGTAATGAAGTTGAAATAATATTATTCTACGGGAATCATGATGCAAGATGGCGTAAATATATTGCAAATATGCACCAAAAAAAATTATATAAATTCATTAATCCAAATGTCCTTGAAATGTTAAAATCAGGATTTACACTTTATGACAATGGTGAAGAAAAACGTTATGAAGGTGTTGCAGATTTAAAAATAATAAACTCATGGTATGTGAATATAAATTCAGAATTAATTATTTGTCATCCAAATAATTTTTCAAGAGGCGAATTAAAGAATGCCAAAACCGCAATAGACCACTTTATTAGTAGTGGAGAGCATTTTAATGCATTGGCGGTAGCTCATAATCACCATCAATCTGAGTGTCCTAGATATTTAGGTAAATATGCGATTGAAACAGGTTGCATGTGTCAAGAATTTGATTATTCAAATGGTAATACAGGTACTAGACCACAAGATTATGGGTATGCTCTATTTTCTTTTGATGGTAATAATAAAATAAATAAAAATGAAAGTAAAATATACACATTAGACGGAAATTCTGTTGCTGATGAAAAATCTCAAGTAAAAATAATATTTTAAATATAAAAGGTATAAAAGGAGATTATTGTGGAATTAATTGAAAAAACAAATGTTTATGATGATAAAGTAGTAAAAACTTATTATATTAATGGAGTTTTAATACCAGTAGAAGATTATGATGATGTTTTGGAAGCTTGTGAAAATGAAGTAGATGAAGATTGTAACAGTTGTGATTGTTGTCAAGAATATCCTGAATACATCGAAGAGATGTTGGATGATTGTATTGAAGCAATATCAGACTCCGAAGGCATTTGCGAAGATTGCTTTAAATCAATTTTACATAGTCTGTATATGGAAGGCTATAAAGAAGGCTCAATAGACACTAGATTAGAATTAATTGGTCAACTTAGTGATGAAATAGAAGAAATTGAAGATGACGAATAATTTTTAAATATATCGTGCTCACCTGAATTTACAGGTGAGCATTTTTATGTTTAAAAATTATTATCAAATGTAAAAATTTATAGAAAAGGGTGAATATCAGATGCCTAAAGTTGGTAAAAAAACTAGACAGCCTAAGCAGGTGTCTGGTAATGGTTATTGTAGAAAATGTCAAAGCACACTATCATTGGAAAAATTTTATGAAGCAACTAATCCAATGCTTGATACAAATGGTCGTATTTCAATATGTCGTGAGTGTTGTAATTTATTATATAAAGAATATTTTTCAATTTATAATAATTTAGAAAGAGCATTAGATTTAACTTGTCGAGATTTAGATGTAAGATTTGATAGTCGAATATTAATACAGGTACAATCACATATAGAAAAATTATTATCTAGTGGCAAAAAAGCGGAAGCTGTTTTTGGATATTATAAAAGTAAATTGGGATCAACTGGTAAAAATAATGAAAAATTTGATTCTTTTAGATATAAAGATAGTAATAATTTAAATTATAATTTAGAAAAAAGATTAATTGGAGAAGAAAATAAAGAGGTTGATGAAGATTTAGTATTATTTTGGGGAAAAGGATTTAATATTGAAGATTATATTTTTTTAGAAATTGAATTATCAAATTGGCAAAAAACTCACAAATGTGACAATCATGCGGAATTAATATTGTTGAAAGAAATATGTATGAAGCAATTAATAATTAGAAACAATCGAGCTGAAAATAAAGATGTGTCTAAAGATGTAAAGGAATTACAAGAATTGTTTAAAACTTGTTCAGTAGATCCAGCGAAAGCTAATGCTATTGGTAGCGGCCAGTCAGTTGATAGATTTGGTGTATGGGTAAAAGATATTGAAGCACTTAAACCTGCTGAATGGTGGAATAAACAAGAAAAATATAAAGATATGGATGGTTTTATGCCATATATTAACAACTATATAGTAAGACCTATTAAAAATTTCTTCACTGGGGTAAAAGATTTCTTTATTGATGGTAAAGATTTATCATTTAAAGATGAGGATGTAAAACAAGATGAGTAGTATAAATAATTATCAAGGTGATTTTTATAGACATGCCAGATCATTTAATCCATCAATTCAGCCAAAGTTAATGGTGAATAAAAATAAAAGTGAAGAATGGGAAGATAACTTAATAGATTGGATTACTTTTTATCGTAGGAATATTCATAGATTTATTGAACATTATTTTCAAATTAAACTGCATTTATATCAAATTATATGGATATATTTTATGTCCATATGTGATAGCTTTGTAACTATAGCTTCAAGAGCAAGTGCTAAATCTTGGCTTATAGCTTTATTGGCTTGTGCTAGAGCTGTGCTCTGGCCTTATTCAGAAATTGTAATTGTAGCAAAAACAAAAAAACAAGCAGGTATTATATTTGGGAAAATAGATATGCTAATGAGTGATTATCCTAATTTAAGAAGAGAAATTAGTGAGTTTAAAAATTCTCAAAATGATAGATACTGTAAATTTTATAATTCTTCTAAGATTGTCGCAGTAATATGTGACGATGGTGGAAGAGGTGAACGTTCATGTTTTACAATTGGGGAAGAATTTCGTTTAATGGATAAAATTAAATATGATGAAATTGTAAGACCTTTTGCCGTAGCTAGACAAACACCATATACAAAAAATCCTAAATATTCACATTTAATAGAAGAACCAAAAGAAATATTAATTACATCTGCATACTATAAAAGCCTTTGGTGGTATGGAGAAATGGAAGAAAATATTAAACTTATGCTCAAAGGTGAAAAAGCGGGGGTAATATATTTTGATTTTCCAGTAGCTATAAAACATGGTATAAAAACTAAAAAAGTTATAGCTAAAGATAAACAAAAAATGGGTAGTATTGAGTTTCAACAAGAATATGAAAACATTCCTTTTGGTGAAAATGGTGACGCATTTTTTAAACTAGAAATGCTTTCTAAAAATAGAAATATAAAAAAAGTTTTTTATCCATTAAATAAAGATATGTTTGATAAAAAACGAAATCCATATAATATAAAACGTGTAGATGGTGAAATTAGAATAGTTTCAGTTGATGCAAGTTCAAGAAAAGGCGAGGCAAATGATAATACAATCATTACATGTATCCGAGGATTACCTACAGCTAAGGGATATGTAAGAGAATATGTTTATATGGAGTCTGAGCAAGGAGAACATACTGGCAAACAAGCATTGCGAATCAAACAAATTTATCATGATTTTGAAGCAGATTACATTGTACTTGACCTTCAAAATGTAGGAATTGCAATATTCGAGAGACTTGCGGTAGTTACTAAAGATGATGAGCGAGGTATCGAATATGATGCTTTAACTGTTTATGAGCATAAATCTCTTGATAAAAAATTAATTAATGAATTAAAAGAAAAAACATTGGCTACGAAAGCAAAACCAGCAATATATCCTATTTTAGCATCGGCAAAATTAAATAGTGATATTGCGGTAAATTTTAGAGATTGTTTAAAAACAAAAATGATATCGATACCTGTTGATAATATTGATGGTGAAGAATTTTTATTAAAAACTAATAACGATTTTAAAGAAACAAATGACCTTGTTTTAAGAATGTGGTTTCTTGAACCTTATATGCAATTTTCGTTAATGGTTAATGAAACCATTAATTTAAGTTTTAGTGTTGTAAGTGGAAATATAAAATTAGAAGAACAAAGTGGAGAAATGAAAGACAGATATACTTCATGTTCATATGGAAATTATTTTATTTCATTACTTGAACAAAAATTATTAAAAGTTGAAGATGATGAAGATTTATCTAAAATTCCACCATGTGTATCAAATTTAAATATTAAATTATAAATTAAAAATATAAAATTCTTCACGAAAGGCAGGTGGCAAAATGGCAAGACCAAAAGGTAGTACGAATAAGCCCAAACAAAATCAACAACTAAACTCGCAACAACAATTATCTTCAAACCCAACTATAGCATCTCAAGTAGATGATAATACATTTCTTTTAACATCACAAAAATATGAACAAAAAGCATTAGAAGAAGCTATGCTTAATTTTACAACAAAAAGTAATTTTAGGTCAACGTATTTTAATGAACAAAATACTAGTTTAAATATTAGTATTGATGATATAGATAATTTAGCTTTAAATGCTCAAACAAATTTGAATAGTATAATGAAAATTAATAATATTGTTCGTTATTTTATAAATAAGAACGATGTTTTAGGTAAGACATATGAGGCTTTAGAAACAAATGTAAATTCTCAATGGGAATTAATATTTCCTAAATTTAATGAAGATGAAAAAGAAATGTATAATGAAATAAAAATTATAATAGAAAATTTTAATAAATCCATTGATTTAGATAGACTTGTTGTAGAGTCTATACCTATGACTTTTATAGAAGCTAATTACATTTTTTATCTTAGAAAAGATATTAAAAACAAATCTTATCAAATAGATTATTATCCATTGGGTGTAGCTGATATAGCTGATTATAATGAAGCTGGTGAACCATATATTCTTATTGATATATATGAGTTAAAAAATAGATTACAAAAAATTTATAAGAAAGACAGAAAAAACAAACCGCTTTTTTATAAAGATATGGATGAAGAAGTACAAGCTACTTATCCTAAAGAAGTCTATAATGCATATATAAATAAAGAAAGATATGCTGTGTTGGATATAAAAAATACAGGTGTAATGAGAATTAATAATTTAAAACGAAAGTATGGTTTGTCACCTGTTTTTAAAGCACTTAAGCCTTCTATTAGACTTGAAAACATTGAATTATCTGATGATAAGAATACGTTAGTTCGTGGAAAAAAAATTATTTTTCAAAAGCTTAGAGAAGAATTAGTCACAAAAGCTAATGAAATGCCAAATATAACTTGGTCATCTGCGCAGGCTAAAGCACATTCTGATCTGATGGGTGCACTCTCTTCTAGTGGAGTAACTGTTTTTACAGCTCCTCCATGGACAGAAGAAATTTCTTATATTGAAAGTAAGTTAGAACCTACTAACGCACAAATAAAAAATCAATATCGTGATCAAATTATGCAAGGATTGGGTATATCTTATTTGAGTGCTACTAAGGGGAGCTATGGTTCTGCGGAAATATCAATTAAAGAGTTAATGAAACTTATAAATCGCATAAGCGAACAGTTAGAAAAAATTCTCCATAAATTTTATATGGGATTGCTTCATGATTTGGGTTATGACGTTAAATTTGCACCAAAGATTAAAGTTATTGATTCAGAACAACTTGAAATGGAAATAAAATTACAATTAGTTGAAGTTTTATTTAATAAACTTTCGTGTTCATATGAGAGTGCATATAAATTTATGGGATTAAATGCAGAAGATGAATTTATGCGTAGAAAGCAAGAAAAAGAAGATGGATATGAAGAAGTTTTTGCCCCTCATTTGACTAGTTACACATCAAATGGAGATTCTAATGATGATGAAAACAAAGGTGGAACTCCTATTGAAAATAAAAATTTGGATAGGAAAGAATATGATGAAAACTATAATGAAGATAATAATAGGTAATTAATATTTATTTTAGAGGTGTTTAATTTGAATAATATATTTTATTGTTACTCTAAACCACTAAAAGATTTTTTGATTGAAAATAAGTTTAGATATTTTTCTAGTGCATTACACAATGAAACAAAGAAGAAATTCTGGATGTTTAATAAAACAGAAGAATTAAATAAATATTTAACTATATGGGTAAGCGTCAATTAGAGCACACCTACTAATAAGTTTTTTGAAGTGAGATAATTACTCCATGAAAAATCAAGGAGGAAATTATTCATGACTAAAGCAGAACAGCAAAAACAATGGGACGTTAGAGTAAGTGAATTTAAGGCTAGTGGTCAAAGCCAAGCTGCATGGTGCAAAGCCCAAAATATTAATCTTCGCACATTCAATTACTGGTTTGTAAAATCTAAAAAAACTGTTTCGCCATCAAGAAAACCATCAAATTGGATATCCTTAAAAGCCCGTGAACGAGAAGAGAATCCGAGGGATTCTGTCTTTAAAGTAAAAATAGGCCAGGCAGCTATTGAGGTAAAGCCTAATTTTGATTCTGTGCTTCTTTTAAACATTGTGAAAGTTCTTAGTACTTTATGCTAAACAAGATTTCCGTAGAGCAGGTATATTTAGCCTGCGGAAGCACTGATATGAGGAAATCAATTGACGGATTAGCAGCTATAGTGCAGGAGGGATTTTTCTTAGATCCTTTTTCATCTTGTCTATTTGTGTTCTGCAATAAATACCGGAACAAACTGAAAATTCTTAAATGGGAACATAACGGCTTCTGGTTATATTATCGAAGGCTTGAAAAAGGAGTTTTTCAATGGCCTAAAGAGAACACTGTATCCACTATGCCAATTAACATTAGGGAGTTAAATTGGCTATTGGATGGATTGTCATTAGACCAACATCTTGCACACAAAAAAGTATCAGCAAATGCAGTAATATGAATACTTTCAAGAAGAAAAAACTTCTAGAAATATCACGAATTTTGTAGTCAAAATACGTGAGAAATGATATAATAAACGCATGGAAAACACAGTAAATTCAACAGTTACAATAGAAAAGCTACAAGAAGAAAATGAAATTCTTCATCAGAAAAATTCACTTCTTCAACAAGAAAAAGCGGAACTAGCAGCCAAGCTAAATTGGTTTGAAGAACAGTTCCGTTTGAATCAACATTGGCGATTCGCAGCTTCTAGTGAAAAGACAGACCCTGAACAAATTTCACTTTTTAATGAGTCTGAGGTTGAAGCAAAGCCTGATGCGCCTGAACCTACTGTTGAAGAAATCACATATAAACGTCGTAAAAGCAAGGGCCACAGAGAAGAAATGCTTAAAGACCTTCCTATAGAGGTTATAGAGTACCGTCTTTTAGAAGATGAAAAAGTCTGCGATTGTTGCAGCGGCGAACTTCATGAAATGAGTATTGAGATAAGAAAAGAACTTAAAATTACGCCTGCACAAGTAAGCGTTGTAGAACATAGAAAATGTGTATATGCCTGCCGTAAATGTGAACAGAATGAAATAAAAACGCCTATCAAAACCGCATCAATGCCAAGGCCTGCAATACCAGGAAGTATAGCATCATCATCGGCAATAGCCCATATAATGACGGAAAAGTTTGTTAAAGGATTGCCACTTTACCGCCAAGAACAGGACTGGAAGCGTATGGGCGTGGAGATATCCCGCCAAACAATGTCTAATTGGATGATCCAGAGTTCTGATAGGTGGCTACGACTAATTTATGAAAGAATGCATGAGCATCTTATGAAAAGGGACATCTTGCATGCCGATGAAACCACATTGCAGGTACTGAATGAAGCTGGAAGGCCAGCTGATTCGACCTCATACATGTGGTTGTACCGAACTGGGCGAGAAGGATCTCCTATTGTACTTTATGATTATCAAACAACTCGGGCAGGCAAGCATCCCAAAAAATTTCTCGAAGGTTTTAAAGGTTACTTGAATACAGATGGATATTCAGGCTATAATGACATGTCTGGAATTATCAACGTTGGCTGTTGGGCTCATGCTCGACGCGGGTTTACTGATGCTTTAAAAGCAATGCCACCTAAAAAGGATGATAAACCCACTGCCACCGAAGAAGGATTAGCATTTTGTAACAAGCTATTTGAAATAGAAAGAGGCTTGCATGATGTAACAGTAGAAGAAAGATATGAAGGCCGCCTAAATAAAAGTCGTCCAATATTAGAAAAATTCAAGGAATGGCTTAAATATCAGCGCCCGAGAGTTACTCCGAAAAGTGCATTGGGTAAGGCAATTCAATACTGTCTAAACCAGTGGGATAAACTGGGGTCATTTATGTTGGATGGAAGGCTAGAAATTGATAACAATCGTAGTGAAAGGTCGATTAAACCTTTTGTAATCGGCAGAAAAAACTGGATATTCTCAAATAGTTCGAAAGGAGCTACTTCTAGTGCTACAATTTATAGCGTTGTTGAAACTGCTAAAGAAAACGGGTTGAATCCATTTATATACTTGATGTATCTTTTAGAAAGACTGCCCAATATGGACATCAAGGATAAAGATGCCTTGGATAAGCTTATGCCATGGTCGGATAGTTTACCTTCTGCTTGTAGAGTTAAATAATAACAAAATTATATCCCTATCCTTATTTCAAGGTGGGGATTATTTTACGCTTACCTATATGGAGAGATAGAAAATGATTCTATCTCTTTTAATTTGAGAATTTAATTGGAGGTTATTATATGGGATTGATTAGTGAAACTGTGATGGTTAAGTGGTATGGTACAAATAAAAAATATTACATAAACAAAGGATATCCATTTACCAAAATGGGTGATGAATTTGAAGTTAACGTTGAAGATTTGAGTAATTCGTTTGGTGGTAGCTTTAATGTTAAATGTGATAATTGTAATAAGGAATTGCATATACCATGGATAAATTATAAAAAATGTGTAAAAGAAGATAAAAAATATTATTGTAAAGGTTGCGCAAGTAAATTATATGGTATTCCAAAAAGAATAAAAAAACAATTAAAAAATAGCAAGTCCTTTTATCAGTGGTGTATAGAAAATAATAGACAAGATGTATTGGATAGATGGAATTATAAATTAAATAATTGTAGTCCAATGAATGTGACGTATAGCTCTGGTAAAAAATATTGGCTTAATTGTCCTGTTGGAGTACATAATGCCGAAGAAAAGAAGATAGATAATTTTATAAAGAATATAGAAGGTTGTATTGAATGTAAAGCTTGTAATTCATTTGCTCAATGGGGAATTGATAATTTAGGAGAGGATTTTCTTGAAAAGTATTGGTCTGATAAAAATAAAATAAGTCCTTGGGATATTAGTTATTCAGTTGATAAAAAAGTTTATATTATATGTCAAAAAAAAGAATATCATAAAGATTATTATATAGGATGCAATAAATTTATACAAGGAGCAAGATGTCATTATTGTAACAGTAAAGGTAGTAAAATTCATTATTTGGATTCACTTGGACAATATATAGTAGATAATTTCGGGGAAAATTTTTTAAATAAAATTTGGTCAAACAAAAATAAAAAATCTGCTTTTGAGTATTTATTTAAGAGTACCCAAAAAGTATATTGGAAATGTCCAGATGAAAAACATGAAGACTATCTTAGAAGTATAAAAAATTCTAATAAATATAATTTTAGATGTTCAGAGTGTAATAATTATTCTAAAGGGGAAGAAAAAATTAGTCAATATTTTATAAATAATAATATAAATTACACACCTCAAAAAACTTTTGATGGATTAATTGGACTAGGTGGGGGTAATTTATCTTATGATTTTTATTTATTAAATTACAATCTTCTTGTAGAATATGACGGAGAATACCATTATATTCCAATTAGAAATTATAAAAATGAACCAATAGAATACGCAGAAGAAAGATTAAGAAAACAACAGGAACATGATAGGCTTAAAGACGAATATGCTAAGAACAATAATATAAAATTATTGAGAATTCTATACTGGGATTTCGACGATATTGAAGAGATTCTTGAAAGAGAATTAAATAAAGCGAGTTGATCATATGAAACAATTAAAAGTAGAAATTAAATGTATTAATTGTGGTGAAAATTTAAACATAACCATTGAAAATAATAAAATAATATCTATTGAATTAAATGATGTTTTACATACTTCTGAAGAAGAAGAAATTAAAAATATATTAGAAGGACGTGGAATAGAATTTGGATGAAAATGAGTATGTTTACTTTATTGCTAATGGCACAGAAATAAAAATTGGATATACAAAAAATAATATTAAAAAAAGATTAAAACAACTATCTACAGGTTCTTCTAAAAAATTGTATTTATTAGGTTATATTCATGGTGACAAAAATAAAGAAAAACAATTACACAATCAATTTAGAAGAATTAATTTAGAATGGTTTAATGCTACAGATGAATTATTGGGATTTATAAACACAAATAATAAAATGAATGTTTATATTGATTGGCTGAATGGTAGGCTAATGGTCTATAACAAAATGATAGCATAACTTTGAAAAGCGAAAGGGGGTGAAACATGATTGAAAGATATATTTAAAATACAAGGTAAAGTTGAAATAGCAGAAGAGGAATTTAACAACAATAAACCATATATTGAATTAATTACCCGTTTGTGCTATTTAGATTATCCGAATTTAAATGGAGTTGGATTATCTTCATCAGCCTCAGAAGATAGCTTTGCTTCAATTGTTGATATGCCTATTGTAGCAAAAATTAATAATTCCGAGGATGGATTTAAGGGGCATGAAGTTAAAATAGATAAAAATGGAAATATTAATTTTGGTACGTCTGCATACGGAACAAATGTTGAATGGTATATAAAAAATGATGAAGTAGATGTACCTAACGTTGGTATAAAAACAGTACCATGTTATTTTGCCAAAAGTAAAGTATGGAAAAGATATCCAAAAGTAATTTCTATTATTAAAAAATATATGGACGGAGATGGACTTTACAGTTCATGGGAATTACAAGGCGAAGAGTATAATGATAATAAAGATTACAAAGATTATATAAAATTCACTATGTTGGCTAATGCACTTATTGGCGTAGCTCCTGCATATGGTAAAAATTCTAAAACATTACAAGTAGCATCTGAAAATAATGAATTTGAAAGAGAGATTAGTATGGCATTATCAGAAGATGTTGCTATTTTATCTGAAGAAGAAAAAAAGAAAAAATATACCATAGATAATAGCAAAGAAAGTGCAAAAGATGGTTCTTGGTCTGATGTTGATTTGAGTGATATTAAAGAAAAAGTTCAAAATGCAAGTAATTCTGAATCCTTAGCTAGTGAACTAGGACTTATTTTAAAAGAAGATTGGGAAACAAATAAGTCTAATATAAAATATCCTCATCATGTATTTGATGACAACGATACTATGATTTTACATATTAGTGGGTGTCAAGCTGCGTGGTCAAGATTTCAAGGTGAAAATGAAACAGACCAACATGCAATTGATCATATAAAAAGTCATTATAAAGAACTTGAATTAAATATGGAAACATTTGAATCAAGTCGAGAAATTAAAAAAGGAGGAAATAAAAGAATGGGAAAAGTAAAAACTTCCGCAATAACTCTTTTTGATTTATATCAAAAGGCCAGTGATGTGTTGAATCCTAAAGGATGGAATAGTAATCCATATTATGTTCCATGGATGATATATCCAGAAGATCGTAAAATTTTATCTTACAATATCAGTAGGGAATCCGAGGATGAGTATATTGTATTTAATTATACAATTGAAAATGATGAAATGTCTATTGATGAGGGGACTGCTACATCTCTTAGTAAAATTTTATCAGAAAAATTTGAAAATATCGTTAGTAATGTCAATATTGAGGTTAAGTTAGATGAAACTGCAAAACTTTTAAGTCAAAAGGAAATTAAAATTTCTGAACTTGAAAAAGATAACGAAAAATTAACTAATGAAATTTCAGAAAAAACAGATGCACTTATCAAAGCAGGCGAGGAACTTGAAACTTTGAAAACAACTGTATCAGAATTAACACCTTTTAAAGAACAGGTGGAAGAAGCAGAGAAAGTTAAATTAGAGGCTGAAACTGCTCAGAAGCGTGAAAATTTGAAGAAGTTTGCGACTAAAGGTGGGTTTATATCTGAAGATGAATTAGAATCTAGCGAGGAAATTAAAAAGCTTATTGAAGATGTAGATGAAAAATCCATTAAAGCTATTATTGCTGAAAGAGTAATTCAGAAGTTAGATATAGATAAAGGAAATGAAGGTATTGAAATTTCATCTACAAATACTAATACTGATACAAAAACTGTCAAGTCTGATTTAAATAGCGAGGATGATGGATTACTTTCAGCGATGGATGTTATTAAAATGATGCTTAAAAATAAGTAGATGGGACTGGTTATATTGGAAAGAGATAATTTAAAATATTTCTATTGCTATAGCCCACCTTTATGTATGTTTTTAGAACAGAAAAATATAAAAAGCATTAATGAAAAAGATGGTACACATCCTATAACAAAGAAAAAATATAAAGTTTTTTTAAAGGATGAGATATTAGATAATGCTTTGAATGATTGGAAACAAGTAAAAGTGGACGCAATTGAATATATTAAAAATAAAAATATAATACAAAATTAAAATATTTAAGGAGGAATTTATACATGTTTAAGTCAATTATAAATGGTGTATCAACATCTGAGATCTATAAAATAGATGCAGTTGACATGAAAAGAGGCGCAGTTTTAACTAAGAATTATACTACAAAAATTGCTGCAAAAGCAAGTGGGGTGGGAAAGGAGATTTATTTTCTTGACTACAATAGCGTTCCTACAGGTCATCAGAGTGATATGGAGATATCTGGTTATGATACCACTATGGATACAGTAAAGGCTAGTACTTATGGAGTAGTAAAACATCTTGTTTCTGGTACATGGGCTACAGATCAGGTTGATGCAACAGGACTTGCAGCAGGGGATTATCTTATAGCAGGTACAACTACAAACGTTGGAAAATTAATTAAAGCTGTGGCTACAAACATTGTAACACTGAGATATGTTGGAATATACGATGACGCAGGGCATACGCTTTATGCGTTTGAAATTATTCCAGAACACACAGTAGCGTAATTAAAATATAAAAAGGAGGAAAATTAATAATTATGAAAACAAATTTATATACAAGTGAATTGGCATCAGCTATTCAAGAAAAAAATATAATCGAATTATCAGAAAGAGCTAAATTTAATAAACTTGACGAATCAGACAAAGAAGTCATTGAACTGCTTGACACATTCGCACATGAAATAGGTAACAGTGGTAAATCAAGTGAAAACACAACTCTTGTTTCTGAACTTATTAAAAAGACTGTTGAACCTATGGTTTTTCAGCCTGATAGTTCAATATTGTCCAATATGTTCAACATGGGTTCTATAGGGGAATTTGATGAAACATCTTATACTGGTCTTCCTAAGAATACTATAAAAGTATATGATGCAGTTAGGGGCGGCAACGTACCTAAGTCATATGTTGACCCAGGTTTGTTTACACCTACAAAATTTGCACTTCAGGCTGAAACCGAATTGGATTATTCCGATTTGCGTAGGAATGGTTGGAAATCAATCTCTAAAATGACTGAACTTACTAGAGAGTCCCTTGAGCAGGAAATGTTCTATAGGCTGTTTACTGGTGTTGACTCAGCATTAGATGCATTGACTGGGGATCAAGATATAGACACTGGTTCTGCTTTAACTTTGACTAATGCGGATACTTTTTCCAGATATATCCGTGATATGTCTGAAGGTAATCCTTTTATGGTTGGTCTTAGTAAATATGTTGATACCATGGCTCGTATGGACGGTGCTGAAAAATATTTATCTGATGAATTAAAGAATGAATTAAATAGGGTCGGTAGACTTGCTATGTATGATGGTGTATTACTTTCATCTATTCCTACAGCAAAGAAAACTGCTTCTGGTAAAACTTTAGTTCCTGATAAGAGAATTTTTGGTATTGCTGGACAGATTGGCGAAGCTCAGTTACGTGGTGAGTTAAGAATGTATGACACTTACGACAATGACGCAGAAAAAGTTAAACTGAAATTTACTGGTTTTGACTTCGAATATGTAATTTATTATCTTGATAAGATAGCTAGAATTACATTTGCATAGGATTAATAATCAATTTGTATTGAAATTTAAATTAATACAGCAATAATATAAGACAGAGTATAGATTCTTTATGATGAAATACTCTGTCTATAATATTATGAAAAAAATGAAAGGAAGAATTTAAATGGATTCGTTAAATGGGAAAATTAAAGTATTGAATTATGAATTATCTCCAGTTGGATTCCCTAGCACAGTAAATCCTAAAGGTATTTTCATCGAAGCAAGAGATGAAGATAATGAATATAAAATGGAACGAGTTTTGTGGGAAGATGTAGAGTTAGAAAATGGAAAATCTGATTTATTTAAAGTTGGAAGATTAAGATTTCATCCAGATGAAGAAGAAGAAATATACAAAAAATTAGGTATTGAAGACAAAGAAAATATAAAGACAGATAAAGAATTAATGTCAATTCTTACGAATGACAATATTGAAAACTTAAAGAAAATAAACGCAATAAAATCTATTACATTAATTACCAGAATGAAAAGCATATTATTTAAAATGGAACGAGTGAACAAAACTCCTCCTCATAATGTGATAGCTGTAGTAAGTGAAAGATGTGAAGAGTTAAAAAATGGTGGAAAGAAAAATGAAAATAGTGTAGTTGCGAGGATAATGGCAACGGATAAACAGCATAACGATGAAAGTAAATTACAGAATACTATAGATAGCCTTGCGAAGGAAGTTGAATTACTTAAAACTGACAAGGCGAATACTGAATCACAATCTCATGATGCATTACAAGATTTGTTAAAAATTGTGCAAGATTTGAAGGCAGAGAATGCTGAATTAAAAAAGGGTGTGTCTGCGGAATCTGAAAGTGAAGTTGTAAAAGATAATGATAAAGACGAAGTTAAAAAGGCTGGTAGACCAGCTACTAAAAAATAAAAAAAGGGGTTGGGTAAATTTTGAGTACTTCTTACCAAATATTAAGTGATAAATTCACCAAAAGACTTGTGAATGATAAAAATTTCATGAATTATAGTTCAGATTTATCCCAATCAGAAATTGAAACCTTAGTTGAAGATCATATTAAAGACTTAATTGATCAGTCTGTTGGAATGATTTATAAATATGGAACTCCTGATGTTAATTTCTATGATAAAGATGATACAGCAGAAACTTTTAATTTTGATTTTGTAAATCAAGAAGTTAGTCTTTTTATTGAAGTCATGTACTATTGCTATATGTCTGAAGATCGTAATAAATTACATATCCTTGGGCTTACTTTTCGCTCAAGTGAGCTAGCAGTATTCTCTCCAGCGGCAGATAGGGATAGTTATATTGCAATGCTTAAGGGTATTGAGATAAACGTTATTAATTCTATAAGTGATTACTTAGCAAGAGATAGGTTAACATGGCAGTATAAATCAATTTATACTAGCACTACTAGTTAGGGGGCGATTATAATAGATATAGATACTACTTATTTAAAAAATTATATTCGCTCTAATGTAAAATCTAGTGGTGATTTACAAAATTTATCAGATAGGTATAGTCAACAATATAATGAAGCTATCTCTAAGTTTGATGTGCTTATTAATTCAGACCGTGCCGACAAAATTTTTAAAGACGATATTTCTTATAAATGCATTGTTGATTATGGAATACAAATAAAACAAAACAATTTAAAAAACCAATATACTAAAGAAATTTGGACTACACATAGTGATGGATTTAAAGTTGGAGATTTTGTAGAATTTGAAAATAAGGCTTCTAAAGAAAAAGTTCCTTATTTATTTATCAAAGGCGCTGAGAGTAAAGAGGGTTATGATGCTTTCTTTATGCAAAAGACTAATAATAATTTGAGTTTTGTTAAAAATCATATTTCATATACAGTGCCATGTGTAATTACAGCATCTGGTAATAGTATGGGTATGGATACAGATGAGATGAAGTATATATCTGAAATTGGTGACTTCATTATAGTTAGATGTGCGAACACTTCTGAATCGCAGAATATAGATGTAAATCAAATTTTTAAATTGGGAAAATGGAATTGGAGAGTAGAAAGTGTATCGGATATAATTGAGCCAAATTTATTGGTTATGAAAATGACTTGGGTTGCTGAGAGTGCTGATACGCACACGTATACGGTTGACATATTGAATGGAAGTGCAAGTATTCAAAATGGTAGTACTCTTCAGTTAAATGTAAATGTATTAGATAATGGAGAAATTATATCACCTACCCCAACAATTACTTACGTTTCATCAGATATAACAAAAGCAAGTGTTTCTACTTCGGGTATTGTAACTGCTGTTAGTGAAGGTAGTTGTACTATTACAGCAACATCTAATGGAGTTAGTAATAGTGTTTCAATTACGGTAACTAATGTTGTTTCTGATAATATAACATACACATTAACTTCAGTAAGCCAACCAGATTATGAAATAAAAACAGGAGTAACAAAAACTTACATTGCTAAGAAATTTAACAATGGAATAGAAGTTACTGGAATACAATTTAATTTTGAAGTTATTGCTACTAGTGTTCCAAGTTCAGCTTATACATTAAACATTATTGATACAAAAAGTTGTTCAATCAAATGTAATCAATATGTTTATAATATTGTACTTCGTGCTACTGAAAATACAACGAGTAATTTTGTTGACAAGACTATTAAACTTAGAAGTCCATTGTGATGAAAGGAGTGTATATATCATAGCTAATAAATTTGAGGATTTAAGTCTTAATAAAATAAAAATTATGGAAGCAATTTACAACAATGATAATATTATTAAAGCTTTATTATATCGAAAAGAAACTCCTAGCTTTCTTGATAGGGTTGTACCATCAGATTATGATCGTACATCACTCCTATATTCTCAGATATGGCCTTGGAAGTACATTCCTCAGATAACTGACGAAGCAAATATATATATAACTAGCAATTTTGTTTTCAAGCCTCATGATAATATGTATAAGATTTCAAACTTTTATCTATATGTTATTTGTCACAAAAGTTTGATGGGATGTGACCAGGGACTTGTAAATGACTTCATTTTATCAGAATTGGATAATATTTTTAACCAGTCACGCTTGGTGGGTATAGGACGAGTACAGTTTGAGGGGATGTATGAATTTTCTACAGACAATTCATCGACTTTTTTGGGCAGCTGCATCGAATATAAAACTTTTGAGTTCAATTAGGTGATTATATGAATGAAAATACAAATATAAAAGAATATATTGAAGAAGAATTATCTTTAAAATTACTTGCAGGAGATTCAATTAATATAGATGGGATTGGGAATATTTATCCTTTAAAATTAAAAGAAATTAAAGATATGGGTGAACAAATATATAATTATTTTTTATCTGTTTTAACTATTAAACCAGATGAGACTCCAAACAATATATCATTATTTGATTTTATATTGCAAAATTGTATATACGGTGATGAACAATATAGGTATTTAGTTTTACATGCATTGGCATGTTTTTTAAAAGATAAAATAACTTTACGTGAATTTGGTTTTATTGTAGGTGATTCTGAGGATAAATTTATTAATAAAGACAATTATAATGAAATATATAAAATTATCTTATTGCAAAATTGCCTAAAAAATCAAATAGATGAATATAATCCTGCCAATGAAAGAGCAAAAGAATTAATTGAAAGACTGAAAAAAAGCAAAGCAAATAAAACAATTCAAAAAAACAATGCAAATCTAGCAAGTGTAATTTCTGGAGTAGTCTGGAAGTCAAAAAACATTGATATTTTTAACGTGTGGGATTTAACGGTTTATCAATTATATGATGCTTTGTATAGATTAAATATTTTAGATGAATTTGACAATATGATGTTTGCTTATTACACAGGGAACATCAGAAAAGAAGATATAGATTTTAAGAATTTAAGTTGGGTTAAAAAATACGAGACTTAAATTCTTTTTATTTTATATAAAACAAAAAATAATAAAATAAGGAGGAATTATACACATGGCAACACCTAGACAATACGCTGTCCGAGAAGTAGCACTTTGCACGTTTTATAATATTACTACTGGAAATCCTATAGTATTTCTTGAAAATTTAAAAACATCTGGTGTGGAAAATACTGGAGAAACCGTCTATAGCCGAGGGGGAAGAGGAAATCCAAAGATTGTAGGATTTTCTGGAAACCGTGAAGGTAAAATAACACTTCAGGATGCAGTATTTACAAATGAAGTAATGGCAATGCTTACTGGTAATAATATAGTTACTGGTGCACAGAATGTTTATAAGAGGGAAACTCTTATTGTAGCTTCTGGATTAACTGTAACTTTAACAAAGACTCCAGTTGGTGATCCTATTAGAGTAGCAGAACTTAATACAGACGGTGGAGATGGAACAGTTTATGTAAAAGACACAGTTTTAGGAGCAGGTAAATATACAATTGCAGGAAAAGTAGTAACTTTTAATACTGGTGACGTAATTGTAGGAGATAAGATTATTGTTTATTACAAGATGGCAACAGATGCTACAGCTAGTAGAATGCTTGTAACTTCTGATAACTTTGCAGGAAGTTTCAAAGTTGTTTTGGATTGTCTTGTAAGAGACGTTTTAACTAAACAAGATTTTGCTGCTCAGATTATAGTACACAATGCAAAAATGGAAGACAATTGGAATTTTTCATTCTCAGCAGATGGCGATCCTAGTGTACTTGATATACCATTAGAAATCTTGAAGCCCGCTGTTGGTACAGAGATGTGGGAGATGGTAGTTTTTGACAATTCTTTAGCTCTATAATAAATAAAATATAAATGTTTAAAGAGGATAAGATTAATTATTCTCTTTATTTTTGTATTGAGGTGATAAAATGGCAAAACAAGCTAAAAACACTGATTTAGAAGAACAAGTAAATATTGATAATTTTAAGATTATAGATATTGAATTAGGCGAAATATATTTGTTAGTAAACGATAAGGAAATTAAAACAACTATTGAAATTGATGAATATGAGAGAGTTTTTATAGTAAATCATAAAAATAAATATATAGGAAAATTGATCAAAGTAAAGTATTTTGGTAATATTGAAAATTATGAAATATTACCAATAAAAGAATGGATTATTAAAATATAACTTCAACGGGTAGGAAGAGATTCTTCTCTCCTACCTTATTTCATTTCAAAAAAACAATTCTTACAACTCAAAAAATTCAATAAATACATAGTTTTATATAAAATTAAAAACTCAAAAATGAAAGGAATGATATAAAAATGGCACACTTAAACATTTATAAAGCTTCGGACGATTCAATCGTATCTAGTGCTGGAACACTAACAAACGCCGTAGAGTTTACCCTTAGGGCAGACCTCAGTGAGACTGGAGAAATTAGACTTTATGCAATGACAGATTTTGGATATGAGACAACGAGTACGGTGATATCATTTGTAGATAGTGAATTTAGAAAAGATCCAGGAGAAGCAATTAGGGCGAAAGACGGTGGAGATGGAGTTGCAACACTTACGAGTTGGGCGTTAGCAGCGGATAATGCAGGTTCGCCTGATACATATGGGGCTTATGGAGCGTCGCTTTCGCTAGGAACTGTAGGAAACGACACAGGTAAGATTTACTTTCATGCTAAGGCAAAAGCTGAAACTAGTGAAGAAGCAATTCAAGACTGTAGTGTCGCAATCAAAGCAGAGGGAATCGAAAGAGCAACCTAAACCTAGCTTAGAAAGGAAGGTGGCTTAAATGGCAATAAATTACTATGTTAGTAACCAACGTGGAAACGATTCTAATGACGGACTCACGCAAGAAACTCCATTCTACACTATATCTAAGGCAATCCCATTAGTAACAGCAGGGTCTATAGTTTATATAGGCTCTGGTTGCTACCGAGAAAAGCCTATACTACAGGTAGCAGGTACTGACGGAAATGTAATTAAATGGATACCTGACCCGAATTCAGAATACTTAACTTCAGACAATGTAGGAATAGTACGTGTAACGGGTTGTAACACAGATGAATATCCAACAACTGGTGGCTATGGTTGGTCTTTTAATGGTAAATATTATAATGAAATTGGCGATCCTAATAAAGGATTTGGACAGATGTATATTGATGGTTGTCATTGGGGATACACAGTTAATATTGGATTTTCTACTTTGGGTGGAAAATGCTATGGAATTACAGCTACTGGAAACGCAACAGTATTTTATTATGGAGAACAAAAAGACTGTATAGCAATAGCTGGTCAAACCGCATTTTCAGGTGGAATACAAACAAATTGCATTGGAATTGCAGGGAGTTCGGCATATTATGCTGGTATTCATTACAATTGTATAGGAATTGCTGGGTATGCATGTTTTAATGCAACTACAAGAACAGATATAAACTGTTTGTCAATTGGTGGTCAATATGGATTTTACGCATATTCAGGTGCAGCAACTAGCACAAATTGTGTAGCAATAGGAAGTAGTAATGGATTTTATGCAACAGGTTCAGCAACTGTAAATTATTGTCGTGCAATAAATTGTTCATATGGATTTTATGGTAGAGATAGTGCTAATTTATTAGACACATCAACTTGTAGTTATGTTTATTGTAATAACAAACAGCATACTACAGGATTCCCTACTCCAGCTACTTATTATGAAACTGCTGAAGTTGCTCTTGCTAAAAGTTGTACATATTATCCGATAGCATTAATTGCTGCATTTATGCCAATGTTAGATTTTAATTATACAGGTGGAAGTAGTGATGTATTAACATATGTAGCTAAAGACATGATGGGATATGCAAGGGCATTGATTGATGGTACGCCTCATTATGGTGTTCACGAATATTCAAGAGTTGGAATAGATTTTACAAATTATCGTACTAATGCTCCAAGTATAAAAATAGAACAGGCAGGACAGCAGAAGTTTACATTTTTTGCTACTGGTGGAGAAGAATTTAGTAAATCTGTTTGGGTGAAGTGGGAAAATGTGACTGGAGATAAACCTCAACTGGCAGTTCGTGGAGATTATTTAACTGAAGTTGTATCTACGGCTACAGGTGACGGAACTAGTTGGGAACAATTAATTATAACTGCTACGCCAAGCAAGGATACTGAAATTGAGTTATATTTATATGCAAGAGATACTGGATCAACTGCTATTGTTTATTTCAGTGACCTTAGTTAAAGGATGTGATGGTAGACATGAAAATAATTAATGGTAGATTGTATTCACGTCTACCTAATAATACAAACAAATCATTAATAAACAATGGTTTATTATATACATATATTTGGAACACAATTAAAATAGTATCTATTTTTATACAAACAAATAGAAATGTCACAGAATCAACATCGTTTTTAAAACAAACATTTAGATGGATGGCTGATAGCTTTAAAGGTAAAACTATCAGAAAACTTATTCAGTCTATATCAAATACAAATCAAACTAACAGAGTTGTTAATACAACATCAGACACTTCGAGACAAACACGTAGGAATAATGTGAGTTTAATCACACTTTTTGGTAGTACTTTTAGGAAAATAACACAGTTAATTTCAAGTGGATATCAAACTATAAAAAACAACAATAAATTAATTAGTAGTTTATATCAAACATATCGTAAAATTCCATATATATTCAAAGGAAAAACAATAAGGAAACTAGAACAATCTATATTAATATTAACTCAGACATACCGTAAAATTCCCGATATTTTTTTGGGTGATACAATAAGAAAACTAACACAATTGAATTCATCTTTATTTCAAACTAATAAAAATATAAATAAAACGTCTATAAATTTATCTCAATCTGAACGCAATATTATAGGATTGATTAGTAATAAAATACAAAATAATAGAGTTATTATTAAATTGAATTATGTTAGTAGTCAAATAAAAAGAAACATTATAGAATTAAGTGCATCAATAAAGCAGACATATAGAAAGATTAATAATATGTTTGTGCTTAATACGCAAACAAGTAGAAAAATTAATAGTATATCTATTTTTTATGTTCAAACAAATAAAAAAATATATAAATTAATTAGTGCGCTTCATCAATCCGTAAGACATAATATGATTATAGTTTATTGTATTAATCAAATTAAAAGGGATGTAAATAAATTATATTTTATTAATAAGCAGATAAAAAGAAATATCATCCAACAAATTGATGCTATTATTCAATCTAAGAGAAATATTAATAAAATTATCATTATTATGAATCAATTAAATAGAAATGTTGAATTATTTAAAGTATTATTAAAACAAACTTATAGAAAAATAACATTATTAGTTTTACATAAATATCAAACTATAAAAACTAATAACAAGTTAATCAGTATATTAAAACAAACCTATAGAAAAATACCAGATGTATTTTTAGGTGATACAATCAGAAAGTTAACAAAATCAAGCTTAGTTTTATTTCAAACAAGCAAAGATATTAAAAAGACTTTTATAATTTCTAATCAAACCAAGCAAAACATTATAGAATTAATTAGAAATAATATACAAAATGGTAGATTTATTATTGATAAAGTAAGCATTAGCAAACAAACTAAGCGTAATATTACTAAGTTAATAAGTACAAGTACAGTTAGTGTATATGGACAACTAATTCGTAAGATTAATGGATTGGTTAATTATTTTGGTCAGAGTAAACGTAATATTTTGAGCGTTGTATATTCTTATTGGCAGACTAAAAGAAATAATGGTTTATTTAGTTATTATGCTGCTCAAAGTAAGAGAAATGTTATTAAAATAGTAGATTATATTAATCAAACAAATAGAATATTAAATAAGATTACTATTATTAATAAACAATTATTTAGAAATATTTATAATTTAACATTAATTATTAAACAAAGTAATAGAAAAACTATTTTGACTACTTATTTTAATAAACAAATTAATAGGATAATTAATCAATTAATAAGTTGTAATAGTCAAACTAAACGAAATATAAACAAAAGTGTCGATTATATTATTCAAACAAATAGAAGTATTATAAAGTTTTTATTAGAAATTTCTATTCAAACTAAGAAATTAGTTGTAGTTAAAGTTGAATCCTTAAAACAAACTAAACGAAGTATTACTAGACTAATAAGTAATTATGAAACTACAAAGGTATCTATTCAGATTGCTAGAAAAATGGAACTATTAGTTTCACATATTGGACAGAACAAGCGAAATATTGTTAAATTGTTTAGTCGTATAAAACAGAGTGCCAGAGATATTATAAAAATATCTTATATTAATGTGCAGTCAAGAAGAAATATAATTAGATTTGATGAATATTTAAAACAGATCGGAAGGAATGTTATAAAATTAACTGTTTTTATAAAACAGAATTATCGTAAAATATTCAAATTAGAATCTATTATAAGCGGAAGCAAACGAGACATAATTAAGTTAGTTAAATATGATGCTCAATCAAATAAAGATATCAGAAAAATAGTATCAGATTATTATACTCAAATTAAGCGTAATACTATTGAATTGATAAGTTTTAAAAATCAGACTAATATAAAAATTAATAAGATTTCGAGTTACATTACACAAACCAAGAGAAATGTAAACGAATTTATTATTTCTACCATTCAAACAAATAGAGATATTATAAAAATTTTATTAATTTCTGTTCATTTAAAAAGGAATATTTTAAAAATTATTTATATTAGTAAGCAAATAAAGAGAAATATTATTGTATTAATTAGTACTGATGCGGTTGTTGAGGCATTTATTCAATTGATTAGGAAAATTAATAAGATAGGATTTAATGTAGTACAAAGTAAACGAAATATTATTAAATTATATGATATTAATAAACAAGTAAAAACTAATATAAATAAATTACAAAGTTTTATTCGACAACAAAGAAGAGATATTGTTTTATTAGTGATGACTAAATATCAAAACAAAAGAAATGTTTTATTATTAGTTAAAATTTTAAAACAAAGTAAGAGTAATATACTAAAACTAATATCCCCTATTCGTCAATTAATCAGAAAGCTTATAACTATATGGGATGTATTTGATTTTGATTTGTTTGATGCAGTAGAGTTGGAGTTAGATTTTTATATTGAAGAATTGAAGTTGGATTTATATGTGGCTGAAATGCCTCTCGATTTTGAGATTGAGGAGGTTAAGAAATTATGATAGAACTTTATAAAGGTGAAAAGCGTTTATGTGGTATGAAAATTTCTTCTAGAAGTGGTAAAATCTTTACGATAGAGAGTGTTTCATGTAAAGTGGTTGACAATGCAGGGATTACTATTCAAGAAGAGGAAGAAGGAATAGTTGAAGAACATTCGGTTTTTTGTTTGGTCGATACTACATTGGATGGATATGTTTACAGCAAAGGATATATATTGCAATTTAGTATTGTTTTAAAGGATGTGCCTAAAATAATCATGGGGAAGTTAAGTATTAAAATAAAGAAATAATAATCAATATATTTTGAAAGGAATGAAATAAATAGTTTTTAGTGGAGAGATTTTTTATTCTCTCCTTTTAATTTAATAGTAAAGGAAGTGAAATAAATTTGGCTTCGATTAAAATATATAAAGATAATCCTACTGTAGGGCTTCAAGATGGAAGCACAGTTTCAGAAAATGACTTCACTAATCCAGTAGACAGTGGCTTCCTAATTATTCCAGAAACTGGAACAGAAATTGGAGAATGGAAAAAATGTGCCTTAAGGTGTAACGAAGGTCTCCAGACGATAAATGACCTGAACAGGAATTGTAGGCTGGCATTAGAAGGATCAAAATCTAACTGCTGGCAATTAGCTCCTGATAATTTGGGAGTAGTTGGTACTCCATCAGATTGGGGGCAACCACTCGATATAGCTTCAGATAAAATTTATGATAAAAATTATATTTTTCATATCAGAGCTTGTACTGATGTTGGTGATGTTGTAGAGAATGACAAAACTACAAAACTGACAGCACAAGCACTAGTAGGCTTACCTTGGATTTTAGACATTAATGATATGCTTGCTGCCGAGAATGTAGGAGAGGTGTTTTCAAGTATATTCACAATACCAGAAGATTGTATTATATATGCGTCAAATGTAGATGCTGCCAATCCAGAGTATGTTCTTAATTACATTATAAATGGCGTTGAGTTAACAATAGGACATATGGGAGGCACTACTTTTGAATGGATTCATCAAGCATTAAGTGTTTCTAAAAATTCAACCTTCCAGATACGTATACATGGAATTTTTGCGAATGAAGCTGAAGGTAATTTAAAGCTATTTTTAAATAATGAAAATGGAAAAGAATTGGCTTTTTTTTATTGGCATATTAATCAAGCTTGTTACCTTACTACTGCGTGTGTTCAGTATAAAGGATTGGAAGATAATTGCTCTGAGTTAACTGCGATGAGATTATTAAGAGAACATTATATTGATGATTTAGGCTATAGGGATTTGATTAGTGAATATTATCAATTAGCTTCGCAAATTATAGAAGCAATAAATGCGGAAGATGATCCTAGCTTGGTTTACGAGCAAATTTATCAGAGTGTTAAGATATGTGAAAGTGCAGTTAATAATGAAGAATGGCAAGTTGCTAGAGATGAATATTTGAGTATGTATTATGAGTTGGCAGAGACTTATATTGATGGTTATGTTAGGTTGATGCCTTTGTAATGAAAGGAATGAGATAAATTTGGCTTTTAAAATTTCTATATATAAAGGAGCCGTTGTAGCAGGGGATCAATCTGGGACTGTAATTTCGGAATTAGATTGGACAAATGCTTTAGATTCTGGTTACTTGCTAATTCCTGAGACTAATCCAAGCTATACAGAAGGAGATTGGATTCGTTTAGGAATTCGTTGTGAATCAGGACACCAGACGGTAGAAGATTTGTCTAGACATGTTAGAATTTCGCTTGACGGGTCTAATTCTTCTTATTGGCAATTAGCAGCGGACAATGGCTCTGGCTCACCTAGCACACCCGTTGAATGGAATCAACCTCTTGATATAACAACTGTAGTTACAGATGTAAATACTTTATTCCATGTTAGAGCTAGATGTGCGGATACTGAAATTGTACAGAATGATAAAACTTGTGAAATTATGGCACAGGCTTTGGTAGGAGAAGTTCCGGGATGGACTATGCAGTTTGATGATGTGACTTTCGCTGCTGCTACATCTAATTATTGTGGTCAAGATACAGTACTAGAGGATTGTATGATATATATTTATTTTACTGGAACTATTGTTCCAAGTTATATACAAGTTATGAAGAATGGTTCGCCATGGGGTGGATATAGTGCTGGTAGTTGGATAAATAGACCTTTTAGTTTTGTGTCAGGGGATGTATTATTGTTTTCGGCAGGAGCAAATACTCCGGGTTATTTTGATATTATAATGCGTTTAGACGATGAAAATGGAAGAATAATTTCTAGTTTTAGATATACAGCTACGTAATTAGTTATAAAATATTGAAAGGGGTGAAATAAATTTGGCTTATCATATAGCGATATATAAAGACAATCCAGTTACAGGAAATCAATCAGGAACAATAGTTTCAGAGAATGACTGGACTAATGCCGTTAATTCAAATTATATATCCATTCCCGAATCTTCGTTTACTTCTGGCGAATGGATAAAACTTGCCGTTAGGATACCAGAATCTGGAGCACAAACCATATTTGATTCAGGAAGACATTGTAGGATAAGTTTAGAAGGTGTAGGAAATACAAATTGGCAATTAGCAGATGATGACGGTAGTGGAAATCCAAGTGGTACACCAATGGATTGGGGATTACCTTTAGACATAATCGAAATGATAACTGATAGTAATAAATTGTTTCATATTCGTGCTAAAGCAAATTCTGGTGAAAATGTAATGAACGAAACAACTATGGAGATAATCGCAGAAGCTTTAGTTGGCACTGCTCCACCTTGGACATTAGATTTCAATGATATGACTTACAATTCTGAAACAGGTCATTTTACTAACATCGTAACTGTACCAGAAGATTGTGTGATATATATTGATTTTACTGGAACTACAACTCCTGATTATTTAACTGTATATATAAATGATTTCGACACAGGTGGATATTCTAGTAGTGCGTGGACTCCGAGACTTTTCAATTTAACACAGAATGATACATTAAAATTTGAAATTAAATTGTTGGATACTGGATATTCAGATATTACAATACGTTTAGATGATGAAAATGGAAGATTAGTTTCTGATTTTAAATACACAGATACAGGATGGGTTTTAAATTTTGGTAGTAATCTTACATTTGCCGATCAATATACAGACCATGTTACTATACCAGAAGCATGTCGTTTACATTTTTCGTTTACGGGAACATCAACAAATCAAATAAGTGGATTTGTAAATGAACAAGAATATTATATATGGAATTCAAATAGTTGGTGGTGGTATTATTTAGATTTTAATGCAGGTGATGATTTCTACATGTGGATTAATCCGAATACTGGTTCATCAGGAACTTTGTATGTAAGGGAAACGGATGTTAATGGAAGAATTATAGGAACGGTTGATTATTCTTATAATTAAAATAAAATAATGAAAGGAATGATATAAATGGCTTTAATTAATCTTTATGGAAATAATCCGGTGGCAGGAGATACATCGGGTACTTTAATTTCAAGTGGAACAGGAGTTACGCCAATAGATACTGGGTTTATTAAGATATTATCAACTGGGGAGCAGGTGGATGACTGGATTTCAATTTGCATCAGGACAGACTCAGGTTATAAGACTATTGAAGAAAATAGTAGACATTGTAGAGTAAGTATTATCGGTTCTTTGAACTGGCAGTTGGCTTTAGATACTGGTTCGCCTCTATCATGGGGCGATCCTTTGGATATTTTAACAGAAATAGGTTCGGTAAACACTTTGTTCTATATCCGTGCAAAATCTTTGAGCACAGAAACGCCGATCAACGATGACACAGTGGACATACAGTTATCTGCGACCATAGGTGCTGTTTAAAAAAGGAGTTGATATAATATGTCAGTCATCACGACCTCAATTCCAACAAACATAGCAAAAACATCTATAAGTTTTCATGGCAATGCAGTAATTTGGACATTGCCATTTGATGGTGTTAATCAGCCTGGTGTAGAAATTGATGATTTAATTACTAATACATTAACAATTCCTGGTAATTGCGTATTGTACATGGAACTTACAGGCAATTCTGGTTTTGTTACTTGGTTTAAAAATAATGAAGATACTTGGGCTTATGGCCCATATCAAGAAGATCCAGAAGATCCAGAATCTCCTGTCATATGGATATGGTACAACCAAACATTTTCATTAAATGAAAATGATACATTAGCTATAAAAGTAGCTAACTTTCTTGGTGGGCCGATGGATGGTGATATTACTATTAAATTAAATACTGTGTCTGGTCGTACATTATCTCAATTCCATTTTGCTGCAGAAGGATCTTGCTATCTTACTACTGCATGTGTTGAATACAAAGGATTAGAGGATGATTGTTCTGAATTAACATCAATGCGTTTATTGAGAGAACATTATATTGATGAACCAGAATATATCGCATTAATTTCAGAGTATAACCAATTATCAAGACAGATTATCAACATGGTAAATCAAGAAATAAATCCAGATATAATTTATGAGCAGATATATCAGAGTGTAAAAATATGTGAAACTGCAATAAATAATGAAGATTGGCAGACTGCTAGGGATGAGTATTTAGGTATGTATTATCAATTAGCAGAAACTTATATACCTAATTATGTTAGATTAATGCCTTTATGAAAGGCGGTGAAATAATTGGCAACAGAAGTATATTTTGAGTATAAAAAATCTACAGATTCAACATGGACAGAAACTACTAAACAAACAATAACTACAACTCAAGATTATGATTTAGATGTATCAACTTTAGATATGGGAACTATATATGAATGTCGTGCAGTTGTAAACGATGATGGTTGTGTTAATAGTGGTGCAACAATGACCTTTTTTACATGGTCGGAAGAGGTTAATAATTTTGATTCATTGAGAAAGTTATTATTAGATGATATTTTTAATGGCGACACATTAAGACAACTTTTACTAGATGATATTACAAACTTTGATACTCTTAGAAAAATTGCTTATGGTGGTTATTTTAGTGGGAAAACGTATCGTAGTATTGTCAAATATTATGAAGAATTATTTGATTCGTTGAGAGAGTTGGTAATAGATGATAATATTAATTTTGATTTATTAAGAGTATTGATTTTATCTGAAACCGTTGATTTTGATAGTTTGAGACAATTGATCGTGGAAGATAGTAGTGATTTTGATACGTTAAGACAATTAGTAGTAGAAGATTCTCAATTGTTTGATACATTACGCAAATTAATTGATGATAGTGGATTTTCTACTGGTTTACTTAGAATTCTTAGGTCTGCAACTGTCGAAGAAGATGAAGATGAAGGAATGGAGAATTGCTATGTATTTTTCAAAGATGCAGAATTAGCTATTTTAGGTAATTCGCTTGATGTGTCTGGTTTTAGCGATTTCAATCTTGAATTATCATCCAAGTTTGGTTCAAGTTTTGAATCTATTATTGAAGGGAAAATCGATCAAAATTGGTATGAAATACAAAGTATAAAAAAGGACGATTTGTCTCTTATTGGCAAACCTAGTATTGTTGGGTTTTATTTAATTGATTTAACAGGTTTAAAGTTTATAAGATGTTCGTTAAATTCCGCATTATTTGATGAAATAACGGCAAGAGGTCATTTGTCTAAAGAAAGAGATTTTTAAAGGTAGGTGAATATAAATTGAGTAATTTTCCAATTAAAATGCATACGTTTTATGACAATGTAAGTGTTAGTGGTAATGGAAACGAGTTAATAGTAGAGAGCGGAATTCAGGTTATAAATGTGGAATTCTCTGGAAACGCTGTATTTTCATCGTTGCTAGAAGGTTCGTTAGATGGGGATGAATGGCATAGTATAATGGGGATTAATCTTACTTCTCTAGCAACATCTATAAATGTAATATCTAATGGATTATATCAAATTGATCTTACTGGCTTCCATCGTTTTAGAATATCTGTAAATAGTTTAACATCTGGAAATTTAACAGTTATAGGATTAGCAGTTAACTAAAAATTTAACATAGAAAGGAATGAAGTAAATGTGTCAAACACAAGTTTTGCTAAGTTATTAGCCATAAAAGCACTTAAAGAAGGTGGAGGCAGTGGAACAGAAGGTTATAGTCCATTAACTTTAGAAGAATTTGGTCAAGGAATTTTATGGAAAACATATACAACAACACCTTCAAATAATGATTATCGTATTAGAAAGTCAGGAGCGTCTACATTTTGGGAAAAATTTTATGATCCTTTGGGTGCTACAGCATATGCATGGCATCAAGTATCAAATGTTGAAACATCGGATGTAACACAATCTAATGATGTGCATTATTTATATGTACGAGGGGATGCAGATACGGAAGATAGTATTAGATTTATGATTGATAATGGTACTACAAAACTACAAAAATTAGTTAATGCTATTTGGGCGGATTCTTCATTTACTTCTGGTAGTGCTACTATTAATTTTAGTAATGATGTATCAGTTGGTTCTGTTGGACACCATTTAAATATTTCTTCTAAATCAACAGGTGAAAAATATTTTGCTATACAGATACCATTCAATAATGATGGAACAAAAGATATTGGTACTCCAAAATTAGGAGCGAAACTATTTCGTTCAATTGTGCAACCAGATGAATCAAGTGAATGGATTGGGACTACGTTACGATATACTAGACCCATTACTTCTCAATTTATATATGACAGAATATATTTTAAAGTGGGTTCTGTAATAGCAACAAAACACATTCGAATACGGCTGTATCGTAATATTGAAGACCGTGAACATATGTTTTATGATGAAACATTTAATTATTCTACATTTAGTCCTGTGAATACTGAAATAAGTATTCCTGCAAAACAAGACGTTTCATATATAAAAGGAATTAATATTATTGCTGTATTTGAAAGTGAAGAACCATTTAGTTTAAAAACAAATGCTGAGGGGACTATTCCTTGGATTGCATTAGACCGATGGATTGAACATCATGAATATATTCCTAGTTGGGATACATGGACAGAAAAAGAGTGGAATATTAATGAAGCAATTGTACAAGGTGGAATATTGTATATATGTCAACAAGATGGAGAGCAAACTGGAGATTTCCAAACCAACATATCTAAATGGAAATCTTTAGAAGATGTATTGAGTGGAATTGGTGATAGTGATAATAATGATAGTAAAGATTTAGTTGTGAATTATGGAGTTAGTGGCGGTGCTATTGCTGATGTGTATGGTAGTGATTCGTCAATTTTAAATGGTGGTTTATTGAGTGAAAATAATTCAGACTGGCACATTATGAATGGCGGAACGTTAGATAATGACTTTAATTTCCAACTAGACGGGGGTACTTTCTAATTAAAATATAAAGGAATGAAGTAAAATTTAATATGGTTTCTATATATGGATAGCTACTGTATATAGAGTAAAACGAAGAGTCGTGCTACTACACGGCTCTTTATCCATTTGTATAACTTTTTAGTAGAAAAGGAGTGTAAGTAATGGGATTAATTAGTACAGAGGTAATAGTAAAATGGGGAACAAGTAATAAAAAATGGTATGAAAATAAAGGATATAGTTATACAAAAATAGGCAGTGAATTTGAAGTAAAGGTAGAAGATTTAAGTAATGGTAGTAGTACAAAAGTTGATTGTAAATGTGATGGTTGTGGAAAAGATTTAAACAATATTATATGGTATGATTACAAAAAACAAGTTAATGACGATGGAAAATACTACTGCCAGAGATGCTCAAATAAATTATTTGGAAACAAAAAGATGAATGAGACAATAATAAAAAACAGCAAATCATTTGAACAATGGTGCATAGAGAATGACAAACAAGATATTCTTAATAGGTGGGATTATGAATTAAATGATAATATAAAACCAAATGAAATATGTTTTAGTACACATAAAAAATATTATTTTAAATGCCCACAAGAAATACACGAAAGCGAATTAAAAAACATATGTGGTTTTACAACTGGTAATAATAAAATGATATGTAATAAATGTAATAGTTTTGCGCAGTGGTGTTTAGATAATCATAAAGAATATATTTTAGATTTATGGGACTATGATAAAAATAATAAAACTCCATATGATATTTCATATGGAACTAAATTAAAACATTATTTCAAATGCCCAAGAAATATACACGAATCAGAATTTAAAAATATAAATTCTTTCACATCTGGATATAACAATATACAATGTAATAAATGCAATTCTTTTTCACAATTTGGCATTGACAATATTTGTGAAGATTTTCTTGAAAAGTATTGGGATTGGGAATTAAATACTGTAAATCCTTGGGATATTTCTAAATGTGCAAATGAACCCAAAGTGTGGATTAAATGCCAGAATTCAGAAAAGGAATATCATAATAGTTATGATATAGTTCCAAATAGTTTTACAGGACAAAATCAGAGGTGTCCCTATTGTAATAATAAACATGGTAAAGTTCATTTACTAGATTCTTTGGGTACATTGTATCCAGAAGTGTTAGATATGTGGTCAGATAAAAATGGAAAAACGCCATATGAATATTCTTCGTGGAGCAGTCAAGAAGCATATTGGAAGTGTTTAGATGGGCATGAAGATTATAAAAGAAAAATATCAGAATCAAATGCAACAAATTTTCGTTGTCCAAAATGTACAGAAGAACGCACGGAAAGTTTATTATCTGAGAAGGTTAAATTATATTTAAATGAAATAGGATATGTAATTTTAGGTGAAAGAAATTGCAATATAATTGCCAAAAACCCCAAAACAAAACGAAGTTTGCCCTATGATATTGAAGTAGCAGATTTAAAATTGATTTGCGAAATTCATGGGAAACAGCACTATGTCATTACGGGCTATACAATACAAACCGCAAAACATAATAACACCACACCAGAATACGAATTACATTATCAAAAATTGAAAGACAGATATAAACGTATCTTTGCTAAAAAGCAAGGATATTTTTATTTGGAGATTCCTTATTGGACTGACGATAAGGATGAAACTTGGAAGCAATTAATTGATGAAAAAATTAATGAAATTTTAAATAATCAAAATATAAAAGAAGTGGTTTAATAATCACTTCTTTTTATTATTAAATTTAAATAAGAGAGGAATGATTATAAATTATGCAGAAAATTTTAATCCGCAAAGGCTCGGATGCAGAAAGACTTACAATAACACCCGATAATGGTGAGCCAATTTTCACGACAGATACTAAGAAACTATATGTCGGCGATAATAGTACGGTTGGAGGTATAGAAATTTCTGGAGGTGTTTCATCTAGTTCATTATCAACTGTGCATCTAAATGGAGCAGGTGCAGTTTTAGTTAAAGAAGAGCATTTTGGAAATATGATTCATATAGAGTCGGGTACTTCTATTGCTCTTGCAAAAGCAGATTTTACCAAAGACGGAAGTTTATATATACAAAATCATTCCGGTACTCAATTACCTGTCAACTTTACAGGTGTATTTGAAGGGGTGTATGACGCAGGAAAACAAAGTGATTTAATAGCTACTCAAACTACAACTCTTGAATATTTAGAAATTATGCTAGTTGTAGTTACTGAGAATAGTGGTAGTAAATTTATTAATTTTACAAAACTTAGTGGTAAAATAGAAACAGGTTCTTGGGTTCCTACAATTACATTCACAGCCGTAGACCCCGATGTATCAGGTGCAACAGTTTCTCTTTATAAAGCAATTTATACTAGAATTGATGATAAAGTTAATTTTAATTTATCTTTTGGAATTAATAGTTTTACGGCAGGTAGATATTTGATAGGTTCTTATACATTGCCAAAAACTAGAATTGGAACGGAGAGTATTATTTCAGTAGTAAATAGTTCATTTACATCACAATATGTACCAACATATGCATTATTATTTTTTAGTATTCCTACTATCTTTATTGGAACTCCAGATATTCGATTACCTGCATCATCGTTAGTTACTATTAATGTAATTGGTTCATATGTAACCAACGAAGCGTAGGAGGTATAAACATGAGTGATATTCTCATAAAAAGAGGCAAAGAATCGAATAGAACTTCATTTATGCCATTAAGAGGAGAGCCAATTGTAAGTTTTGATGACACAACTGGTAAACCCCGATTGTTTTTGGGTACAGGAACTGATATTGGTGGCATTGAAATAGGCACAAGTGCCGCTCACACTCATGAAGAATCTGATATTACTAATCTGGTATCGGATCTTAGTGCTAAAGAGGTATCAGCCAATAAAAGGGATTTAATTGAAGGATATACAACATCTTCCGCTTATCCATCGACAAAAGGGTTGGCTGCATATCTACATTCTACTCTATATAAAAGACAAGGCACTCTAGCCGACGTTATTGGTGGGACAGTAACATCATATACTGAAGGTGTATATCATTATACAAAAATAAGTTTTAGTGATTATGTGCGCTTCGACTATTTAAGTATAACTCCCAATCCTCCTAATTCTTATAAAATTAAGATTGATGTTTCTCTTGACGGCACAACATGGATGTTTATAACAAGCACCTTTGATAGTGTTGGAATAATGGCTTCTAATGGTACTCTTGTGGCAACAGCAAAACACGTCAGATTCGGAGCTAGCACAGTAGATAATATACCATCAGATGATTATACTTATAAGATTCAAGAATATAATATATCTGCGAATTCTGAAAAAATAGCTAATAAAGTAACTGCATTTCAAACAACACCAGATAATACACATTATCCTAGTGAAAAATTACTAAAAGATCAATTAGATTATAAGTCTTCTTTTGAGTCACCTTTATGTTTATATCCAACAGAAGGGCAAGTTGTAGCTTCAAGAATTCCATATGTAATAACTGAAGCTGGAAGTGCTATTAGATATTGTAATTTATCTGCAAATAATCAAATATTAGCTGTTTTACAAGATGTTGCATGGAGTACAGCAACTGCTGATTATGATGCATATAATGGAATTATTAAAATAGTTTCAGGTACAACTATAGAGTTTACAGATGATGTATTCGTTTCATTAGAAGCAACTTTAAGAGCAGATAGTTTTACTGGTTCTAGTGATAAATTTTTAAGATTTGCGTGGGTATGGGCTGATAATGATGATGTTATATCTGGAACAAATACATCATATATTTTCCCGCCAACTGAAAGTTATGGTTATAATTCATTGCCAATAGTAAAAGTATCAAGGAAATTTCATAAAGGAAATAAGATTAAGCTTAGAGTTACAGGTGCAGGTTCAACTGGCACATCAACTGCTAGTATTCAAAAAGAAAGTACAAAATGTTACATTTATGAAATTAATAATACTTCAGGATATGAAAGAGATAAAGTACGTACCATTATTCGTAAAAAATCTGATAGTAGTATTGTTTGGGATAGTGGAGAGATAGGTAAAACTACTAATCTTATTAAACGTTCTATGAATATGGCATATTCAATATGGGATAAAAACCTATGTAGTGCCACAGGCAATGCAAATTCACTTGGCATGTCAAAGATTACTCTTACGAGTAATTGGGATGTGTCAGTTAATCAACGCTTATATGGATATAGAAGTGGCGATGAGTATACCTTGCAAATTATAGTAATGAATCCAACAATAAATAAAATAAAAGTATCATTAGAAGATTATATTGGACATCAGGGAATTTATGCGGAATTTGGCTTAACTGACAGTGGTTCTATTATATCTAGTGGTACACACGGAGTTGATTCAGGGACATTAATACAAGCACAAATTACTTATCCGCAGACAGGAATGTATGTATTGAATATTAGGGGAACTCCTGTGGTGGACACTAGTAGTTTTAAAGACCTAGATTCACAATTGGATTTAGAATTTGAAGATGATATTAGCGGTGAAATTTATATTGGATTTGCTAGTGTGAAAAAGGGATTATATGATATTGCTAATAATTATCATTTATTAACTGATGATGCTAATATTCCTGAGCCGACCTATGCTAAATATTTGGTGGGATTAGATACTATGTTGGATGCTTCAGAAAATTATGAAGTAATAGTTGAAGATGTGACTACAAAGGGGTTAAAAACATCTCAAAGTGATATTGTGAGTTTTTCAACTGGTTCATCGTAATGGATTGGTGGTGAATAATTAATATATGAATATTTTATTAAGGAGAGGAAAGGAATCTAAAAGAAATACTATAACTCCATTAAGAGGCGAATTATTGATTGGTTTTGATGATGTGACTGATAAACCTAAATTGTATATGGGCAATGGCGTTAATGTTGGTGGATTACCATTATCAGATAATATTGGTTCAACATGGACTCCAATTATTACAGGAGATGGAACTGTAGAAAATGCTATGTATACAAGAATTGACAATATAGTAACTTTTAGTTTAAGATTAAGTTGGACTAGTAGTACAGCAACATTTACACTTCCGATTGCAAGTGATTTTACAGATATATCAGATTTAATTGGAACTGTGATTTGTTTTCCAGATGTAGGGACTGAAATGAGGGTTGAGGCTGACGTTTCGTTAAATCAAGGTAGTGTGCGTACTGTATCAAGTGCTACTAATGCGTTGATTACTGGACAGTATATTATTAGGTAAAAACCCAATAAAATTAGCATTTGAACTTGAATTTTGGTCAAACAAATTAAATTTAAAAGAAAAGGAATGAAATAAAAATATAATTAGGTGTGGGAAGATTAATCTCTTCCCTGCTTTATTTAAAGGGTGGTAATATGGACTATTATGGATTAGTTCTAGCCTACGAATATTTACATTTGAGAATTAACTTAATGTTTCAAAATATAAATAAAATTATAAAGAAGAGGGGAATGAGATAAATGTGCTTATCATTTTAGCTACGCTGCTAATAATATTTAATAGTTGGGTTATATTTTTCGTGTTGAAAAAGCATATTGATAAAAGATTTAATGTTGCTTTAGATAAAGTAGAAACGACAAATGAACTTTTGGTAATGCCTAATTTAAAAAATAATTAGTAAAGGGTGAAATTGATTATGTGCTTATGAACAATTTAAGAAATTCTATTAAAGACAAACAGGAATATATTGAGAATCTAAATAATCAAAAATTTGGACTGCGAATTAAATTCATGTATTCTATGGAAAGGGATGAAAATTGCTGGATAGAAGTACCTACAGGAGTTGAGGTTTTGACGAATGGACATGTTTTTATATGCTATACAGATAGCAAAGATGAAATTCGAGTTCGTCATATGAATCAAGCGCAGAATAAATCAAATAAGATTAAGATGCATGAAGAAAAAATTAGATTTAATGATTGGTTCAAATGTTTTCAATGGCTTAAAAGTTCTCACGCATACAATACAAAACTTAAGAAAGATATTTTTGATTTGTTGAAAAAGTAAGATTAAAAATATAAAAGTATAATAACATTCTCTTGACATATTGGTATTTTTTATGATATATTTAAAATAAAAATATGTCGGGAGAATCTAGAGATGAGAAAAATCAAATTTAGCAAATGGTCAATGTTGACATTAGTTGCTGTAGGAATTGTTACATGTAGTTTATTATATTATTCTGTAGTTTTCATTAAAGATAGACAATTAGAATTTATTAGTACTGATGGATTTAAGCTTCTTGGAATGATATTTCTAATTTTTTGGATTTTATTATTTTGCACTATACTTGTTTTTAAAAATTATGAATTATTGAAAAGGGTATTTGTTTTAACAGAAAAAAACAATGAATTAATCCAAGAAAATAATAATTTATTGAAACAAGTAATAGCACATAATAACAACCACGTACAACAATGCGAATATCAATATGACAACATCGTTCGCTCCAATATGGAAGTTAAAGAAATGATAGTAGATTCATCTATTGATTATCGGAGGACGAACGATGTTGTTGAGAAATAAGATTAATTGGATTGATACTAATTCATTCAAAAAGAATGAAGGATATATCAATAAACTTTTAAAATTTTATAAGTTTGAAGAGAATAAAGATTATAAATTAATATATAATGGTTATGGAGACTATGATTTACTTATAACTTGGAATAGAAAAACTTATAAAATTCAGATAGATGAAGAATCTCAATGTTATAATTTGCTTGCTAGAAATGAAGCAAATAATATTAAAAAAAAAGAAAGATACCATTTTTTAGAATCTTTTCACGGAGATGATTTAATTTTAAAAATTATAAAACATATTAAAAGTCGAGAGGTTTAAAATGGAAACAATAATTAAAGAATTTGTATTATTTAATTTAATAGAAAATTTATTTATTGTTTTATTTTTCTTGATGTTTAATAAAATTAAAGAAAACCCAATGATTATAATAGTTCATGTGTTTATGTTAAGTTCCCTTAATACAATTTTAAAAGTATTGTTTTCAGGTTCTATATTAATGCAATTATTTGGAATAATAGTTATTATAATATATTTTACAAGTATATATCATGTTAAAATTTCACATAGCATAATAACCGTTATAATTTCATTTTCTATTTTATTAGTATCAGAGGCAATCATAGTAATATTTTATTTAAATATTACTATGATTGATATGTCAAAAATGTCAAATGATTTTAATAAGTTTTTATGGTTTATTCCAATTAGAATTTTGGAATATATTTCATTATATATTTTGTACTTAATAAAAAATAAAATGAGGTGATATTAATGATGATTAGCACTGAGAAATGGTGGTTTGGAGATATTAAAAGAAGGTAATTTAAAAACACATTTACTAGGAGTAGATAAAAATCTACTCCTTTTTTGTGTTCAATTTTATTTTAAGGATGATGGTATTTGTTAGATAATATATCAGAAAAGTTTATAAATTGGCTTATAAAAATAAAAATTCTTAAGCAAGAACAATACTCAGATTGGGATTATTGGTTTAGGATTTTTTTATTTAATTCTATAGTTGTTTTTTCTTTATTAACAATAAATATATTGTTAGGCAGTTGGATTCAGTTAATTATAATTAGTATAGTAGTAAATGTTTTACGAATGTATAGTGGAGGTTTCCATGCTCCACAAGGTAAATTAGAATATTGTGTTCTGTTAACAATTCCCTTAGTTACAATTGCATCTTTCATTGCAAAGTATCTTCAATTATATCCATTGCAATTATTCATGGTTGCAGTTTTTTTAGGTATTCTTATAATCAGAAAAATTCCATTAATATCAGAAGAAGAAAAAGAAAATAAGTCAGATAAATATTTTAGAGATAAATATATTTATAATTTTTTAATATTTTACAGTATTAGTTGTTTGGCAATAATGATAGATTCAAATATATGCAATATTATTTCAAGCGCAATAAGCATGGGAATTATATTAGTTGCATTAGCAATGAAAAGTTCAACAAAATAAAAGTATGATTTTATGGGAAGAAAAGAAAAATCTTCCCTTATACCTCTCAAATAATTAAAGAAAGGAATGAAATAAAGATACGTTTTTAATTATAGAAACGTATTAATTTAAATTGAGAGGATGATAAAAAATGGGTAATTTCCATGCAGGAACGCATTATTGTGGTGCAATTCTTAAATCAACAGATAATTATATTTATGACCCAGTTACAAATCAAATAACTACTGGTGTAAATAGTCAAATTTTTTACTTAGAAGACCCAAGAACTGGTGAGACAACTATTGCAAGGGTATTTCTTTTTACTCCAATCGGGAGCGATATAAATTTCGATCTAAACAATAATTCAAATAGTAGACTTAAATGCCAAGATAGTATACCTAACGGAATCGAAAATGAAATGTTTTTAAGTTCATTTAAAGTTGGTAGTTTGGCAAACAGTATATTTGAATTCTATTGTGTCGTTTAGAAAGGAGAAGTGAAATAAATGCCTTATATTGGTACAAAATATGGAAGTGGAAGTAGTGGTAGTTCTTCTTCAAATACTTCAACAACTTATATATCTTCAGGTACAAAAATAGCTCCAACAATTACATATAACAATGGTTTAGGAACAGTTACTATAGGTGATGGAACATATAGACTTTTTCATACTACAAATTATACAGGAGTTATATCTGAACATGTTATATCTGGTGCAACTTTCCCTATAACAGAACATATCACAACTTATATTTGTTCTGATTATAATAGTGGAACTCCTATAATTCGTACGATTACAGATTCATCTCAATTTAATTGGTCTAATATATGTCCTATTTATACAGTAACCAGAGATGGAGATAACTTATCTTGGGTCGATTGGGACTCGCCCAGCAATGGTTTACCTAACAAGATTCATGATCGTTTAATACGTACTGATAGATTTTCAAGAGAATCTGGATTAAGCATTGGAGAATCTAGTGTTCCAATAGCACATACTATAATTGTATCGGCAGGTACAATTTGGCAAGGTGTTTATAAAAACTCAATGGATTCAGTTGATTCATCTATTGATATAGTTAAAATGCTATATACTGATGGTACTGGAAATTGGATTGATAGTTTTATAACTCAATATAATAACACACAATATGATACAGGATTGGGATTAGCTACTCTTACAGATGGTAATTATGCAGTAAATTGGATATTTAGAATGATAGGTAATACTAAAGAAATTACTGTATTTTTGGGTGATGGGGATTTTGATTTAAATACAGCAAAAGCGTCTCAATTGCCTAATAATATTCCTGCATCAATGTCTACTAATGGTATGCTTATAGGTCGTATTATTGTTCTAAAAGGTGCGGATACAGCAACTCAAATAGATAGTGCATTTGTAACAAAGTTCGCTGCTAGTACTGTAACAAGTCATAGTGGATTGACAGAAATTGAAGGTGGAGATGCACTTGTAGGACACTATTATCATTCAGATCAAGAAATTAATACTGATGATGATGTTGAATTTGCTTCAGTAACAACAAATGATTATAGAAGTTTGGCTGATGATTTACATTTAAACGCAGATGTTGGCTATGATATTATGGTTCATGACAATATTATTCCTTCTTTAAACAATTCTAAAACATTGGGTGAATCAGGCTTAGTGTATGCTGAAACATTTACACGAAAAGTAACTTCTGATGATGATTTATCATTAGATGCTTTAACTGGTAAAAATATTGTAATTAAGAAAAGTGTTTTACCAGATTTGACAAATACTCACAGTATAGGTTCTTCCACAAAAGTTATTAAAGAAGTTTTTACAGAGAAGGTTACTTCTGATGTTGATTTAATATTAGGTTCAGCTATTGGTTCTGATATTATTTTAAGAAATGGCAATGTGGATGCTGGAATAATTACAGAAACAGGCAATTGGGGAATTGGCAATATTAATCCTACTAAAAAACTTGAAATAACTGGTGATGTATTAATTGATGGTGACTTGAGTGTTGATGGAACGGTTACACAGGTAGACGTTGTTAATCTTGACGTTACAAATAAAAATATAAACTTAGCTGTAACAGATACTCCTACAGATGCACTAGCAAATGGTGGAGGTATTGTTTTAAAAGGAACAACCGATAAAACTATATTATGGGATAATTCTAATGTTGAATGGGATATTTCTGATGGATTAGATGTTGATGGCATAGTTAAAGCAAATGGAACTACTAGTGATGGTAGTACTAATATATTTATTGGTAAAGATTCTCTTGGCGCTGATGTATTTAAAGTAGATACTGATGGTAAAGTTACTGCTTCGGTCATTTCACCATCAATAGATAGTACAACAGGTGTACAAATAACCAAAGCTGATAAAATAACGCCAATCATTAATGTTGATACTACTAATGAAAGAGTAGAGATCAAAGGTGCTTCTGCTTATGGTATAACACAGTTTATTGGGAATGGATTAGACGCAGAATCTTCAATTGGCTTTAAGGATTCTACTGATATAAATGATGAAGCTTGGGTTATTGGTAAGAATGTAGGTTTGAGTAATACAACAGGCAGATTTGGTATATTTTATTTAAATGGTGAAAAATTAGTTATTACAACTGATGGGAATATTGGAGTGGGAATTGGAGAGCCTGATGACAGTGCAATTTTAGATTTAACGAGTACAAGTAAAGGATTTCTTTGTCCTAGAGTAACCAAAGCTCAACGACTGTTAATAACTCCGGTTGAAGGATTAGAAGTATTTGATACTACCGATAGTGGAAAATATTGTTATTCCTCAGGCAGATGGATACAAATAAGTGGTTTAGCTCAACTTACGGTTTATAAAACTGTAGATGCTTTCATTCCAGATAATACCGATATCCCATTCGTAACTGAAATTAACTACAATATGGGAACAGTTACGTCCCCTTCAATTCCACTTAAAGCAAATAAGACCTACCGTGTCCATGCATACGTGCAAATAGATGGGGATGGTGCCGCCGCTGGTGCAAGGTTTGCATTTGTAAACTCTTCCGATAACAGTGCTATCAGTGGTTTAAAACAAGGGTTAGTTTACACAACTACAACTACTGGACATGCTAGTTCACAACCAGTAGTAGGAGGATTGTATAGACCTACGAGTGATATATCAATAAAGCTAAGAGTTATATCAAGTTCTGGTACACCTAAGTTAAAGTACGATACATTCCGAATTGAGATCCAGCAAATAGACTAAGTAAATAACGCAATATCATAAAACCCGATAAAACATTCGATTTATGTTAATTTTGTACTAGAAAAACGAAGTATGAGTGAGTATTAATAAGATTGAAAGAGTTACAATATTTTACAAATATAAAGAAGAGTCGGAAATGGCTCTTCTTTTAAATTTACAATAAATGCATATGCATTTTACATATAGCGAATAGGAAGATGATTATTATTTTGAGTCTTCCTATTCTATTTAATTTAAATTATTGAATGGAGGATTTTTAGAATGATTAATTTTAAACAAGTAAAACCAATTGAGGTTGAGTTTCAAGGAGAAAAGATAGAAGTAAATCAGTATATAAAATTTAAAGATAAACAGGTTTTTGTAGATTTATGCGTTAATGATTATTTTATTATGGATGAAAATGGTAAAACAACTGGAACTTCTGATTTTGATAAAGATTTAACATACTTTTATTGTATTATGCATTATTTCACAAATCTAGAAATTCCAGAAAAAGATTTAATTTCAGATGTTTATGATAATATTGTTGGAAGTGGATTGTTTGATTTGATTTGCAAAACAATACCATCAGATATAAAAGCGGATATTGACAATAAGATTTATAATAGTATTTATAATGCTGAAATAAAATTAGAAGAAGAAATGAAAAAAGAAAATAGTATTCAAAATATAATTGTTAATACTATTCAAGGGTTAATGGAGCGAATTCCGAACGAAAAGGAAATTGGGAAGCTAATAAAAAAAGCAAAGAAAGAATTTGAAAATTTTAATCCTGAAAAGCTAAAAGTGGTTAAGGATTTATATGATTTTTCCAATGGCAAAAGTGAAAAATCTGAGTAAAATATCGGTTTTGTTGAAATTCTAGCCTTAGAGTCGCAATGGTTCTGAGGCTTAATATTTAAGGGAGTGATGAATTTTGCCTTCTTTTAGGTCGTTGGACGAACTAAATAAACATTTAAGTAAAACTAATGGTTCTAGAGTGAATTTGTCTAATGGAATGAGTGTAATGAAGTTAATGAAACAAGAAGGAAAAAGACTATATGATATTATACAAAAACATATTAATACTTATTATGCTTCATATGATCCCGTTTACTACGAAAGAACCTATCAATTTATGAAATCGCTTAGGATTGAACCAGTTAAATTATCTGGTAATATAGCAAGTGTTAAAATATATTTTGACGAAGATTTAGCGACTCATCATTCAATAATGGGAGGAAAAGATGGGTATCTTCCTATCTTGCTCAATGAAGGTTGGCAGTGGAAAAATGGGGATAAATCAAGATATCATATGAGTTTTTATCCTGGTTATCATTTTATAGAAAAAGCAATTAAAGAATATAATTCAAGCAATCCTTATGGTTTTAAAATAATTGTCCATAAAGAATGGAATGGCAATATGATTGAACACAAGGAATATTAATAAATGAGGTTGAAATATGCCTCATTTTTGTTTTGAAAATTATTATTTTATATAGATATAAAATATAAAAGGCGGTGACTGAATGAGTAAAATAACTAGAGTTAAATACTTTACTGAAGATAGAAAATCTAAAATAAATCCTGATAATCTAAAATTATATGATAGGTATTTAAAGTCAAGTATTTTGAAAAATAAAGATGTCGAAACTACTACATATAAAGTTTATAAAAATTATATGGATATGTTTTTAGTTTATTTGTCTGAGCAATGGGATAATGTTGGTCTATATGATCCAGAATTATTTAAAAACTCCATAGATGTAATCGAAGGATATATGGGTTTTTGTCAGGAAGTTTTACATAATAATAAGAAAGTAATTAACACGAAGGTATCAACGATATCTTCTTTTTATTTATGGTCATTAAAACGTAGATTAATTGATAGACATCCTTTCGATAAACAAGTAGATAGAATGAAAGGCGCTTCTGATGAGAAAATAATTAATTCTTACTTTCTAAATGATGAAGAAATAGAAAAAGTTTCTCAAGGAATAACTGAAGAAAATGGCTACGATATTATTGATAAATTGCTTTGGAATATTATGCTTGATTCCGCAAACAGAATAGGAGCAATCGACAACTTAAAACTATCTAATTTAGACATAGAAAACTGTATGTTTACTGACATAAGAGAAAAAAGAGGATATAGAGTTGAAGTTGTAGTATCTGAGCCAACCATGCAATTAATTGAGGAGTGGTTAGAAAAAAGAAAATCTATGGATAATTTAGAGGTAGATGCTTTATTTATCAGTAATTATGGTGGTGAGTATAGACAAATGACAAAATCTACACTCCAAAATCGAATTAAAAACATAGGTAAGATATTAGGTTTGGAAGATTTTCATAGTCACTGTATTAGGAAAACTACTTTGAATAATATTTATGACAAGACTGGGGATTTATCTTTAGCTGCCGAAATGGGAAATCATAAATCTACTGAAACTACTAGGAGTAGTTACATAAAGCCTAAATCAAAAACAGAGATTAGAGACAAAATTAAAGAATTAATGGATAAAAAGAAAGAATAAAATAAAACCCTTATTTTAATCATACCGCTTTTTGTTTTAATAAATTAAAAATATAAACATCTGAGGCAACTAGCCTCTTTTTATTTTCCTGAAAGGAGGATATATATGGCAAATGACCTTTCTATAATATTAAAGTCAAAATTAGACCAATCAGCAAAGGCTGTTGGAGATTTAAACAAGCAAATAAAAGAAATTGAATCTAAATTAAAAGAAATAAAATTAAAAGTTAATTTTGATAGTAAAAATATAAATTCTAATGTAAAAAGTAAAATGAAAGATGTTGAAACTACTGTTAAAAATACATCAAAAAAAATAAAAATATTTGACGAAAATCAACTCAATAAAGATTTTATCGGTGTAAAAGATATCGTTAATAGAATCCAAAAAACCTTTAGTAAATTAGGAGATACAAAAATTGCTATAGGTAAAAACGCAAAAGGTGAAATACAATCAGTAACAGCAGAAGTTACAAAAGCTAATGGTGTAATTGAAAAATTTAAATATAATTTAGGTGAAATACAAAAGGGTGGAAGGAAATATGCTGGTTTTGTATCTGGTGGTTCTAAAGTTACTGATAATACTGCTCAAATTGCAGAAAGACAATTACAAGCAGCTCAAAAGACAAATTCAGCAATTGAAAAACAGAATCAATCAAGAATACGCGCAGAAAATAAAATAAATGAAATACAAGAGAGAAATCTTAGGAATAGAGAAGCAAGAGAGGCACAAGCAACACAGAGAGAGTCACAAAGAAGACAAAGACTTGAATCTTCAACTAACGAAAGATGGCAGAGAAATTTAATACAAAGAGAAGCAAGAGAAGCACAAGTAGCTAGAAGAACGGCTCAAGTTGCAACTAATACTTCAAATCAACTAGGACTTTTTCAACAGCAGCAAAATCTTAGAGCAACGTCACTCACTGGTGGTGCGGCTGGGAGATTTGTTGATAATACTGCATTAGAGCAATTTAGAAGAAGTGTTGCATCTCTAACACGAGATACGCCTAATCTTAGAAATAGAATGGCAGAATTGAGATTGGAATTTCAAAGAATTAATTCTTCCGCACAAAACGCTAGTAGAAGTTCTTTAAATCTTGGAGAATCTATTAGACAGGCCGCAATAAAATTCCCCCTCTGGATGGGCATAGCGACTGTCTTTATGCAAATAACAAATCAAGTAAGAGATTCTATTAAGTATATATATGATATGGATACCGCTCTTACTGAATTATCTAAGGTTACTGATTTTAGTGCAGAAAGATTGGATAATATGCGTCAATCTGCATTGGAACTTGGAAAGCAACTTGGTCATAGTTCTGTTGATGTCATGAAATCTATGGCTGAATTTGGTAGAGTAACTAAAGATCCAGAGGCAATAAAACAACTTGCTAAAACAGCAACAATGGCTTCAAATGTTACTTCTATGACAGCTCAAGAAGCAGCCAAAGCTTTAAATTCTACAATGATTTCTTTTAAAATGAACGCAACTGATAGTATGAAGATATTAGATCAGTGGAATGAGATCCAAAATAATTTTCGTGTAAGTGCTGAAGATTTGGCAGATTCAATTGGGAAAGTAGGAGCAGCAGCAGGGCAAGCAGGAGTTAAAATTGAAGAATTAGAAGGATATACGGCAGCAATTGTATCAGCAACAGGCATTACAGGTTCGGAAAGTGGAACAGCCCTTAAATTTAGGGGCTTGGCAGCATAATACATAAACTGCTAAGAAAAATCTATTCTAATATACGGCGAAACTCCAGAGATGGACAACGCCTTCCAATTTTTAATGTTATTTATAAAATAAAATAAAATCATCACAAATATAAACTAAAATATAAAAAGGGTGATATAATGGCTTTTCATAAAATCAAAAAGCAAGATAGTTTTGCGCAATGGTTTTTAGATAATTTTGGTATTGATAAATTCAATACATTAATAAAACATGAGAAAAACTTAGAAGTAGGATTAGATATATGGATGATATTTAAAAGAAGCACAGCTAAAATATGGTTCTATTGCGAAAATAAAAATTATCATGAATTTTGTATGTCAGCATATAATTATTATAAAGGTCAAAGATGTAAATATTGTGCAAGAACAAAATATATTCATCCTAAGGATTCTTTAGGACAGTATATTATTGATAATTTTGGAGAAGATTTTTTAAATATAATATGGTCAAGTAAAAATATAAAATCTCCTTTTAAATATTCAATAGGAACTGAAAAAAAAGTATGGTTTTCATGTATTAATGAAATACATGAAGATAAATTAAGACAAGTAAAAAATGCGGTAAGAGGCGATTTTTATTGTCCTTATTGTATGGAAAATAATAATTCTTCAAAATTACAAGAAAAGGTAAATCAATATATAAATTCATTAGGATATAAAATAAATACAGAATGTAATTGCACTATTATCCCTAAAAATCCAAAAACAAAATTTAATTTACCTTTTGATAATGAAATAGAAGAATTAAAATTAATAATTGAAGTCAATGGACGCCAACACTATGATGAAATTAGCAGTAATAGTAAGTGGCTCAATGGGAAAACAGCTAAAGAATATTTACATAATAGAAAACTTAAAGACAGATATAAAAAAATCTTTGCGAAATCGCAAGGATATTTTTATTTGGAGATTCCTTATTGGTGTGATGACTATAAAGAATCTTGGAAAGATTTAATAAACAATAAAATAAATAATATTAAAAAGGGAACAACGACTGAGACGAATAGACTACATTTCTGATGTAGATGCAACAGTCTGAACGTCACGCTATAATCTAAAAAATGAAACGTGAGAGAAATGGTCGCTGGTAATCAGACCAGCTAAAGAAGAACCGTTTCCGCTATCGAACAGATAGTCAGTAACCTTAAATCAAGGTGAAAGTAACAGATTGTAAATCCATAATTTCCAGAACATTTCGTATAGGCGAAGAAGGTGCTGAAGATGCAGGTAAAACAGAAGAGTATCTTAATTCTATAGGTATTGCTGTCAGAAAATCAGCTACAGAATTTAGGGATTTTTCTGGCATATTAGATGATATTAAAGGTAGATGGGGTTCTTTAACATCTACGGAAAAAAGTGCTTTAGCTCAACAAATGGCTGGAACCTGGCATTATTCAAAATTTATTGCATTAATGGAAAATTATGGAATAGCACAAGATGCAACCAATAAAGCAATGAATAGTCAAAATTCAGCATTACAAGAAAATGCAAAATATATGAATAGTGTTGCTGGTAAAGTTGGACTATTTAAAGTTTCGTTAGAAAATTTATATTCCACAATTTTATCATCTGATGCTTTAAAAAATATATTAGATGGTTTAATTAAATTTATAGAAGTCACAAATAGAGTTGTGACAGGATTGGGCGGATTTAATACAGCTTTATTATTAATAATTAATACTTTAATAATATTTAAAAGTAAGGCAATTGCTAGTGCTATAACAAGTGTATGGGCATACATTGCCGCTTTCGGTTTAGCCGAAACAGCAACACTTGGGTTTAGTGCGGCAGTTAGTGTATTAAATACTGCTTTATTAGCATTGCTTAAAAATCCTATAACATGGATACTTGCGGCAGTGGGAACATTGACTATTGGTATTTTTTCATGGATTAATGCTAATCAAAAATTAAAAGAATCAATAATTGAAACAAATAAAGCTCAACTAGATTTTAACTTGGCTGTTAAAGATTTTTATCAAGATATGTCACCTGATAAAGTAAATGCAACTGCACAAGCTTTTGAAAATTTAAAAAAGCAACTTAATTATAAAAATGATAATGATTTACAAGAAGATATTAATAAAATTCAAGAGTTAAGAAAAGAATCTGAATGGGCTAAAAAAGTTTTATCTGATTCTGGCCGTAGTTCATATGAAAAGAATTTAGCTCAAAAAATATTACAACAACTATCTGATTTAGAAGATAAAACTAAAAAATACACTGAAGCTCAAAAAGAATTAGATACACAAAAGGCAATTACCAACATACTAGATACAGAATCCCAGAATAATATTGCCAAAAAGGTTAAAGGGAAATTATCTGAATTAGATGCAGACAAAGAATTGATAAAACAGTATGAAAAAAGCGTTAAAGCTGGAAAAGAAGATAAAGAGATTCGTGACCAAATTTTAGATAAATATCCTCAATATCTTAAAATGATTGGTGAGCATTCAGATAAAATTGGCATTAACACAGATACATTAAAAATTAATATAGATATTCAAGAAACTCTTGCAAAAGCTGAAATAGTAGAAGCACAAGTAGCAATGCGGGCAAGCTTAGATAAGACAACTACAATTGTAGAACAAACTAAGCAAAGAATAACGGCGTTAAAAGAAGAGCAATCCGCACTAGTAGCTATAAGTAAACCTATTTCTGTAGCTGATGTAGAAATTTCACCAGCTACAGAAATATTTAATGATCGAATAGAAGAAAAGTTTTCTCAAATAGTTGAGGCTGAAAAGGGTTTGGAACGACTTCAGTCAGCTATTGAAATTCAAAAAGGCTCTTTAGAATTAACTCCAGAACAAATTTTAGCTGCTGCAAAATCAGGTAAAAAAGGATATTTTTCAGATTCAGATGGAGATAAATCTTCCTTGCCAACTCTTAAAGAAGCAGTTGCTCGTGAAGAGTTAACTAAAGAACTTGTTAAGGCTTATAATAAAGAAGTTGATATATCAGATGTTAAGATTAAACATCTTGAGAGACAACTTAAAATAAATGACGAACAAAAAAATTATAATAGAGAGCTTGAATTAACTAATTCACTTATATCAAACCAAGAGGCTAAAATTGGTCAACTTGGGACAGCTAATAAAAGTATAACAAAAGAGGCAGATAAACTACGTGCCGATAATCTTAAATTTGACACAACCAAGTGGTTTGATGTGGGTGGAGAAGCAACAGTAGATTATAGGAAACTTCTTAATTCATTTGCTATTGAATCAGAAAAAATACGTGCCAAAGCAGAAAAAACTAATACTAAAACAGCTATTCAAGAATCAAATAAACAGATTCAGGCTTTAGAAAATCAAAAGAAAAAAATTGAGGAATTATTTAACAATATTTATGCTCTTAAAAAGGCTTATGCTTCTAATACGGACGAAATATTAAAGACTGAAGATGCAGTTGATTCATTAAAACAAAGTGTTGTTAAATTAAATGAAGAACAAAAGAAACTCCAAGAAGAACTTTACAAAAAGCAAAAAAAATCTCTTGAAGAAATTTTAGATTTAGTCACTGAGATGATTAAGCAAGAAGCGGAAGATCAAATTGACGCACTTGAAGAACAAGTTGATAAATATAAAGAAATAATTAGTGCAAAAAAAGAAGCATTGAAGCTTACTGAAGAACAACACGATTATGAGAAGTCTTTAGCTGAAAAACAAAAAGATATATCTAAGATTCAAAATCGTCTTTTAGAATTAAGTCTTGATGATAGTCGTGCAGCACAGGCTGAAAGACTTAAATTAGAAGAAGACTTAGCAGATAAAACATCGGATTTAGATGAGTTGCAACATGATAGAAGTATTGAACTTCAAGAGCAAGCTTTAGATAAAGAATTAAAACAGTTTGAAGATACTAAAGACAAAGAGATTAAAGAAATTAAAGATTATCTTGATAAATCTGGACGTTTAACTGCCGATGCTATGAAATTAATTAATACTCAAGGTGATACGGTTTATAACAATTTAGTAAAATGGAATGAATTGTACGGAGATTCGATTGAAAATAATGTAAAAAATTCCTGGGAGAGTGCTAAACAAGCCTTAAATAGTTATAAAAACTCTTTGAATCAAATTGATTATAATTTTGCATCACAAACTCTTAGCGATACTTTAAATGAGAGCGATATTATTGCTCAAATGCAAGCAAATTCTAAGTCTTGGTCTAATGCTAGTCCTGAATATAAAAAAGAGCTTGCGGCAGAGAATCTTAGACTTGGAACAAGTATAGGATTAACCAGAGATGATAAGACTGGCATTTGGTATGATAAAAGTGGAGTTAGAGCTTATGCTGGTGGTGGCACAAGTACTGAAACTCAACTTGCATTATTACATGGCACAAAAGCTAATCCAGAATGGATTCTTAATTCAGGTCAAATGAAAAGTTTGATTACTAATTTGACTTTACCTCAATTCAAGATGCCTGAAGTTAAGGGATTATCTAATGGCAGTGGGGTTCAAATTGGTAGTTTGATTACAGTAAATGGAAATGTAGATAAAGCAGCTATGCCAAAACTTGAAACTGTTGTAAATCAAGCAGTTGATAAGTTGGTTAATACGATGGGACTTAGGGGCAATACTAGGTCGACAAAATCATATAGCATTTAGTTTTATAGGGTATTGCAGAAATGTAATGCCCTTTGTTTTGAGAATAATTAAAAATTTAAATAGATATTAAAAAATTAAGGTGGTGAAATAATTGGCTATACAGGCTTTAAATTTTATATATGACAATATTTCAAGCGAGGTATTTTCGGTCAAGATTGTGAATTTTAACTCCAGTGGTTTACAAGAAAATAATTTTGGAGGTAACGTAATTCCGATTTATGAATCAATAAAAAGAAAACATAATGTGTTTTTGTATGGGACTCAGCCGTCACAACCATTAGAATTTGAATTGAATATTGCAACAGAGGGAGAAGAACTTGACAGTTATTCACTAGGAGCATTGGGCAAGTGGCTCTTTGGTCATCAAGATTGGAAATGGCTACAAATTGAGCAAGTTTCATATGAAGGGTTATGGTTTAAGTGTTTATTATTAGATCCTCAAGTTATTTCAGTTGGTAATATGAATATAGGCTTTAAATGTAAGGTATTCTGTGACAGTTCATATGTATATTCTGATGAGTTTACATATAACCACAATATCACTACTTCTAATCAGCAAATTACATTTAATAATTTAAGTGATGCTAACTTGTATTTATATCCCTATATATCCTTCACAACGTCTAGTACAACTACTAGCTTCAGTATAAAAAATTCCTCAGATAGTGATAGAGAATTTAAATTTACAAGTATTGCAAATAATGAGACTATAACTGTGAATAATGATTTAAAAATTATAACGTCTAGTACATCTAATAATAGATTGAGTAATTTTAATTTAAAGTGGTTGAGGTTAGTTCCAGGAACTAATAATTTAGTAGTTAATGGGAATGGTAGTATGTTTTTAAGAATGAGATTCCCAGTTAAGGTTGGTGGGTAAATTCCTTCGCAATAAGAAAATATTTTTTGTAGAAAATAGTAAAACAATATATTATAATCAATAATAAGAATAATTATTCATATATTATGAAATATTGTTGTCAAATATACCATAATATGCTAAAATAAATTATACAGTTCTACAAATACTTTAATCCATTTGAGTTATATTATATTCAAATAAGCTTATTGAGGTGTTTGTATGAATAAACGAATAAGAAAGAAAAAACAAATAAATGAGGAGGCGAATGATATGAGTGTTGCAACTATTAATAATAGGAGTTATAATTCACTTGATTTGAATAAATTAAAAAGTAAAAAACATACTATTATATCCTCAAAAGAAGCACTCAAAGATATTACTCCTATTGAATGGTCTGAAGATGTTTTGTCTGGGAAAAAGAAAGTCATTATTGACTGTAACAAATGATATTTTTGGGGGCATACGATGTGTAAGGTCGGAGACATTATTTTAATTAAGAATTATATAGTTAATGGTGTACATTTAACAAAACATTCTTTCGTAGTTTTAAATGATAAAGCGGGACAAATTCAAGGCTTAGATTACGATATAATATGCAATACCATGTCTTCATTTAAAAATGAGGAGCAACGAAAGAAAAAGTTGAGTTATTCTAGTAATTTTGAGATATTACATAATGATCAAGTTATAAGTAATGGTGGAAATGATATAGATGGCTTTATAAAAGCGGAACAATTTTATTATTTTGATAAAGATAAAATTGATTATATGGTTATTGGCACTATGAAAGCAGAAGCTTTTAATTTATTATTAGAATTTATAGATGAATTAGAAATACCAATTCAAGATGTAGTAGATAATTTAAAGTAATTTTACTGATTTTTAAGACCTCTCTAACTAGAGGTCTTATTCATTGTAAATAACCTCCTTTTCAGTAATATTATACTTGCATAATATTTTCCATAAGATATAATAATTATATCAATATAAAAATATATAAATCACTGAGAAGGAGAGATAAAAATGAATAAATGTACTAAATGTGGGGCTATCAACACAGATGAAACAATATATTGTGAGTGTGGTGAACCTTTGAATGACAATATTTCCGATAGAGATAATTCAATAAGCAAGGAACTGAGAAATACACTTATTTTTGGTGGAATATTCGCTATTGTTGTATTATTTATAATTATTATTACTAATGTAAATAGTAAGTACCAACAGCCAGATCATAGCGAGCAGTCAAATGTAAGTATAGATGATAATGAAATAAAAATGAATAATTACAAAAATGAGCTAAAAGATAAAATGTCATCTATTATTAAAAAATATGATTTTGCCACATCATTCGAACTTGATAGTGATATGGATGCTCATATGACGATAAAAGTTAATGATAAATTTGACAAATTAAGTAATGTAGAAAAGTATAAGGTATTAAGTAATTTATATCATGATTTTAAGGAAACAATAAATGAATGTATTATGGATAAACTTGATAGCAGTTATATAGATACTGATATAGGGAAGCGTATTTTAGCCATTTCACCAAAAGGAACATTTACACAAAATTATGATCACCTAACATTGCCAGATGGGAAAGAAGTATGCGAGGACGATACACTAACAAAAGAAGAAAAAAAGCAACAACAGGAGGAAATAGAACAATTTAAAAAACAACAAAATCTTATTGATAGTAGCGTGAATGGTTTAATTATTCAAAATGAAAAGATATGGACAAATGATGGCGATTATAGTTATTTTAAAGGAAGAGTTAAGAATATCGGCAATTTAGACATTACATATTGGAAATTAACGCTTGAACTTTGTGATAGCAATGAAAATGTATTAGATACAGATTATACAAACTCATCGGAAACAATTAGACCTGGAAATATGAAAGAGTTTGAAATAATGCATAAATATGACTCTGAGTATAAAAAAGCAAGAGTTTTTATAGATGAAGCTAAGAACTAATTATATTATTAATGTAAAAGATTTATTTAAACTGGTGATGAGCCAGTTTTCTTTTTATAAAAATCTCTAATAATTTTCACCTCAACTTTTATTAAAATATTGATAATTCTAATATTTCTCTTGACAAATTATTAATATATTGATAATATTAATATATTAAGAAATTTTATATTGATTAATTTTATGGTATAATCAAAATAAAAATGTTAATGAGGGATATTAATGGAAGTAATGATTAAATTAAAAATAAATGAAAAAATTGAAGAGTACAGAAAAGACACAGGAGCAACGAAAACTTGGATTTCTCATAAACTTGGAATGAGTAAACAAAGATTGTCCAATATCGGCAACGGGGACAATATTACTTTAAAATTATTACTAAGAGTTGCAATATTTCTAAATTGTAAAACCGAAGATTTATACGAATATAGTATTGTTGACGATAATATTCAATCTTAGATATTTTTGTATTTATTTTTGTTGACATTATTCAAACTCTTTTGTATACTATTAATGCAAGGTAGATTTTACCTTTTGTAAAAAATAATATATAGGAGGGTTTATTGTGAGTAGATTAAAAACAATTACGATTAATGAATTTGAAAATGATTTTAGTAAATTAGAAGGAAAATCAGTTTGCGTAGATATCAAAGGGTCTATAAATTTATTGAAGGTTATAACCAACTTCAACGTATGGCAAGACGAAAATAAAATTACATTGTTTGATCATGAAGATGAATCCGAAGTTAATATTAAAAAAGATGTTATTGATTGTATTGTAAAAGATAGACATGATACGAGTTTATTTTTAAAGAATGGTATGGAAGTTAATGTTTATGGGCAGGAGGACGTTGATCATGAATAATTTAATGATAAAAGAAGTAAGTTTCAACGGAGATAGTTTACTGGCGGTTAAGAATAATTATGATAGTAAAATATATGTCGGAGTTAGTTATATCTGTAATGGTATAGGGTTATCTGAAGGACAGATGAAAAATGAAAGAAAGAAAATACAGGAAGATTTAGTCCTTTCTAAAGGGGGACGAAATTTAATCCTCCCTACAAATGGTGGCAATCAAGAGGTTTTGGGTATAGAATTAGACTTCCTCCCTCTTTGGTTGGCTAAGATTTCTATCACTCCTAAAATGATAAAAGATAATCCTGATGTAGTAAGCAAACTTGTTGATTATCAATTGAAAGCAAAAGACGTTTTAGCAAAAGCATTTATATATGGAGAATACAACTTGCCAACCACATATAAAGAAGCACTAATACAATTGCTTACTGTAGTTGAGCAAAAAGAAAAGATTGAAGAACAAAACAAAGTACTTATTCCAAAGGCTGAAGGATATGATGTATTAATTGCAGCAGATGGTTATCAAAACATGAATGAGGTAGCCAAGGCATTTTCAATTGGTCGCAATAAATTATTTAAATTACTAAGAAATGAAAAAATTCTCATGGACAACAACGTACCTTATCAAAAATACATCAACAATAATTATTTTTTAGTTAAAGAGATATCAATTAGTCGTGGCAATTACTACTATAATGGCCTGCAAACGTTTATTACAGCTAGAGGATTGGGCTTCTTAAAGGACTTGCTAAAAGAAAACGGCTACTTGCAAAGTATAGCCTAAACAAATATCAAACAAAAGATGAGATTTGACTTAGACTATATAATCAACTTATGCAGACCCAATAATATCTCCGTCAAAGTTATTGTTAATAAATACGGTGGAGATGATATACTATTAACACACAGGCGGGACACCTATAAGGTACAGCAAGAAGATGATTGCTATATTTTGCTAAAGCGAAATTGTGCTCAAAATCCAAAAAGACGTGAATATTATCATCTAGTTAAAAATGCTGGAGATAATGGTAAGTTTTATAGTTTGAAAGATTTGATTTTTGGGATAATTAAATAAATATAAAATCCAAGCAAGTAGCGGATAGTTCTCTACCCGCTTTTTGTTTTTATAGTAAATTAAAATATAATTTAGAAAGGTAGAATAATGGAGTTAAAAGAAAATATTTTAGGTCAATTACATATATATTACGAATCAGTAAGTAGTGACTGTAAACCTATGGCTTTTTTCCCTATTCAAGAACGATATGTTGAAGAAATAAAAAACTATGTTTTCTCTCGGAAATTAAACATCCATATTGAACCTTTATCAGATGGTTGGTTTACTATTTATATATATAAATATGATTATTTAATTCATATTATAGAAAATTTGCCCCAAAAACCACAAACTCCCTATGACCATTGGGTTATAGGAAAAGCCTGTGGCTATTCAGATTCAGCTATTGGTGAGTTTATCAAGTCAAAATTTAAGTAATTATTGTGTTACAATTAGAGCATTTTTTTCAACATACTTGACATATAACCATGCTATGGTATAATTAAATTAAGGTAGAATAAAATATCTTATGTAGTTTATATAATATCTGTCGGGATGGAGACGAAAAACTCATTCTCATTGGTCGGGATGAAGACCTAAAACTCATTCCCATTGCAGAGTGAACTGCTAAAAATCAGTAAAAGATGGCTTAGGTCATCTTTTTACTTTTAATAGGAGATACATATGACAGAAGAAAAAAGTTTTAAAAAACGTGTAAAAGATGAAATTATAAATGGTGCAAAGATTTATAAGGAAAATTTTGTGGATTATGAATATCTTATATGTTCAGAAGCTTTTACTGCTAAAGAATTTTATACTATTGACGCAAAAGAAGATAATTATCAACATTTAACTGGAGTTAATTCCTTAATTGCATCAAAAGATTTTTTTAACAAGTCATATGATAAAACTCTTCAAGAATCTGATTTTGATTTTAATAAGCGTGGGCAAAGTGAAAAATCAGTAAAAGGTTCTGTAAGAAGAAAAATTAGTGTTTTGCCTAATATTATACATATTTTTGAGAATGGTACATTAGTAGAAGAAAATCTTATAAAAAATCAAATTAAATGTTCTTTTGCAACCACCGATAAGAAATGTACATTAGGCTTTATTGACTTGACAAAATCAAGACCTATGTCTTTACTTAAAGGTGACGAGATTGACAATACAAAAGCTAAAAACATTGACTTGCTTTTAAGGAAGCATATATCCAAAGATAAATTTAATGAAATTATAATTGGTGATTTTGTCGCATTGCAAAAATATAGAGAAAACATAGAAGCGTTTTTAGATGAAAAAATTATAACGGAACTAGATAAAATGAAAGTACTCTTAGTCAAACAGGAATTACAAGAAGCTCAAGAGCAAGTTGCTTCGGGCGAATATGTAAGACCTCTCTGAGTGGAGTTAAAAATTTGTCAAATTTAAGTAAATTAAAAATATAAATAAATCAGCATGAAGAGAGGAAAACACCTCTCTTTTATTATATAAAAAAGAGGTGAAATAATGAATTTTACATATGATCTTTTTAATCGCATTGAAGCAATCCAAATAATTCTCTGTAAAAATAACTTAGAAAAAGTTGGTGTCTTAGGTTTAGCATACGATAAAAAAGCAATATTGAGGCTTACGGACTTCTCGGAAATTTCTTTTACATATCCTCAAAAAGTTGATAATAAAACAACTCAATATTATAATGATATTAAAACTAAAAAAATAATTTATGTTCCAGAGTTAGGTTATTTTAGACTTGAAAAAGTAAAGATTGAATCGGATGGCATCAGGGAGGTAAAAAATTGTGTTGGTTATTCTATTCAGATAGAATTAAAAAATAAACAATTAGTTAATTTCTCAGGTACGTATAAACTATATGACAGTTTAAAACCCCAAGAAAGTTTGATGGGTATTCTTATAGATTATTTTCCAAATTGGAGTATTAATGAGGTTGATGAGAATCTTTGGAACATCTATCGTACATATGACATTTCAGAGAAGGATATCTATTCATTTTTAATGGATGATTTAATGACCTCATTTAATTGCGTGGTACTATTTGATATTATGAATCGTAAAATAAGTGTCAAAGAATTAGGAAATGTATCTAAAGAAACTGATATATATATTAGTTTTGATAATCTTATTAAGTCAGCAGAAATTGAAGAATTGTCGGATGAAATTTGCAGTTCACTGAGGGTGAGGGGTGGATCGGAAAGTACTGACATCAGGAGTGTAAACCCGAATGGAACTGACACTATTTATAATATAAACTATTATAAAACACTTGAGTATATGAGCCAGAGTCTAATAGATGCTTTAAATGCATATGAAATAAAATATAATAGTAATAAGACTACATATTCAACAAAATTAACACAAATTAAAGATAAGAATACTATTTTAATAACCAAAAATGGAGAATTAGATACACTCAATACTCAGATGGATGTGCTTGTAGCAACAAAAATGGTTAAAATACAAGGCGGTTTATCATTAACTGAAATAAATTCTCAAATATCTTCAAAACAATCTGAGATAAATACAAAAAATAATGAGATAACGGGAATAAAAAATGAGATTGCGGTATTGCAAAGCAATCTAAATGATATAGTAGTTCAATTAAAATTCAGTAATAATTTTACAGTAGATCAATTAAAAGAGTTGGACAATTTTTTAATTGAATCCACATATACCGACTCAACATTTATAGTTGTAGACAGTATGACGGAAGTGCAGAAGCAAGAGAAAATGCAAGAATTATATGATTATGCTAGTACTATATTAACACGACTGTCTCAACCAAGATTTTCTTTTAGTATTTCTAGTGCAAACTTTGTTTTTCTAAAAGAGTATGAAAGTTTTATGAAACAATTAGAATTAGGGTGTTTAATTAAAACTGAATTAAGAGAAGATTATATAGTAACACCAATTTTACTTGAAATTGAGATTGATTTTGAACAGGATGATAATTTTAATCTTCGTTTCGGGAATAGATATAAGCTGAGTGACAACACGTTTACTCTAGCCGATATAATGAGTCAAACTACACAAAGTTCAAGCACTATAAGTTTTGAAAAGTATACTTATAAAGATTGGTATAAAAACAGTAAAGATTCGGTTAGTACGTTCATCGAAAGTGCCTTAAATGCTTCCGTAAACAATATCAAATCCTCCGATAACCAGGATATCTTAATAGATCAGCATGGCATGCGCTGTAGACAATTCGATACAAGTACTAATGCATTTAAACCTGAACAACTTTGGATAGTCAATAACATGATCTCGATGTCTAATGATGGATTTTCTAACACAGGTAAGATTGCAATCGGTAAAATTATAGATGATCGTTACGGAGAAATTTGGGGTATAGCCGCACCTCTATTAGCAGGAAAAATTCTTACGGGCAACAACCTTCGCATAGAGAATTCAAAAAATAGTTTTGTACTGGATGAAAATGGTTGTGTGCTTACAGATGCAAAATTCACTCTCCAAACATCTAATGGAAAAGGCAAAATTATTTTAGACCCCACATTAGGTATAAGAATACAAGGAAATACAGGGGGTACTTTTGTAGATAAATTTTATGTAGACTCTTTGGGGAATGTGAAATTTTCAGGAGAATTGTCAGCTGCTACTGGAACTTTCAGTGGAACTGTTCAAGCAGGTAGTATTATATCAAGTACTATCACTGGAGGAACAATCTCTATCGGTTCTAATTTTAGTGTTAATTCTAGTGGAATAATTACAGCTACAGGAGCTAATATTTCTGGTAATATAACTGCGAATGCTTTAACTGCAAATGCCACTATACAATCTCCAATTGTTACTGGTGGAACAATAAAAACTTCAAGCAGTGGACAAAGAATTGAATTAAGTTCCAACAAACTACAAGCATTTGATTCAAATGGCATATCAAGAATAAAATTTGAGCCAGTAACTACTTCTGAAGTAAATTATTATGAATTACAATTTCAAGGACAAAGTGGTAGTCAACAAGGAAGTATATCTGGAACAGATAATCAACTTAATATTGTTGGTCATAATGCACTTGTCTTAAATGGTGGTAATGATAAGGTGTATTTTACTTCAGATGTCGATTTTCAAGGTAATATTGCTTATATTAATACGATTGAACCAGATGTTGCATTAGCTATTAATGGAATATTAGGACATACTGGTTCTAGAATAGGATTTTTTGGAGTAGATCCAGCTATACAACAAACAGCTTCATTATTAGGCGATAAATTTACAACTGAAACAGCAGACCTTACTTACGGCAGTATTGAGGTTTCCATGTTGACTCATTTAAAATCTGACGTAGGAAATTTGTATAATAAAGTTAATGGTATATTGACTAAATTGGCAGAATATGGATTATTTGAATTAGAATAAGGGATATTAATTAATATCCCTTTATTTTCATTAATTATATTATATTTTTATTTATGAAATATTGACAAATCTACCCAATGTGGTATACTAAAAGTATAATAAAATTATATTTAATAATATTGGAGGTATATCATGAAAAAATATAAACAATTTATCATAGGACTTTTACTTGGTTCATTATTATTTTCCACACTGGGAGTATTCGCTGCCAATGAATTAATAAATATTAAATTAAACAAACTACAAGCATTTGATTCAAATGGCATATCAAGAATAAAATTTGAGCCAGTAACTACTTCTGGAGTAAATTACTATGAATTGCAGTTCTTTGGTCAAGGTGGGAATGAAGAAGGGATAATATCTGGAACTAATGGGAAACTTAATATTGTAGGTCGTAACAAACTTATTTTAGATGGTGGTAATGATAAGGTGTATTTTACTTCAGATGTCGATTTTCAAGGTAAGAACCTTAACTTTAGTAATGCAACGGTTAATGGATTAGACACAAATTCACATCTTCAAAAAAATCACAATCATGGAATTAAACCAGGAACAAAATTGGCTATTACTGATGGACGAGGGAAAATTACAGGATATGTTGAATGGACTGAGGATGGAGGTTTTACTCATTCTCATAATATAGAATAATTGACTATAATAAAGTTAATGGTATATTGACTAAATTGGCAGAATATGGATTATTTGAAATAGTTGATTAATAGGGGTGTTGAATATCCCCTATTTTAATAATGGTAAAACATTTTGAGTATAATAATTATATGGGATATAATAATGCAGAACATCTTCAGAATCAGTATATGTTGTAAATGGTATGTTATTTATTAATATATCTCCTTCTTGTATTTTATGAATAGCTTTGGCTTTAGAAGCCGACCTCATACTCTTATCTTTTTTTATATTTTCTAATTGTGTTAAATCTTTTTTATACAAACTCAAAGTATCATTATCTTTATTTATTTTAGTGGTATATCCTACAGCAAGTTGTTTACCGCTATATTTATCAGGCTTAACATATTGGTTATATTTACTTCCTATATACCTAGTAGGCACATACTGACCGCCATCAATATACACTATGGGTAATCCATCAGAAGTTTTCTCAACATTTTTATTACGAGATTGTTCATAAGGATTAAGTGTTTTAATATCTACTTTATCAATTTGTTCAGTTTCATAAACACCTTGAGTTACAGTAATATTCTCAGTTACACGAGCTATTTCTATATGACCGTTGGTTTGATTAAAAACAACTGGAATTTTTAAAACTTTACCAATATCTCCCAATTTCATATAGGTATAATCATTTATATTATAACCTTCAACGGCTACTTGCTCTCCATTAAAGAATATAGGATATTGATTTAGTTTGATAGTCAGTCCTAATTCATTAGTGGCAAATACTCCCAGAGTAGAAAATAATACTGAACCAATTAAAAATCCTACAGTAAATTGCTTATATTTTTTCATAATAACCTCCAAAAATTTAATAATTATAGTTTGTTTTATTTTCAGTATATCATACTGGTCGAATTTGTCAATATTTTTGTCGTTAAGACTTGACATGGTATTATGCTATGGTATAATTAAATTAAGGACAGAATAAAATAACTTGTAATAGGAAACCCCTTGCCTGATAGTAGGGATCTGAACAAACACGCTTCACAATGTGCGGCAAAGAAACATTGTTAATACAAAAGTGCTTCACAATGTGCATTAAATTACATTGTTGATACAAACACGCTTCACAATGTGCGGCAAAGAAACATTGTAAGAAAGCCTTTTATGGGCTTTCTTTTATATGAGGTACAAATGAAAAAGAATGCCATATATTTTGGAAATAAAGACATATATCAAAAAATTAGAAATGCTGGTGGAGTATGGAATGATTCTAAAGATAGACCTATTGTATGCTTGCTAGAATCAACAGAAACAATAGGCTTGTATTGGGCTATTCCAGTGGGGAATTGGGAGCATCGAGATCAGACAGCTAAAAATAGAATTGAGAAATATGTGTCTTACCCAAAATCAGATTTAAGGTCGTGTTACTATCATGTCGGCAAGACTAATGAAAAATCAATTTTCTTTATAAGTGATGTTATCCCTATAGCTAAAAAATACATAGATAGAGAATATAAAGGGTTTGACAAAAAGTTGTATGTAATTAAAAATAAAAAACTCATACAATCTTTAGAAGAAAAATTAACAAGGATTTTAGCTTTTGAAGCTACAAATAATAATTATTTTAGACAACGTATTACTGATGTTAAACATGTGTTGATTGAAGAATTAGAACTAGAAAATACATTCGGAAAAGTTGCACCAATCAAAGAGGAATAACTTACATAATTCAGACCTCAACCTAGAGGTCTTTTTCATGTAATCAAATGGTACTTTTATTGAGTTATTTAGACATCTAAGAAGGTGTCTTTTTATTTTGTTTATAAATAAAAATATAATTATAGAAAGGATTTAAAACATGGATAACAAAAAAATCACAGACACATTAATGAACATTCACAGTACTCTTAACATTGTAGAAGTTAAAGGCAAACAGAATTTAACTTATCTAGTAGGTTGCATGAATGCAATAGAAAGTTTAGTACAAGAGATTTTAAATGAAAATGAAAACAAGTCTGAATAAAAGGATGGTGATATAAATGGCTATAAATGATTTATATACGTTAGAACAGATACAATTTATCGGGGGGTCGACTATGATGCTTGAATATTCAGTGTATGATTCAGATGGGTTGCCCGTAGATCTCAATGGTGCAACTTGCCAAATGAAATTACGCAGATATGGTTCATTTGGAAGTGATGCAGTATTAACAAAAGATGGTACTATAATTACTTCTACAGATAATAATGTCTTTCAAGTGATTTTAAGTACAGCCGATACGCTTAGTTTGTACGGTAAATTCACACAACAAGTTATTGTTACTGATATGAGTAGTAAACAGTTCCGTTTCCAAGGCATAATCGTTATAGATAAGTCAGTGACTTAATTTTAAAAATTAAAATATAATGAAGAAAATTTTTAAAAAAGAGCTATTAAATTAAAAATATAAAATAGGAGGAAAATATAAATGTCTCAAACTTTTTCGATGAGTAATTCTATACTTGACCATTGGTTCGGATTAACAAGCCCAACCGTTCCTACGAATTGGTATATGGGAATTTCTACCAGTTCAATTTCCCCTGATGGATCGGGAATATCAGAACCAACATCAGATCCAAATTATGCCAGAGTAGCTATAGCAAATTCAAAAGTTAGCTTCACAACTTCATCGAATGGTTCTCTGTCTAATGCCGTACAATTCACGTTTCCAGAGTCTACTATTTCGTGGGGAACTATTACGCACTTTTTTTTATCAGATGCAGCAACGTCTGGAAATATTAAAGTTTATGGAGCTTTAACAGCCAGTAGAACAGTAGAGTCTCAAACAACTCTGATTCTTGCTGTAGGAGCATTACAGATTAACTTACAAAATATTGCATAGGCGGTGATGTAAATGGCTCATCCACTATATCAACAAAAGTTACAAGAAGAGCCTTATGTACATAGTTTTAAAATAACATTAGGTGAAATACAAAAATTTAATTTAACCCTGCCAAAATATCAACATAGTTTTAGTTTATCTGTATTTGGATTTTCCGTAAGTAATTCTATATTTGTAAAATTAAAATCTTATATAGCAACAACTATTAATTTCTTAGCAAATAAAAAAATTGCTTATACAAGTAAAAATAAAATAAATACAAATATAAGTTTTAATATGACTAAAAAATTTGCATCCAACATTCAAAACGCAATATCAACTATTATTCAATATACATTATCTAAAAAAATTAGCTCAACATTTAATACTGGTTTTACTGTTGGGAAACATACAAAATTATCTTCCCTTGATGATAAAGATTTATCTGAATTAGATAATAACACATTAAATTATGTAGATAGTTTTATTGGTAGTGGAATTTTATTAAATATGCTAAAAAAAATAGTCACCAATCCTTCCTCAAGTATAGTATCAAGTGCAACATTTACTTTAATTCGTTATATATCTTTAAATACACATGATACTAAAACATTAAATCAAATGGACAATATTACTTTAGGGGATTTGGATAGAACGATAGTTTCATAAATTAAAAATATAAGGAGGATGATATAATGCCAAGTCAAACTACTAATTATAACCTTAATTTGTACGATAAAACCGCAGATAGCGGTTCTAATTTTATAGATTTCAGAGATGATGTTGCTGGGTCTGGTTCAAATAGCAATATGGTTAAAATTGATAATCAAATGAAAGTAAATACGGACGCAATATCCAATTTAGCAGGAACTGGGAGAACTACAGAAACGGTCAAGGCGAACGCAGATTCTATATCCACTTTAAAAACTCAGACCCCGTATGCTATAGCTGCCACGGCATCTTCCGCAAACATATATACAGCAACAAATTCAAGTATAACATCTTATACAACTAACTTATTGCTTATTACAACGTTCAACCAAGCAAATACTGGTTCAGCAACTTTAAACATAAGTTCATTGGGGGCAAAAACTTTAACTAAAATTGATGCGTTGGGTAATGCAAATAGTTTATCTGCTGGAGATATAAAATTAAATAAGCCAATGATGTTTAGATATAATGGTTCAGTTTTAGTATTGGTAGGAGCAAATTCACAAGACCAAATTAATACTTCCATAATATCTAAAAGTTCCGATACAACTTTATTAGTTTCTGAAAGTGGAATAATTGAAGTAACTACAGGTTCTACGAACAAAACAATAACATTGCCTACTGCTATTGGTAATAGTGGTTTAAGATTTGCTATCAAAAAAGCAGACATTGATATTGGAACTGTAATAATTGATGGAAATGCTTCAGAAACAATTGACGGTGCAACAACGTGGACATTATATGCTCAAAATGATTCTGCAAGCATTATTTCCAATGGAACAAATTGGGATATCATTGCTGATAACAGTTTGCATAAAATCGGTATTTTATCGAGTTTAAACACGAGTGACAAGAGCACTTTGGTGGCTTCAATTAATGAAGTTAATACTAACAATATAGCAAATACCCTATTATCGGTGCAAGGAGACTTACTTTATGCTTCTGCCGCTAATACTCCAGCAAGATTAGCCAAAGGTTCAGCAGGGCAAGCGTTGATTATGAACGCTGGTGCTACTGCTCCAATGTGGGCAGATCCACTAACCAACCTATACCAGCAAGCCATAATCAACGGTAACTTCGATGTGTGGCAGAGGGGGACTAGTTTTGTAGCAAGTACAAGTTATACTGCGGATAGATGGCAAGGTTTTAGGGGGGCACTTGCTACGGGTATGACGGTATCCAGACAATTAGCTGGATTGAATGGTTCTCAATATTGCAGTAGGGTGCAAAGAGATAGCGGAAATACTAGTACAAATACGCTAAATTTTGGGCAAGCAATAGAAACTAATAATTCTATACTTTTAAGAGGTCAAAAAATAACATTATCATTTTATGCTAGGGCTGGTGCTAATTTTTCAGCCGCATCAAATTATTTAGTTGCAGGAATTGGACAAAGAACAGTCGTTGACGAAAATATAACTGCATATAGCGGAACTACAGATTCTATTAATGTTGTATTAACGACATCATGGCAAAAATTCACGCTTACAACAAGTGCAATAGTAGATGTTAGCATAAATACAATTAAAGCTATTTTTGCACATGTTCCAACAGGAACTGCAGGAGCGGCGGACTATTTTGAACTAGCACAAGTACAACTATGTGCTGGTGATGTAGCATTACCGTTTCAGCCTAAGAGTTTTGAAGATGAGTTGAGAGCGTGTCAGAGGCATTATTATCGTATGTCTGCAAGTGATGCGTCTGGAAATTCGTATCCACGTTTAGCGAGTGGTATGTGTAACACGGCAACACAAGCACAAATAATAATACCTTTCCCTGTAAAAATGAGAAGTATACCTACATTCCAAACTGGCGGTTCATTTGGAGTATTAAATAATGTTGCTAGTGTAGCGGCTGTTACTTCTATGACACAAGACTCATTATCAAGAAACGTTAATAATAATATGTTGCTTGTAAATGTTGCGAGTGGATTGACCATTGGATACACCACAAATTTATTCACCAATAATGATGCGAATGCTTACATAGCATTTGATGCAGAATTATAAAGGAGGTATATAAATGATTGAAAATTACAACAAACATTACGAAAGAATAGATTCCAACGGATACTTAATAAAAGCTTTTTCAGATGCGTTTGAACAGCCTATTAATGGCGATATTTGCGTAAATGAAGAGGGCGGTAGACATTACAATCCTGATTTATTGTCGGAAATAGACGTACCTAAATTTAAGTATGTGAATGGAGCTAAATCAGAATTAACACAAGAAGAAATAGAAGCCTACAAGGCTAGTCTACCCAAACCTCCCAAAAGCGAAATAGAACAACTCAAAGATATTATTGCAGATTTAACATCTGTAGTATTGGGGGTGTAGGGTATGGATGAAAAGAAGTTAAGGTTATATAAATTTTTGCTTAATATGGGAAGGATTATAATTGAGGATGTTCCAGAACCTTATAGGGAAGAATTGAATAAATAACATAAAACAAAACTTTTAATCAAAAATATAAAACATTTCAAATCGGAGGCGATATTATTAATCAAAAGGAATTTGAATATTGTAATATCCCATTATGGCACAGTAAAGGTTTCACTGGTAAAGGTGTAAAAATTGGAATATTTGATGAAAATATAAGCATCAATATTCCTTTTTTTAATGGAAAAGTTCATGATCCATTTAATATTAGTTCAAATGAACAAAATTCTCATGGACAAAAATCAGTTGATATTATCTTACAAATATCTCCAGATGCAGAAATATACATATTGCCTCACTCATATCCTTCTATTTCACCTGAAAATTCAGGTGAAATAGAAGGACTTAAATGGGCTATAGGTAATAAAATTAATCTTATTAATATGAGCATGGCTGGTATTGCTCCAGTACCGTTAGTAAAAGCAGAAACAGAAGCTTACAATAAAGGTATATTCTTAGTTTGTTCTTCTGGGAATGAAGGAGAAAATAGATTAACTGATTCTGCGAAACAAGAGCAATGGTTTTCTGTTGGTGCTTGTCATTTAATAAATGGATTACCAGTTAGACAATCTTATAGTTCTACTGGAAAAGAATTAGATGTGATGGGTTTTAGTAATTTATATGTTAGAAGTTCTACTAATCTAAGTTATACATATCAAGTTCAAGGAACTTCCTTTTCCAGTCCTTTTATTACGGGAATGTTGGCATTATTTTATCAGTGGTTTAATCAAAAATACAAAAGACTCCCAACATGCGCTGAGACTAAAACTTTTATATATGCTAACTGTAAGGATTTAGAGAAGATTGGTTTAGATTCTGAGACTGGTCATGGATTACTGGTTTTACCAAGTGAAATTGATATGGAGGTAGAAATTGTGGAGATCAAAATGAAAATTGATAGTACTGATATTTATATTGATGGAGTAAAAGAAACTACAACCACCCCTGCTAAGTTGATAAACGGAAGTACATATTTGCCTTTAAGATTTATAACTGAAAAGTTAAAGGGAAAATCTATTAGTGATTTAAAGTGGAATAATATTAATAAAGAAGTCACAATAATTACAAGCTAAATATATAAAATAATTTCATTTAAAAAAACAACTTCTTACAAAATCGAGAGGTTGTTTTTGTTTTGTAAGCTCAAGGGAATTATCCCTCTTCATATACAGTTGTTAGTAAAACTAACGGATGTGAAATGAAAGGAGCGGGTTACAATGACTCAAACAAAACGTAAAAAAGAAGGTCGGAAACAAGCAAGGAGTTTAAAAAAAATTATTATTCTGGAACGTGGTCGCAGATGTGAAATTTGTGGTTCAACAAGGGATGTATCAATATGAGGATTAAATCTAAAAAATATTAAACTTTGATTGTGTAAAAAATGTATCAAAATTTTTAACTCAATTCGTACCATTGGAACAGGCATTGTCTGTTGTTAATTCTCCACTAAAATCAATTGAACTTGAGGAAACCATTATTTTAATTGAAAAAACGAATAAAGAATGGTTAGTTGGGGTAACTAACAGTTAATAAAATCTTATAAGAAGTTATAAATTATGAGGTTATTATATAACTACGCCCCCTTTGTCGAGTAATTGGCATAGCAAACAACACATATATGCAGGTAATGCCTAAAGCCTTACACCACAATATGACTGAAAAGATTATATGATGGGACGAAAGTAGAAAAAACGTAAGGATGGATATAAGGTTAAACCCTAATTATCTATAAACAATGGCTGTTCATGCAGGGAATTTTCTAAGTCTGAAAAGATATGGATTGCTCTCAACGACTATTCCGATAGGAAGTAAAACCACAAGCGATTGGTGGAAGAAAAGTGTTGCCCCTTAGAAATAAGGGTGGTGAAATAGTCTACGCTCATATGAAAGTATGAGGTTATTAGCGTGAGCGAAATGGCATTTATGAAGTAGCGTTCATAGGTAAATAGTATGAAAGTTATAAGAAAGCATATAAATCTTTAATAAAATTTATAAAACAAATTAACATCTGACAAATGTTAGTTATTAGAAACATAATTCTTTAAAATAGTAATAATTAAGTTATTAAATGAACGATTTTCATGTTCGGCTAATTGTTCTAATTGTTCTTTTAATTCTTTAGGGATTGTAATTAAAGTTCTAGTATTGTCTTTAGAAATACTCATAAATATCACCTCAATATAATTATAACATGATATAATGGTATTGACAAGGTGATATCACTATGATATACTGTAAATAAGAGGTGAGAGTATGATAAAAGGATTTAAAACAAAAATATATCCAAATCAAGAACAAAAAGAAAAAATAATTAAATTTTGTAATGCCAGTAGATTTTCATATAATTGGAGTTTAAATGTTGAAAGCGACAATTATGAACAAGGAAATAAATTTCTTAGTGGATATGATTTAGCTAAAATATTTACACAATTTAGGAATCAAGAAGGAAATGAATGGTTGAAAGAAATTCCTGCTTGCACTACTAAGATAGCAATATTTAATTGTGCAGAATCATTTAAAAATTTCTTTGAAAAACGTGCAAAATATCCTAAATTTAAATCTAAAAAACATAGCAAAATGAAATGTGCTACTAGATATGACAGGATGACTATTGAAGAAAAAAGAATAAAGTTAGAAAAATTAGGATGGATAAGAACAGTAAAAGGTAGGATACCTGTAGGAAATGATATAAAATATTCTAATCCTGCACTAGAGTACGATGGAATAGATTTCTGGTTTTCTGTAGGGGTTGAAATTATTGATAATCAAGATAATGACAAACCTAAAACTGAAGCAATAGGAATTGACTTAGGTATAAAGCAATTAGGTACTTGCTCAAATGAAATGAAGTTAGATAAACCAGATATTAAGAAACAAAAAAAGAAACTTAAAAGACTTCAAAAGCAAGCAAGTAGACATTACCAAAAAATGATTGAGGAAAGCAAACGAACGAAAATCAAGTTTTCTCAGATTCCTAAATCAAAGAACCTACTTAAACTTGAAAAAGAAATTAAAAAACTACATATAAGAATTAATAATACGCTCACTACAAATATACATGAATTCACAACAAAACTTATTAAGTTAAATCCAGAAGCAATAGTAATTGAGGATTTAAATGTAATTGGAATGATGAAAAACAAGCATTTATCAGAAAAAGTTAAAGAAGCAAAATTCTATGAGATACGTAGACAATTAGAATATAAAAGCAAATGGAACAATGTTAATTTAATACTGGCTGATAGGTGGTATGCAAGTAGTAAAATATGTAGTGAGTGTGGAAACAAAAAAGATAAATTAAGTTTGAGTGAAAGAATATATATTTGTGAAGAATGTAGCTGTATTATAGATAGAGATATGAATGCTGCATTAAATTTAAAGAAATTAGCTATATAAGCAACCTAACTGCTTAATATGGTATGTACCCTAACCGTTTAGGGGAGTTTAAGTCCTTGGAATCGCACGTCAAACTGGAGTAGCTTCGGCAAAACAGGCGATAATGAATTGGAAAGTATGAAAGTTAGGGAAATTATAGGTTTTATTAAAGATTTACAACTTTTTATAACTTTTATATAACGGTATTTCTTAAATAGGGCTTATTTGCCCATTTTTTTTAAAATTACTTGAGAAATCAAGTTAATATAGATTGGAGGTGTTCATTTACTGGACATCTCCTTTTAATTATAAAAGAATGGAGGCTTAATAATGAATGTTTTTATAGATCATATTATAGATTTTTTAAAAATATTAGGTAATAAAATAATTTTGTTTTGTAGTTTTATATTTGGAATATTATTATCTGCAATCGGATACCCAAAAGAGATATTGGTTTTTATTTTAGCTCTTATAATTATTGATTTGTTAACAAAACATTATTCAATTACAGTAATTAATTATAGAAAATTTAATTTACAAAATTATATAAGAGCATGGCAAGAAAAAAATCTTACAAGTAGGGCTATGAAAATAGGGGTAGGTATGAAATCTATTTTATATTTACCTCTATTTTATATAGCTCATCAAACATCTATAATACCAGAAATTATTTATGGTCAAACAATATCAAGCGTTCTATATTCTTTGCTTGTTATTATTGAATCTATAAGTGTAATTGAAAATTTAGTAGATTGTGGTCACACAAAACTTATTCCATTTTTAAGTTTTTTTAAAAAAAAGGAAGAGGAGATAATTGGCACTCAAATTCAAGACATAAATAATTTGAATTTAGAATCAAAAGGAGAGGGTGACAGTGACTTACAAAGTACAATCTAAGTTTCTTGTGCCCAATGAACACCCAAATAGATGCGGAATTAAACTTACAAATATTTTAGGTTTGGTTATACATTGGACTGCAAATACAAGTAATGGTGCTGATGATATTGCTAATGTTCGATATTTTGGCAGACAATATGAAAAAGATAATGGTAGATGGGAAGAGATTAATACTAATGACCCTTTTAGATATGGCTCAGCTCATTACATAGTAGACCAAGATAGTATTCAATTATCTATTCCTGAAGATGAAGTCGCTTATCACGTTGGTGCTAAAACTTATACTAATTTTGCAAAACAAAAATTTACACAAAACGGAATATGTAAACCCAATTATTTCACTATTGGAATTGAAATGTGTGTAAATAAAGACAATGATTGGGACAAAACAGTTGAATTAACTGCTGAATTGGCTTCGGATATTATGCTTAGATATAAACTTAATATTGACCAAATAATCAGACATTATGATATAACTGGAAAAATTTGCCCCAAGCCTTATGTTGATAATCCTAAAGCATGGTCGGATTTTAAAGCGTTGGTAGCAAAAAAAATAAAACAAAAAACTATAGCAGAGGTGATAAATTTGTTTAAGGATAGTAATAAAGTAAGTGCATTTGCTAAATCTAGCGTAGAAAAATTAGAAAAAATTGGATTAATTAAGGGTGACAATAATGGTAATTTTAATCCAAAAAATCCTATAAATAGAGAAGAATTTGCTGTAGTTATAGATAGATTGATTAAATATCTTGGCAAATAAAAATATAATATTGGAGGGTTATTTATGGAATATATTTTTTATATAATTGCTATATTTTTAATAGGATATTCTGGATATAGCATTTATAATATAGTCAAAAAAAATAATGGGTTTACAGAAGAAGGATGGAAAGAAGTCTCTAAAATTGGTTCTGAAACTATTGATGAATTAATAAAATTATATAATTCACGAAAAGATAAAACGAAATTTATATCAGATGTGATTAATATAATTATGATAAAAGTTTATAAATTGCCAGATGATATTAAAGAGTTTTTTACTAAGGATCGGATTGAAATTATATTTAAACCAGTAATTGAAAAGTTGATTGATAAATTGGATAAAAAATAATTGATACTCTAGGGGAAGATGGCGATTTCGGTTACCTCTTCCCTACTATTTTTTTGTCTATTTTGGTTGTACCCTCGCCAATAGCTAGAATGTTGATGTTAAAGGGTTTAGCCTCTCCCCTGTCATAATTTAAGATTTCTTATTTTCAGATAAACCATCTATTTTGTTGTACCCCATGAGAGTCTTGTGTCAGAAATGATTGTTGAAGGTAATTTTCCATTGCTGTAGTTGATTGTGTATGATCCGTTAATTTCCACAATTATTTCTTTTATCAGTTCTCTCATAAACTTGTTGTCTTTTATATAAAGGATATTGTATATATTACATTGTTTTAAAACTACTGAAGCTAATTCTTCTTCATTTATGAAACTTTTATTTATACATGCAAGTGTGCCATTTTTTAAACGGTTATTGCAGCGATAGTTTATTTGGTTGCGTTCTTTTCTACCTTTGTATGCGTGGTTGCAATTTTGACAGTGGATTAGTGAACTGAATAACATTGATATCTCCTTAAAATTATGGTGGATGCAATGGGGATTGAACCCATGACTTTCACGCTGCCAGCATGACACTCTACCGCTGAGTTACGCCCCCATATATGTATATATTAACCCGCTTCTTTGATATTTACAACAATTAAATTTTCTATAATCTTATTGGTAGTTAAAGGCACTTGCTTGCGCTCCCCGTTGAGTGCTTTTTGCATCCCAAAATCATTGCTTTTAATTGATTTTACAAACTCATCTATGTACAATTTAACATTAATACTTATTTTGTTTTTATAAACAATAATCTCATCTACAATTTGTGAAATCATTATTTTTTTCTTTTCATTTGATGATATTTCAAACTCATTTTTCCAACTAGGGATAGATTTTTGTAAGCTAGTCATATCATCTAGTTCTATTTTTTTATCTTTAAATTTATCTTCCAACTCAATAATTTTAGAGTTAGTATCTTTTATTTCGTTTTCTTTCTGTTCCATTAAATTAGATAATTGGTGTGGTTTAAATTCACTTTTGCCCATTATGCTTTTAGTGACTTCTTTATTTAATATATTTAATTCTTTATAATTCTCTTCATTTTGTTTTTGGAGTCTTTTTAGTGCTAACGTATCTTGTGAAATATTTTTAGTTTTAAATTTTTCTATTTCACTTATTAAATCAACTTGTTCAAGTTGCACCAAATATTTATAAATTTCTTCCATTATTGTTTCTTCGATTTTAATTTTGGCATGAAGTGTTTGCCCATTACAATCAGTTTTACCAGTAGATTTTCCGCTACATCTATAAAACACTCTTTGTTTTGTCATTACTGTTCCATCTTTATTTTCCCATTTTCTATTATTATAGGTAGTTGTTAGTGGAGATTGGCATTGCCCACATTTTATGAACCCTACAAATAATAAGGGACTTTTTGTTTGAATTGGGAAGTGAATAGTGTTATCATTTTTTCTAGTCATAGTATTTCTTTTTTTTCTTAATTGTTGTAATTTATCCCACATTTCTTCTTCGATTATAGCTAATTCAGGTATTTGAGTTGCCGATAATATCCAGTCATTTGAATTAATTCTATTTTTTGATGCTCCGTCAGAAGATGTTTTACCATAAGACATATAGCCTTTATAAATTGGATTTCTTAAAATATAGTTTACAACAGATTCTCTCCATCCCGATTCTGTTTTAGATGGTATTTTAAGAGAATTTAAATATGTAGAGATTCTTTTACCTCCATATCCTTCTTCACATGCCAGTCTAAACATTTCTTTAACTGTTTTACTTTCATTCTCATCAATGCTTAATTTATGTAATTCCTTGTTCTTCTTATTTTGTTTCCCCGATTTTACTAATTCATAACCATATGGAGGTTTACCACCTCTAAAAGAACCCTCTTTTGTCATTTGAACATGGCTTTCGTTTACTCTTATCGATGTTTTAATACTTTCTCCGCTTGATGTCCAGTATCTTAAATAGTTTAAAAGCTTGTCTGTATGATTATCAAATTTTTGCTCTCCTTCTATTACAGACCATATTTCTATTCCTTGTTTACTAAACCATTCTACAACAAATGGCGTTTCGTCATCTTTTCTTCCCAATCTGTCAAACATAAATACCAATAAAATATCAAATAACCCCATGCTCGCATCGGCTCTTACTTTTTGAAGTACGTCTCTGTCTTTCGCAGATTTTTTAAACCCCGATACTCCCATTTCATAATATTCTTTTACTAAGTTCCACTCTAATTGCTTATCAATAAACTCTCTACATGCGGTTTTTTGCATAGGTATATCATTATTATCCACTTGACCTTTTGTTGATACTCTATATAAACAAGCGACTCTTTTTACATTGCAATTAATTTGTGGGGTTTCCATTAAATATTCCTCCTTAGTGTAGCATTGCACATCCCTATGTTAATTCAATCCTCAGATAATGTCAATAGGACTATTATTTACTAATAGCCCTATCTATAAATTGCTTTGAAAGTAATTTAATTATTGAGTTTTCTATTTCTTTAGCATTTACTATTGAATGACTTGGGAAATTTATTTCAACCCACATTTTTGTTTTTTTATTAAATCTACTAATATTTGATGAATCATCTTCATTTATAACTAAATTATATTTATCGCCTTGGAATTCTATAATTTGTTCATTATCCATTTATAACCTCATCATTCTTACATTTCTCAATAAATTCCCCTATGTAATAACCATACTTAACCTTTTTTAGCTTGCCTATGACCTCTATAGCCCCATAGTTTTTTATATCTTTTTCATTAATACTTTTCTTTTCTGTTTCTACCATAAATCTGTTGAAATCTTCTATGTGTAAAAAATAAGTCTTAGCCACACTTCTCATATTGAAAACAAATCCAGCCACAATACCTTTATAATTAATAGCCTTGGTTAATTCTTCTATCTGGTGTTTTTTTATCATTGGCGTTTTACCTGTGAAGCTGTAGCTAGTTCCTTTTGTACTTTTTAACTCCATTAAAAATAAATTTGGATAACTATACATAAGGGCATCGAAAGGATTTTTTGGAGCAAAGCGCACCCCTGTATTCTCTTTATCATTTCCCCACCCAATCGCAGGATCTATTATTCTTAGATAATAAACATCTGGAGGAATGCTATTTTTCCATGACTGTTCAAAAACTTTGCCGTCGTTCATTTTTTACCTCACTATTTTATATTTTACATTATTGTATTACTATAAATTTGTATTTTTAATTAAATTTCATCATCATAACTTAATCGTTTACCTGATGCTTGAATTTGTTCTTTGGTTAATTTAATATCATCTGAGAAGTGTGATATAGTTACCTTCTTTTTACCAGATAAAACATCGTCTGACCATTGTATAGGTTCAACATCTTTCAACGCTTCTTCCATAGATACAAAAGTATGTTCTTTTCCTTCAATCATATCATTCAACTGCTTTATATCTTCTTCACTTAATTCATTAAAAGTTTGAATATATTTGTTATTATTTTCTTTTTCTAACAGCCATTGTTTATATTCAACTTCTTCATTATCAATTTCATTTGATAGCCAATTAAAAATCAACGCTTTCCCATGAAGGATTCTTTCTTTGAACTCATCTGGTCTAGTCAAAAATAACTTATATAAAAATATATCTATTTCCTCATCTGAAACTTTTGTTGTATTAAACACAACATTATTTTTAGAATCGTCGTGCCATATGTAATGTCCAGTTCCGTTTGGTCTTGCGTAACTCATAAATTTCTCCTTTTTATAATAATTGTAGTCTTTTAATATACTGTTGCGCTTCTGACTTCCGCATTACTCCTAACCCGACACATGTTAAACTTCCAGTAGATATTTCAGTCAATCCTAAATCTTCAATATAGTAAAATCCCTCTTCTTTAAGTTTTAATAAATCTTTAGTCTTACCTCTTAATATAATTTTCTTTTGGTTGTGGTTTGTATACCACTCTATAAATGTTTTCTTTCTTTCCACCCATAGTTTATTTTCTTGAAAGCACAAACTATCAAGTGAAATAATGGTTGCAACATGAGCCACTTGACCAGCTATTTTACCGACAGACATATTTAATTCTGAATTTACTATGTAATATTGAACTAATTCGTCTCTATCCATTGCTATTATCCTTTCTTATAATTTTATATTTTGGTTGATTGCCTGCTAACTTTTTCATCAATTCTGCATGTTTATCATTAGATTTATTAATGGATTCGACTATATTTTTATCATAATTATATACGCAATTATCCTTACATACGTCTTCCATCCAATCATATTGATATGTACATACTCCCCAGTCATCTAATTCAAAATGAGGACATTCTTTTTGTTGTTTTAATTGATTATCATTCATATAAATTCCACTCCTTTGAATAAATGTGATTTTTTATTGAAATTTTTTAAATTTTTTAAATGTCTTATTAAAATCTTCTAAAGATTTATTAATTGATTTCATCGTATCTCTAAATGATTTATCTTGAATTACTTGAAAAACAATATTACATTTTTTACATTTAATTTCATTTTCATCTATTGCGTCTTGTATTTTTATTTTATTTATTTTATTGCAATTTGGACATTCTATTTCGACATTTTCATTGCCAAACATATTATTAAAATCTAATTTCATATTAATATTCCTCCTTATATTATATTTTTAATTTATACCTTATTTAATTCATTTTGCTTTTCTTCTTCGGTAAGCTGTTCCCAATCTTCATAATACATCCATCGTAATTTCTCTTCTGTTTCTGGATGTTTACCTGCTGATTTTCTCTTGCGTCTGCAACATTTTCCAATATCACTAGGTTCAAATTCATTCACTTTTAATCCACAAACATAAAAGACTTTCTTTTTTCTACTTTTGATTTTAAAAAATCAAATATATCTTTTTGTTTTGTAGAGTTTATCGTACTTCTTTTCCCAAAACTTTGGCTTATCCACTCCGTAACCTCACAAAAATATCCTTTATAATCTTTTTTAATTGACACTGTATATCCGTGTGAAATTCCTGCTTCCGTTAATAGTAAATTATATTTTGAATCAATATCAAACCTAACTTTATATCTATCAATTGAAAGATGTTGGTCTAATAATGTTTTAAATTTATTCATATATTCGCCTCCAACTTTGTATTTTTTTATTCATAATATCACCTATTTAAATAGATTTCATATCCGCACCAATTCATATTTTCACAACCATTATAATGCTCATATCCATAATAGATTTCTTTAATTTGATTAGTTAGCAATATATTTTTAATTTCATTAATGGCTTTTTGATAATTCTTTTCATTTTTTTCAAAGCTTATAGAATTAACTTTACCTTTATAAATTAAATCAACAGACATTTTAGGTAAAGAATATAGCAAATTATATTCCCTGTCTAAAAAATCATCAATAGTATTTATAAATTGTCTATACATTAATTTTATTCTTTTTAGTAATATATCAACAGGCAATACTTCTTCTTTATTATAATCATCATATGAGCCATACATTGCATCAAAGGCTTCACACGCATAATCGGTTGCTTCTTCCCATGAACATTTTTCTTCCAACCTAATTTTTTCCCTTAATTCTTTAAAATCTTTGTCTCTTTCTTTCACTATTTGTTTTATATTTTTCATAGTTATAATCTCCCTTTAATTATCACTATAGCCTATTTTTAACTATAGCTTATTATATTATTATATTATTATCGTTAATTATGTGTTTCAATTTATCAATAAACTTAAATTTAAATTTATCATAATGCAGTTTATTTTTCCATATATCCCAATTCATAATCAATAATACACTTTTTTTATTATCTGACAACACTACACTTAAATTATCAACAATACAATTACTCTCTTTATCACAAATATTAATTTCAATAATGTTATTTAGAACTCTAATATTAAAATAGTCAACATAAAAGAAATCTTTTCTTATTTGTTTTTCTAAATACTTTGAATTTTTAAATGTTTTGCCACCAAGTTGTCTTATTTTAATTTTTTCTTGTATCTCTCTTATATTATTTAATGATTGTATAATATTGTCGGCATAATAAAAATTTAAATCTTGACTCTCTTGTTTGGCTTTTAACCATTTTGAAAAAGCATTGTCTATTTGGTCTAAATAGCTATTAATACATTTTTCTCCAGCATTATTTCCTAGAGTTTTTGCATCATAAATATATTTTTTGTTAATATATAAAGTATTGTTTTTAATTTCAAAATATCTAACTTCATCCATATTATCAGTAAATATTATTTTGAAGTTATCTATTTGTTTTTCTCGAAATTCTTTGTCGTGCCTTCCAAATATTACTCCATACCATCCTTTAGTTAAATAATATTTAACTTTATCTTCAAGTGATAATTTTTCCAATTCTATGTAAGTACTCATATATTTTCCTCTCTTTGTAATTCTTCTATATCTGAATTTATTATATCTTTAAAAATTTCTTTGTCTGTTTTTAAATAAGCTAAATATAATTTATATTCTTTATTTTCATTATTAAGTATAATATATAATGAATGATTTATATTTTTTATTGTATTAATAGTTTCAATTATACTATTTTTATATTCATATTTTCTCAAAGGAGAAACTTTTATAAATTCTTCATAGGAATTTTTATTATCTTTATAATAAATTAATCCTATTTTTGAATTATTTGTTTTATCTTTTAAACTTGGGGAAATTTTAAACATGGTTTCAATTAATTTATTTGGTATTTTAATAAATTTACTTTTATTATCTAATACCTCATTTAATAATAATTTTTCTATTTCTTCATCATAAAATTTAATTTCTTTTATAATTTTCATATTTATCTCCTTTTAATTTATATTTTTACTATTTCATTTAACCCAACTATATTAGAAAAACCATATTTTTTATGAAGTTTTTTATGACATTCATAACATAATGTTAGCCCATTTTCTAAGATATACCTATCGCCTATGTAGATAGCATAGGGTTTAATATGATGAGATTCTAATTTTCCTCCTTTTTTATTACAACATTTGCAAGTATAATCATCTCTTTTAAAAACATTACTTCTCCAATATGTATATTCTTCACAACTTCTATTATTTTGATATTCTTTATATAATTCTATATAATTTAATATTTTTATATATGTGTTTTTATATACTAGTTGCAATTCAAAATTTTGTATTAAATAATTATATGAAAGTACTAAAGACTTATAATTTGCATATAAATTAATTGTAATAGGAATTACTTCAAATATATTAGATTCTTTTTTAACATTTTGATTTAATATATTGCAAAAATTTAAAGCATCATTAAAATCTAAAAAGATTTTGGATTCATTGTATTTAATTAAATAGTCAAATCCATTTTGACAATATGTTCCATTAAAATAATAATTATTATGAGATATAGTTGTAAATTTATAATCTCCATTTTTGCATTTATAACAATCAATCCAAAAATTATTTTTAAAATCATCTGGTAAAATTAATTCTTGATACCCTATTGTACAAGCATCAATAAATATATCTCTACATTGTGTTTTTATTTTAATCATCCTTTCATATTTTTATTTTCGATAAAATGATTCTTTTAATTTATATTTTAGTTTATTGATTAATAATATATTTATAATAATCTGCGGAACGTTTAATTGCCATTTTAGTCCAATCATAATCTTTCCACATTTTATTAACAATATCAATACACTCTTCTTTGGTAAATTCATAATTATTCACTTCAGAAATTTTTTTTTACTGTATTTAATAGTCCTAAATACATTGGATGTTCAGAAATCATATACATTGCCTCCTTTCTATAAAATCATTTTAATCCAATATATAATCCCTTTTTATGTTTAATTTATTAATTGATAAATTTTCAAACTTTAATAATTCTTCATATAAAGCTATCCCAAAACCATTAACATCTATGTATATTTCTACATCTTCTTTTTCTGCTATAATCTTAATTACGTCTACATAATTACTATAAGTTTTATATGATTTCCCACGTAATATATATTGTTTATCGTTGATATGTACAATTACTACTTCTTCACCTTTGTGATTTTGAATATCACTTACATACATTATCTTTTTATTCATAAATACTCCTTTTCTATTTGATGGACAGGTCATCACCCTATTAAATGTGGTTCTGCACCACAAAATTATATTTCGTTACTAATAATTAACCTTTATGGTTTTTCGTCATAAAAATTATATACTAGTTATGACGAGGTCTTTCACTGTGAGTATATTTTAACTTTCAATAGAATCACTCATTTATATTAATATATATTTTATCTCCTTCTATTTCCACCATCTGACCTTTGTTGTGATCCTTGAAATCTTCATTCCATTTAATATCCAAATATAATATAGATTCATTATCCTTTATAAAATCAATATGAGTAATATCTTGATACTGATTAATCCTGTCATATTTTGATTTATTTCTAATATTTATACATGCCGATTGAGCAGTTTTCTTTAATGTTAATTCACAAGATTCCTTGCCAAATAAATTATTAGTCCATATATTTTCAGTAATTCCACCCAGTGATATATATAATACATCAGTCATAGGAATACTTATTACTTCACAATTTTCAAAAACTATATCAATTCCATTTATTTGTTCCATCATTCTATTCTCCTTTGTTTATATTTTTAATAAAAAATTCGATCACTTCTTAAAGCATTCTAACGCAAAACTACACATCCGAACCCTACCGCCATGCTCATTACAAAACAGGTTAAAAATAAAATCACGTATTTCAAGTAATTACTCATGTTTTTCTCCTAATTTTATATTTTAGATCAAATAATTTCTTGTTGATTGCCAATTGCTAATTCTTAAACCTTCCCATTCCTCATTCCAAGGTTTCACTCCACCAAAACAAAATTTTAAAGCTGCGTTTGAGGATTTAAGATTACTATAAACATCGTCCATGAAAATTGAATCTCCGCTCATGTTAATTATTTCTTTGTTCATTTGAACTCCATCATTTACAAGTAAAACCGAATTCTTTATAAATGGTAGCTTTTCCTTTATGAATAAAGATTTTCGAGATATATTCCCGTAAGTCCCAACACTCGCTATTATTATTTTATACTTCTCATTCAATTCCCGTAGCACTTCATAAGCATCTGGCATAAACTCAAGCACATGGAAAAATTCAAATGAAGCAAACATATCGTCAATTCTTTCAATTGCCAGAGGACATTCTTCTCCGAAATCCCATAGTTTATTGTTTAAATAATTAGCTTTTTTGAAGCCATCTACTCTTTTATATCTTATATTGTAAGCGTCACAATATGCTTTGGAAGACAGGACAAGAGTATCGTCAAAATCAAGAAATAAATTATATTTCATATTACATTTCCTCCAGAATCAATTCTTTAAATCGTGGTAATTCTTCAATCCATTTGCAGAAATAATCCCATTCTTCAAGTTTGTGACTTTTGCGCTGATCATAAATAGTTTTTAGTTGTAGATAATTTGTTGTAATTCTTTTAGTAAGTTGCAATCCTTCTGGAATGTTAGAAATAACATATTGAAAATTCTCTGGTGTCGGGTATGCATTATAACGATCAATATAAAAATTAACAACATCTTTAACTCTTTTATTAACATATTTGTTACATTGTTTATCTAAGTCCATTTTAATAATTCTGTGCATAGTCGATTGGCTACTTACAACATCGTGAAAATGGTACCTATCCCATTGCAACCAGAAGTATTGAGGCATCTCAACATCAGTTTGAACTATAACTCCTTTGAAAGCACAATTATGCCCTGAGCCTGCCTTAGCATGACCTAAAGTTTTAGCTCTTTTTAAATCTTTGTCTGTAAATACTTGATTATTTTCTCCAGTAAATATATCTTCATAATTTTTAACCTCTATGGACATTGGATATCCGCTCGCTATTATTGATTCTTCTAAGCCATAAACTTTAACATTAAATATCTTCATTACGTTCCTCCTTTAATTGTTCATAATGTTGGCTCATGCTCTTTTCCAGTAACTGTTCACTAAATGATTTGTTGATATCTAGCACACAACCCTCACTAATCATTTCATCAATCATTTGTTTATCAGTCATATTCTTTATATATTGTATGATTTCATTATAAATATTTTTTATATTTGCCATTTATATCTCCTTAATTGTTGATTAAAAAAGCAATTTTATCTAAAATTTGAGCGATTGTTAATTTTTGAAACTCTTTTCGCTCTAGGTATTCAAGCAATATTGTTGTCATGTAATCAATCTGATTTTGATTTGGATATACTTCACACCTTTTAAAATACCACTTTTTATATTCTTGGATGATTTCTTCATTATTTATCATTTAATCACCTATTGTTTTATATTTTATTTATTAAGCTTCTAAATTTTTCTTCCAGCATTTGCGACACATAGATATGTATTCAGCATCTCCGTCGATTTTAATTTGTTCTCCTTTATTAACTACTTTACCATTTTCAACTCTGGCATTTATCGTAGCTTTTTTCGAGCAACTGCACATGCTCTTGACTTCATGTATCTCATCAGCAATTTCTAAAAGTCTTTGACTAGATGGAAAGAAAGATGTTCTAAAGTCAGTTTTTAATCCCCAACATATTACTGGAATTCCTAAAGAATCAACAACGTCTGACAATTGGTCTATATGTTCTTTGGTAAAAAAATTTGCTTCATCTACTAAAACAACGTCTATTTTTGTTGAATTTGATAAATCAAATACGATGTTGCAAACCATATCATATATGTTGTCTTTATTATAAACAGAAATTGCTTTATATTCTAATCCTTCAATTCTTGATTTTACTTTATTTAATCCAGATCTCTTGTCTTTTGCCGATGTAAGTATTAAAGGATTCATTCCTTTTTCTTTATAATTATAAGCAACACAGATGAGCAATCCGCTCTTAATACTGCCCATTACTCCGTGATAAAACCATAACTTGGGCATATACTTATTTCTCCTCTTTTATATTTTCTATTATATTTAATCCTACTGCCATTTTATTTGCTAATTCTTCAGTTAAAATTTTATCGGCAACCATACATCCATATTCATCTCGAATGCAATAAGTTAATGCTGTGCTGTTTTGAAATATTTTATATCCTTCTGCCTTATACATAATTTTTCTCCTTTATTCGGGTAATACATCCCACAATTCACAATCATTATTATTTTTATAATTAATAAAACCGACTACATACCAATCTTCAATGCTGCTACCATGAACAGGATTCTTATAATTATCAATATAATTTCCATGTTTATCTATCCATCCCCATCCAATTTCATCTTTAAATTCTTCTACATCTGTTTCTGCACCCACCCATATATATGGTTTCATTATTTTGAGTTCAGCAAAATTATCAAATCTTTTATCAATAATCATGCAAAGATACCATCTATTAGAATTGTATATTGCATCTTCTTTAGAATCTTTAATTGTACATTCTTCTATTGGAAAATTAGTACTTAGAAAACTATGAATATCTTTTAAATTATGTATTAACATTTTTTATGTTCCCTTTCTATAATCCATCAATTTTAATCTCACTATTTTTAAAAATATCATTCACCGTACTTCTGTAAGCAATTCTTCTCAAAACATTAAAAGTATCAACTCTATAACTATCGCTTCTTTTGTACAATTCTTTCTTTCTGCTGGAGCATTGTTTAGTGGTTTGTATTCCTGTAAATTCAAATCCTCGGTTCGTATTTTTTATTGTATAGTTTTCTAAATCCACCTCAATGAGCCCAATTTTTTCTGGAATTTTATCTACTGGAATAATGCCTATTGGAGCAATTATGTAAGTATATTCACACTGGCAACAGAATCCGTTTAAAAAGTCTTGATATGATGCTTTAGATTCAATACCCATAACCTTGTATTTATCTATTTCATTCTCTTTTAGACTAAATAAGCTACCTTTTATTCCTACGACATCAATAGTGTTTTTATGGGTTGCTTTAGGCTTAAACCAATTGTATTTTTTGAGATATTGGCTATATCTAGAGAACTGGACTTCTGTGGCTATACAATTGTAGCCTTTTTGATATAATATATATTTTGCTATTTGTTTCAACTCATAATGTTCTTTGCTCTCGTTTTTGTTGTAATTCATATTTAGTAGAATTTATATCACCCACTTTTATATTTTCAATAAATTGGAAATTTCAATTAAATATTTTACCAAATTTTATTCCATAAGTTAAAAACTCTCCTATAATTATTACCCTTTAAACTAAATTCATTATTTTTTCTAACTTGTTTATTGCTCCACTTTTTATAAAATCTCTTTGTATTAGTAGCAAACCATACTCTAATTAAATAATGATGTTTTCCTTCTAAATCTTTATTCTTTTCCCATACAGTCCACCAAATAGTATTTTTAAGTTTTTGGAGTTTATTCTTGTCGTATAGTTTATTTTTGTAATAATTGTCTTTGTTTTTAAAGTGTTTTCGGTCGGATTTAAAGTAATGATTATCTTCTAAGACATCTATGCATTCATTTATAGCCCATTGTTCCATTTTCCAATATACATCTTCGCTTGTATTAGAATCATCATAGACCCATTCTCCATAAAAACAGAAAGACTTTTTTTGTAAATTTCGATATGCTTCTAATTCATTCCAGTCGATGTATAATTCTATTAATTGTCTTTCTCTATTTATAAAAATCACCTACTTTTATATTTTAGATAATCTTCTATTTTATTCATTATCTATATTATTTTACTAATAATTTCGTTTACTTTATCTATCACTTCATTTAAGACTTTTGCCAACATTCTAATGTCAGACTTAGAATCATGAAAAATTCCTATACTATCACTCTGCCTAATTTTTGTTTTTATTGGCTTAATTTTTTCATATACTTTTATCATAATTTTCTCCTCATAAAACAGAATTTTTAATTAATTTTTCGCTTTCTCCATTTGTTATTTTCTTTTCGTAAGTTTTTAAAAAACTCAGTTAGATAATTTTTAAATGGTTTTATTTCTTTTAACGATGTAAAGTTTAAAATTTTTATACCAGTATCGCCAAACCTATCAAAACTTTCTTCCCTATACCATGATACTAATATAGGATATTCGTCATCAGAAGGCACTAATGTGTTTTCATTAACATTATTTAATAAAAATACCTCTAATTCCGATATGTTGTTTATCAAAAAATTTTCTTCATCACAATTTTCATTCTCATAATTTTCATATCTAACGTCTAAATCATTTAATATATGATATAGTGTTTCAAACATGGGAATATCTCCACCACAATAATTTTCTGCACCATGCTTTAAAAACCATTTCAATAGTTTGATAAATTCAGAATGATTGTTAATTATGCATTGATTAGTGCTATGTGTATAATCTTTTAATGCCATTATTGTTTATCTCCTTATCTCCTATAAAATTTGATCCATCTTATTCTTTCTATAAAAAATTGTACGTTAATTTTTATTCTCTAAACACTCATTAATAACGTTAGCTACAGCCAATGACATTTTAGATTTAAATACTGCATCTTGCTTCAATTCGTTGCTCACTTTATCAAATAATCCATCATTATTACTAATAATTGTCCTAGCAATTTTATGTGAAAATCCAGCCCTAACCGCATCTTTAAATTCATCAAGCTTAATTACATCGTTAAAACTATCGGATATAATCCTTTTAAGCTCTATTGAGTTTTCGTTAACAACACTGGTCACAAGCTTAATTAACGGACTATCATATCGTGCAAGCGATTCTTGTATGGCTTTTTGTACTGATATTTGAGCAGTTGATAAAATATCCTGCTCAAGAGTAATAGGCATATGCTTTTGATTTACTTTAGTATTAATTTCTTCAATCGTCTTGGTTAATTTTTCTACCAATAATTTGTTTTCTGTTTTAATATCTGAAACAGTTTTGTATAATTGGTCTATTGTTTTTTGTTCTGAATTTGTCATAATTTTATATCCCCTTTTTATTTGAATAATTTTTACCTTTTATTTAGATATCTCAAAGCGGTTTCCAAACCTTCTAAATATCCTTCTTTCCATGCTTTATCTTTTATATAATTAATTTCGCTTGAATAACTATCTGCTTGATTTTTAATAAATTCTATTTCATCATTAATCCTTAAAATAGTTTCTTCAATTAAATTATCCATAAAAATATCCTTTCAATTAAAGTAAGATTTTGTCTGATAATATTTTTCTACAATCATACCAATCTTTAGCTTCTTCTACCGTTAATTCTCTACCATCTTCTTCTCTTAAACAAAAATCATCACTATAATTTTCACTGATTTCTTCATCAGAATAACCACCTACTTTACAATTCAAAATTCCATTAATTTGTTTATCTCTTTTATCCCACCAATGCATAATTGGTTCTCCTCTCAATAAAACCCCGAATTTATCAAAAATAAGTTATTCTGACAGCCCCATAGAGCGATTATTTTTAGGTGGGTGGTACGATTACACTACCTAAATAATGCGACATCCATTAATTTTTGCCACCAAGTTCTTTTTTCTATAAAATTTACATCTCTGCTTTCTAAAATTGAAATTACAAATTCCATTCCATTAAGAAATGAATCATTCCAATCTGAAGATTTAGATTCGTCTAATAAAAATTCATAAACTTTTTTAATATCTGCCATTTTCTCTTCATAAGTTAATTCGCTTAATGATTTCATTGTATACCCACCTTTTATATTTTACTTAATTAGCCCTGCTATAAAATTCTTCATACTTCTATTTTTGTAAAATTCATAATTGATCTCCTTTTATTTGGCATCCGTAGAACCAAAGCCGCCCTGACGTTCTCCCTCGGCATTGTCATTATCTACAGTCAAAAACTTTTGAAATACTCCTTGCCCAATTCTGTCTCCCTTTTTTATCTCAACGTCATATGGAAAGAAGTTATAAAATCCAAACATTATTTCACCTTCATTACTTTCGTTGTTAAAATAGTCGCTCTCTACGCAGCCAACACCATTGCTCAGTACTAATCCTAGTTTAAATGGATTGCTAGAACGGTTATACATAAATAACCCTTCATCATCTGGAAAATATGCTTTTATTCCTGTATGTATTAATGTTGGTTTGATTGCAGTAAAATCTTCTAACCCTTTAAAAAAGTTTATTGTATTGTTTGATATTTGCTTCCATATGGAAGGTATTTTTATATCCTCTGCTGATTCTATATCGTAACCTACACTATGGGCGGTTGAGCGTTTTGGTAAGTTAATGTTCATATCTTTATATTTAGAAACTACGTCAAAATATCTAGTCATTGTTTTCCTCCACTTTTATAAATAATTCACATATACATTCTTGCGTTTGGCGAAAATCTAGGCAGGGACACAAAGAATTTTCGTCGGTTAATATTCTGCAAGGACAATAGTTTGAATTTGCTTTTAGTTTTTCTCGTATTTGATTTACTTTTTCTTTATCTGGATTTAATATTGCTTTCATTAAAACTCCCCTTTTATTGTAGTTTTTATAATCTTATTACACTTATTTTTTATATCTTTTAATTCTTTTACGCTATACGGTTTTACATCGCAATCAGATAAGTTTTTAGATTCAAACTGCTGCAATATATATTCAGTAACATTAAAACTTTTTAATACTTTAGCAATTTCTATACAATCTTCTGCATTCACAAATTTAGGATAAACAGTAGTTCTAAACTCGTATTGTATATTTGCATCTAAAATTAATTCTATTGATTCTAAAATGCGTAGATATTTAACCTCTTTGTTTGTAATTAAGTTGTATTTTTCTTCTGAAGTTTTAATATCCATCCCCACATAGCTTAAATAAGGAAGTATTTCATTTAATACCATGGGTTTGTTTCCATTAGTGTGAATTCCAACTGTGAACCCATTCATACAAAGTTCTTTAATTAAATCAGATATTCCAGACCACTCGGTACATTCTCCACCACTTATAACAATATGATCTATGAAATTTTTACGCTTAATTAATTTAGGCAACACGTCTTTTTTGAAATTAATATTCTTTTGTTTTATTAATGGCTTATTGTGGCAAAAATCACAATCCCAACTACATTGCCCAATGAACAATGTAGTTGAAATGTGTTGGGGGTAATCTAACATAGTAGACCAAACTACTGACTTAATCATCTTTTTCAAGCTTTACAACAGTTTTTAAATAATCTAAGTCGCCACTATAGTATTGGTCAGCCACGCCAATAACTGGCATTACATTAAACCCTTTTGCTATCATTTTCGCTTTTGTTCTAAAGTCAGCCATCGCATTTTTTTCTTCGTACTCTATATTATTTTCTTTCATAAAGCCCTTTAGCTCATCGCATCTTGTACATGATGGAATAGTATAAATCGTAATCATATGCTCCTCCTAATATGTTTCTCTTTTTCTGTCTTTTAGTTCTGCCTTTTTGCTTGAATTAAACTTATTTATTTGTACCATATAGCCAGTAATTCTTGTTTGCGATATTAAATCTTCACCCCCGCATATAGGACATTGTTCCAATAATCCACCAAAGGTTTTTTTACAAACTTTACAGGCGGTTTGTTCGGGAGAATTTACGTTTTGCACACAATCAGTTTCAAGCCATATCTTTTCAATTAAGTTGTATATAGCTTTTGGTGAAGGTTTCTTTTCCCCAGTCCATGTATGAATCATACTCCCTGCCTCAACCAATGGATGAAACTTTGATTGCTCTGTCAATCTGGTAATGTAATCAATATCACTGTCCGTCGCAAAATGTACGGAATTAGTATAATAAACTCCAAATTCATTTTCTTTATGAAAAGCTTTATCTCCATATTTCTTTATATCAAGTTTGGCAAATCTCCCTGCTGTAGATTCGGCGGGGGATTCTTCCAGCTTCATCCCGATTTTATATTTTTCATTCAAGTCTTTTATTTTCATATTCATAAACGTAATAATTTCGATACCTTTTTCAAACGCTTCGTCTGACTCATGCAGCTCTTTCCCAATTAAATTATATACACATTCATTTAAACCAACTATTCCAATTAAATATGAGCCATTTTCAAGTCTAACATAAGGCTTACCATCCATACCTTCGGTATAATATTTTAGAGGGGAATCTTTTAATTTTGTTAAACTCCAAACATAGTCACGCCTAATTATATGCGCTCTTGCCGATAGCTCCATCCTATATTCAAGCTCTTCGTAGAACTTATCTTCGTCTTTCCCTACTTGTAGCGGAATATTAGGAAGGCTTATTGATACATTTTGTATTCCTACAAACCTCAATTCTTCTGGGGTAGATATTAACTTCTTATCTTCTTCGGTAAAGGTTATGCTTAATCGACAGCACTGTGAGATGCTAAATGCATTTCTATCAAATATCTGGTAAACACTTCCCTTTTCACTAATCGCTTCACACGCCAACATTAATAATGCTTTAGATTGAGGATTTGAAAATGCTTCATCATTAATATGAAGATTAATTTTAGGGAAAGCAAACGTTAGTCCCAATGCGTCCCCTTGCTTACTTACTTCAAGAATTGCTTTTAAAAACAATTTAGACTCTTTATCAAAGTCTTGATATGTAAGAACTTTATAATCATGTTCTTTTGCAAATTCCTTGGCTTTTTCTTGTGTATCTAAATAATGCAAACCTCCAAGGTTATCTTCTACAATATATTTGCCACCATTACCCATTGCCAATACGGACTTATAGTGGTTTGGGATATTCAAATATACATTAAAATCTGTAAAACTTACTTGACCGCCTTTTGCTCCAGCTAGTTGTGACAGATCAAATATTAAAGTTTGCGCAAGTTGTTTGATATCTTTATATTTCATGCCTCTAATCATTGGCGCAAAGAATATATTAAGTCCTTCCCATCCTATCGCCTTTTCCATATTTTTCAATATCGGGCTGACTATATCTTTATCCTTCTTAAAGGATAGGATGCACTTCGCAATAATGAATTTCACATTAAAGCTACTCTACTCACTATAATTTTAAATTATGTTTTCGATAGTCGATACACCTTTTATATTTGTATATGTTTCCAACTATTTCTTTTAATAATATTCTCTAATGTGCTTTTAGGAATATTATAATCTTTTGACATCTTACTCCATGATGCATATTTGCCTCTGATTAATATTTTTATTACATCCTCGTCATTTAGCTTTGTTGCATTGTTATTTTCTCCAACTTGATTTATTAATCCAACAAAATATGCATGATCTATATTTCCTTTATTAGAAATCCATTCTAAGTTATCTTCTCTATTGTTACTTTTATTACCATCTTTGTGATTTACTTGCGGAAGATAAAAAGGATTCTCTATAAAATGGATAGCAACCAATCTATGTACTTGAATTGTTTTCTTTTTTATTCCATTATACAAAGTAACGTTTTTATATCCTCTTATATTTTTATATTTCATTTCTATTGGTTTTATCCTACCAAAAGAAATAATTTTACCTGTATTGGATATTTTATATCTTTTGTCATATCCTTTTATATATTTCCATATTTCTTCTATATGACGTACCTCCTATTGTTTGAATTTAGCACAATAACATCATAGTTGGGTTTTCAAATATAACTTGGCACGGTATTACCTGCTATCTCCTCATGAGACCGTAGGCTTTCTTAGAAAGTGTATTCGTGCAATATGCCTTATTTAACTTTTACCGTTAGCAGTAGCATAAGTCTTAACTACCACACCCTGCATTTACAGGTTCACATCCTTATTTTTTCTATTCATTACTGAATAGTGTGCCATCTATTACATAGCACCTGCAAATAAGCTTGTGTAGAACTGAGTAATAGAGCAAATATGCCTAACTAGTACCTCTGCACTATTTGCTGGACTAGATGTAGATGGTATAGTAGATATATTTTTAATTCCATTCTTCTTTATATACTCTGGAGAATGTCCTGAACAATAGTATCTCGTTATCATTCCTAGATCGTGAATATGTATTTTTCCCTCAAGATGAGCCTTAGATATTTCAGTTTCAAATATTTTCTTTAAAGCGAATTCTTTTAACACTCTTTCTGCAATTGTAAGGTTAATACTTTCGGGATTGTGTGATGTATTCCCGTTTTCGCTATTACTATTTTCAATTATTTGTTGAATATCATATAAAGACATAGTTATTTCAGAATCGGAGTTTAGCTGTTTATTAAATCCTTTTTCATATAATACAACATTTACAAAGCTTCTAATTAAAGACGTTGTAATTGTTTTTAGTTCTAATTTTAATAGTTTATCGCTTACTGTATGTGCGACTTCTTTAGCTATGTCTTCTGGACAATCCAATTCTTTAATTAATGATTCAGCTATTCTACTTTCATCAAATTCAAAGAAATCCTCTTGCGTTGTTGATTCAACCATTAGTGCTATGTCTGTAGAATTGTTTTTACTAGTTCTTTTTTTAACCCTCATATATTTCCTCCTGTTTTATATTTTGGTTTAATGAATTTCTTTAGAAGAACTTGTTTCTGTATTACTCATCAATTCCAACATCTCTAACCCACGAATAGAATCTAATACTAGCTCTCCAGAAGAATAAACTAACCCACCTATATCGTTTAATGTCTTTTCAGTAGTATCCTCCAATAAATAGCTATAGACTTTTGCTAATCTTGCATTCACTAATTTCAAATCTTCCAACATAGCATTTCTAATACTCATAAATCTATCTCCTCTTCATGTTAAATTATACACTACCCAGTAATAAAGTCAATAACTATTTTATATTTTAGTTTATTGACTTTGTATAAAAACAGAGTTTAATCGAAATCTTCTTCCTCAAATTCTATTTCATTGCCAAAGAGAGTGCTTTTTAAATAAATTATATATCCCAGCATTCTTATTTTGTTTAATTCTAATGCTCTAACTTCATATTCTACAGTATCAATTACATCTTTTATATCTTGAAAATTTGTTACCCATTGTCTTATATCCATAATAATTTCTCCTATTGATTTTTCTTTTTTGAATATATCTCTTTCCCATCTGCTGTTTTCACTCTAGCATAATTAACATTAGTTTTATTTACTTCATACTCTTCTTTACTACAAGTCACCCAAGTATTTTCTTCCAGAAAGTTTAAAAAGTAATTTTCAAAACTATTATCTTTCATTTTATTACTCCTCATGGATTCTATTTTTAATACTCTTAACTGCTAAATCCATTGCGTCAGCAAAAATATGTTCATCTAATTTTTCAAAATCAAAATAGTCAACTTCTTCTCTTTTTTCTGGTTCTCTAATGATGTTTAAAATAGCATTTGAAATTGATTTAGCATATCTTACGGTTAACATTTGTTCCTTGGTTAATTCAAACATTTGGATCTCCTTTTTAATTTCATCGAATTCGATGGTTTAAATTATTTTATTCATATCATAGTTATCTCTTATGTAGTCTACTAAATCATTCATTGTGGAAATTACATGTTCATCATTTCTAATACAAGGATGCATGTTTAGCATACAAGAGTTCTTCTTCCCTTTTGTTTTAAAGTGCTGATAATTAAAGTTTATAAATAATAACGGAATTTGTGTGAGGTTTTTAGTAAACAATTTTGTAAACATGGTTTTCTCCTTTCGTTAAAGATATTTTCATTTAGATGAATTATTTTTATTAAAAATTTAGAATAGATTGTTTTTTCAGTGCACTTAAATACTGCTTTCCTTTTTCAGTTATAAAAATGTAGTCATTGTCAATCTTTAGCCTTCCAATAAGAACATTTGTCTCGATTAAGTCATCCAAACTCACATTAGCATTAAAGAAAAAAGTGCTGGCATATTTAGTGTTTAAATTATCAATCAATGCCCCAATCGTTATTCCATCTGATGAACTAATAATATCGAACACACCGCATGTTTTTTCTTCTAGCATTGTTACACACATATTATACCTCCTTGTTTAGACGATATGATTATTTGTTTGTTCTCCATAATAATTTCTCCTTTTAATATATTTTAGTTTAATTGTTTCCCTATGTTTTTTATCTCATCTCTTGCCTCTTTAAGTATTTCTTTAAATTCTTTCAATGTAACCAATCCTGCGCTATCTACCTTTTCAGCCACAAACAGCTTTAGCAATTTTTCAAATAGATTATCCCAATTGCCAAAGTATCCTTCTGCTGTCCACACTACTGTTTCTTCTTTTGTGGTTTTGTTCTTACTAATACCTTTTTTCTGTAGTGTGAATTGCTTATCCTCCACATTTACTCTGTAATCGTCGGTAAGTATTACTGCTCCCATAATTTTATTCTCCTTTATATTTTTATTTAATCTAAATCTCTTTTATCACATTGTTTTTCTTCATCCCACCAGCCTCCAGCTTGTTCTTGTGGTGTACAAGGATTGTCTGATCTTTTTTCAAGTAGTTCACGATAACATTCTTCTTGTGTCTTCCCGTTAAATCGACTTCTTAAATATGCATCTCCCCAACATTTTTCGCACCCTGCCATTATTTTTCTCCTTTCATATAAAATTGGGATTTGGTTTAATCTATAATTTTAATGTTTTTTCTTCTATCTATTTCTTCTGCTCTTTTATATGCGTCATCTAAATTATTATATAAACTCTTTGAATTATCTATAAAACAATAATCATTGTAATCTATTCTATAATTCCATATATTCGTAAAAGAAATAGACGATATTTCAGTTTTCACAATCATGATTTTTCCAAATCTTTTATAAACATAATACACTGTTTGAAATGTATGAAATTTAGGAGTATATACCTTTTCTTCCCCATTATTTTCTATAACTAGCTTTATATTCATATTTTCTCCCTTTCTTTTTAAATAAAATTTTGCTTTTATCTTAATTTTATATTTTACTTTATTAATAAGTTATTAAATATTTCTTCTAATACATTAACTACTATTGAATTACCAGCCATTTTATAAAGTTGAGTATCGGATATTTCATTCTCTTTTAATATGTAATAATCTTCATCATCAAATCCCATAAGTCGCAAACATTCTTTTGGAGTGAGTTTTCTAATCCGATATAATTCATGAATTAATACTGTTGCACTACTTGTTGTGCTTCCACATTGTGTTGTTTGTGTTGGTGCAATATCATTTATTTCTGTCTTATTGTAGGGGTTGAACATACTTGGAATATATCCATTTTCTTTAATAAACTCGTTATATTTGTCTTGAACAAATTTTTGATTTTCTAAATACAATCCCGTATGACTACCTATCCCACCTCCATTAGATTTTTGACAGCAAGCAATCCCTTTACTATCGTAAACCCTATATCCTTCTTTATAGTTTCTACTTAAATCTTTTTCATTTTCAATCCATTTATCTGTGACATCAATACCTCCAATAAATCTTAACTTATTTTCTTCTAATATTTTAGGTTGCCTATTGCCTCCACTCATAGTATTTAATGTAGGACTTAATCCGTCAGAAGAGTAGACTCTTCTGACCTGCTCATTGCCTCTAATATCCAACATGCCAAGCTGAAGAATTCTAACTGGGTCTTTGAAGTCTCTTGCTTTAAGTGTTGGACATATTCCGTTTTCCGAATATACATCTAACCCATGATGACCCGTATTTCCAACATTACCAACTATATTTAGACTATTATCATTATTTAAGATTTTTTCTTTGTTTAATAATTGGTTAATTAATTTATTTGTTTTCTCTTGACTTATATAATATTTTTCATCTACCTCATTTTCTAAAATATCTTTAAGTCTTATCCCATTATCAAATTCTTCTGGAAACTCAAATGTTTTATTATCAACATCTTTTCTAATGCTAATTATAAATATTCTTTCTCTATTTTGGGGTACTCCAAAATCTTTTGCATTTAATACTTTCCAATAATTATTGTATCCCGCATCATCTAAATCTTTTAATATCTGGTCAAAATCATTCTTAAATTTCTTTTGTGTTAGTGCCTTTACATTTTCAATTATTGAATATTTAGGTTTTTTGCATTGTAATATTCTTAACCCTTCATAATACAAACCACTTCTTGTTTTATTGCCTTCTTCATCTATGAAACCTTTTTGTTTTCCTGCTGTAGAAATATCGGTACATGGAAAACCCCAAGTCATCAAATCAAAATCTTGTAATTCGGTTTCATTAACTTTGGTTATATCTCCAAGATTTAATTCTTCATTTTTATTATGTATAAGGCTATAGGATTTACTTGCCCAACGATCTATTTCTGAATAGCCAATTAATTCATATGTAAAATTTATTCTTTGTAAAGCTTTTTCAAATGCCCCAATGCCTGAAAATAAACTTAAAACTTTTAACATTTATACCCTCACTTTTATATTTTGTATTATTGCATGAAACTATTTAACCATCGCTCAATTCTAGTGTATCTTTCTTGATTGAATAATTTATTTTTAGGAATAAACCACACATTCCAATCCAATTTTCTTTTCTTGCTGTTGCAGCTTTTACATGCGGGTATACAATTATCAATTTGATTAGAGCCGTTATTGATTGCATGTTCCTTATGTAGTTTATTATTATATCTTTCTTTAGCATTTTCTTCAGGCATTCCGCAAAATGAGCATTGATAATTAAAATAATTTTTACATTTAATCCATTCTTCTTCTGAAATATCATGTTCTTTATGCATTTCTCTTTCAATTCTGTATTTTTTCATTTTGTCTGGATTAGCTTTTTGATATTCTTTAGTATAGTTATAAATATCCTCTTTATTATTTTCTCGCCAAACGATCATTTTTAATTTTTCTTGCTCCATATTGTCTTGATAATATTGCTTTCTTTGGACGCTACGGTCGTCTCGGTGTTCATAATAATATTTCGTAGCTTCATCTTGTAAATATTCTTTATTATTGCTGTAATAGTTTTTATTGTTTTCTTTTTGACAAACTATACAAAAATCATTAACTTTATCTCGGTTGCTATTATTTTTTCTAAAATTATCTTGATTCATAATGAACCATTCTTTGCATTTTTTACATTGTTTATATTCCATACCATTAATAGTCTTATGATAATCTTCATATTTTCTATAGCTAATATTTAACATCTCCTCTTAAATTTTCACTTTTCGATATATTAATCTATCTTTAAAATATTACTACCATACTTGGAAACGGAGCTGAATTTTTACTGCAACCAAACTTCAGCCTACCTTTTATAAACCTAATCTTTGCCTTGCCATATATGTAATCATGAAACCACCGTGTATCAGTTCTTGCTGGTAATAGCATAACTACTTTTGTATTTTGTCTTATTCCCTCTTCATAGCTTTTTTTAACCCATTTGCCTATTTCCCTGCCGTAAGGAGGGTTCACAAAGACTATTTCGCCACTCCAATCTTGTTCTAAGCCGTTATTTTCTATGGTGAAATACAAATTACATTTTGCATTTTCTGGCGTAGCGCAAGGATCTAAGGTGAAATGAAATTCTTTATCTAATTTGTCAAAGAAATCTTGAGGAGTAGCCCAAAGATCTGTTTGACTGCTAAACATTAAATCTGTATTCATTTTAACCTCACTGTTTTATATTTTAGTTAATTACGATCAAACTTTACTTTTATTAAATAATTTTTATTTCATTTTCAGACCAATAATCACCTAACTCTAAACACCTATAAACATCCAAATCCCCACAATGATGCGCTCGCTCTACAGTAACAAGACAACCTATGTATTTTATCTTCCATGATTTATTATTTTCTTCTTTTTCATTAATCTCTTTGTATAAATGATACATACCAGTTTGATTAATATCATCTACAGCAATAATTTTAGCTTTGTATTGTTCACTATGATAATGCAAATTTCTGTCGTAAATTTTACCAGTCTTAATTCCAACATAATCTCTATTTTCATTTAATAAACATTCTTCGTTCAAACCCATGCAATTATTTTTCCACACATGATATATTTGCATATTATCCTCACTTTCTATAAAACTGCATTTTTATTGTAATTCTTCCTCTACGGGCAGTAATGTTTCAGCCTCCGCTTTTTTAAAAATCATGTCTGACCATTGCTCAAATACGTTTTTCATCGTTTTTCTCCTCTAAAATTTTAACTTTAGCTAATTCTTCAGTATTTGAAGATTTCATCGGCTCATGAAAATTAACTGTACTTCCACCTTGGGGATATTTATACCAACTCATATCATGTCTAAGTACTTGTATCAAATCCCATGAAATTTTTGAATCTTCATGCGTTTGAGAGTTAAAAATTCCATAATATGAATTATAAGATAATTCTGGGAAGTATATATTTCTTAATATTTGTATTGCATCTTCTTCGTCTTTTGTAGAGAAGTATTTATTTAACTCTCTATTTACTCTTAGCCTAAATAAACTTGATATCTCATTCAATTGACCCATTATTAATCTACTATAAAGGTCTAATGCGTTTTGAATTACATATGCTTGTTGCTCTGACACTTCTAATTGAACTCTCATATTAACTATTTACCTCCGCAACTATTTCATCTAAACTTTTATATTCTTTTTCAACACTACATCTCACAAATTTCTGTTTATCGTTTGGTGAACTTTCTTCATAAGTTATAAACTTATAAAACATTGCAACACCATCTTCATATGCAACAATAAAATTTGTTAAATTATTAAAGCTATCACAATCTGAATAAGCAAAATATGATGTTCCTGCCGAATGTAATATTGAAACGAACTTTTCTAAATCAGTCATAGTCCCCCTCCTGTTTTATATTTTACTTTAAATAATGGTTTACATAAATTCTAATGGTACTTTATTTTTAATACAATATTCCATACCTTCTACTAACTCTAGAGCTTCATTTTTATCATAATCATCGTCATCCCATTTATTAACTAATTCTTTTAGTCTTGGTGCAACTTTTTCACATTCTTCAACTGTTAAAATGCCATCGCAATCTGAATGATTTAAAAATGGCTCAATATTATCTTTGATTGTTTCAAATGAAATATCTCCACCAAATCCTTTCATGGCACTAAGATTTATGCCTATTTTATTTGCGAGTCTTCTTCTAAAATTACCGAATCCTCCATAGCTCCAATGTGCATCACTATGATTAAAATCCAGGTCCATAATAATATCCTCCTAATATTTTTATACTTTTCTTTAAAACACGAAATTTATCTAAATTTTCAATTTTGAAACTCTTGTGGCGGTAGGGTTTCAAAATGATGTTATTTGCTTTAATCTTCTATATACCATTTTCCATTTAATATTTCTTCAGCGGAAATACCATAGCCATTATTATCGGCAATCACATTGCCTTCTCCGAATACTATATTATATCTGTTGTTTCTAAATTTTTCTCTTTCACATTTTATTGTTTTACCATTTTGGTATGCTTTAATTGCAGTCGTAAAATCAACTGGTTCTTGAATTAGTTCCCACTCTGTATTAAAATAATAAGAATATTCACATTTAAACCATCCATTGTCAGCGCATACCGTATTATAAAGCCCACTTTCCAACTTACATTTAAATCTTAATTTTGGATTTTCGGTTAACATTTTAATCATTTCCCAAGTTTTCATATTGGCTTCTCCTTTATATTTTAGTTAATAAGATTTAATTTTACTTTAAATCACATTACTCTCCTTTCCCGTGATCTGATTTTGAATGCGCTCCCGAAGTTTTCCACTGTGATATAACACCTGCGCTATAGATTCTTTCAACTTTCTTATTTCTACATGTTGGGCATTTTTTGAGGGGAAGATCCGTGTAGCTCATTTGAATTTCAAATTGCCCACATTTAGAACATTCATAAGTATAAAACATATTTTGCCTCCTATTTACATAGCTCTTTGTACATAAATTCACATTCTTTTAATCGCTGATTTTCTAGATAAAGTTGTGTGTTTTCATTAACTAGATTTGTTATTTTTACCTCGACTTCATCAATTAGTTCAAAATATTTTTCTTTGGTAGTCCATTTTGTCGAATTCATTTCTGCTCTTAATTTACTTAACATTTGTGCATCTCCTTTTATATTTTATTTAATTAGAATTGAAGTTTTATAGTATAGATTTTACTGCTTCCCATAGCGCATCACATAATTCATCACCTTCAAAACATTTGCCACGAAGCCTTTCGGAACCACCAATAGAATATACTCCCACAACTATGTACTCATGCCTATTTTTAGATTCTGTTAAACCTATACGTGGAAAGCAAAAATCAGAATTGCATAATATCTCTATCATTTTTCCAATTGTATAATGCTCCGCTCTACTGAACACTAAATCCGTTTTAGCTTCTAACGTTCTTCTTTGTTCACGAGATATTTCTTCAATTTGTCCCTGCCCTATATGTTGTTTCATATCTAACCTCCATTTTAATAAAACTGAAATTTTACTGCAATATTCATTTTTCTTTATCTTTTTCATTTAACCAATTGCAGTACTTTTCACATTCTTCTTTTGACTTAAATAATATATCACCCTTATACTCTGAAGCCATTGATTCATCAAAAGTGTCTATAAATTGAGTAAATTCTAATTTATTCCAACGACAATCATCATCTTCGCTACTCTGATATTTCGGTGTGATTCCGAATTCTCTTCCATAATAATCTTTTGATTTATACAAATTTAGTGTTTCTATTACAGTGTGTGTGGGAACATATAGTCTATAGTTTTTTTGACACGAACAATTTTGTTTTATCTCATCTCCACTAGGCGATTTATATGTAATTTTTCTATCTTCGTCGCATAATTTACATTTTTTAATCATAGCCCATGTAAAACCTACATAATATCCACTATATTTTTCTTCAAATGGTTTTAACAATTCTGAGAATTTTTTTCGTAAAAAATCATATTCTAACGACTTTTCTTTTTCCTCAATTTCTCTTTCTTTTCTACTGAGTTCATATTCTCTTTTTGTTAAAGCTTGTTTGATTTCTTTATTCTCATTTTTAAGTTTATAATTTTCATTTTTAATATTTTCATAATATGTTTTAACTTCTTTCTTTAATATATCTTTCATCTTATTAGCAAATTCAATAGCTACATTGTCATATTCGCTTGGCTCATAATACTCTCGTTCATTATAGTCATCAAAATCATACATAGATATATTTCCTTTCTATTATATTTTTCATTAAAATCTGTGTTTCGTGTTAATTTTTTTGATAACCCAATTCATCAGCTATACTTTCAAATAACTCAAAAACCTTATCTATTAATTCTGGCTGTTGAGAAAAACTAGGCTCTATCTTTTCACTCGGTATCCCCATTTTAACTTGACAGTCTTTGCATAAGAATTTTGAAGTTTGCGTAACTAAATTGCTAGTATATCTTTCATCTATATAACAACTTCCCTTTCTACCTATTAAAAACTTTATCGTCCTATATTCTGAATCTGAACTTTTATTATAGGTTTCTTCATGACCACACTTGTCGCAAATATGTATTACTTTTTCCATAATTTCTCCTTATTTTTTTATCAAAACCGCAATTTTAATTTAATCTCTTGTGGTTTCAAAAGCCATTACATATCCTTCCAAACTAACAAAATCAATAAGTCCATAATTATCGCAATTGGTGCATTCCCAAGGCATAATGCCT